TTAATGACCGATTAAATACTGACCTACGATTTCATCACCCTTTAATTCGGTTTTAATAAGATATCTCTCCATCTCTGAGATATGTTTTAACTTACGTTCAGCCTGTTCAAGTGATTCACACTCAACGACTTCATTACCAATCTCAATGTGGTACTTAACTTTTATTTTTACTTTCATGGGACAAATATACAACCCCTATTTGGAATATCCAAATTTTATTTAGATTTTGGAGTGACGTCTACCTCTGTGTATGTTTCATCAGGGGACACCGAATTAGGACTAAAAATGGAGTATTTTGGAACTTGTCCTCCCCAATATACGGTTATACCATGTTTCTTAAATTGATCCGTAATTTTACTTGAAACTATATGTTTATCACCGTTTCTCAATGGTTTATCATTGGTTTTGGTATAATTTATGGTTTCAGTATTTAATAATAATATAGGATAAGTGTCGGCACCGGTAAGTTCAGTTTCTTCTTTATTACGATGTTTAATTTTTACATAAAATTTATTGGGTAGTGTCCAATGTACTTCATGATATGGACTATCAACAGGACTGAACCCTATTTTTCCTCCTTTTTTTAATCCCTTATAAATAAGTTTAGTCTTATTGATTAATTTTTGATCCTCTTCTTTACTTTCATTAACCAAACTTTTCTTTCCTTTTCCGTCTGATTGTCGCATATAACGGAGTTCAATGTTAAAACTAGCAAACTTATCTTCAATTTTGTTCTCAATTTCCGAAACTAACCAAAGAGGTAATTTTTCTGTTATTTCACTACCGTCTTCATTAAGAATATCTATATCATCATAATAACAATCCATTACACAGATAACTTCTCCATTGGTATAGTCAACAATTGATCTAAAGTGTGCGTTGTGTATTTCATATTGAAATATAATGTCGGGAACCGTCCCATCTTCATCATACCGACCAACCACAACCTTAACCTTACCTTTTTTAAAAGTTTTGAAGATTAAGTTGCCTCTTTTTCGTTGGCGTTCTTGTTCTTTCTTAAGGTCTTCACTACTTAATTTAATTGTTGTTAATCCACTCATTAGATATAAATATCCTATTTACCTCTTCCCGTCTTCTTAATTTGGGTATTAGTTTTAACGGGTTTAGTTGTTGCCGGTTTCTTTACCCCTTTATCTATCTTAGATTGTTGTGGGTTGTTAAAAAATTTTGAACTCATATTAATAAATATTTAAACTTCTGGTATCCATCTTAAAAAGGTTATGCGAAGTGGTGTTCCTCCTAATATATTAAAAGGCCATGGGTCATGATCGTTATCTATTGTCATCGTTATGTTATCTCCCGTTATGGATAATATAGGTACTATCATTTGTTCAGGAAAGTTCATTAAAAAAGTTCTAATACTTGTGGTGGTCATTACTTCTTCCACCCAATTTGGTTCTCTATCTAAATAGTCTCTTCCTGTCCACATCCAACTTGCAAACCCATCATGAAGATCGTGAACAAACCCTCCGAATTCTAATTCATTAGTCTCATTATCGGTTAAGAATTTGAAGTTTCTAATCATAAATCAATATTAACTAAAAATCTTTCGGTTATGTATCCTGGATTTCTTGGTACCCAACAAACAACAGAATGATAATTATTTTCTCTTTGTTGAACGTAAAGAACTCTCCAAGTTCCTTGAGTATGTGGGTATTCTTTTGGGAATACTGTTGTTTCCCATTCATCAGTACTAATTAAACTTTCAAGAATATATTTTGCATTGTCATAACAACAATTAGGACTAAATCTCATTGTTGTTTTTTCATTGTCACTAAAAAATTTGAACTCACTTACCATATACTTAATATTTTAGCAATTCCAATGATTGTAACGATTGTTGTAAGTGCACTAACAAATACAACACCAATCGGTTCTGCTCTCCAAGTTTCAATTAAAACCAATTTAACTCTAGTTCCAAATATCTTGACTTTAGTCCATAACGTTGGGTTCAACGTTATGGTTGTTGTTGCTTGAAATAATCTAATTCGTTCATCGGTTTCTCTTGAGTGATTTATCATTCCTAATCTTCTTATTCTTTCTTGTTCAATCAACATATCTCTATTTCTCATGTATTGTTCATGTGATATATTTTGAAAATGTTCAGCATAATATCTTTCCATTTCATTATTGGAATCTAATCTTGGGTAATATAACGATGCTGTCGCATATGTTTCTCCGTCCATTATATCTAATGTTCCAATATAACCTCTGAAAAAATTGAATTTACTTTTCATTATTTAAAATATAAGATTTGTTTTTAAAAATTTCTCTAAACTCGTTATCAAATGATACTTCATAAATAACTTTATTATTATTATCCACCCTAACGTGTGTTATTTCATTGAATTGATCTAAAATTCTTGTAGTCCAAAATCCTGATTTTGTAATTATCTTAACTACCTTTTCTTTATTTATTATTACAGTAATTTCCTCCGACTTTACCAATTCTAAAGCGTTGTAAAAAATATTTAATGTTCCATCTTCAGGATTATAATACAACGTAAAATGTAAACCTCTATGTTCGTTTATATTACCTTTTATAAATCTATCTTTTGGTGGTTCGTTTTTAAATAAGACATTACCCGACTCGATTAATATTTTTTTAGTTAAAAATTCCAAATGTGTTTGGTCTAACTTCCTCATCTCAGAGTCAATAAAATCTCTATCGTAATTTTTAAATTTATCAGGTAACGATTTAACTCTAAACGATTTAAATGAACCATATAACCATCCGTTTTTATCGCCGGTATCTGTACTAATTACTGAATCATATTCTTTTAGACTTTCTATATTTTCAAAAATTAAATTTTCATCTAACAATTCACAATCGTACTCAATATGATGTACGTTTTCATAACCAAAATTTGTAGCAATTTGACTAGCCATCGAGAACATTCTGTATATTGCAAATCCGTAAAATTTTTTATTAAAAAATCTTGATTGTATTCGTCTATCACCAAAATGAAATGTAAAATGTCCCAATAAATTGTGGTCTCCACTAACATCGTTATTGTAATCATAGAAATAATAATTACATTTTTTTTGAATGTGGAATGGTATATGTGAATGTGATAATAATGCGATATGAAGTCCACACTTCATAACGGAATTTATACAACGTTCCAAGAGTTCTTCTTGTTTTTGAGTTTCACAATAAGCGGTAATAAAAATTAAATCTTTCATTAAAATTCTTTGAATAAATCGTTTTTTGTTAAATCAGGATAATCCTCAACTGTGTCTTCATTATGTTTTGGTAATGATGACATCAACCATAATCCGTCAGCCGCATCTGGTGGTGTCATATACATATTCCAACCTAAAAACTTAATGTTATCTTGGGTATATGGTATTTCATCTCTCCCCTCGTGTCTTGCCCTTTTAAACCATTTATACGCGTCTTCATTATCTGTCAATATCATTCCACCTTTTCTCATTTGTAATATTTTTTTAGGGTGAAAAGAAAGACACATAAAACTATTTGGTATGTACATACCACTTGTGAATCGTCTTGCTGAATCGTATATCTTATACGGTTTTAATTCATAAACACCCTTCCATTCAGTATCATCAAACTTTACTTTACCTCCTGAAGACATAATTGCTTGCGGAACGGAAAGATAAGTTTTTTTAGGAATAGTTACTTCGGTTACTTTTGAATAAACGCAACAAAGAAATAATGCGTCAGTACAATTATCTAATGCAATTGCGTAAGGGGATCCAGTATATTCCGCAATCTCCTCCTCAAACATTTCAACTATTTTATATGGATTGTGTTTCATATTGATAATTTATTATTTTACAGGGGCTACCATAGGCAACCACATTATTTGGAATGTCTTTAGTGACTAATGAACCAGCACCTATTACTGTATTATCTCCTATTGTAATTCCGTCAATTATATTTGCCCCAATACCTATTTGACATCCTCTACCTATGGTTACATTACCGGCAATATTAGTACCTGGATTTATCGAGGTAAAGTCTCCAATAGTTGTGTGATGACCGATTGATACGTGTCGATTTATTGTAACAAAATTGCCTATTGTTGTGTGAGCAGCGATCGATACTTTTGGGTTAATTAATATTCCATATCCAAGTGTACTTGTATGTGAAATATCTAATCCTTTGTGAATAACATTAATGAATTTATTTTTATTAGGGTTCAATGTTTCTAAAATTTTAATTTTATGTTTAGGTTGATAAACCCCTAAAACGTAGGAATCGTAATCATCAATGTTGATCTCATTTAAAACCTCAATATTAAATTTATTGTGGTCAAATGAATTTAATATTGGTAAATTTAAATTATTATACACAACAATACCTTTTAAATTAAGTGTTGAATAAAGATTGTCTAATATCATTGTAATGATATTGTCTCCCTTACCTAATACTAATATTTTTGTTTCCATATCCTAAATCTCTTAGTTCTTTTGATGATAAAATTTCCAATTCCATTTCATTCATAATGTTATGAATTATTTTTAATAATTGTATATTGGTCGCTTTCTCCTTATCTTTATAATATAAATTATCTTCCAACCCAACCCTAACACCATCCGCTTCAAGTAACCCATAAACATTACTCCTCAATTGTTGTGAACCAATACCGCCGAAACATACTTTTGCGTTATTAGGTAATGAAGATTTAATGGATGCAATTGTGTAAATATCAGATTGTGAATTGTATATGTTCCCCAATATCACATTAATGTAGTGTGGTTCTTTCAATATATTTTTTGATATTAAATAATTTGTGTAGTTAATCATTCCAGAATCAAAACATTCAATTTCAGGATTAACTCCATACTTTTCCATTTCATTAATTAATGATAAAATCATATTTGGTTCATTAACTGACGCACCTGTTGGGAAGTTTAACGATGACATCGTTAATGATCCCATATCGGGACGTAATTGTAGAACTTCAGTTCTCTTCTCTAACTCAGGAAAGTTTCTACCGGTTAATGAAACACAAATTAATAATTCAGGACAATGTTTTTTTATTCCTTCAATAATTTGAGAGTAAACCTCTTTCTTATATGTATTCTTTAATGTTTCTTCATCTCTTGCATGTAAATGAACTATAGATATACCTAATTCATTTGCTTCATGAACCTCTTCAATTATCTCATTTGGTAATAATGGAGCATAAGAATTTTCACGAGTAGTTTGAGTACCTGTTGGTGTGAAATTAATTATTTTTTTCATTTAGTATAATTTAAAACTACTACTTGAATAAGTTGCCGTTCCTGTTGTTAAAGTATTAAGTGTTCCTGTTGTTGTATATGTTGTTCCGTTAGTATTTGATGTTGTTAAACTATATCCCGTTGCGGTATTGATTGTACCGTTGTAAGGTATTGTATAAGTTCCTGTGCCAGGTGTTGTGGTTATAGTATAGTTTGGTGGGGTATAGGTTATTAGTCCTGGATTTACAACCCATGTTGGAGTGTATGTTATTCCGCCCCAATTTGGAGTAATAATAGTGTTGATATTATTCAATCTGTTGATTGCATCCCAATCAATATCCAATAATGGATGTTCTTCTTGGTACCCGTGGAAAAATACAAATCTTTTCATGTTACTCCTTTCTCTTAAATATCTCGGTTATTTCACTTACGACCACCATCAGGACAAATCCCAAGAAAACGGTAAGGAATGGATGTTCAGCCATTACGTCAAATGCTTCTCTCATTTATCTATTTATTTACCTTTAATATAAGAAAAATAAATCAATATGTCAAATCAATTTTTTACTTGACACGTTCCGTAATTTTTTAGCTGCGGGATCAATAATATTTAATATGTCGATATATCTTAAACTATTGATTTCCAAATAATTAACTAATTTTTGGATGTCCTTTTTTGTTTCAAATATATCTTCATAGGTAACTTGCAAACCATTAATAACATTTAAAATTTCTATTTTTGATTTATTAAGATACTCCTCATTTAAACGAAATTCAGATTCATTTAAATTTAACCAATCTGTTGTTATGATATTATATTGTTCATATTTATCTTTCCTAATAAATGTCTGTAAACTAATTGCACATTCTTTAATATCATTTCTTGTTAAACATATTATCTTATCAAATGTATTAAGATATTCCTCATAGTCCAAACCAAATTCTTTAATTGATTCCGGTATTTCCTCAATTAAAACATTGTCACCATTTAATGCACGTTCAGCGTTATGTCTATTAAATGGGTTGTCTTCACCTAAAGGTTCGTGATAATGATGAAGTTGTAATTCCGATGCTATCCATTGTGATAAAACAAAACCACCCGCTCTTCTATGTTTAAGTATTAATATTCTCATATTTTAAAATGTATTCGTAAAATAGTTCTGCCTGTACTTTATGTCCTTTCTCACCTAAATGAGTGTCATCTTCAACTACATGGTTTGTTTCCATATATATGGTTTCACCACCTTTAAACATAATCATAGACATAAAGTCACCCCCATGATATTCCTTAACATACTGACGTGGTGTTATTACATTATGTAATATATATTTCTTTTGGTTGTATTTTTCAGGAGGTAATGAATATATTATATCATTGTCAGTAGACCAAAAATAAATTTCAAATCCTCTCGCATCGGCATACTGTTCAATTATGTTCTCATAATTGTAAATCTCATCAATATATAAACTGGTTGATCTGTTAACAACTATTTCCTCCTTGGTTGATTTAGAGATATAATTAAAATCGTCAGGATTACCATTATGTGAACTTAACTTTCTCCAAGTGTGTAATGGATTACCTTCTTTATCTTTATGTGCCCATGATCCGTCAGCGTGTTTTATTAAACATGACCATCTAAACCTATCCCTATATGCCCAATTTACAAACACGATGTCTCCTTTCTTAAAAGTGTGAGCATTTTCACAAACATCCTGAAATATTTGAACGTTTGAATTACCACCGACTCCGTGGTTGATTGTTTCCATTCCTAACTTTTCACCTAATATATCTACCCAACACGGTGGTAGATTTCCACCTCTTAATTCCCTCCATTGAATAAACGGTGGGTAGGTACATTCGTATGGTTGTCCTTCGGTATAACTATCCCCAAATGCATGTATTGTATTCATTTTAATCCGGTATTAAATCTATAAAGTTAATATAAGTGTATCTATTCCAATTTTCAACTTTAGATACCTCATGTCTTAAATTATTATTTGTAAAATCTAAAATTGTATATGTTGTATATTTTGGTTCAACAATAACTTTAATACCATGTGAATCTTCAATTGTTAAACTACCTCCGATAGCATCTTCAGGTATTTCTTTATTAAGATAAATTAAAACAACACATATTCTGTTTTTAGAATCTTTATCATTATCCACGTGTGAGTCTATAAAACAACCATCGTTGAACATGGTATATTCATCGTTGTAAATTAATTTACTATCGTCCTTTAAATCATATAAGTCTTTAATTAATTCAAAAGATAATTTCCTAAGATTATCACTTACCGGTATGTCAACACTAAACCATTTTTGGAATACTCCAAAAACATTTTCGTCAGTTTCTTTAACGTATTTATCATACGTTAAACTTTGTTCATAAGTGCAACTTTTAGTAAAATGTAATTTAATTAAATCTTTTCCTGCGATGTCATATCTACAAGATAAATTGTTTGTATCTTTTGATTTTTCAATTACTAAATCAATATCATCTTTAATGATACTATCATAATCAAATGAACCAATTAGATATCCGTTATTAAATAATGTATTCATTAAATATTTTTTATAATATAGTTATAAAACAAATCACATTGAACCTGATGACCCGTTACACCATAATGCCAATCTCTGACTTTTTCATTTGTTTCTTCCATTATTGTTTTAGCACCTTCTTCTTTAAATAAACTCATATAATCTCTTTCACCTAAAATATCTGATAATAAATACTTTTTATCATTTTTGATTTCTTTATTCTTATAATTTACAATATTATTATCTACTGTCCAATAAAATATATTAAATCCTGTATTATCAGCAAATTGATTTAATAGTTTCTGTTGAATAAATAATTCATTGATCCATAATGGATTTGTTCTATTAACAAATATATTCTCCGCTGTATTATTATCGATGTAATCTGGATAATCGGGTATACTAGTACCAGGGACCAACGCGGGATAAACAGATATCATTGATTTACCTGTTTCGTTCGCCCATTTAAACCTTTCAATATACGTCCATTCAACAATAACAATGTCTCCTTTCTTAAACTGATTACAATAATAAGCGATGTTGTTTAATATCGATTGATTACAATTACCTTCCCCAAAATTATTAATCGTGTTTTTATAACCCCCATTACCTGAATAATTTTTAATATCAAATCCTAACTTTTTAGATAACATCGTTGGCCATGAATCTGGAGCAACACCATTAAAGTATTGTTCAATATAATCAACTCTTGTATTGGGTGATGTTCTTGGTAGTAGAACACTAAATTCCTCACTAAAACTACAACCAAATGTAAATAATGTGTTCATTCATTAAATATTTTTTATAATATAATTATAAAATAATTCAAATTGAACTCTATGTCCACTTTCTCCTAAATGTGTGTCGGTACAATTTCCATTTGTTTCTTCTTTAACTATTAACCCACCATATTTTCTAATGGTTTTAAAAAAAGTACCTCCCACATCATCAAAAAATAAAGGATCTCTTTCAATGATTAAATCATTAATTATATATTTTTTTTGGTGTAATTTTTCGGGTGGTAAAGTATAGATAATGTCACTATCACCAGACCAATAAAAAACATTAAATCCAATCGATTTAGATAATTGGTCAATTATTTTTTCATAATTATAAATTTCTTCAACATATAAAATTGAAGATCTGTTTTCAATAATATCTATTTTTGTTTGTTTTTTTATATCTTCACTATTATCGGAAGCGATGGATATTCTTATCCAATCAGGAATATTATATAAACCTTCTAGCTCTCTATTTCTTAATACCGCCCATCTAAATCTGTTTAAAACAGCCCAATTAATTATTACAATATCTCCATTTTTAAATTGGTCACAATTTTTACATATTGTTTCAAATATTTCTTGATTTGAATTACCTCCATGTCCATAATTCACAACATCCATATTAAGTTTTTTACCTAATAAATCAATCCATATTGGAGGTAAATTACCTCCCCTATATTCTTTCCATTGTTGATATGGTTTGAATGTCTTATCTTGAAAATGTCCGGCGGTAAAACTATCACCAAATCCAAATAATGTTGCCATAAATTTATTATTTAACAAATAATTGTACGAGTATTATTGTGAGTCCTAAACCTAAACATATGGCATTTTTAAGGTCTAGTGGCTCTTTAAAAAGATAATGTGACATAAGTGTAAATACTATTACACCAACCCCAAAACCAACCAACCTTGACGGCCATATTTGACCACCAAAACCTTGTATGAAGTTATTGACTGATAGGATATAGACCCAACCTAAAGGAACACTTGCCAATATAACCAACCACGGGTATTTATCATACCAACCATACTTGTATGAAACTTGTAATTGACAGAAGGTTCCTGTTTGACCTATTATCCCAAATAGAATACCTAAAAATACTTTACTATAATCCATTATTTTCAATATTATAATCTACCGATTCAATAACAAATTTATCAGTTGGGTATTGTCCAACAATTTGAAAACCTGTTTCAGGTGTTCCATAAAGACCTAACACCTCAACTTTTTTCTGAAATCTTGTGGCACATGTTGAATCGGGATGTACGGTATCAGCCTCGATTGTGATTGATTTTAATTCACTACCAACAACTAAAAAACAATGATATCTATTCATGTTATAAAATTGAAATTTCATTTATTTTATCTCCTTGTTGGATCATATCTATAACATCTAAACCATCAATAACTTTACCAAAACAAGTATGATTTCTATCTAAATGTTGTGTTCCTTGTCTACTATGACAAATAAAAAATTGTGATCCACCTGTGTTTCTTCCAGCGTGTGCCATTGATAATACTCCTTTATCGTGGTATTGTTTTTCGGCTGTAACTTCACAAGGAATGTTATACCCAGGTCCACCAGATCCTGTTCCGTTTGGACATCCACCTTGAATTACAAAGTTTGGTAACACTCTATGGAAATTTAATCCGTTATAAAATCCTTCACTGATTAATTTTTTAAAGTTATTTGTTGTGATTGGTGTTTCGTTGTCGTATAACTCTACGATCATGTCACCTTTACCTGTTGAAATTTTTACTTGACTCATACTGTTTTATTTATTAATAGATTTATTTCTTTTGTTTTATCTGAATAAATGTATTCCTCTAATTTTATTTTATTTAGTTTACTTTTTTCGTAGGTTCTATTGAATAGGTCATCTAATTGTTTATCGGACGCATTTTTTAAAAAGTCACAAAACTTTTCATAATTTTCATATCCATATTTACCAAACTCTTCATTTAAAAAATAAAATCCATAATTTTTTAACACATCATAAACCTCTTCTTGTAATAGAACATAAGCCGGTGTTGCCACTATTAAAGATTTGATTGTTTTCTCACTAAAGAACTTACATGTTTGTATGTGTTCTTCTCCTGTGTTAGGTTTTAATAATGGTAATGTTTCGGTAACTAAATTAAACTTACATGAATTATAATCAATTACAAATGGAGTGTGATAATAGTTGTAGTTGTTAAAATACCAAAAGTAATCCTCATCGGTATATGACTTCTCATAAATTTTACCAGTTTCTAATGCTTCATTAATTGATTCTGTCCTATGTCTATTCTGTGTTTTAGAATACAAGAATACTTTATTTTTTCTATTTGCAATTTCAATAATGTGATCTCCCTTTTGAAAATAACAAAATCCTAATTTTGTGTAGAAATATGTGAATGAATATTTGTAATCTAAAATGAATTTAGTTGGGTTATTGATTGGGAACTTTGAATTTCCGTGAATATGATTCTTATCTCTTTCTAAAATATTTGTACAAGCAAAGAAATACTTAATTTTTTTATACTCATTTAAATTATGTGGTTCATCATCAAAAACGATCTCCGACATATTATTAACTAACGAATAATCAAAATTAAGTAGGTCGTTATTTTCAAAATACATAACTAACTCACGAGTTTCTCTAAACTTCCACATTACAAAATGAACGTAGTTATTAACTATAAGTTCATTTATGTATTCAATTACTTTATCTTTATTATCTGTTGTAAAATATACAAAATAAACATCAAACTTTTTTGAATACGATATTACGTAATTCTTAGATACCGACACCTTTTCATTATCGGAAGCCAAATAATAAACCCAATACATTGCAAAATCAGATATTAAACAAGATATGATCTTCTTATCTCTGATATCACTTAAATTAAGTTTATCATTTAGATGTTCGTATTTTTTTAGTAAGTCCAATAATTAAGATTTATATAATCTATTATTATTATAAAAAGCCACAGGGTTTGTTTCTGCAATCAAACCATATTCTTTCTTTACATTTTCATGTATAAGTTCTTTGTCTTCGTTAATATGTTTTGCTATAATATTACAAAATCCATAATTAGATTCGTCAACAATTTCTTGACTCATACCAGGTAAACCACAATAGTTTGCCTCACCTACTTCACTGATGAACATACCAGAATAAAATCCTTTTAATCCAAATACATCAACAAATTTATCGGCATTACACCAAATATAAACATTGTTTTGTTTTTGTTTTAAATAAGGGATCATAGATTGATCTATGATATATGCTCCCACATTTTTGAATTGTCCCACCGCAAATAATCCAGCAGGACTGCCGTGACCCATCATCATTATACGATCATGTTCATCAATTAATCTAATTAAATCACCTTTAGATACTCCACCAGTTATTAATGTTTTATCTTGGACTGATTCATACACAATATCTAAGAACGATGTACTCGGGTCTGCCGGATGTATAATTAATGTTTTCATATTATTTTGTTATTCCTATTTTGTCATAAACGTTGTGAACTAACATACGATAATGTTCTTCGTTCTGATATCTATCGTGATATTTTTCAATTGAATGGATAACGGTTGTGTGATCTCTACCCCCAACAAATTCTCCAATTTTTTTTAATGAATATCCAAAATGTTCTTTCATAATGCCACAGAATATAAAACGACCGTTAATTACTTCTCTTTTTCGTGTTCTATCGGCAATATCACTTACCTTAATACAACATTCTTCGGCAATAATTTCTAAAATCTCATCTTTAGATATACGATACCTTAAAGATCTTTGATTGTTTTTAAAATTCTCTCTTTCTCGTTGTGTTAGTTTTAATCCAGGAAAAACATAAGGATTAACACATGTAGTTTTTTTACCCATATTTTTAATTTAGACTACAAAGATAGTGTATTTTTGGAATATACCAAAAATATTTTAGAAATTTCCAAATAAAAATTGGTGGATAGTTTGGGGGATACGAGTTGCCATTCTAACCTCTCCTTTCTCGTTTTCTACGGGTATATGAGGTAATTTTTTAATATAATCTTTTATGTATTTAGGACCTTTTCTTAGTCTATCAACGATTTTTTCTCTATCGTACAACTTTTCTCTGTCCCAATCACTCTCTATTAAACGGGTATACTGACTTTCAGTTAACATAACTTTCATAATCAATAAATATCTACCTGTATCCCTTTTTTAACTCCTCCCTTATTTTATCCTCAGTATCCTTTATTTTACTCGTTAAAGTGGTAACCCTAACACTTCTACCCCATTTACCCATATTACCTGAAGGTTGGAACTCCACTTCCCAATAGTGGAGATCCTCCTTAAGTTTCTTTAACTTCTGTTGTAGTTTATCTATCTTAACTGCGTTCACGGGGTGTTCTAATTTCAGTTCTTGATGACCATTGCATTCTATCAATTGTACTTTCGGGTTGTTCGGGTTGATACGATATTGTTGGTCCCTCTTCCTCCGTTTCATCACCTCTCTCATCGTAAAATGGTAATTCAGGTTGTTCCATTACTGATTCTTCTATTGGTTCACTTACTTCAATCTCTTCTTGTGCTCTTCTTACTGCCGATGCTACTCTCTCACTAATTGCAGCCTTTCTTCCACTTACCAACTCTTTCTTTTTTTGATCTCCACTCAACATTGCCGTGTTTGATTTAACCTTTGGATCTTTAACATAATCACGAATAAAACCAATTAATTCTAACGGTAAATTAGAATCAGTTGAATCAATACGAGTATCTTTTTGATTCCAATATGAAAATTCAGGTTCGTTTTTATCTAATGAATAAAATGCGGCAACCTTATAACCAGTCTTCTTATTGATACAATAAACTAACACACCTCTCTTAGCATATTTGTTATAGTATTCTTGATTGTGTTCTGTTGTTGTGCACCATTTAGTATTTGCACCATACTTACAAGATGATTTGAATGTTAAAGGTCTAATTAATAACCACTCAGCATCTTCATGTATTTTAATAACTTGTGTTTCTAATTCTTTCTCTTCTGATTTCATTTCAGCAACTCCCATTGCCGCAATCATCTGTTCAAATGATTTGTATTTTGTTAAATCATTTTCTTCAATTAAATTTCTTTCGTTGTATTCACAGAACTTTCTATACTTCTGTAAATCTTCTGTATTAAAAAATCCATCAATAAATTTATATAATAACATCATTTGGATATCACTCATCAAGTCTAACTTACTTTTTTCTATAAATGGAAACTTATCAACTAAGAACAATTTAATTTCTTTGGTGTGTTCTTTTAGATTTGGTGTGTTCTTCATCATACGAAGTAATGTCTCCGTATATTTTGATTTACCTTCAGGACTAAACATTTCTAAAATAGAAACAATGTTTAAGTTGTGATCTTCATTAGTTCTTAAGTCTTTAATTCTCGACATGGTGTATTGTTTTATTCTAAAATATAAATATTTTAATTGGTAATTCCAAATTTAGTCCATTAATTCATCCACAGAAATATTATGTTCTTTTAATATTTCATAAATCTTATCAAATACTAACTCTAACGCATCATATTTGTCTAACTCTTTACCCTCCATTGACCATTCCAATCCTTTCTTTGTGTTGTGTGTGATATCCCACAATGCGATTGCCATATCAAGGGATTTAACCGCTCTTAAATGTGCCATTTTATCGTCGTGATCATTTAAATCAAACTCTAATGTTGCCTTTGCCATATTATTTCTTTTTAGTTTTTTCTTCAACAATCTCTCTCTTAAAGATAAAGATGTTTTGATTTATACATACTAGTTCCCAACCTTCTTGACCTAAGGTGTTAAGATGTTCGGTAGTTTGTAATGGTCTTGATAGGTATTCGTATTTTTTCATATTAAACGTTTGGGTATTTCATAAACCATTGAGTGAATTTATATAACAACTGAATCGTAGCAACAACAATAAACATTGGTGCTGTTACAAACCAACTCAATGAAAAGAATAGATACGCTTCTGCATTATTTTTATAATCATCATAGTCAGGTTCGTGTGGTGGATCGTAATCAATCTCCATTTTCTTACCGAATAACTTTAAAAATGTTAGTGTTAGAATAAATCCAACAACATAAATTAAAAAGAATATCATATTATCTACGATTTATTAAATTATAAATTGCGATGACTGTAATCATCCCACATAAAATATAACTAAAATAACCGAAGAAAAAAAATGCAATTATAATCCATATCCAACCAACCCTTGCACGTGGATATGTTCCATAAAATTCTAAATGAAGAACCAATTCTTTTCTGATAAAATATAATAACTTATCCATTATTTATATTTTTTTAGTTTACAATATTCATTGTGCATCCAAAACTTTATTTGTAATCTTTTAAAAAACCCTTTAGTTTCGGTTAATAACGTTTCGTAATATAATATTTTCTTTTGGATTAGTCTCTTTGCCATTTGTTTCTTTTTTCTCGTTTTAAAAATTCAACTCGATAACCAAATAGGTTAAAGGTTTTACGATATCCATATCTTATGGAAAATGGCACAAATCCGTGTTTGAAGGATCTAAAGGATAATCCATATCCAAAGATCCGGAACCAAAATATCTCTGGTCCTTTGTAGTAAGTTAGTGGTTTCATTTTTATCTAGGTTTGTAAGTTTGTCCGTAAAATTCATAGTTCTTGTTAACATATTCCAACTCACCGTCCTTGATTGCCCATTCTTCAGTTGGGTGGATAGCATCCACAGGACATTCAGGAAGACACGCACCACAGTCAATACACACGTCTGGGTTGATATATAGTTGTTTTCCCACCTTCTCCTCATCAGTCAACGTAAGAGACTCTTTACCCATTTTATCGGGGTAAATTGGACCGTTAATACAATCAACAGGACACACTTTTAAACATGATCCGTCAACACAACTAACGCACTTACTACCTATAATATAACTCATGGGACAAAGATATAAAATATATTTTGGAATATCAAAGAAAATAATAAAAAAACCCCAAAGTATTTTTTGGGGTTCTAAATGTGTGTAAAATGTGTATAACTTATTTCATTCCTAAAACTTCACCTGTTTTGATGTTAATAACGGCAAACTTACCATCATCACTCTTGGCAACCATAAACTGTTCACCACCCGTATTTTCAGTCATATCTTCTTCCTTTGCGATTGAATTCTCTTGATCCATCTCATTTGAGACAATATTTTCAACGATACGTTCTATATCTGATTGTTTAATTTTTACTACTTTTGACATAATCTTCTTTTTATATAAATACTTTATAACGATAAAAAGGTGGGTAGTACTAAATCCTTTTCAGATAATCTTTCTAAGTAACCACTCACCCTCCATTTAATATTCAAAGTTGGGTCGTTGTATATTATCCCACCTTCACTTTCTTTGTTGTATGGGTTATCAACTTTATATTGGACTATTGTATTGTCACTTAACGCTGAGAATCCGTGAGCACATCCTCTTGGTACGAACACTTGTTTGTTTTTCCCCCAACCAAGTTCAACCTCAACAACCTTACCATAACTTGGAGATTCCTTTCTAATATCAACGATAACGTCCAATACTCGTCCGGTGATACACGTAACAAGTTTAGCTTGTTCGTATCTACCTGTTTGAAAATGAAGTCCTCTAATCGTTCCTATATGAGAATACGACATATTATCCTGAACGAACTCCACATCATAACCCACGTTATGGTTGAATATTTCTTTATTGTATGGTACCCCGAAGTACCCACGGTGATCCACGAATGTATCGTAAGTTATTATATAACAACCTTCTATGTCTGTCTTGTTAAACTTCATTATTCGTGTCCTCCTAAATCAAAATTATCTTCCCAATCTTTTACTGATTTGGGTTTGCGTTTTCTGGTTTTTACAAATGGTTCTTCACTTTTAACCCCATCAAATTGTTTTGGATTTGGTTTTGGGGTAAATGTAATCTTAACCGCGTCCTTTTCTAACTTGGTTAATCTTTCTTCTAACCATCGTAGTCTATCGTTTGTTATCCCTATCTCCATCTTAAAAAAAATGACACCGGGTACTACAACAAAAATCACTAATAAAATAACCACAAATAACATCATATAATATAATTTTAAATTTCAATAAAAATTGGTGTCTTTTCACCAACATAAGCATTCCATGTGTTGTATTCCAAATACTCTATAGCATCAATCTCTTCCATCTCCTCATCTGTCATCAATATACCAATCATCTTATCACGATCATATACTAATCTCATACTATTTGGTTCAACACCAACTATTGCACCATCAAAACCATCTGCGGTTAAGAACTCCTCCTCAGGAAACATTTCAATTATTTCTTCTAAAGTCATGATATAATATAAATAAAAATTACGAAATAAAAAAATTACTCGTAGATATTTCTTAATAATTTAAACGCGGCAATGTTTTCAGGTGACCATCCTGAAGGTGACTGATGATTATCTAAATCGTTCTCATAATCGTATAAAGTTTGACGACTAAACCACCCTGGTGATGAATCTATTGATCCTATTTGATAAACATACCCCTCAAAGATAAATTTTATTGATCCATCAATATCTTCTTCAAAACTTGCGTCATTGTTAATCATTTTCATAATATAATATTTTAAAACGGCATTTCTTCCCCGTTTTCGTCATAGTGGATTGGATCAACGTGATTGGCCCTTACTTCCTCACACTCTCTTAGATATTCTTGGTATTCAAGGTCTTCTTCTTTTTTGTAATCAAAGGTTCTAACAACCCAATCATACCATTCCATTTGATTAAAATGATCGGCTACCTGTTCTAAATCCCATATCTTTTCATACCCCCATTTATGAAGGTACTCTTGTAGAGTAAGTTTACCTGCAAAAAATTTGAAGTCACTATTCATATATTGAAATATAAGAAAATAAATTGGGATTAGGAAATCTTTTTATTTTTTGGATTTCTTAAATCTTTAAAAGCCACATCAATTAAAAAATTACCATTCTCGTCTTTAGTTTCTTTCAAATATTTCCACAAAGTGCTTTCTTTTCTACAACAATCTTGTTTACCTTTGAATTTTTTTGCCATTTTTAATGCTGATTTTGGTGTGTATAATTTTCTATTTGGGTTTCTAAGTTGTCTTTCTTGAAATGTGATAATTGGAAATTTACATTCAGTATAAAGTATTTTCATTGCATTTGCATTTTTCCAAGCACTTGGGACGGCTCGTAAATCTTGTGCTTCTTTATAAACTCTTTCCCCATTCTCATCGACTTTTAACGCTTCCGCCAATATATTCTTTTTAATTGTCCAATATCCTTTTTGTTTTCGCTGAGTTGGTAGATAGATTTGTAACTCATCAATTAGTCCAAACTTCTCAAAGAAATTATAAATTCTTAATCCTTCAGGTTTTGTTCTTTGTAAATCACTTATGATATTATATTTTCTTTTACCGTTTTCATCCGTAGACAGTATAGTTTTTATGTATTCTTTTTTTATTTTTTCACTAAATGTAATTTTTTGTGTGGTATCGGGAAAAAAATCTAATATTTTGTTATTTTTTCTTAACCAAGACCCTAATCCAGACCCCATTTTGAAATTGCTCAAATCTGATATTGTATTTGGTTTATGTTTTTCAATAAAAAACTTTGCTAAATCATCATTCCAATCTATTTTTTCTAATTGAATTTCATATTTTTTAATAAGTACGTCAATAATTTTATTTCTTTCCGCGTATGATAATGCCTTTGGTTGTTCGTGTTGAATTTGTCTTCTATATTTACCTTTATATTGTGAAAATATCTCATCACAATACTTAACATTCATTTCTTTTGATTTTACTTTACAATCAACATTACCAAGTATTCTGGATTTAAATAAACTATACACCTCTTCTAAATAGAATCTTTGCATAGGTTCTACAGTTGTATCTCTATCTTCAGATATTTCTATTAATTTTTTCTTAGGTGAACCAATTACTTCTTCATTATTATCAATAATTGTGTCTCCATCGGCAACTTGGTATGGGTTTACATCTTCTCTAAAAAAATTCGCAACCGTTAATAGAGGAGGTATTTTTTTTGCGTTAGGGTTAGTAACAATATAAATTATTGATTTTTTACCTTCATATCCAATTCTAACGGCTCTTAAAGAACCTTGAGCTCCTCTTCTAACACTTTTAGAACCATATCCAAAAATCAATGCGTCCGTATTCAATGTGTCCATACCCCTAGTTAACCAAGGACTACCAACAACTATTGCGAATTTATCATTGTCATATTTTTTTAAGGTTGATTCATCACCGTTTAATGCCAAATAAGGTGTATATTTTTTAGGTATGTATTTCTTTTCAATTAATAGTTTTAATAATTCGTAAAATTTTTCACAATCATTAATCATACTGATAATTAACATACAATGTGTCTTTTTATCTTCTTTAATTGATTTTATTAAAGTAACAATAGAACGTATAATATTACCTCTTGTTAATTTTGGAATATCTTTATATACTACATCAATAATTCCATTATCGTTTATTAAATCAAACAATGGATGTTGATCACTAACTTCAGTTATTTTAAATTCATACGGACAATTGACACCTTCGTTAACTGCTTGGTGTGGTGTAACTATCACACAAATTTTTCCAAAATATTTTTCATCATCATTATATATTATTGATTTATTTTTATCTTTATTATTTCTTAATGATAATGTTGCAGTAAAACTAACCAAATAATCTGTTATTGAATTTACAACGGCGTCATTAGTATCATTACCTATGTGTCCCGTCATTGAATCCATTTCATCAATAAAACCAATAGTTTTTTTATTATAAGATAATTTATTCTTAATTTTATTGAACATCTTTCTAAATGGTTTAGCGCTTTTATTAACAACATAAAAATTAACTTCTTCTCCATTTAACATATAAAGTTCAATAATGTGTTCTAAACTTTTATTAGACGCCGATTTATTATCAATATTATATTCCTTTTGATTTTTAATGTATGTTCCATCAGAAGAAATAACAATTCTTTTTACTAATCCTTCTCTGTAAGTTCCCTCATCATATTGAGCGTGTTTAATAGCCATTTGTTTAGCTAACGATATATTTGGGTGATAAAAAACTTTAATTTTAATATTTTTACAAATACTCCATTCAAAATTAAAATATTGTAATAATGTTTTTCCGTAACCACCAACAATGTTATTGTAAACCTTATTATATTTTTTAAGAAAATTACCAATTTTTTTTAATACTTCATTTTGACTTCCTCTTTTTTTAACTGTATCAGTTTTAACATTTTGATTTTTATTTAAAAATAATAAAGCATATTCAAAAGCATTGTTCCATTCCTCAATTAATATTTTCTTCCATCCATTTATTGGTAATCTGACAAACTCAGTCCCGACATCTTTAGTTTTAAGTATTTTTCTTAATTGGTAATTTTTTTCATACATACTATCCTTAAAAAACATATCCATTTTTAATACAGTTGAATTCGCATCTTCTAAAGATGTACCTTTAGGAAGGTATTTTTTTTCTTCCCATAATGATTCTTGTATATAACCTTTACCTCTTGTTAAAACCGATTCTTTCATTACATCATCCACCGATGACTTTGTAATTCCCGTTTTAAAATCAAAACTACCGGTTTGTTTTTTATCGGGTACGACGTGGCACCAAGCATAAGTTATAGTATAATATTGTTTTAATTTTTGATCAAACCCTAGTCCATCAACCATATTATTTTTCATGTTATATATATTTTAACCCTACAAAGATACAATAATTTAGAATATTCCAAAAAATATTTTGATTATTTTAATAAAAAGTAGGATTTTACCTACTTATTGGATATTTATTATATATGAAACAGCCAAAGAAAGAGGAAGAAAAGAAGGTTAAAATATCAATTACTTTAAATCCAGATCTAAATGCCCGTATGGAAAGGGAACTAACCAATAAATCTCGTTTAATAGAAAAACTTCTAACTGAACATTATGGAAAGAAAAATATGTAGTAAGTGTTTGATTGATAAGGAGTTATGTGAATTTAACAAAAATTCTTATGGTCTTAACTCATCCTGTAAAGAATGTAAAAAAGAATACGATAAAGAATATCGTAAAAAGAATAAACAAAGGATCGATCAACGAGTTGATAATTGGAACAAACAGAATAAGGAATGGGTTAGTCAAAGAAAATTAAATTGGTCTAGAACAAATAAAGATAGAATTAATAAAAGAATTAAGGCTAGAAAAGAAATTGATCCTGTTTACAAATTAAAATTATTATTTAGAAGTAAATTAAATAAAATATTAAAATGTAAAAAAGAAAAAACATTTGATATAATTGGTTGTACACCTAACGAATTAAAACAACATCTTGAGTCTCAATTTAAAGAAGGGATGACATGGGAAAATCATGGAGTGTTTGGTTGGCACATCGACCACATTAAACCTTTATACTTTGGTGAAGATGACACAGAATTAAAGTTATTATCCCATTACACTAATCTACAACCGTTGTGGTGGAATGAAAACTTAGACAAAAGAATGGTAGATAAAACATTTCCTTTTAACCAACCACGTTCTTTAACTCATCAACATGATGATCTTCTACCCCAAGTTCAGAACCAATAGGTCTTTTCTTCATATCGTTTATCACCTTTCTTAAATCATAAGGTGCAAAGTCTGGATTACCATCCACACCAACGTCCATTCTACGACCATTACCATACTTTTTATGATTAGGTAAGTGAACGTGTCCGTGAAGATGAATACGTCCCTTATTCAGTCCGTTCCATGATGCAATTGGAAAGTGCATACACTCTATCGTCTCTCCCAAATAATTCAATTGTAAGAACCATTGGGTTGATGCAAATAAACTTTGTATATTATCTTTGTTATTGACTTGGAAATGATCGTGATTACCAAAAATTAAATGAATTTCTTGCACTATCAATCTATTTCTAAATTCCTCTATCTTCTCAAATCCACCGAATGACCAATCACCAAAATGTATCAACACATCGTCCTGACCAACGACCTCGTTGATGTTATTCACAATTGATGCATTCATCTTATCCAATGTTTCAAATGGGCGTGTTTGTTTCTCTGGTACATCACCATTAGGCAATCTCCAATTAGTTATTCCACGACATATGTTTGTGTGTGAATAGTGTGTGTCCGAAGTCACCCATACTTTTCTATCGTTATCAATCTTTAACATTACTCCTCAAAAATTTGAAGTCTTTTAATTTATTTTTATCTATTCTTTCTATTGCCGACCTAACTGCTTCATCTCTCTCTGATTGTGCTTGGGCAATTCGTGATATTGGTGGTGGAGGTGGAATGGACCTACCAAAACTTGTCATTCGTTGTCTATTAATTTCTGACATTGTTCTAAACCATCCTCTATGTCTATCATTACTCTCCTGTTCCATTACCCCATAATATTTCTTCTTCTCTTCAACATCCTTTCCCACTATTAAAGCTAATATTGGTCCTAACAATATTGCACCTATTACCATATCCAAACCTAATGTGTAATGTTTATTATGATAATACATCACATATACCGATGAGGTTGTCCAAACCAATATTAGAAAAATTAATAGTAATGTATTCATACCAACAAAGATATTAAATGTTTTTGAATATACAAAATAATACAAAAAAAAATCCCCAAATTTCTTTGGGGATCAGGGCGAAACACGTACGTGTGTCAATCCAGGGATACTATCCAAGGAGGGGCTCTTATTTTTTACGTTTAATTATATTATTAATTTTATTAATAACTTGTTTTGCTACATTAACACTTTCGTTAACGTTATTTTTCTTGGTAATATCGTATTGTTTAACGTTAGCTTTCTTCAACATCTCAACTGGTTTGAATTGGGTCATGATCATGTCCTTTAATTCGTCCAATGCTTCGATGAGTGCGGTCTTGATAGGTAAACTATCCATAACCGTCATTTTATCGTTAAAATCAGTCCCTGGTTCCAATTCAGCCGTCTTTCTAATGGTTTCATCTCTATCTAATTCCAAACCATTATTAACCCATCTGTCTTCCTTAAGTTTTCTACCGAATTTAGTTTTAAATCTAACAGTCCAAAGATATTGATTATCAAGTAATTGTCCTTTAATTGATAAGTCCATTCTAACCGTTACATCTAAATTTGCTTCATCAAAACCATAAGCGTCCAACATATATGACGGGGTTTTACCCAAATATTGTTGGCTATTCTTCTTGGTCTCTTCCCAATTCATGTATTGTTGGTTAAACTGACGAGCCAAATGGTATGATTTATATTCATCTTCTAACTTCTTACCACTAATTCTCGCCGTCACAAACTTTAAAAATTGAGTTGATGATGAATAAGAATTGAACGTATGTGTTTGATAATTGATTTGATCATTATCTACTCTACCATATCTATTTAAGTGTTTTCTATCTCTTGATTTAATCTCAGGGATACTCAATCTTTCTAAACGAGCAGACACTTCAGGATTACCTAAGTATTCTTCAACCGTACGGTTAAGTTCTATTTTGATTTTAGTTGTTGCTGGTTTGTTAACACCTGAGTGTTGGTATGTTGTTCCCGCCTTACCACTTCTTGGTTGATCTTTAACTTTTTTAGCCGCCACCAATTCAGGTTCCATTCCATATTGATCAGCTAAACTATCTAACCATTCTTGGTTCGCCTCTTTAAAAGCTTCCAATTCCATTCCGTCTAATGGGATCCATATACGTTCACTACCAGGAACAAGTTCCTTTCTCTTTAAACCTGTGTTAGGATCTTCAATTGTATTTAACTTTTTAAGTTCCCATCCATCAGGTATATTCGTGTTATTCCCATCTCTAAAAATAGGTCTAAACGCTGCAAGTTTATTAGATGTGTCCTGTGTTCCTTTTTTAGTATAGGCGAACTCATCCACTTCACCTTGTTCTCTTAATTGAACTAATAAGTCTTTCTTTGATATTTCTTTCATTTGAGTATACTTCTATGTCTATATAAATACTCCGATTATATTAATTAAACCAACTTGGGATGTCTCTATTCTTCCAAGTACAGAACAGTCTTTTCTCCCCCATATAATAATCTCTATATGATTGAATGGTATTCACTCCTTTGTACTCGTCTGGCATGGCCATAGGAGGTGGTGTAAATTTAACATCAGGGATTTTAGGGTGATTATCACAACACCACAGGATCACATCATAGGACTTATGTGTCTTCCCATATCTATGGGTATATTCATAACAAAGGTGGATACCAAGTTCACATAACCATATGTAATTATGGAGATCTTGTCTAACCCATTTTGCTGATGGATGATTAACGTGGGATAATTTATATTGTGCCTGACCTCCCGTTGCCCAATGAGATCCACAAAGTAATTGGGCAGTTTCTAATATCATTTTAACAACGTGTTTATCGTTATGATATTGTGCACATTTTGTTGGGGACTTATCTAAATAAAATATATTCATTATACATTCATTTTCAATACACACTCTAAATGATCGGTATTAACTAAGTAGTCATATTCAATCTCAGACGTATCTCTACCACAATAACTACAAGTCATTTGTGGTTCAGGTGTTTCTCCTGTGATCTCCCAACATTTTTGTCTAACCTTTGCACCGAGTTCTTGGTCGTTAGATGTGTTTAGGATGTCTTCGGCCGAAATAGTAATAAGGGTTGTTCTGTTTCTCATAGTCCTACTTACATAATCATCAGATGGTCCATAGGTTCTGTCGTAACATTGTTTACAACATTGACCAGCTCCTTCAACATAACCATATCTTAAATCGATATGTGTGTTTACATCAATCGTAGTTTGCTTTCCGCAGATAATACAAATTTCATTTGGCATAAAAAAAAGTTTAGATTATAAATTTAAACTTCTTTTTTGATATAACGAAATATTTTAAGAATTTGTTCCTAAATTTTTAGCAATTTTATTTACTTGTCTTGCGATTGATCCAACCACCTTTTCGTAGTTAGGAGCCCCCGCGTATCTTAAATTTTTTTGGTTAACAAAATTGTTAATTAGGTCTTGTGCGGTTCTACCTTTACCTATATAATCTTTTGCTATAAGATTATAATATGCATCAATACCCGATTGTGTTGAACTATGGTTTATCGTACCTCCATCATCTGTGTTTCCAACGTTAAATGGATTTTTTGTTTTTATTGGTAGACTATTTGCATCGGGGTTTCCAATACCTCCTTCAGCTGCCAATTGTCCTAAAGCCAATTCAGGTGGGATATATTTGTTACGTTTCTCAAATGTTCTTTTAGCACTTGATGCCATCATATCTCCCGTGATATTCAATAAGTTAGGGGTTCTTGATTTTATGAATACATCACATATTTCACTATACATCTTATAACCTTCTTCCGTTGTTAAATCTAAATCAGTAAAGACATCGCTTCCTCCTGTTGTAACCTTATCTATTAATTGACTTAATTGTTCTTTAGTTACACCCTTTAATTCTAATTTAGATGCCATTGATTGAGCCATCTCAGGTGTAACCGATTCCACTGGACTTTTATTGGTGTCCGAGTTACTCATAGTGACTGACTCTCCACCACCTATTTCGGTTGATACCCAATTAAATAATTCTTCCATTTTACCCGCATCACCACTAACATCTAAACCTTCACCTACCTTTTTACCATTAACAGTTTGACTAAATGTATTATAATGATGACTATTACCCACATGTACGGGGTTAACTTTAGATGTGTAAGGATTCTCACCAGCGTGTAAACCTAATTCTAATGCCTTTTCCATTACTTTAACAGCAACTTGAGCATCCGTAAACCCAAAATGGATATGTGTATCGTGATTTGACCATTTAATACCGTCTACTTTATTACCAGCATCAATACCCCATGGCATCTTATTCCACACCATTTCATCAATACCTGATATAAAACCTTCACTTATAATATTATTATCTGTCTTATATTTTTTAACCGCATCCGCAGTCTCGGGACCAAACAACCCATCAACACCATGTCTTGGTAATTCATACCCTAATAGGACTAATCCAATTTGAATTGTTTCCACTTCTTTTTGATGTTGCATTGAACCTAACTTCTGTTGGGTAACCGGTTCTTTGATTGATTTAAGATCGGTAAGGAATTTTCTAACATCATCATCTACAAAATCCGCCTTTGACGGAACGTCTATTGGTTTAATGGCATTCGTGTCTCCTCCTTGAATTAACTTAGTTAGTAAGTCGTCCTCCAACAATACTTTCTTACCATAAGTGATACTGTGTATTCTTTCCAGTTCTTCTTTTAAGGTTCTTTTCTTCATACGAATATAAATATCCCAAATTGTGGTTTTATCCTAAATAATCCTTGTCCTCGTCGTCAAAATCTCCGAACAAGTCTTCTCCCTTATAATCAGGATGATTCTCTTTCATATGGTCAATACCTCTAACCCAAAAGAAAGAAACTATCGCCGCTAAAACAAAACTACATCCAATACCAATTACGTATCCCATAACTTATTTAATTATTTTTTTAAATATATAACAAATATATACAAAATTTAGTAATTGTATATGTTTTAATTATTAAAATAAAGTTTTAATTGTTTTTGTTAAATCAAACCTATCATATATTGTGTTGTATTTTTCAATAAAATTGTCATTCATCTTTAAATTACCGGTAAAATGTTTACTTGAATTTATTTTTTCTAATTTAAAATTAATATTAAGTTTATTAGACACCCATTCTTCAAGTTCGTATAATTTATCGATATCAAACCAAATAATTTTTTTATGATGTTGGTGCCACGTTGAACATGGTAGAAATAATACTGATAACATATTTGCCAGTCGGCCTTCATACTCAATAAGTTTATGTTTTATAATAAAGTGGGACACATATTCTTGATGGGTATCACGCAATACATCAGATGGTGTGATATCAAAAAATATATCATTTTCATCCATTTTAATTAATTTATTATAATTTTCTACCAAGCCTGTTCTATTTTCCTCATCAATAATATGATACCATAATGATAAAAATCGTTCGTATCTATTACGTTTAACCGAAATTACTTCATAATTATTTCCGAATTTAGATTCTAAATAATCTAATGGTTCGTGCATATGATAGAATGTATCTGCAATTATTTCATTATCAAGTGTTATATCAATATTATTATATTCAATTTGATGTTCATTCATTAAAGTTTTTACATTTAATTTATTTTTAGCACAGGAAATAGCAAATGATGTGGATGCACATCTGGGTAAACTAATGTATATGAATTTGTTTTCTACTAACACAATAATAATTTTAAATTAAAATAAAGTTTTGGTAGTCTTTGTGGGTGGAAAATATAGACTATCCACCGATTCCCATTTTTTTAATGGACAATCATTAAATGTTGCACTAAATATTTTTTTGGAAAGTGGACATCCACATTCATTGCATTTATAATACGATAAAATAGTTTTAACTTTGGATGGACATGTATTGCATATATCATGTCTTTTTTCAGCCAATTCTAATTGTTTATCAGTTGGGTTTGCGGATGCAATCCAAGCTTTTGCAATTTTTAAAAAATCCATGTAACTTATTTTTTATTTGATTAAGAATTTGCAGTGATAATTAATGCACCAATTTGTGTCATTGTACTATCTATTGTTTGCTTTTCTATTAATGTCATTTTATATTATTTTAAATTTTTTATTAGAACCATCCGTAACATGCAGGACAAAAAGTATTTTCTACTCTACATAGTCCATTACCATCGGTATAACAACAGATGTAACCTTTATTACAAGATGCCTGTGCACACGCTGGTCCGCCGGTACAATCTTGTGCATTGTGTTCAATTGAAACATATGTTTTATTTGCATCAACATCCGATTTAGTTAAGAATAAGTGAGCGTTTTCAACACTAATTTCAAATCCACCAAAAAATTGATGAAGTTGTTCTATGTTTGAAATTTCTTTAGTTACGAATGATGGTGTCGTTGGATTTGTTGTATCTAATAATAAAATACTATCTCCAATTATCATTTTGTATTCACTAGTTACAACATCACCCAATATCAAAAATCTAACTTCGTTGTTTCTAATTGATAGATAAGATGATCCCGTATTATCATACCAATCACTACCATCTGCAAATGTTAATTTAATAACATTAGTATAGGTATTTACTCTTTTTAGTGCCGTAATCGCATTTGTGCTATATGTGGTTCCAGTTTGTAATTCGGATAACGATATCCTATAATTGGTTGTATCATTTAAATTATCCGCATCGAATGGATTTGGTACATCAATTGTTTTAATAATATCACCAACCACCAATTCAGTTGCAAGTTTGGTACTACCATCTGCCATTTCCACTAAATCCGTATCTAATAATTTTGGTAACCTCATTTGATAATCACCACTAATGTATTTATTTCTATCTTGTGTTAATTCAAATGTTGTAACATCAAATATAGAATCTGTTTCTACTGAGTTATCACACACTCTTGTATAACCACCCAATGATATTGACTCTAAATTAGGAGGGAATAATAAATTTAAACCTCTAAATACTTTTATATGATTTTCAAATAATTGTGTTGCATTAAAATAAAATTCCATTAAAAAATAATCATCCGTAACTACATTTGAAATAAGTGTATTAAGCTCTTCTTGTGTTGTTACTTTGTAAAATTTAGGATATACTTCTCTGTCGTATTGTGGTAATCTATCTTTTAATATAAAATTAGGATGTCCACCATTATCATTGATGGTTGTTATATTATTAACTAAATTATTGTTTTCATCCATATACGCAAATTGAGAACCAAATGACGACTCTTTAATTAAATTTAAAAAATTAATTTTATCTTTACAATATGTATCGTCCACTAACGCTGTCGTATCGTAAGCACTTCTAATGATTAATGTTTGGTCGGTGTCTTCAACAGATGGTATAGTTATTGCATTTGATGCGACGATGTGGTCTTCAAATTCAATTCCTAATGTTTGACATGAAGATGATAAATTATTTTTAAAAACCGTCATTCCACCTATATAAATAACTTTAGTAAACCCGTTTTCAGTTATAAATGAATTAAGTGTTGTTAAATCGATACAATCAATATCATCTTCGATTTTATTACGATGCCAACCAACTGCGGTATTGATTTCAATTGGTACTAAATTACCAATTTTATTGTACATAAAGTCCGATCCAATTAAGACTGTTCTCATAATTTACTAATTTTTAAATAAAATAGCAAATATAAAGTGTCTATGCTAGATGGATTTCTTGAATCCTTTGGGTTATTATAGATAAATATACATAAATTGTTTAAATAATCAATATCATTAAATTAAATTATCAAAACAATTTGTTATTTATGACTGTAATTGGGTGTTTTTACTTGTTAAATTTACAAAAATTACGTTTAAACTCCTTTTCGTACACTTTTAATTCCTTTGTGTTTAACCCATTATATAGTCCTGTGGACATAAATGCTTGGATTTCATCATCAATAATTTTCTTATCATCAACATATCCCATCTTAATAAGTTTCTTTTTTAACTTATTATAATGAGTTAATTTAATGTTACCAATCAGTTCATTTACCTTTTTCTTATAATCTTTGTTGGTAAAATATAGTCCGTGAGCAATTTCGTGATTCATAGTTCCTTTATCTTTAGAACTTGCACCAATCAAATACCAATCACATCTTGTTCCGTTATTTTTATTTTGTGAATCAATTGCACAATAAAAATAAATGTCATTCATTATCACATCATACTCGGTTTCTTTATAAAACGCATCCACCCCTCCGTCCAATATATTTGATGGGATATTATATCCAGCCCAATCATCAGGATATGTAAATGTTCTTTTCTTCCACATATCTTTGTAATGTCTCATATATTCCATCCAAGTAAAACGTTTACCTCTAAACTTTTTATATGGTGATTCATAATATTCTTGATAACGACAGAATAACATTGCACGATCATAATCATCATCAATTTGGGCACAATATATTTGTGGAACAATCTCTTTAACCACACCTTTAACTAAAGGATGTTTAATTTTTTTCATATATTAAATCTATTATTCTTTGAGCAACTATTTTATTACCCTCAATACCTAAATGTTCATCTTTAGATAGTCCCTTTGTTTCATGTTTAATTAATATTTCATGTTTATTCATCCAATTACATAATGCGTCTTTATCGAACCAAATAAAATTAAAATCGTCATTTGATAAATTATGATTCTTAAGATACATCTGAAAGTCTCCACTATCAATAATCAAATAGTCTAATCCTAATAATTTAATATAGGAAACTAAACCAAAAAAAGTGGACATCATTTTATTTTTTTCAAAATCATCTTCAACAAAATTATAAAAATAATTTGTTAAATCTTTATAAATTCTTGGTAAATCTTCTCTTGGATTACCATTAGCAAAATCCGTAATATCTGTGTATGAATGTATACTTGATATCGTTAAGTTAATGGTTCTTTTTAATTCATTTGAATATAATTCATCTCTCCAATATGGTGGTATTTCTAATATAAAAAACGTACCTTCTAAATTGTCTTTATTTTCATACAGATATTCATAGGTTGTTCTAACCAGTCTATTAGAAGACCCTCCTGGTACTGAGTTATTTACTACATCAACACCTAATTCTTTACCAATTACATTAGGGTAAGCATAATCTAAATGATTAACTATTTCAATACCTAAATTTGCTTTGTATATTTCCTTAACATCCTCCCAATGTAATCCACCTGCATAAGTGAAACTACAACCATTTGCAAAAATTTTATTTATTTTCATCTGACAATTTATTAATTTGTCTAATCATATTAATAAAAGAAAATACTGACAGTGTTGCAAATCCAAAATATCCTAATATAATTAACATTTGCATATTATTTAACTTTTAATTTTAAAATCTTTGTTATAAATGTTGTTGTCTTTGATGAATTTGACAATATTTCTAATTTCTGTGGATCTAACACCACTATAAGCATCGTCCATTTCACTTAAATCATCTGCACGTTTAAGTAATTCATCTAATGCTGTTCTTTCTAATACTACAAATTGTTTGTAATCACCTATTATTTGTTCCATAGGTATAATATAATAAAAATAAATGAGAAATAAAAATTAGAGAGCAAAACTTTCTCCACATCCACAAGTCCGACTTGCTTGGGGGTTAACCCAATTGAATCCTTTTCCGTTTAATCCATCGGAATAATCTAATTCGGTTCCATATAGATATAGAACTGATTTTTTATCTATAATCACTTTCAAGACCTTTAAATCAACAACTTCATCCATATCTGTTATTGTATCATCAAAATCCATGGCGTAAGATAATCCACTACAACCACCTCCCTTAACCCCAACACGAAGAAAGTGGGTATCTGGTGTTATTCCTTTTTCCGTCATTAATTCAACAACATGATTAAGTGCTTTCTCTGATATTGTAACCATCTTAATGTTCAAATACTAATACATCCATACCATTCTTAACACGGTAATCGTTTATTGCAGATTTGATGGCGTCCTCCGCCAAAACTGAACAGTGAATCTTAACTGGTGGTAGGTTTAATTCTTCCACTAAATCCATATTATCAATTGTCAATGCCTCATCAACGCTCTTTCCTTTTAACCATTCAGTTGCAACGGATGATGATGCAATTGCTGAACCACATCCAAAGGTTTTAAATTTTGCGTCGATAATGATGTTATCCACAACTTCAATTTGTAATCTCATCACATCACCACACTCAGGTGCACCAACCAAACCAGTTCCTACGTTTGATTTGGACTTATCTAATGTTCCCACATTTTGTGGGTTGGAGTAATGATTCAATACTTTATCTGAATATGCCATATTAGTTGTTTATATGATAAATATCATCTTTTCTTTTTAAATAAATCTGATAGTTTATTACCTGGTTTAGTTATTCTACCGTCGTCATCCATCATAGGTGCGGTGTACATTTCGTATACCATCCAAAGAGTGGTTCCAACAATACCAATTATAAAATAGATCATATACTTAAAGTTTTACTTTTCCAAAATTGGTACCATTTACGTTTAGGTGCGGGTTGACATTGTGAGAATGGATTATCCCCAAATGAAACTCTACCTAAATATTTTGTAGACATCATGTTTAAAAATACTTCATGATATTCTTGGGGTATTGTGTTAAAATCTGCTGATATTTCAACATTCAAACTTATCGCTCCGTTTTCGGGTGTGGTTAAATGTAATGTTTGGTATGTATTAACATATTGAGATGATTTCATTTCCATATTATTCCCTGCACCTAAAAATATTTCAGTTTCTTTATTTTTCATATGATAATCCTTCTGTATTTTTTAAAACTTTATTCACTACTTTGGGGGTTTCTTGTTTCATTTCATAAACCGCCATTTCATATTTACCAATTTGATCGTCTTTAAATTCACATTCTTGTTTCAAAGAATCTATTATTTGATTGGAGTATTTCACACTGTCAGTTAATATTTGTCTTTCGGCCGTCATGGTTCTATTAATAACCGAAGCTGATGCTAATGTGATTAACGCAAATAAAACTAGTGATAATCTTAACCACCAATTTTCTGATTTATTTATTATTCCCATATTTTATTTTTGTATTTCTATCATTTTATTTGATATTTGTTCTTCAGTCAATTCCATAATAACGGTCGTACCAACCACTTCGTCGTTAAACAATTCAGCCGCTTCATACAAGTTATTATCACCTATATGTATATGTCCTTGAACAACACTTATTCCTCTCCCGTTATTAAATTGTAATCTTGCGATTCTACCATAACCCGCAGGGTGTGGTATAAATTCTAAATCTTTAAATGTTTTCATAATTAAAATATTTCTTCAGCAATTCCAAGTGCTTCGGCTATAATTAGTAATCCTCCCGCATCTACAAAAGATCCGTCAATTAAAGCAACACCCGCACAAATTCTAAAAAAAGATTTAACTAAACTAATCCAAAAGTGTGTACTGGTTTTTGATTCTTTTTCTTGCATATCATTACTGTTTATACAAATATATCAAAATATTTTTGAAATAAAAAATGGATGTGGATAAAATTACTAACTTATTGATTGTGAGTTAGTTAGGAAATCATATTTCTCTTTTTTCCATTCCACCGTTGGGTGTTTCTTAAATCTTTCTGTCAAGATATTTGTTGGGTCTTCAAATATTTTAATAACAGGAGTGTTAGCTTTACCATATGATTGTATTAAACTACCCTTCCTATATTGTAAATTAATTCTCTTTCTCTTGTGTTGTAATGATACAAATATGTAGATAGCTCCATGTGCAAATTGTTTGGACATACAGTTCTTCATATTAAATCCCTCTATTCTAAAATCATCTTCAGTAAGTAATATTTTTGGTTTGAATGTCTCATCTCTAATTACAATGTCTTCTTCTATTTCTTTTATGAAGTCTTCGGGTATAAGATATTTTACTTTATACCCACGTGCGAAGTGTAATTTTAATCCTGACCATATCTCCATTACATTATCAAACTCACTATCATTCTTTGCTTTGAACTTAAGATTAACTCCTCTTTGTTCTAATAGATCTCTAATTGAGAATAGTTTATTTAATGTGTAAATTAATGAGTCGGTCTTAATTGTGTCTATCTCCCAATCATTGATGACTTTAACTAAAAAGTCTTTTTCAGATTCATTCTTTAAGTAATGTAATTTCTTGTTGGGCGGTGTGTCATAACAATGTATCTCCCAAATAAATTTCTTTAAATATTCAATGTGATTGTCCCCAAATAATTTACAAAAGTAATTTAACGTACTAATTTGAATCTGTCTGACGTTTTGACTTAATTCTTTTATTAGATATTTTGATTTAATACCGTAATGATCTAAAACTGCCGGTAGAAATTTATTATCATTTTTATCTAACCATTTCTTTTTAGGGTAATCATTTTGAATATCATAGTATACCGCATTATGTCCTTTAATACCTTTAATGTCTAAGTGATAATCAACTAACATATCATAGATAGTATTATAGAAGGGTTTTAAATCGTAATTCTTTTCTTTATAAAATTGTGATTTAAAATTTGGTACTGTTTGTTGAACAAACAAACTACTTATCTTTTCAACTGCTCTTTCATATTTCACTCCCCAATACCCCCTTCGTTTTTCTCCACGTATAATACCATTCTCAATTAAATCAAACAATAACTTAAAATCATTTTTCTTTTCTCTGTCGGTGTTCCTAAACATCTTAACATCCGTATCTAAATTATTTTTGATTTTATATTTTATAAACACATCGCCACTAATTAAATTAATAACTAAATTATGTTCAAAAGTTATTTGTTGTGCCTTACCGTATCTATCATAGTCAAATTCAAATATACCTTCATAGGTTAATTCGTCATTATGTTTATGTAATCTCAATAAACACTGACTAACTGATTCATCTCTCTTTCTATTCTTATCCTTTTTTTGTTGGGAGTACGAAAATAATAAATCCATATAGTAATATATATGGATTTAATGAAAATGTGTAGTTAAAATGGTAATGGTTCCGCGTCGTCTAAATCTAAAATATCTATTAGTCTTCTTGGTTCTCTCATTTCTGGCGCAATTTCAATTCCATTTATCATAACAGGTACTCTATCCTTCTTTAACCAGTTAAGTGTTCCAAATCTCGCATGCATTCTAATCAAATCACTTACATCATCTATCGCATTTTGATAATGTTTTGGTGGTTGTGCGTTTGAGAAATATTTTGATTGCACCATTCTTCCATCTGATATTTTAAACTCACACGTAACTCTATCTTGTTTATCTTCGGTCCTCAATGATACAATGATTGATGTGTCTGTCTCCGCATATGATGCGACACAGTGATGCATAAACCTACCTTCTTCAACGTATTCCTCTTCTCTTGTTAGAACATATGGATGTATCATTATTTCACCATCACTTACAGTGGTAATGAGTTCTTTATTACCGTTACTACTGTGTTTCCACAACTCACTTTTTTTCTCACAACTAATTGGTTGTTGAATTTGTCTCACCGTTTCTTCGGGATAAAAATATTGAATGACCCAACCTTTTTTAATTGCTGATATCATTCTAGATAATTCATTGTGTTCACTATGAAACTTAACTCTAGTATTTGCTCTCATTCTAATATTAGGATCATACTCTCTTATTTTACTCAACATCCTAAAATGATCCATCACTAACCCCATAAAATTTTCATCTACCGATATTCCTTTTTCTGTTTCACTTGTTAACACCGATAATAAATTTTCTTTTTCAATATCAGATATGTCATATCCGTGATTTTTAATTCTGTCACGTATATTTTCCATCATTTTTAATGATGATGCACCAATTAAATGTCCCTTATCGTTATCGGATGTTGTTCCAAATAAATCTTTATTTATGGAACCGATATATTTTTGGTAGTTATTACCAAACAAATAACATAACATATATAAAGAACCTAAATCAATGTTAGGTTTCTCATGTAATAGTTTTATTGTCACTTTAGATTTTATTTGATAAACATCTAATACTGACGCAATTAATTTTCTATCGTTTTTCTTTAAGTATTTTTCTGTTGGGTAATAATGAACTAATAGTTTTTTATAGTCATTCGGTATCTTTATTTTCTTAGTATTAATAAACCATCTTATCACCTCTTCATAAAAAAAAGTTTTAAAAAATGACCCATCTGTTGGAAAATTAATATTAAACACCTTACTCAATACGTCATTAAATTCTTTATCTTTAAAAATATTTTTTAATTCTTTATACAATGGATTATTTTTACCCATATGATTTCTTAAAAACTTAAATGGTCCATCACTACTATCTAAAAAATTATTAAATTGTTGAAATCCGTTCTTTCTAAATTTAGGTTTGGTTTTAGTTCTTCCATGTTTACCGCTATCAACTAATAAAAAATCCCCTTTAATCATATCAAAAGTAACTGATGTGGTGTATTTGTTTGTTTTAAAATACTTACAGTTAAATCCTCTACATTTTGTGAATTTGTTTGTTTTAATTGTAACCTTATCTCCTTTTTTTATTATTGACCTTTCTAATATGTGAACTGATATTTCACTAAGGGGTTCGTTATAGTATTTCTTGATGTGCCTATCCTTCGTAGTATAAAACTCCCCCGGTGTTCCATTTAGTTTATGAGTGGAAGCGTACATAATAATCGGAGCATTTTTATATTCATCGTCCCAATAAAAAAATCTTGTTTTTTTCTTTTTGATTTCATCTGTAAGTGGTGATATTGGAACCCCACTACCCCCATCATAATATTCAGTGGTCGTACTACCACCATACTTGTCTTCATACGATAATTGTTTATGGATACCACTATGTGATGTGTCCACTCTTGGGAACTTAGAATAGTTCTTATATGGGGTAATTCTCGCGTAAGTATATGTTTGGTAGAGTAATATTTCCTCCATAAAGTAAGTTTAGATGTCAAATATACGAAAAAAGTTAGAATATACGCCTATTTATTAAAAAACACACAATTATGGCGAAAGGAAAAAGTGCTAGCAACAACAAAGTCTCTTTTGGTAAGAGAAAGAGAGGTTCGGCAACAAAAACTCACAACAAACACGATAGAACTGAAAAGAACTACCGTGGACAAGGAAGATAATAATTCCTTATAAAACCCTGACAACTAACAACTAACGTCAGGGTTTTTTATATTATTTTCTTATAATTACCATTTATTTTACTTAATAAAATTTCAGATAACTGTTTTTGTCCCTTTTCACTAAAATGTGCGTCTTTTATAACACCATTGGTTTCGTTTGTAATTTGTTCAATATCCTTAACAAAAATACCATCTATTTTACCTTGATTAAATGTTGACCAATTAATAACTTTAAAATTTTTTACGGTTTTTTTAATAAAATTAATCCATATATTGATCTCACTAATATAAACATCAGATAACCTATTAACACATAATTCCATTATTGTTTGATTACTAATGTTTTCCATATCTGTATAATTATTTTCATGATTTGGAACAAAAGAATTCCATGAGTTATTTTTAGTTGCTAATCTAAATCTACCAATATCAGACCAACCTATTATTACAATATCTCCGTCTTTGATGTTATCTATGTTTTTAATAAATGATTCAAATATTGTGTTATTATCTGATCCACCCTTACCTAAATTAATTAGATTGTAATTTAATTTTTTAGATATAATTTCACCATATGTTAATGGAATGTAACCTTTCCATTCAACATATTTTTTCGCCCATATGTTATCAGATCTAAATCCATCGGTTAAACTATCTCCAAATGTCCATACTGTATTCATCTATTATGATGGTCTTTTTGTGGTTATAAAAACCTCCATTGGAATATCAATTTCAGGTACTTCTGGTGTTACATATATTTCTAATCCAACACATTCTCCATCATTATAGAGGGGATGTAAACTAAAATGTTCTATATCATACCCTAATGTTTTTTCTATCTGTTCTTTTTTAATCTCTATTTTCATTAATTTTCTGTATTTGAAATCCTATCATGTAGGTTAACCATCTTATTGTTAAACCCCACGAAGGTGAAGTTTTACCATCATCATAATAAGATTCTTTATCATAATAAAATATGACGGCAGGGATAATATACCAATGATGTTTCTTATTGTAAATAAAAAAATCTTTATAATAATTCTTTAACATAAAATTAAATTGATTCGTATTCTATATCACCATAATCATAATATTCACTATCATCATTATGTTTTATACCTACTTGGTCTTCGTCCTGTTCTAACATTTTGATAGCTTCACACGCACTTATCGCCGTTACGGTGTATGTCCACGATTCGGTTAATGATCTTTCGGCCTTAATTTCCCATTCTTGTTCTTCAGCATCTTCGTCATCATCGCAATTATCAGTATCAACAACAACTTTTTCTTTCACTAGTGGTCTTTGGAATGTATCAATTGCTTTCATTAATTCATTTCTTAATTCAATTAATTTTTTCAATTCTGTTATTGAAAAATCAACGCTAATGATACTACCATTAAATCTAATATCAACTTTATCTCCGTAATCGTATATACTATAATCACCCAATACCCCAAAATCAATTTCACTTTCCTTTGGGGTCATATAATTTATTGACCATTCATCAGGATTTGTATCCTTCATTTCTTTATATTCAGCCTCCAAATTTTTTAATTCGAGAACCGCAGTGGAATATCTTTTCTCAAATTCCTTCTGCCATTTTTTTGTAAACTTTGACATATTATTTCTTTTTAGGTTTTCTAATGTAATCTAATACTAAATTGAATGAACCGAGGCTAATCACCCCCCATCCAAAGTATTTTACCAATTCAGGATCCGCACCTTTAAGTCCGTATTTCTCAACCAATATCCCCGTTAGTATCATCATTATGTAGATGATCTCTTTGATTTTTATTTGCATCGTCTTTTAATTTTTTTAAACATTTATAAATAAAATACGTTTCTTGCACCGTATATAAATTATTATGATGACCATATTCAAGAGCCTTTTCAATAATTGAAAGTGCGTTTTTTTCATTGATGTCTTTAACAAATTCATCAAAGTCATTTTCAGTATTAAATTCTATTAAACCTCCGAATATACTTTCCATAGTTCAAATATAATAATATATTTTGATAATTCCAAATAATTATAGTTATGTCAGTTCACATTAATAACAAAACATTCCCCGCCGAATACTTATCCACACCTGAGGATATTGAAAGAGGTATGATGGGTAGAGAAGAATTAAACGGTTGTATGGTATTCAAAATGGGTAGAGGTCATCATTCGTTTTGGATGAAGAACTGTTTAATCCCATTAGATATCGTTTTTATCCTCAATAAACACATCAGTCATATTCATCGTAATTGTCCCGTTGAAGATCCTCATCGTATGACCTTACCCCGTTACACAGGTATTGGTGACCATGTAATTGAATTCCCTGCCGGTTCCACCGATGGATGGAAAATTGGTGACAAAGTTGCTATGTATTTGGGATCTCCTCAGAATCCAGTTCAATAAGTGGGGTTAGAAAATTATACTTAACCCTTGGTTTCACTTTCTCAAACACCCAATAATAACTGTGGTATTTCCTTGCATGTTCTTGTTTAGTCCATTTAGTTCCGAAACTGTTGATCCTCACCTTGTTATGTAGGATAAACATATCTCTTGGATAAAATCCTATCTCCATTGCCATATTCATAATAAGACAATGAGTAAAGTGATTCTTACCACCTGATACTGTGTCCTGACATTTCATTACTACATACCCACCTTTCTCACATACCCGATATAATTCCTTTAATGTATTGTAATAATTTTCAGTTAATTCTTTATAGTTGGTATAACCCTCAAATCTTTTCGCAATGATTGAACTACCCTCTTTATTGTTCTTATAGGATGCACCCGCCACAACGAATGGAGGATCGTACATAATGGTTCTCATTGACCCGTCCTCAAATGGTAAGTTCTCAGAATTAGCCTCAACTACTGTATCGTTTGCTGGTATCAAATCTGTCTTATAAACGGGTCCAGGTAGGTCTTTCCAAAAACTACCCTTAGAATATGTACAGTCTAAATCAAACCTTTCTATGTTATAGAGGTGCATTATGTTTGTAATCACGTCGTAGTTTGAGGTGTAGACACTTTTCACCATTTTGAAATCCTTATCCATTTTATATTATATTTTTTAATTGTAGGTTTATAAATTCTTCAAATATTTGTTTGTGTTCTTCCGATCCATAATGTCCGTTACCCGGTATTCCTTTGATATTATTATCATTTATAAAATTATTAACCGACCCTTTTAGTATATTCATTTTATCTAATATATTACCATATCCTATTTCATTTGCAAGTGATTGTAAATCAATGTACCAACTAAAAATAATCAACTTTACACCATAAAAATTACATATATATTGAATTGACATTAAAGTATGGAATATTTTATATTTTTGATTCAAATCTGAAGTTAGTACATGTTTTTTAAAGAAATCATGTATGTGATAGTCCTTTTTAAAATGATTTTTAAGTTCGTTGTCGTCGTTTGATAACCTAATTGTGTAATGTCTCAAATCACCTAATTCTTTATCTCTACTATCCCATTCATAATCAACATTATCAATACCAAAATCAAATCTAGATGGGTCGGTAAGCTGTAAAATAAAGGTTTTCATATCAGGATAACGATTTATTAACATTTTAACCTTCTCAATGTTGATTTCATTACCTGAACCTGAGGAGGCTCCAAATTTAATATCTGCACCGTATTCTTGACCTAAATAATAATGCCACGGGTGTCCGTAAGTGTCAGAAGAATGGGAACAACCCTGAACACCTATTTTCATATTTTTTATTGATTTTAAGAATTATTTTCTGTATTATTAAAATATAAGAAATAAAAAACAATAAACCAAAATATTTATAAAAAAAGAAATACTATGGGATGCGGATGTAAAAAAAACAAGAACACAGAAGTGGTTTCACAACCAACAGAAATTAAGGTTAGTTTAGACGAAGCTCAGATTACTAACCAAACTCCAACGTTGACTGAAGAACAACAAAAAACAGTTGACGCGATTGTTGCGAAATTAAATCAACTTAATTCGTAATATCCTCAACATTAATGATAATCAAAAATATCGTCTTAATTGATGATATTTTTTTGGTTATCTAATATATCAATAAATATATATTTGAATATGAAAGTAGAAAAAAAATTAACGAGTGTCCATGTATTGGAAGACGTTTACAGAAAATTTAAAATAAATGCAATTGATGGTAATATTAATTTACAAAAGTTAGTTAATCGTACGTTAGATCTTTATGTTAAAGATGATGTGTTTAGAAATAAAATAAATAACTACACAGATTTATCTGTGAGTGGATCAAAATATTAATATGGGTAAACCAAGAATATTATTACTATCAGATGATTTACGAATGACATCAGGTATTTCCACAATGTCTAGAGAATTTGTAATGGGTACTTTGGATAGATTTAATTGGGTTCAATTGGGTGCTGGAATTAATCATCATGAAGCTGGTAAATTTGTTGACGTTAACGAAGATGCTAGACAAAAGACAGGAGTTAAAGATGCTGAATTAAAAATTATACCATATAATTCATATGGTGATATTGTAATGTTAAGAAAGATATTATCAGAAATGAAAATAGATGCTATCTTACATTTTACTGATCCCCATTATTGGCAATGGTTATATGACTCCGAACATGAAATAAGACAACAAGTCCCAATTTTATATTATCATATATGGGACAATTTACCTGACCCAATGTATAATAAAGATTACTACGAAAGTTGTGATTGGTTAGGATGTATCTCTAAATTAACATATGGTATTGTTAATCGTGTTGGTAAAATGGAAGATGAGTTTCGTAAACCATTACAAGATTGGCAAATTAGTTATGTTCCTCATGGAATAAATCCAGATACATTTAAACCATTAGAAGATAAAGAATTGATTGATGTTAAAAAGGGTTTATTCGGTGATAAAGAATATGACTTTGTTTTATTTTTTAACAGTAGAAATATTCGTAGAAAACAACCTTCAGATGTTATTGAATCATTTAAATTATTTTGTGATAAGTTAACCAAAGAACAATCAGACAAATGTGTTTTAGTTATGCATACAACTCCGATTGATAACAATGGTACAGATTTATATGCGGTTAGAGATAAAATATGTCCTAATTATGATGTGGTCTTCTCAACCAATAAAATAGAAAGTGATATTTTAAATAAATTATATAATATCGCCGATTGTACAATTAACATTGCAAATAATGAAGGATTTGGTTTAGGTACCGCCGAAAGTATTATGGCTGGCACACCCATCATTGTAAGTGTAACAGGTGGTTTACAAGATCAATGTGGTTTTAATTACACTGCAGATGATTACATCAATATTAAAACTTTACACAATAAACAAATTCATAAAGATACACCTCACGGTGTGTGGGCTAAACCGATATGGCCTTCCGCAATTAACATTAATGGTTCTCCATTAACACCTTACATTTATGATGATAGAGTTAATGATGAAGAAGTTGCTGATGCTATTACTGAAATGTATTTGTTAGGTAAAGAAAAAAGAAAAGAGAATGGTCAAGTGGGAAGAGAGTGGGCAATCAATAACTTATCGTCAAAAGTTATGTGTGATGCTATGAGTGAAGGAATACAAAAAACAATAAAGAATTTTACACCACGTGAAAGATTTAATTTATATAAAGTAGTTTAATGAAACCAACAATATTATTTAGAGGACCAGTTAAAACAAGAAGTGGTTATGGTTCACACTCAAGAGATTTATTAGAGGCACTATATCAAATGAATATATTTGATATTAAAATTGATAGTTGTATGTGGGGGAATACTCCCATGACTGCTTTGGAACCGGATAATACATTTCATAAATGGATTGAAAGTAATATCGTTTATAAATTTGACGGTCTACCTGATATCTATATACAAGTAACGGTACCTAATGAATTTAAAAGATTTGGTAAATTTAATATAGGTATCACCGCAGGAATTGAAACAACTGTTGCACCTAAAGATTGGATTGATGGTTGTAATCAAATGGATTTAATAATTACAACATCTAATTTTTCTAAAGATGTTTTATTATCTACAGTTTATGATGAAAGAAATAAAACAACAAATGAATTAACTAATCAACATAAGATAACAAAACCAATTGAAGTGTTATTTGAAGGTGTTGATACATCAATCTTTAATGATGTAATCAATAAAGATTTTAAATTAGATATTAAAGAAAACTTCGCATTTTTATTTGTTGGTCATTGGTTAAAGGGAAACATAGGTCAAGACAGGAAAGACATTGGTATGTTGATTAAATGTTTTGTTGAGGCATTTAAGGATGGTAATGATATGCCGGCGTTGGTATTAAAAACATCATCATCAAGTTTTTCAATTAAAGAAAGAGAAGTTTTTACTAAAAGAATAAAAGATATTGTTTCTGATATTAAAAATCCTCCGTCAATTTATTTATTATTTGGTGATTTAAGTAATAAAGAAATGAATGATCTATATAACCATCCAAAAATTAAACTAATGGTTTCACTAACTAAAGGTGAGGGATTTGGTAGACCTTTATTAGAATTTACAATGACTGGTAAACCTGTAATGGCTTCCAATTGGTCGGGTCATAAAGATTTTTTATCTGTTGATAAATCAATTATGATTGGTGGTAAATTAACAGATGTTGACGATAGTGCAATTGATCAGTTTATTATTAAAGGATCTAAATGGTTTACCGCAAATTATGGTGAAGTTGCTGAAATTATGAAAATAGCTAGAAACGATTATAGTAATTTCTTACTAAAATCTTTAAAACTTAAAGAAGAGAATAAACAAAACTTTTCTTTAGAAAAAATGAAAGAACGTTTTGAGGAGATATTAAAACCATATTCAATTGCGTTTCAACCTCCTCCACAACAAACCAAATTAATTTTACCTAAATTAAATAAAGTTAAATAATGAACTTCAAATTTTTTAAAGGTGATGAAACACCTACATTATGTTTTACACCTCATAGATATGAACCAGAAAATGCTGAATTTTGTTTTCAATTTGGTGATGAAGAACCCGTTGTTTTCGCTTCGGGTCCAAATGATTGTAGTATTCGTTTAAGTCCAACGAGTAATACTGAAATGACGTTTAATGATAATGGTAGAGTATTTAAATTATTCGCAAGAGAAAGACAATAATATGGGAGTTAGAGAGTTTAGATTTTTTCACGGGATCACAATTCAATCGGAAGGTATTCAAAATATCGTTAGAACACTACGTGCTCAATGGAGACCTGAGTTGGTTGATGATTTAAATACTGTTTACTCAATTGATGCTGAGGCAGAATTAACAAGATTAATGTCGGAACAAATTGTGGAAGAAATTGACAACGAAGTAATAAATATATTAACGGGAAGAATAAACGGAGGACAAAGAGCATAATATGAAAATAAGTTTTGCAATTACAGTTTGTAATGAATTAGAGGAAATAAAAAAATTGGTTTCATTTTTATTTAAACATAAAAGAAAGGAAGACGAGATTGTTATTCTCTATGATGAGAAGAACGGCAATCCCGAAATATTAGATTTCTTATTACCATATAATAAATTCCCTCACGTTCAAACGTGGAGAGGGTTTGATTTTGAAAGTAACTTTGCAGATTGGAAAAATAAATTAAATGACTACTGTCAGGGAGATTATATCTATCAAATAGATGCCGATGAAATGGTTAGTGAATATATAGTTAAAAATCTTAATCAAATATTAGAATTAAATCCAAAGGTTGATTTAATATTTGTTCCTCGTATTAATACAGTTAATGGTATAACACAAGAACACATTAATAAATGGGGTTGGAATGTTAATGAAAAAGGATGGGTAAACTTTCCCGATGCTCAAGGACGAATATATCGTAAAGGTATGAGTTGGTATGGTAAGGTTCACGAACGAATAATAGGTGGTCAAAAATTTTCATCATTACCTTTAGATGAAGAATATTGTATACAACACCATAAGACGATTGATCGTCAAGAAAAACAAAACAATTACTATAGTTCATTATGAGTTATCAATACCCAAAACATTTTAAGTACCCAGAAGGAGAACGTTATTTCTTTTTAAATCATGTAGATTCATGGAAACATTTCTTACCTAACTATGGTGATGAACCAAGAGTGTGTTTAGAGATAGGTGCATTGTATGGTGGATCTTCAGTTTATATTTTAGATGAATTCTGTAAAAAAGAAGGTTCACATCATTATATAATGGATATCAATACAAATGAATTTATTGAAAATAATATTAAACCATATAAAGATAAGGTAACATATATTTTAGGTGAATCGGCCGATAGTTTTAAAACATTTAACCATAATGGTGAAACTAAAGAGTTTTTAGACTTTGTTTACATAGATGGTAATCATATGTGTAAATATGTTTTAGAAGATGCTGTAAATGCATTTTACTGTTTGAAAGATTATGGTTATATTATCTTTGATGATTACGGTGGAGGACTTGAACAAGATCAATATTTACAAGTTAAAACTGGTGCTGACGCGTTTTATCATGGATATCACAAATATTTAGAAATAGTGTATAACGGTTATCAAGTCATTATGAAAAAAATAAATTATATAAATGAAAATGATTTAAAAGAAAATTATTATAAAGTATGAAAATATTAATTACAGGAGTTGCGGGATTGTTAGGTTCAAGATTATCGGATTACATTATTGAAAATCATTCAGATGTTTATATCGTTGGTATTGATGATATGAGTGGTGGATATAGGGAGAATGTTAATCCAAAGGTTGAGTTATGGGAAATGAATTTAGTTAATGGTAATATTAGTGAATGTTTTGAAAGACATCAATTTGATTATGTTTACCATTTCGCAGCATATGCCGCTGAGGGATTATCCCCATTCATTAGAACATATAACTATCAAAACAATTTAGTTGCAACGTCGCGCATTATTACACAATGTATTAAACACAATATTAAAAGATTAGTATTCACGTCTACATTGGCGGTATATGGTCACCAGGATGGTAATATATTTGACGAAATTCAAGTACCTAAGCCTATTGACCCGTACGGTGTTGCTAAATATGGTTGTGAAATGGATATACAGATTGCTGGTGAGCAACATGGACTTGATTGGTGTATTATTAGACCACACAACGTTTACGGTGTTAAACAGAACGTATGGGACAAATATAGAAACGTATTAGGTATATGGATGTATCAACATACAATCAACGAACCTATGACAATATTTGGTGACGGTACACAAACAAGAGCTTTCAGTTATATTGATGACAGTCTTGAACCATTATGGAAAGCATCTCAAGATATTAGAGCATCAAAAGAAATAATTAACTTAGGTGGTGTTAAAGAATACTCAATAAACGAAGCTAATGAAATTTTACGTGAAGTAGTTGGTGGAGGTGAGGTAAAATATTTTGAAGGTAGACATGAAGTGAAACACTCAATACCTACTTGGCAAAAATCAATTGACTTATTAGACTTTGAACATAAAACAGATTTGAAGGAAGGTTTAACTAAAATGTGGGAGTGGGTTAAAAGTCAACCAGTTAGAGAGAGGTTCGTGTGGCCGTTCTACGAATTAGATAAAGGAATTTATTCATTTTGGAAAACAAAGTAATATGAAAAAAGTATTAGTATTAGGTGCTGGTGGATTCATCGGTTCACATTTAGTAAAAAAATTAAAAGAACAAGGATGTTGGGTTAGAGGAGTTGATTTAAAATATCCTGAATATGAAACAAGTGTTGCAGATGATTTTGTTATTCGTGATTTAAGAGACCCAAGAAATGTTGAGTCTGTGATTAAATTAGAGTCATATAATAATCATCCTTTACCATATAAGTTTGACCTTTATCCATTCTCAGATAAATTACAATTTGATGAAGTGTATCAATTAGCTGCCGATATGGGTGGAGCTGGTTATATTTTTAGTGGTGATAATGATGCAAATGTGATGCACAATTCTGCAATGATTAATTTAAATGTTGCATATGAATGTTCAAGACAGGAAGTTAAAAAAGTATTTTATTCTTCTTCCGCTTGTATGTATCCAGAACATAATCAATTAGATCCAACTAATCCAAATTGTGAAGAATCTTCAGCCTATCCAGCAAATCCAGATTCAGAATATGGATGGGAAAAATTATTTAGTGAAAGAATGTTTTTAGCTTTTCATAGAAATTATAATTTAGATATTAGAATTGCTAGATTTCATAACATATTTGGACCATATGGAACATATAAAGATGGAAAAGAAAAGGCACCTGCAGCTATATGTAGAAAAGTTGCTGAGTGTTTAGATGGTGGTGAAATTGAAGTATGGGGAGATGGTGAACAAACTCGTTCTTTTTTATACATCGATGAATGTATTGAAGGAGTATTAAAATTAATGGAATCAGATTTTATTGGTCCAGTAAATATTGGTAGTGATGAAATGGTAACCATAAATGATATGGTAAATAGTGTAATCGACATTAGTGGTAAAACGGTACATGTTAAACATGTCGACGGTCCAACTGGTGTTAGAGGTAGAAATAGTGACAATACTTTAATTAAAGAAAAATTAAATTGGTCACCAAAACAACCTTTATATGATGGACTAATAAAAACATTTAATTGGATAAACAAAGAAATTATTAAATGAAAATAGAATTTATTATACCGACATACAATAGACCTCATCAATTAATGGGTGTGATAAGTTCTATATATTCACAAACATCACCTAATTGGAAAATACACGTTGTTGCAGATGCTGTTTATGATGGTTATCAAAAAGTAAAAGATTATTTTAACGGTGACGATAGAATAAGATTTACAGAATTAAATGGTCCACATAAAGATTGGGGACATACCCCAAGAAATTATGGATTACAACATGCAACGGAAGAATGGGTTGTTATGACAGGTGACGATAATTACTATATGCCAATCTTTGTCGAAGATTTTTTAAATTCTGTGGAAAAAAACACACATTTTGTTTATTGTAATATGGTTCACAATTGGGTTAATAATCAATACATTGTTTTAAATTCAATTCCTAAATTAGGTGCCATAGACATCGGTAATTTTATGTCTAAAACAGATTTGGCTAAAAATATAAAATTAGATATTACATATGAACAATCTGATGGTTTATTTGTTGAGGAGTATCTAAGAAAATATCCTCACGGAACTATTAAAAAAATAAATAAACCACTATACGTACATAATTAAATTATGAAACAACAAACAAAACAAGAATTAGAGGATTGGTATAAAAAAAATGATCCTTGGTCATATAAAACAACTAATGATGATATTATTAGAAAAGAAAAAATATTATCATTATTAGAAAACTATAATACGGCATTAGATATTGGTTGCGGTGAAGGATTTATTACGACAGATTTACCCGCAAACAAAATTTACGGAATAGAATTATCTGATAATGCGTCCTTAAGATTACCAAATAACATTATTAGATTAATGAAACCAATGGAAAAATATGATTTGGTAATGACAACCGGTACATTATATACTCAATATAATAATGAACAAATAAGAAATTGGATTTTTGAGTCATCAAAAAAACACATACTGGTTGGTGGAATTAAAGATTGGATGTTGTGGTCCGACTATGGTAAAATAATAAAAGAAATAGAATTTAAGTATAGAGAATATACACAAATAATTAGATTATATGAGGTTACTACATAATATAGGAGATATAAGACATTCAAATTATCACACTCGTGATCAAATTTTAAAATCAAACGAACCATTAGGTTTTGATGGAATATATCTTAATGTTTATGAAAACAAGGATGTGTTAAAAGAGAAGATCGGAATTTTTTTTGTAATGGGTAATTACATCGGTGGAGACAATTCATTTGATTTAAAATATGTACCGAAGTTAGAAAAATATTGTACATGGGAACAAATACATGAAATGTGTGAAGAGTTTGATTTTGAAATAGGTTGGCATACTTGGAGTCATCCAGATTTAAGGACATTATCAAAAGAAGAAATAATAAAGGAAATTACTCCCCCATTTCCTATGAGATATTTTGCATATCCATACGGACACTTTAATGATTTAGTTATCGAATGTGTTAAGGAAGTTGGTTTTGAAAAAGCATGGAGTGTTCACCAAGGTTCAAGAAATCCAAATGAAAAGGATTATAATTTTAAAATATACAGACCATACTTATGATTAATTTTGAACAACTTAAGAAAGAATATAACGAAAAAGGTATTATAGTTATGTCAAATGTTTTTACGTCAGAAGAGTGTGACGAAATTAAAAAGAATGCTTATTCTGTGAGAGATGAGGATATTAAAAAAAGTGGTTATCCACACGTACCAAGTGAAAAGAAAAATGGTAAAAGATTGTTAGTTTTTTTTCCGTCACTTGTTAACGAATATCTGAATAAAATTAGAACGGATGAAAGGATGATTAATTTGGTTAAAAATTTTATTGGTGATGATGTTAAACAAATAAATAATCAAATTTATTTTAGAGAAAGTGGTGACCAAGATCAATTTGCGTGGCATCAAGACGTTATGTTTAGAGAGGATATAAATTTCAATAACGATGTAGAGGATGATTATTTCCAAACAATAATTGCCGTTGATGATATAACAGAGGACAATGGTGCAATTGAATTTATTGATGGTTCACATAAGACAATGAGGATTCCGATTCCAAATAATTTACGAGAATTTAAAAGAGGTGACTTAAGTGGTAAGAAATATACCGCAAATAAAGGTGATGTTTTGATATGGTCAGTTTTATCTGTTCATGGTAGTGAGCCAAATCAATCAAAGAAAGATAGAATGACATATATGAATGGATTCTGTAGGTCAAAATCAACAAAAACATATCCTGATTACTTGAAAAATGGTGAAATAATTCGTAATATTAATGTAAACCATATACCATGAGTACTATAACAGTTGTGATTGCTTCATATCAATATGGACATTTAGCCGCACATTGTATTGAAAGTGTTTTATGTCAATCGAGAAAACCTGATAAGATTTTATTTGTAGATGACGGTGTTGGTGATTGTAGTCACCTACCAAAAATATATCCTGAAGTTGAATATGTGTTGAGGGAAAAAAACATGGGTACTGTTGCAAATTTTCAGGATATGTTGATGAGAGTGACAACCGATAAATGTATGTTTTTAGGTGCAGATAATTGGTTAAGGGCAGATACTTTAGAAATATTAGACAAAATTGATGCTGATGTTGTTGTTTATGATATAGTAGTTACCGGCGATTCAAAAAAAGGTTTACATGATAGACACGGGAATGAAATGACATCATATCAAGGGGATTTATATTGGACTAGATATAAACAACATCATGGCTCAATGTTATATAAAACAAAATTAGCACAATCAATTGGTTACAAGGGAACCGGTGGTAAACATTCAGAAGAAGATTTATATCTTTTTAGAGAAATGAAAAATCGCGGTGCAAAAATGGAATGGGTTAAAGAAGGTCTTTTATATTACAGAAGACATAGAGAAAATTTTATAAAAACATAATATGAAAATAAGTTTAGTGCTAGCGGTTTACAATAAATTAGATTTAACAACGGAATGTTACAAAAGATTACGTCAGTTATATCCCAACGCACCATTAGTTATTAGTAGTGGTGGATCAAGTGATGGAACCAAAGAATGGTTAGAATCATTAGAAGATGAAAACCTATCTTTCTTTCATGATGATGATCGTTTAACATTCTCAGAAACATATAACGCAGGTATTGATCTTGTTGATACGGAAAAAATTGTTCTTATCCATAACGATATGGTTATTGGTGAAGGTTTCTTAGAGGCAATAGAAAGACTATTAACTGAAAATATGATCTTATCCTACACAACAATTGAACCTCCTATTTTTAAAGGTCATTCAAGACCTGGTAAAGTATTGTTAGATTTGGGTAGTGGGTTTGATAACTTTGATCAAACTAATTTTAATAATTACATTCAAAAATGGAAAGATACTGATACACTACACGATGGTGCGGTCTTCTTTATGTCAGCATATAAGAAAACATTTATTGACTTAGGTGGTTTTGATGGATTTAGTTTTGTTCCATGTTTTTGTGAAGATGATGACTTTTTAATCCGTGCGAAACTAAAAGGGTATGAATTAAAAACTTGTGATTCTGCAATTACCTATCATTTTGTTTCGCAGACATCAAGGTTCAGTGATGAAATGAAAGATGTACGTGGAACAATTGAAGCTCATTCAATTAGAAACTTTATAAGAAAATGGGGGATTAGTATTCCAATGTTTAACGCGATGGATTATCAAACAACAGATAACTTTACATACGTTAAGAAAATTGTTGGTGTTAAATTAAGTAGTACCAAACATATTGAATTATTGGAACCATTCTTTGATAAGATTGAGATTGATGAGTTCCCAACGGAATATGTTGAAAAGGAACAAGGATCTACTCGTTACAATTTAACTAAGAAATTTGAAGATGTTAATGATGTTGATATTAAAGTATTTGTTACCGATAACTTTAATCAGGATGATTTTAACATGGTCAACGCATTGAGAGTATCTCTTGATGATTACGGACCTGGTGTTTATGAAAATGGTAATATAACAGTGTTGATAATAGATAAGGATCAAAAGGCATAATTGCCGACGTGTTTAACCATCATACTTAAGTATGTGTCAATAAACACTTCATATCCTAATTCTCTTAACTTACCTAATAAAATAAAGTCTTCACCGAAGTAATCTTCGGTGTTTTCTTTATATCTAAATTCAAAATATGGTTTTTCTAATTTATCGAATGTATCTAATTTCATTAACATACATCCCATACCTACTCCCTCCACTTTAACGAGGTCTTCCTGTATTTCCATTGGTAACCAACTATTCCAATCATTTAAATCGGTGTATGCAACCGTTTTAAGGGGTTTTGAACGTCTCATATAGTTACATGCTACAATGTCCTTATTGTGTTCTAAAAGACGTAATGCGGTGGTTGGTGGGAACATCATATCACTATCTAACCAAAGGACATAATCTGAATTTACTTCCTTTGCTTTCTTAATAAGATTGTTTCTTTGATTTAATAATATTGTACTTGAATCGTAGAATAAATAAGCATCTATACCTGCCTCTCTTGTTGTATTAAATAATTGAGTTATACAATAAGAGAACTGACTATGAACAGTATCCCTCGTTGGGACTAATATTGATAACTTAAGTGGTTTTACCTCCCACATTGAGCTATTGTTGATTGATTTACTCATAATCCCGGTATGTTGTCTGTTATGGTGTTATTTTGATATGTTATGTTTCTACCCGCTTCAACCATTTCTTCAACCCTTTTAGATATAAGTTGAAAGTCTTTAATTGGGAGATTACTAATTGTTGTGTAAGTTAATCTTGAATATGTATTTGTTAGTAAGATATCTACAGCACCAATCCTTGCCCATTTCTCAATAAAACACATTCTTAATATGTTCTCATCCCCACATAATAAACCTTCAATACGAACCTTATCGTACGTGTTTAATATCTCCACAAGTATTTGATGTTCCCTTCTGTAATAGGGTATAAAAGATAAAAAATACGTTAATTTGAGACGTTTAACAAACTTGATGAGTCTTTCTCTATCAAAGTTAATTCCGTTCCATTTAACGTACTGTAATTCGTATTTTGAGGGGTGATATTTATAACGTAAATCCATACATTATAATATAATAAAAAAAGGTGAAAATGTAAAATTAATATGTACCTGAACCTGATAAACCACCAAAAGATGCTCCTTCAGCAGTTTCAGATCCACTTGGGATACTTGCAACCCCCGAATACGATCTATTACGACCAACACCTAAAGTTGAATTTAAACCCACCTCTATTGAACCGGCAGTAGCTGTTAATCCTAAAACTACACTAATTCTTCCCATACTTACTTCGGTTCCCGTTGCTGGTACTGTACCCATGATATATTTCTTTTAACTAAGTTCTTTGTTATAAATACTTACCACATTTTTTTAAGACGTGGTAAGTATTCATTTAATGTAATTATTTTATTTTAGCTTCTAAAGCTTCAACACGAATTAATAATTCTTTGTTTGTTTCAATTAACAAAGCAACTAATTTTTCATATTTAACAGCCATATAACCGTTGTCTCTTGTTGTTACAATTTCAGGTAAAACTGCATCAATTTCTTGTGCAATAACTCCTATATCGTGACCTTCGTTCTCATGTATACCCGGCATTTCTTTCCAATCAAAATAATAACCGTTGATTTGTTTTAATATATCTAAAGAACCTGTAATTGAATGAATGTTTTCTTTTAGTCTTTCATCAGAACTGTAAAATGCAATAACGTCATTTGTCGCTCTAATTAAACCGACAGTTGTTGGTGTTGACGTACCTACACCCAAAGCTCCTGTTAATGATACTGTTGTTCCGTTATCAGTTATTGATGAGTTACCCACAGTCGATGCTGATGTGAATTTAGTCAATATATTGGTAGTACCTGATGTTGTGATTGAAGTTCCTGAAGAACCATTTGATCCTGAAGAACCTGATGTTCCTGAAGAACCATTTGATCCTGAAGAACCTGATGTTCCTGATGAACCTGAAGAACCACTTGTTCCTGAAGAACCTGATGTTCCTGAAGAACCGTTAGAACCTGAAGAACCACTTGTTCCTGAAGAACCACTTGTTCCTGAAGAACCTGAAGAACCATTAGATCCTGAAGATCCACTTGTTCCTGAAGAACCATTAGATCCTGAAGATCCACTTGTTCCTGAAGAACCTGAAGAACCACTTGTTCCTGAAGAACCTGAAGAACCACTTGTTCCTGATGTTGCTGCAGTATATGATGTTCCATTAATGAATAATGAACCAGTCACAACCATACTACCACTAACAGACATGCTACCTGTGATAGATTGACTACCAGTAATATTTTGACTACCTACTAATGTACTTTGACTTGATCCTGCAGAACCTGTTGGAGGAACTGGTAGACCTACCGCCGCCAAACTTGCTGAAGTTTGTACAACTTGAGTACCTATTTGGATTGTACCATCAGTGTTTGTACTGATAGCTTTTATACCACCAATAAAGATAGATCCTGTAGATACATAGATGTCCTTCCACCAATGTGTCGCATCACCCAAATCGTAAGCATTATTAACAGATGGGATTATAGATCCGCTAATTGTTTGGTTTGCTGTGAATAGGTTACTACCTGTGGTAGCGAAACGAGCAGAACCCGTTGTGTTTAGGGATAGTGCGTTTGTGGATGTACCACTAATCGCAGCATTTATTGTTCCGTCTACCGTAAGATCTCCAAAAAAACGAGCCGAGCCCGATACGTTTAGTGATCCAGAGACATTTGCGTCAAATATTTTCATAGGTTATATTGTTATACCCTAATAAATACTTTGAACTTTCAAATTGTATAAAAAATATCTCTAAATTGGTAGAAGTTTTTCGAGTTTTTCTATAACTTCTCCTCCTGTAATAGTTTTTGAACATTCAAATTGGTTTTCTGTCTTTTCATGAATAGGACACCAATTCCAATTACCTGGATCAAATTCATGGTTAGACCAACAACTATTACATACATTTTTATTGATTACCCTTGTTACACCGTCTAATGGTTCTAAATCTACGTCAGTAAAACCTGAAATAATTACTGTAGGGGTTCCTGACGCCCAAGATAACCAACTTAATCCACTGCTTATACCTATAAATAATTCAGACTCTTGTAAAACTTTTATGATATCGGTCAGTTTACCCTTAGGTTGTACCGTAATTCCTTTAGGATGTTTGTTACCCATGTAACCATCTTCCTCACGAGATAAGAGTCTGACTTCATAATTCTTAGCTTTAAGATAATCTACCACCTCCTGCCAACCGGTTGGATTATTCCAATATTTACATTGAGCTGTTGAATGAATAGCAATTGAAACCAATTTTTTCTTCTTCTTACCTAATTTCTTTAATTTAGGTTTAAGTTCCACATAATCCAATCCGAGAATATCGGATGCCACTTTCATTAATGGTTCCTTTTTAGGGTCGTTGTAATGTTTTGTATAATCAATTTTACGTTCATTAGTATAAAATAACCCCAAACGATATAACGCGTGTATATTATTTACGTTTGATCCAGGTAAAACAAACTCAATATCGGGATACTGATCTTTGAATAGATCATTATTGAATGATGAACAAATTACTTTACATTTATTATCTGTTCTAAATTTCTCAACATATGGTATCCAAGCTAAACTATCTCCTAATGATTTAGATTCAAAACATATCATTACTCTTTTATCCGTTAAATCAAAATTATACTCTTGGTAGAAATTATTATCAACACCTTTAATTTTAATTAACCAATCTACATAGTATTTTTTAGACGATCTAACCCAATGATTACTCTTTAAATTAAACTCAAATTCTAATTTACCATTTTTCTTATCTATAAATTGAACGTTGTAAAGATAATCACCTTCTTCTAATACCTCAACAAATGGACCATCAACAAAATGAATGTTTGTTCTTCTATTTGTGTTAACATTATTTCTTGATAGTTTATTCTTTCTTCTAAACTCATTCATTTCATCTTTAAGTTCCTGTGTGAATATTTCCAATCCTTGATGACGTACTTCAACTACTTCATTTTGTTTATATTCACCGAGTCTTTCTAATTTGTATTCACCCTTTTTAACTGTATGGAATTTTTTATATGTTCCATAGTTAACTTCAATTAAATAATCCTTATCAGCTGGTTGTTCTGAAAATCCGGATATAAAATGAATAAACAATTGTCCCGCATCATCAACACCTAAATAAGTTTGTAAACGAGCACCATTTTTTAATATACCATTCCTATTCCATACCGCAAACATATTAAGTTCATTATCATTAGGGATATACTTACTAACAAATATACTATTGGTAACCTTCTTAATTGATTGGTATAATTGTTTTTCTAATTGCCATCTATCGGGTTTACCCTTGAAGTATTCTTCTTTACTATTAATAAGACTAATCATCTTTAACGCAACATCGGTCTTAATTGAAAAGATATAAGCTGAACTATATGGATTACTTTCTTTTGTTGATCCTTCTGAATACTCGTAAACTACGGCATCATTACTTCTAATATATTCCATAAATGCTTGACGATACTGAATTTCATCTGGTAAGTTATCATACTCTAAGAAATGAATATATTGTTTACCTAATTGTTTAACAAGATTGAAAGCATTTTTCATTGTCAACCAAATTGCATAGTCGTGATGAAAATCTATTTTATTAGTTATCTTATACGTTCCCATATCAGTCCATCTATCACTATTAATACCATACTCAGCAAAATCCTTTTCTAATAATATGTCGTTATTACCATCATATAGATAGTAATCCGCTAACACTTGTATCTCAGGTGAAACTGCATAATGTCCACATAATATAATGGGACAATTATAAACCTTTAAACTTATAAGTAATTTCTTTAAAACATTTTCTTTATCTTTATTATCAGGCCAGCAGTCAACTACAAAAACATCATCATTAAATTGTGTATATCCCATTATCTTTTTCTTATTAAAATTATTCCATTAAGGAAGGTTATTGATTCTATATCAGTTCTACAATCAGGTTGTACTTTATTTGAATATGGTATTAGTTTATCTTCTCGTCGATCCCATACTGCGGCTTGATCATCTAAGTTCTCAACACCTCTAAAGTTAATATCATCCGTTAATTTCTTGAAGTATTCCATCATACTCTTAGGGTCATTTAAACCTCCACCGTACCAAGGGAAATAGGATGTTGCAACATCTTCAACAATGTACATACCACCCGATTTAACGTATTGAAATAGTGTTTTAAATGAATAAATAACATGTTCATTCAAATGTGATCCGTCATCTAATATAAAATCAAATGGACCATATTCATTTGAAATTTGATTTAAAAACTTATCATCATCTTGTGAACCTATTTCAACAAAAATTCTATCTTCCTCATATTTTTTACAATCAGGATTGATGTCAATACCTAAAATATTAGAACGATAATAATAATCCTTCCAAGTTAATAGTGATTTACCATCTAAGACACCAATCTCCAATATGTTTAATTTATCATATCTGTTAAATGGTAAATACTTTTCATATTTAACACAATAATTGTGATTGTCGGAAGACTTATCAGTTCCGTATACTTTAGCCAAATTATCTAATGTACTCATTTCCAAAAATATATCATTTGTAAACTGTTATTATTACCCATAAATAATAGATATGAATTGAATCCTAATCCATTCATTTTATTTATAAAATTTGTTCTTAATTCATCATCAAAATCAAAATGACTATGATGATATTCCATTGCTATGGTTTTAACTTTTTGTAAGTTCTCATCACTGATACCCGCAAATGCTGCATGTTCTGCTCCTTCAATATCGACCTTAAGGAAATCAATATGATCCACCAAACCACTTTCAAAAAGATAGTTTAATGTATATGTTTTAACACTATATCCTTCCTGACCTTCAATACCAAAAACATTTGATCCTCCTAAGTGAGTACTCTCATATAAATTCAATTCTCCAATTTCATGTGCAGCAGCCGCATTAAATAATATTGAACGTGGGTCAGCATTAAGTGACAGTAATTTAAAATATCGTCTATCTGGTTCAAATGAAATTACTTTACTCGCACCTTGATGATATGCCCACCTATTGAAGATACCCATATTACCTCCCAAATCAACCACAATATCTCCTTCATGTATTCTTCTTTCATTACCACCTTTATAGTAATCGTGTAAGTTAAAAATTTCATGGTAGATAGCTCTTGCCCACCCATACTTATCTGCAACTTCAATGGTTCCACCTTGTACATCTTTAATATCACCTAAGTTCTCTAACTTATATGTGTTAACATCTAATGATGTGTAAAATTGTTCTGATTTATAAAAACTATTATCACGTTTCATCTTAATGAAGTCCATCATGAAATCAGACATCTGTGCATTCTTATTACCGTGGAAATAAAGAATTTGATTCTTATCTTTTGGTATTGCTTGGTACCCAAATATTCTATTGAAATTCTGAGGTCCTTCCTCGTTCCAAAACTTTAAGAAATGATGTTGCGTTTCATTTGTCATTCCATCATCACCATCGTAAGATGATGTATCAAAATTTGATAGTGGTAAATGTTTTTTAAAGTTGTATTTCCATCTCATCACATTATCAATACCCTCATCGTTCCATAGGTATAAACGTTTGTAATCTTTACCTCCGTCTTCCATTACTTTTACATAATGACTAAGAATCTCTTCAAACCACCATTTACATTCTTTATTATAGATATACATACAAACGTGCATATAAGGTTGTTGTTTTTGAACTCCCCATTCTTTTGCAACTTGTTCGTTAAATAGTTGTGAATTTTTTCCATCATCATACCAACCAAAGAATTCTTCCTGAACATGTATATCGGATATCGGATAGTTTTCAATCTGTTTGAAATAAGATTTAATATTATCTACGTTGTAGTTTACGACAACATCACCATCCATCCAAACGTAATTATCAAATCCTTCATTAATAGATTCAATACATGCCATTTGTTTCCAATACCATTTATCGTGTTCAGATATCTTTGGTGTTGTTATCGTTCTTTTGATAATATTTGGATAGTCAAATGGAACCTCACAATCAATACCGTATACTATAATCTTACGTTTAGAAAATTCTAATAATGATTGAACTAACTTTTCAATAACCGGCATGTATCCGATATTACCAGTTGTGATGAAAGCAAAGTCATCAAATTTATTTTCAAGTATATCTGAAGCACCCTTTGCAACAGTACTCCAATTAAACTCTTCATGTATTTCTTTTGATTCAACCACAGCAAATGATTTATGTCGTTTATATTCGTTAAATGCACTTAACATTTGTTCTCCCAAATTATTCCAATCAGGTTCACAATATTCACCAGGGAAATCTTTATGTTCCACATTAGCAGGTTTTAATCCATCTATCTTTACAGGAATACCTTTACCTTCCGCAAACTGTAACTGACCTCCCCAATCTGAATAGATCGACGGTGTTCCACAAGCCATAGCTTCAATCAACGGTAAGTTCCATCCTTCACTACGTGCACATGTAACAAACACATCACCCTCTTGCAAATATTTTACATATTCTTCCTGTGGTGTGAATTTTATAAACTTGATATTCGTTGTATCTATGTTGTGATGTTTAACTCTTTCTTCGGTTGTTTTAAGTCCGTCAAATGGATATGGGTTTTCAACTGATGCAATTAACTCCACATCATCTCTATCTTTAAATGTCTCACTAAACGCTCTTAAAACCTCTGTAGTTCCCTTTCTATAATCCCATCTACCAAAATGTAAGAACCTAAATTTGTCCTTCTTTGATGTCTTAGTTAACGGTTTAAATGTATCTACATCAACTCCCTCAGGAACTATTGATATTTTATGTGATGGATAACCCTGTTCAACCAAACAATCAAATTGCCATTGTGTTGGAACCCATACCTCGTCAAAGTAATGTAATCTTTTAAAGAAATTATCGGGATAACGTGTTGATTCCCAAACATTATAAGCTATTTTATAACCATCATAGTCATCATAAAAATAACGATTGTTAGTATCAACCAAAACAATATGAACGTCAGGTTTATAACCACCATCATATCCATAGATTGGGTAATCCGATCTACTACCATCCGAATTATTAAGAGTTTGAAGAATTAACATATCCTTCATCTCATCTGTAATATAAGGTTCATTATCGTGTGGGGTATCATTCATACCCTTCCAACCACCTCCGATTGTTGAATTCCTAACTTTAACTGTGTGGTATTTGTTCAGAGCACAAAAAAAGGACTTTGCGTGATTAGCATATCCTGTTACTCCGATAAAACATGTATGTGCAAGTATTTTCATTAACGATAATATAACGAAAATAAATGAAAAATCAAATCAAATTTTGTATATTTTTTGATACGAAATCGTATAGTTTATGTGAGTAGGTTTTATTATGTATAGGACCTGGATGATAATTATCCACACCTAAATCTAAATATTCTCCGTAATCCCCATCAAACCTATTAGGTTCATCATATTCAAGTGATTTTAATTCTCCACCATTCCAAATCCAATTACATTTTTTTGATTCTAAAAAATATTTTATTAATAAATGATTTTTATACCAATTTATTGTGTCCTCATTATTATTTTGTAAATAAGTTAAATATTCTTGTGTTTTAATACCGTCATCCGTCTCCTTTAAATAACCCCAAGAAGTTGTTGGAATAAATGGTTCAATTCCACCATCTTCGGTATAAATTTCTCTTCTATGTGGGAATGTATACATTATTAAAACCAAATCTGGTTTAATCAAATCATAATAACTCATTAAACATCTACATATAAAATCATTACTTCTTCCACCTGTTCCGAAATTAAAATTTACCGCATTTTCCATATGACTACAAAATTGTGCAGGCCAAGTTTCATTATCATTTACACCAACTCCTTCCGTAATTGAACAACCCAAAGACATTACTTTAAATCCTTCTTTTTTTATACTATCCCCCCTAAATCCTAATTCATTATAGGTGTATGTACATAAACCTGTATTATCTGATCCCGATGTTGTATATGTTCTGCCGACCCTTTCTTTTAGAGAATATTTATAAGATGATATTTCAAATCCTTCTGGATTCCAATATTTTATTACTTTCATATTAATTTATTTATATCAAATTTTACATGTTCACTTTGTAAAAACCAAAGTAATGAGTATCTTTCCCCACTTAAAATAGGTGTAATTTCATGTTCAATTCTCACATCAAATAAATAAGTATTTCCCATTTCTTTATTTAACATATATTCATTTGGATTATATAATTTAAAATCTCCTCCCTCAAAGTCATCATTTAATAAAACTCCCACCGCATATACTCTATTATTTCTAATATCATTATGTTTTCCAAACCAATCACCATTTGTAAATTTATGAAAATGTATTGTTTTTTTTATTGTTCCAATTTTAATGTTTGTTTCTTTTTCCACAAAAACCTTCAACTTATCAAATAACCAAATAGTATTTTTATTATATTCTATGCTCGTTGATTCATATATTCTATCTTTATAGTTCCAATTTTGTTTTTTTGATTTTGTTATATCAATAATAGATTGACACTCTTGTTGATTAAATAATATTTTTTGTATTAAAATCATAATAACATTTTATTTTTCTTTTTAAATTTATTTATAAATAAATCGGATAATTGTAGATGACCATTTTCACTAAAATGCCAATCATTTAATTCACCATTTGTTTCTATAAATATGGTTTCAAATTTATTTAAAAACATACAATCCAATCGTTGGTCAAATGGTGTCCAATGAATTATTTTTTTATCTAAATTGTTTAATAATTTAATCCAACTATTTACTTCATTACAATATCTTATATCATCTCTGTTTAAAAGAATCTCAATAAGAGTAGATTCGGATATTTTTGTTTTGTCAATTTCTTTAGTTGAAAATTTATCGTAATTTGGTAAAATTGTTATCCAATCATTAGAAACTAACCTAAATCTCAACGGAGATGACCATCCAATTATTACTAAATCGTTTTTTTTAATATTTTTTACGTTATCACAAAATTTTTGTAATATAGAATAATTGTCAGATGCATTATCAGCTAGATTAATTAATTCTAAATTTAATTTTTGTGAAATGATTTCACTAAACCCTTTTGGTGTATAACCTTTCCAATTTACATAATTATTTGTCCAATTAGATTCAAATGAAAATCCAGCAGAAAAACTATCTCCAAATATATAAAGTTTTTGTTTCATTTAAATTAAATAATTTATATTAGATGCATTTTTTCTAATATATCTCTTTTCAATATAGTTAAAACAATTGACCACCTTTCACCATCAACTATTTCTTTTATTTCATGTAAGGTTGTGGCATCATATGCAATCGCATTGCCCACTTCTTTACTTAACAAAATTTCTTTATTGTTTTCATCGTAACAAATATATTCACCACCAATATAATTGTCATTTAATTGTATTCCCAAATTCCATCTTCTATTTGGAAAGTTACTATTAAAATCCATATGTTTCATAAATGAATCACCTTTTGAATACTTGTGTAGTGAACAACCAACTGGCTTATTATCGGGATTACGTTCAACTTTTGAAACCATTAAAAACCAACTAAAAAGTTTTTCAAACATCCATTCCGATTCTGTATCATTTACTATATCCCAAACATTAAAAAATTTTCCCAATTTTTTACCATTCTCCATTTTTGTAAATTCGTTAATTCTTCTATTATCCAAATCTAATCTATATTCTGATTTTCTAAATGGTAAATCGGTATAAATTTTTGTATATGATAATATTTTATCACATTCTTCTTTTGTAAATATTTTTTCTTGATAAATCATATTAATTTAATTATATAATATTTTTTATTTTTTTACTAACCCATACTACCATCATCTCTCTACGGCCTGATTTTATCTCTTTAACTTCATGATATTCTTTCTGTCCATCGAATACTACCACATCTCCTTTTTTAAAGGGAATTAAATTGTCATTAACATATAACTCCCCTCCTTCGAAACTATCATTTAACATAATCAAATACGTTTTATTTGCTTTAATATCTAGATGTTTTTTGGCATAATAACCGGATTCATATTTAATATAGTGTAATGAATATATTATTTCATCTTCTTCTAATGTTACATATTTTAATAATGTATCAACTAATATCTTATTAGTTAAATCACAATAAAATATTTCTTTTAAATGAATTACATTTTTAAAATCGTGATATGATTTTATTTTTTTATTTTCATTTCCAAAATTATAATTTTTTAACATTATATCAATGTCATCATAATTAATTTTATTTTTAAATATATTCATTATGTACTAAATAAGTGTTTTTGTTTTATTAATTCTATATTTGTTACCAATTGGAAATCCTATATTTTTAACTTCTTCTATATTAAGATAATTAACAATTTTTTTAAATCCATTATTATAATATAATTCTTCGTAAGAAATTGTAAAAAAATCTTTATTAACATATTTTTCTTTAAATTCAGATTTTAATATCTTAAAATATTCTGTTTTTTCTTTGGTAATTGAATTTTCTGATGTTTTATAAACATATGGTAGATGCCAGTTATCCGTATTTACCGCATTTAAAAATGATTCCAATTGTTCTTGTGTATTTTCTCTATATAGTACAATAATTTTATCGGATACATTTAACAATGAATTCCAATTTAAAGTAGGATAATATATTTCTTTAATACAAAGATGTTTAGTTTTATATTTATAATCTTTTGGGTCAATATTATTTTGAAACCATTTACTATTAGGATTTTCCGGTTCAAATAGTGTGGTAAAGTTTTTATTAAAATAAAACCAATTCGTAAGATTTGTTGAACCACTTCTCGGTTCTGCTAAAATTGTGATAATCATATTAATAATATTTTTATATTAAAGTATTGTTTTTTTTTCCTTTAAAATCGGAAAATCAAATAATACATTTGCGGCAATTACAATTCTATCGATAGTAGAATTAATTGAAGTATCAGGTCTATGATATACATCTGCAGGGAAAATAACAAGTTCATTTTCTTCTGGTAAAAACATCCTTTGTACATTATCTTCTTTATCCATAAAAAATAATTTACCATCGTTCCCAGTTAAATTATTTGGCATTTGTACATAATAAGTGAATGTGCAATTGCTTTCTATTGATTTTTTTACATGTGGAGCAAACATTGTGTGGTTATGATAATGAGATTGTGTATCCTCATCCCTAGAAATAAAAATCCAAGAATATAAACAATAATCAACTTCTTCAACTTTTTTATCTTTTTTAAATAATTCTATACATCTCTTAACACCATAATTTAAAATAAAATCAATTTCTTTACATGTTAATACTATGTTAGTTTGAATACCTGGTGTCAGATGTGATGGTTCATAATTAAATAATGATACGTTTTGATATATTTTTTTTATCAAAATTTCTTTTTCATATGGATATTTTATTTTTTCTCTATATATTTTATCAATCATAGTAAACTAATTATATTTTTTGTTTTAAGATTTGTTTCATAAATCCACCCACTTATAGAATATCTTTTATAATTTTTATCAATAATTTCATCTACACAATGTAAATCTTTTATATTTTCAACATCAAAAATATTTAAACTATTAAATTTGGGTAATAATTTGTATGTAATATTATTTTTATCATCTATGAAGTTTAAGCAACCACCTTTTTTTTCATCTGCATCTTTTGTTAAATTGTAAACAAAAGCATATTTTCTACCCAAAGATACATCGTTATGTGGAGATAAAAAATGGCCATATGTATATTTTGAGACAAATACACTCTGTGCTGTAAAAAACTTATCTTCTAACAATTTACTAATTTCTAATTCCAAATTTAATAGAAAAAATAAGTTTTGTATAAATTCTTTGTTTTCAATACTACTATACCAATATGAAAATTCACCTTCTTTAAATTTTGATTTTTCATATTCATAAGATTTTTTATGTTTTGAATTTGTAATCCAATCAGTTTGAGAATCGATTATATCATATACATTATTTGCAATACCATCAGATAAAAAATTTTCTATTTGTATTGGTTTTTTTTTTAATTCTTCAATATACCCCATAATACTTAATTTTATACTAAATTACCTTTTTTTACAAATCTTGATTCAAAAGTATCCCACAAAAAAGTTTTTAGTTCATTATTAACTTCTATTTTATTTTTTATTTTTTTAGTATCGTTCATTTTGGTAATTTCTAATTTTACTCCAAATTTATTGTTTATAAAATTAATAAATTTATCAATTTCGGTTATATCAAATTCGTATGTACATTTTTCATTTTCTTTCCAATATTTTTGGGAATTAAAAATATATAAAGTACCAGGTAGATTTTTATTTATTTTTATAAATAAACTATTATAATAGTTTTGCACTTCAGACTGGTTTTCAGAATATATAGCATTTGCAAAATTATTATTAAAATGTTTGTATATAAATGCATTATCAACATCTTCCCAATTACAAATTAATTCATTATTATGTTGTATTGCAGAAGAATAGAAAAAAAATTCAAATGCACTTAATAATCTATCTAACCAATTTCTTGTTATGCAAATAGTATCTTTATGACCAAAATAATCTATACAATCTTTTTTTCTACTATGAAAATGAGGGATAATTTTATTTTTAGATTCTTCTATTAAATGTGTTCCACTTATAATTTTTTTTATATTTAAAGATGAATTATAAATTGAGTTTTCAATTGAAACCGATGCGCATCTTGGAATTGATATCCAAATTAATTCATTGTTAATAAGAAACATTTAAATTTAATTTAGATTATATTTTTTTGTTTATTTTCTGAAAAATATTTAAAATCAACATCGTCCCATTTTCCTTTAGGACATGCATTTTGTTTTTCAGAAAATATTTTTTTTGAAAGTGGGCAACCACAGGCCGAACAAATAGGTTTTTTAATTACATATTTTTTATATTCACATGTACCACATATGTTAGCTCTATTTAATGCAAGTGTTTTTTGGCCTTCATTTGGATTAAAAGAAATAATCCACGCATTAATTATCTCCGCAATTTTCATAACCTATTTAATAAAATTTAAGAATTTGAAGTTACAATTAATGAACCTATTTGTGTCATTATTGTATTGATTGTAGTAATTTCTTGTGCTGTCATATTTTAAGTATTTTTAATTATATTATAATGGTAAACAAACCAAACTTGGTGAAAAACAAGGGCCTCCACCATTGTAGGTACAATATTCATACATTTTGTCGCATCCACCAGCACCAATTCCAAATGTGTTACAAGGTTGACATTGGTAATTATGTTCAATTGCTACAAACATACCATCATTTGTTTTGGTTAGGAATAAATGTTCATCTTGAACAGTTATTGTCCATCCGTCAAACCCATTAACACTATTCGTTATATTTGTAACGGTTTTTTCTACCACACTTACTGTTTCTAAATCATCTGTCTGAACTAAAAGGATTTTATCACCAATTTGTAACATATCTAATGTAGTATCTTCCAAATTTAAAGCAGTCCATTTAACAATATCTCCTCTTTTTATTAGATATTGTGATATTGATGTATCTTCCCACGTTGTATTATCATCAAATGTAATAGTTGTCATTGGTGACAAAACATTTGATTTTTGTTTACCTAAAACTACATTTGTTGAAAATGTTGAGTTTGATAAAAATTCAGTAAAATTAACACTATATCCTCTAAGTTCATCTGATTCTGTTAAATTTGGTTGATTTTCGTATAACTTTATTGTTTTTACCACATCTCCAACTTGTAATTCTAATCCTGTCTTATATGACCCATCTGCCATCATAACCAAATCGTCATCCATTAATTTTGGTTTATTAATAGTTTGTGTACCTGAAATATATGATTTTCTGAAATTAGGATTTACTTCAAACGTTTCAGTATCGTAAGTGACATCTTCAAATAATTGAACATTACCATGTTTAGTATATGCTCCAATTGCAATTGATTCTAATGTAGGTGGATATAATAGATTATATGAACGAACTACTGTTGCAGTATTATTTTCAATTTTTTCAGCGTTAAAATAATACTCCATTAAAAAATATTCATTAGATACATTTTGTAATACTACATCTAATTGTTCTTGAGTTGCAACTTTAAAAAATTTAGGATATTCGTTTCTATCATATACTGGATATTTTGCTTTTAAAACAAAATTTGGGTGAACTCCATTGTCGTTAAATGTTGTAATGTTTGACACTAATTGGTTTGACTCATCCATATAAGCAAATTGACTACCAAATTCGGTAGATTGTATTAACTTTAAAAAGTTTACCTTATCTTTACAATAAGTTTCATCTACAATTGCGGTTACATCATATGCACTTCTTATGATTAAATGAGTTTCCGAATCCTCTACATATGGGATAGTAATATTATTTGCAACCTCACTAAATACATATTCTATGTTTAGTGTCACACATAATTCTTGTAATTTTTTCTCAAATTGTATTATTCCACCAATATATGTTACTTTTGTAAAATTATTAGAAGCTATAAAGTTGGTTAATTCGTTTAAATCAAATGTGTTATCAATTTCTGTTTGAGTCATTCGATTCATACCTGCATTAGTATTTATTTCAATTGGTTTTAAATTACCTAATGAATTATATACTAAATCGGTCCCTAATAATACTGTTCTCATGTTTTTTTGTTATTTATAATAAATACTTATTTTTTATCTTTTAGTCCAAATTTTATCCATTTATACCAAATTCTTTCATGAAGATAATATTGAATGGGTTTATATATCAGTTCTACCACCCCGAAAGCCGTACCAACCTTGATTGATCCACTTACCCACCATATTATTAAAAACCCAATAAGAGTACTTACAATACGATATGAGATGGTTTTAGCAATATGTCGTTTACGTTCTACTATCATTTGTCATTCATATCAGGATATTCTATAATATCTCCGTTTGAGTCAATATACCCGTTTCTGATACTTGTACCACTAATTTTAGCAACTTCTTCAGGTGGTTCGTGGTAAATAACATCATACCCAACTCCTCTACCATAATTAATACTCTCAATATCAGGAATAATGGATATGTTAATTCTATGTGAATTTTCCTTAAAAAACGGTTCGTCCGATAAATCCATCATTACTTGTTGAGCCGTTTTAGGGTTATTCTCATCTGTCTCTACATTTCTAATAGCCACCCACACATTCTTCCCCTTTTCTAATTGTTGATTAAGTAACCATTCGTGGCCCTTGTGCCAATTCTGCCAGCGTCCTACATACATTGCATATTTCTTACTCATAGTGTTAATTTTTTTAATATTTCATAATAAGAATCTACTTCGGTTTTATCCGTTGTATCCAAATCTATAAAGTTTTCGGTAGGTGGTTCGTAGTTCTCTACGTGAAACTGATTTCTACCTCTATCCTCTGTCGTGCGTACATAAACCTCAATAACATCTTCTCTATTCTTAAAGTCCTCTCTTTGGTCTTTATATGGGGAAACTAAGGATACCAAGACCGTAAACCCCTTTTTATTCAAAAATTGAGCGATGTCTTGTGCTCTTTCAATATTTTTTTTCCTTCCCACCTCAGAATAGTCCTTATTTTGGAAAATGTCCCTTAAATCGTCCCCATCTATAATAATAGTATTCTCCTTACCAAAATGGGTTAGGAGGTTGTTTACTAACGTAGTTTTACCAGATGCGGGTTGTCCTGTGAACCAATATATTGACATAATACTATAATATAATCAATTAAAGTGATTTTGAGAAATAATTCTCAATAAATTTTTCATTTAATGGATCATTTTTTATTCTTTCCATTATTTTATTCGCAATAAATTTATTTCCTTCTTCATTTGCGTGTCCCTGTTCATCCCTATTGAACCTTTTTTCTTTAAAAAGATCAATTAAACCAGTAAATAATGTTCTAATATGTAAACCAAAATCAACAAATCTACTTAAATCAATTTTTTTATATATCTCCAATTCCGTTATACTATAATCAAATTGCATATAATTGAAAAAATAATAAGGAATGTCATGATTTATTAAAAATTGTTGTAAAGAATATATATAATGAATTGTATGCATACTGCCCATCGGTTCATACTTTAAATGGTATTCTGTGTTATCATATAAAGTTACATATACTGGTTTTTCATCCATTAAACAATGTTCTCGTCTATTTGGTCCCGACCATTGTATTATAACAAAATCAGGTTTTTTACCTGTACTCATTAATTTACATATGGATTCCATTGATTGGTGAAATATCTTATCATTACCGACACCAGATATCGCATCATTAACTAAAAAGTCTTTATCTAATGCCTTTATTTCACTTAAAGTCAAAGGTAAAATATATTGATTATGATAATAGTTAAATGATTTGGTAAATCCACTCATAAGTTGATTAGGCCAAACATAACTCTCTTTGAGTGTTGGGTGATCGTCACTATGTGAACAACCATTTGTATATATTAACATAGATTAGTGGTTATAAATAAACGGATCTCTTTTACGTAATTCTTCTAATTTCTTTTTAAATTCCTTCTTTCTTTTCTTGTCAGCAAAGTATTTCTTCACCCAATTGATTAGTTTTTTCATTATATTATATTTTTAAGTTTATCATTTAATAAGTATTCGTAAAACATTCTGTTCATTTTTTCACTCCAATGATCGTCGCCAAAAATACCACGTTCACCATTTGAATTAATATAATCATCTTGGAGGGTCTCCCAAAAATTTATATTTTTTTCCAAGATTTTCCTATCCTCAATGTTACTATTTTCATAGTTTAAATTGTCCCACGAAAAAACATACACATAAGATGGTGTGATTTTAATTAAACTATCAATTATTTCAAGATAATTTGAATGTGAAGATTCAGTTGAATTAAAAATCTGACACATTTTTATTAATTCTTCATTTAAATAATCAAAACCATCTATGTTTTCATTACCTTTTGACTCCGCACCAATAAACTTATTTACAAATTTATAACCATTAACATCAAATTTGTACCAATTATCTTTTTTTAAAGGTAACCTTGTTCTGTGAAATGCCGGTAAACAAATTATTAAAATGTCATCTTGTTTTAAATTGGGGATTGATATTATCCATTTATCAATTATTGTTTGTACATCTCTACTTGGTTGTCCGTCCACAATAACGTTATAATTTAATACATTTTCTTCTATTAATCTCGTCCACGTATGTAATTTATTTATTGAAATTAATTCATATAATTTGTCCGTTTTCATAACAAAACTATCTCCAATAATTAAAAATCTTTTCATATTTTAATTTTTATACATAACATAATTACCCATTACTAATATATCCATATCAGTATCAAAGAAAGTGTCGACGGCATCTTTAGGTGTCAACACCATTGTCTTATCTTTAACATTGAATGAGGTATTCAGTAAAATTGGATAACCACTTAATTTTTCAAATTCATTTAGTAAATCATGAATTACAGTGTGTTTATAAACTGTTTGAACTCTCGCACTACCGTCTACATGAGTAACAGCCGGTAATTTATCTCGATATTCTTCCTTTACTTTAACAACTTGATTCATATAAGGAACATCATCCGTCATCTCGAAGAATTGATCTTGTTTCTCTTTGGTTACCATTGGGGCAAATGGTCTAAAACCTTCTCTTTTCTTAATTACCTTATTAATTCTATCTTTCATATTTGGTAATGTTGGATTTGCTAATATTGATCTATTACCCAACGCTCTTGATCCGAATTCTATATGACCATTAAACCATCCAACAACCTTACCTTCAAATAATTTTTGTGCAATGTGTGTTCTTAATTTATTTTCAGATTCAAACTTTTTAAAGTTCTTGGTGCCAATTGCTCGTCTAATATCATCTAAATAATATTCAGGACCTAAAAATGGATTTCTTGTAATTTTACTTCTTACTTTACGTTCTTTAACTAAGTAATGAACCACAGCACCTATTGCCGACCCTGCGTCAGATGGTGCGGGTGGAATCCAAAGATGATTGAAGTGTGACTTATCAATAATTTTACCGTTAGCAGTTCCGTTATAAGCACAACCACCACTTAATGTTAAGTTTGGGCTTTTACTTACGTGTCTAATTGATTTGATAATCTCAAACAATACCTCTTCATATCTTAATTGAACCGCAGCTGCCAAATCTTTATGTGTTTGTTCTAATGTTTCTTCAGGTAATCTTTGTGGAACACTTAATAGTTCCGCAAGTTTCTCATTAAACATAGACTTATCGGTCTTATTCCAACAAAATACATCCATATTACACACTAACTTACCACTTTTAAATGAAATCAAATCACGTACCTCTTTAATATACTTTTGAGGGTCACCGTAAGATGCTAATCCCATTACCTTATATTCACCTTCATTTGGTCTAAACCCTAAATAAGAGGTTAATGCGGAGTAATAAAGACCCATTGAATGTGGATACTTTGCAAGTGAACTATATTTGATTCCATTGTAATCGGCAACTCCTAATGACACCGTATCAATCTCACCCACACCGTCAACTGATAAACAAGTTGATTCCTCAAAATGTGATGTATAATGTGCATAATACTGATGAGCTTCATGATGTGTTGAATAAAACACCGTGGAACAAATCTCTTTTAATTTCTTATCAATTTCTTTTACGTTATTACGTATTTTAAAATAGGACTTTAACGAATATATTGGATTCTTAAACCATTGAGGTTTAATGTTTTCCATTACTCGTTGGTATTTTAATTGTGGATCTTCATAATAACAAACCGCCTGTAAGTTCTTAGGTGTAATCTTATATTGTTTATAGATATATTCCAACGCTTTGGTTGGGAACGAATCATCATGTTTAATACCTGTGAATTTTTCTTCTTCACAAGCGAATATCAATTGGTTATCTCTGAATAAACAAACAGATGAATCGTGATAAAATGCGGATATACCTATTATATACATTACTTACTTTTTATACAAAACCCTTTTTAATTGTTCGGGTCCTATGTGTCTTATTGGGTTATGAACTCCTAAAGGGTTTGGTGAAAATACATCCTCCATACTAAACTTCATTGCGGTTTCAATATCAGCAACTCCGTTCCCCTCCATATACTTCATAAAATAAATATCCTCTAAAATATCTTCAGTAATTGGATTATTTTCACAAATTTCAATCATTTTACTAACTGTTCTTAATGATAATCCCCCGTTTCCAACCCATTGATTTTCTTTGGGTTTTCTCCACGGTGCACCTACATAATCATATTCTAAAAAATCATCTATTCCGCTCCTTAATAATAAGGAATCTGTTTGGAAGATTAAAGCCTTAGTCCCTTTTACTTGTCTCCAAAACTCAACACTTTCCATATATCTACTATGTTCAGTATGATTAAAGTTATCAATTCCAATATTTGTTAAAACCACATTACCTAAACTTAACTTAATGTTTTCGACCAATTCTTTATTTTGATTACCGTGAAATATTTGTAACCCCCATTTGATAGGTGAATTTGTTTCATTTAAATAAAACATTGTTGATTTAATAACGGTTAACAGATCGGGATGAACTCTGGGTTCTATAATGACCGCATAATAATCTGTTTCCGTTGAGATATGTGGGATATATCCAACGTGTTTCACATATTCTTCGGTTAGGAACTGTTCCCAAATCTTTTTAGATTCTTCGTTTGATTTCGTCATATATGTGTTTTGCAATTATTTTATACCCGTTTAGATTTGGATGGTAATCTCCTTCATAGAAGTTCTTTTCATCGTTCCATACACTCCTACTACCATATTCCCACACACCGATATTATTTTTAATTTCGTATTTTCTTAATACATCAGATACGCACCCATCTGGATTTATAAAATATTCAGGTAATTTTTTTGTATCAACATCCTCTTCTCTAAATGACGGATAGAAAGAATTAAAATAAAAATGTTTATACCCTTCTAATAGTTCTTCCATTAATAGATATATCTCAACCACGTTGTGAATATCTTTTGATTTATAACGATATGGATACGATAGCATTATAATTACTATATCGTCTTTGTTTATAAATCCATTCTCAACCGTTTCTTTAAGATCTTTTAAAATATATTCATTACCATAACCACAAACACCTAAATTGACATATTCACACTTCAATTTATCAGATACCCATCTTGGCCAAGAGTTCATGTCTCTCAGTTTTTGGATAAACATATGTGGAAATGGTTCTTCTTTATATTTTACATCTGTTTCAATTCCATGTCCTGCAGTCCAACTATCACCAAACGTAATTAATCTCATTATATATTTTTTATGATATGGTTATAGAAATAGTCCGCTTGATTTTTGTGTCCGAACTCTCCCATATGGTCATCAATTACAACACCATTAGTTTCTTCAACAATTCTTGCCTTAAGAACTCCATCAAAGAACATTGGTAAGTTTAAATAACCCAACAAGTTTGTTTTGCTACTTTCATTATCTCTTACAACAATACATTTTTTATCATCCTCTTGAATATTATGTTGATTGAATATTGTCTCGTCGGCCGTCCAATAAAAATTATGTGCACCGATGTTATTTAAATATACATTTATAAATCTCATCCATTGGTTTACTTCTAACGCCCATAAAGGATGAGATCTATTATACATTATTTCTTCTATTGTTCTTTTTGAAAATCCAGTTCCACCAAAATTATTTTCCGAAACTAATATTTGTGTAAAAATATTTTCATCTAAATTTACAGATATAAATCTTGTAAGGTTTGTCCATCCAAACACCACAATATCATCTTGTTTTATTAACTCACATACATTAATGAACTGATTGAAAATGTTGTAATTAGATGAACCCCCAACGGCACAATTCATTACCTTACAGTTTAATCTTTCCCCAAGTATGGTCGGCCAAACTGGTGGTAAATTACCTCCTCTCCATTTTTTATATTTATCAAAATCATTTTCAAATGGAAAAAATATTCCATCAATTGGGTCGTACTCCGCAGTAAAACTACATCCAAATGTCCAAAGTGTTCTCATTATATTAAACTTTCAAAAAATTGATAATCTTTTTCAACAATATTCAACATGTTCCATACTTTTTGTTTATTGTCTTCAAATCTTTGTTTATTGTTCTTATAGAACTCTTTAACTTGGTCTTGTATTCCGTCTAATCTTTTTATTTCTTCAACAAACATTTCTAATCTTCTCATTTGATTTGGTTCGTTGTCATATGAATGATTAATAATATCATCAAAAAAATCAAAATTATATTTCTCTTTCATTGTTTTAATATGATATTGTGTTGCGAGTATCATTGGTAATTGATAATAAAAAAATGGTCTGTAAGATTTCTCACTAATATGTGTTACGAATAGGTCATCAAAAAATTTAGATTCGGTGACAATATTAATATATGAGTTTTCGTAGTTCATTCCAAATTCGGGTATTCTCATCCACGAAGGAAAACCTTCTATGTTTGGTTCTTTAAATAAATTAAACCAATCTTTATTTTTTTCCATATCACTTCTCTTGAACTTAATATCGTTGAAAAAAATTATTTCATCTTTGAAATATTCTTTTTGTTCTCTTGTAAAAATTTTATCATAATAATGTCCTATTGGAAAACAATCGTATGGTGGTACCAAAGACCAATTAATTTTTTCTAATAGTCCTTCTTTTTTCAAAAAACATAACAAAGCGTATCTGTGATGTTTTGGTGTTTTATTAAAACACATAAACATTTTACCTTCCTTGTCATCAACCCAATTACATCCTCCTGCATTTGTCAATGAAAAATTAGACGAATGTGCAATGAAATGTAACGTATGTACATTTATTCCACTATTGTGTTTAATTTTAAGGTCATTCAACCTTTCATTATTATTAATTACGTAAAATTGTTTTGGGTCTAAATTTCTATGTTCAAGATATTCTAATAATCTAATAAAACCGCTTTCATAATCCGGTTCGTGTTCTGTTATTATAATTACTTTTAAATTTTTACATTTTTGTAAACATTCAATAACCTCTTCACTTAATGGTGATTTTTCAAACTTCTCTGTGGCCTTTTCTTCATTCTCAACAAATAAATTTATTATATCGATATTACCGTGTGCAATTGGGTAATAAAAATTTAAATCAGGTCTAAAATAAACTTCACTTAAATTGTGTGATTTAATTTCAAATTTATTTTGCTCCTTTGTTTCTATTTGAAAATGTAATAATAGATGTTGGAAATTAAATGTGAACCTATCTCCTCCATTGTATTTGAAGGTATTGGTTTCACTATCCCATCTATCATAACAAAGATTTAATATCTTGTTTTTTTCCTCCATAATAAATTGTGTCATTTAATTTTCTTTCTCTCCACGGATCCACAACAATACTACCTTCAGGAAATATTGTTTCATTAAAAATACCTCTATGTCCTAATAAATAAACCGCCGGTTCTTCAATCTTATCAAAATCAACATTTTCTTTGTAAGTAAAGTTAACATAATAACCAACTAGTACTGAATATGAACCTTCCGTAAATTCCACACCTGGTTTATAACTTTTACCCATAATAATAATTGGTAAATTGTGTTGTCTTGCTTGTCTAACTAATTTATCGGCTAAGTTTTTCGCTTGAACCTCTCTTGTTTTCATTATTGAATCAAATAAATCATATCCCAATCCAAATCTTTGTGAAAGATATCTTAATGCGATATTATCTCTTGGGTGACACGAACCTCCGTCACCCATACCCGCTTTCATATATGCGGGACCTGTGATTCTATTGGTACTTCTTTCTAATGCTCCCGTTACTACATCTGTATTCATACTACCGTTTTTCTCGGCGATGTCTTGAATCATGTTAACCAAAGTTAATTTTGCTGATATAAACGTATTGTAAAATATTTTTATACCCTCCGCTTCATCCCAATTACCAATTTCATATCTTGTGCCGTGTGTTACTATTGTATCATAAAAATCTTTCAATATTTTTGCATCCGTTGTTGTTGATCCGTCCTCAGTTCCAATTATAATCATTTCAGGATTGACCATATCATGTTTAACGGTACCCATAGCAATTAGATATGGATTATAAATAAATCTATAATTTCTAACTAATGAATAAAATTGACTTCTTGTTGTACCGGGTAGTACTGTTGATATTAGTACCACCAATTGTGATTTATTTGTATACTCATTTAACTCATTTAAAATACCTTGTACAATTGTATAGTCAAAATCTTTTGGTGGTAATTGTGCCATTGGTTGACTACCATCATATGCTGGATCATGTGGTGTTGGTACCGCAATGAATATTATTTCTCTATCTTTACAAACATCCTCTAAAGATGTTGTCATTGTAAATTTAGTATCGGTGACTAATTTTACATCATAACCTAACACATCGTGACCGGCTTCGTACATTACTTCAGCCGCATCTTTACCTAATTTACCAATTCCAATAAATCCTACTTTCATATTATATTATATTTTATTTAAGTCAGACCATATCTCGTCTAATACATCGGATATGTCTTTGTTTATTTCCATTTCACTATATTTTAAATCATATAGTTCTCTATACTTCAATTGATTGTGTTGACATACTTCTTTCATTTCATTTCTCATCTGATGAAGTTGTTCCGTTGACAATTCACTCAATCTTTTTAATTCTTTTGATATCATTATAGATCGTTGATCTCTATTTGGTTCATTATCGTAATTCTCATCAAACCATTTGTCAAATGTTCTATAACCCTTCTCTTTAAGATATTTCAATGAGTATTGATTACCGTACAATAAGAATGGATGTCCGACCATTAATGGTTTCCAAATTTTCTCTGAGAAGAATAAAGTGCCGTCGTCAACCAATGATTCTGTAACCATTGAAAGGAATGTTCTCTCATAATCTTCTTTAGTTATATTAACCGCCAAATTATAATTCAAATCGTATCTATGATCAATAATAAATGGTGCGTTATCTTTTAAATAATTTAAATGATCTTGATTTAAATAATCGGGTATAGGTTCTCTTAATTTATTTAAACTTACTAATCCCTTATCAAAAACACCGTATTCTAATAAATGTGTTAAGAACACTAATCTCTGTGGTCTTGGATTTCTATTATATGATAAAAATAAATATCTATTATCAATTGGTTTAAAATCAACTGGTGTCATTTCATCATACCTATTCCAAGGTTCAAACGAATGTGTCGGTCTTGCTTGAAAACCTAATTCTCTTTCTTTAACAAGTTGGTCAGATATTAGATTACCACAGATTAAATAAACTGAATTAATGGGGAAATCCATATCTTTTCTCCATTTTTCCAAAATTTCTAAATCATGATTACCATATGATCCCGAATATCCTTCAAATAAGTAAATTAAGACTATTTTAGACTTTCCATTTCTCACATCATCAATGTATTGTTTTGACATACACTTAAATCCTATGTCAAAGTTTTCCACAAAAAAATGTAGGTTCCAAACATTAATAATGTATATATGTGGTTGATTATCAATGTTTTCTATTGGTGTGTATTCAATATCTTTAGAGTAATTAGGGGTTATGATTCCCTTGAATCTTCCGTTATCAAAAAGATCACCGTCTTCACTAAATATATTCCACATACCCCACATTAAAGGTCTGTGCAATTCCTTTAATTCATTAAGATACCACGTCTTTGATGAACCGTTAGGTCTATAGTAATTAATAATACTATCCCATTGTTCTAAACTGCAAATGATTTTACCCATAAATTATTATGAAATATAAATAAAAAAAACCATAATAACAATTTGTAATTCATTATTTTTTTTGTATATTTTATATATGAAAATATTAATAACCGGAGGGGCCGGATACCTTGGATCGGTAATTACGGGAAAAATGTTGTCTGAAGGACACGAAGTTGTTGTTCTTGACAAGTTAATCTTTAATCAGGTTTCTCTTTTATCATACACCTCAAATCCTAAATTTAAATTTATACATGGTGATGTTCGTAACGTAACCTTATTAGAAAGACTTTGTAATGAGTGTGATGTTATAATTCCATTGGCCGCAATTGTAGGGTTTCCAGCATGTGCGTCAGAACCTGAATTGGCGAAAGAAATTAATTTTCAACAAATAGTTAATATTGTCAAATTTACAAATGGTAAAAATAAAAAGATATTATATCCAAATACAAATAGTGGGTATGGATTAGGGACGGGACAATTGGAATGTACTGAGGAATCTCCATTAACTCCAATATCTGTTTATGGACAAACTAAATGTGAAGCCGAAAACTTTTTAAAAAATTGTACCGATGCGATAATTTTTAGATTAGCAACTGTATTTGGTGTTTCTCCTCGTATGAGAACTGATTTACTAGTGAACGATTTTACATACAAAGCAATAACTGACAAATATATTGTTGTATTTGAAAAGAATTTTAAACGTAATTTCATTCACATTCAAGATGTTGCATCGGTTTTCTTATTTATGTTAGAAAATTATGATCTACATAAGGGTGAAATTTTTAATGTCGGTTTAAGTAATGCTAATTTATCTAAACAAGAATTACTTGAGAGAATACAAACTCATGTAAAGAACTTTGCGGTTTCATATAATGATTATTATGAAGATCCAGATAAAAGAGATTATATTGTATCAAATGATAAAATAGAATCAATCGGATGGTTTCCTAAATGGACTATCGATATGGGTATTGAAGAATTAATAATGGCTTACCAAATGATAGTACCAAGAATGGGTGCTGAATTTAGAAATGGATTTCCATTAGGATACGCAAATCAAACATAATATGGATTTATCAAAATATAAATATTTTTATGTAAATGGGTCATCATACTGTGAAGGTGGTGGTTTAGAGGAACCTGAAATAAGAGATGATAGTGTTATTCCTGAATATCAAAAACAATTTGGGGTTACTTGGTCAGATAGATCTGAAGTTAATTTTGGTAAACGATTATCTGATATAATTGGAATACCCTGTATTAATGAGGCTAAGTGCGGTGGTGGGATGGAAAGGTTGGTTAGAAAGACATATGATTTTATTGATACTCATTGGTACGAAAAAGATGAGTTTTTTTTAATATTGGAAAAACCTGATTCAACAAGATTTGAATTTTACTTTAACGAAATTAAAGATTATTATATTGCTAACTCCGTTTTTAAAAATGAAGACTATAACCTTGAATTTTCTTACGCTACAAGATCGTATAATAATAAATTACTAAATGAATTTGATAAAAAATATCAAGATAAATTCAAACAATACTTTTTAGATTTTTTTAATTTAGAAGAAAACATTAAAAAGAATGAACTACAATTTGTTGGTTTATACTCTTTTTGTAAATTGAATAATATTAAGGTATTTGTTATGTCTCCTAATAACATATATTTTAAAAGATGTTTTAATAGTGAAGACATAATTTCATTCACAAAATATAATATTGGTGATGATATCGCTGGATGGTGTAAAAATAATAATTTATTAATTAAAGATGAAATTGGTAATGAGTTTAATGATTTTCATCCTGGTTATTTCGGTCATTTAGAATATGCTAAGGAGCTTGCTAAATTTTTAGAAAAAAAAGAAAATAAAAAATTAATATGAGTAATAAATGGGATGAGTTCATAGAAACTCCGTCAAAAAAATTCGGGTACCAAGTACCTATGTTTACACCTTCAATTTATAGAGAATATAGAGGTGAGATATTCACTACATTTCATAGTGAAGAACATCCTGTGATGAAACATATTCATTATGAGAAATCTGAAATTAGTATTCACGGTAGATTCTCAAAATCATACAAGGGAGTGTTAAGAGGTCTACATTACGATAATAAAACTTGGAAATTAGTACAAGCTGCAGTTGGTGATATATATTTAATAGTATTAGATATGAGACCAACGTCAGACACATTCGGTGAATGGGAATCCTTTATGATTACCGAGAAAGATAGAAATCAAGTATTGGTTCCGCCAGGTTTTGCGAACGGTCATTACGCGTTAACCGATTGTATGTTCCATTATAACCTATTTTATAAAGATGGTTATGTGGATGCAAATGAACAAGGTGTTGTTAAATGGAACGATCCTGAATATCAAATGGAATGGCCAACAAATAATCCAATATTACAAAAAAGAGACAGATGATTAAAAATTTAAACGATGAATTACCAATTGTTAGAGACGCACAATATACAGTTGAGGATTTAATAAAATATGAAAAAATGATTGCTGACCATTGGGAAGCTGGTAGAATAAAAGGACCAGTTCATCTTAGTGGTGGTAATGAATCGGAATTACTTGAAATTGGTAAAAGAATTAAAACCACTGATTGGGTATTCTCAACATGGAGGTCACATTATCACGCATTAATCAAAGGTGTGTCTCCCGTTTGGTTAGAACAAGAGATTCTTGAAGGTCGTTCTATAACTATTGTTAGTAAAGAAGATAGATTCTATTCATCTGCAATTGTTGGTGCAATCATACCAATTGCAACAGGTGTGGCATTAGCAAATAAAAGAGACGGTAAAGATGATAAAGTTTGGTGTTTTATTGGTGACATGGCATTTGAAACTGGTGGTTTTTATGAAATGCACAAATACGCTCAACGTTATGATTTACCAATACGTTTTGTTGTTGAGGATAATGGTGTATCAACAAACACCCCTACAGAAGAAACGTGGAACGGAATAAAAAGAGATGTCCCAAGTGATGTTATTTGGTATGAATATAAAAAAGAGTGGCCGCACTACGGAACAGGAAAATGGGTGATTTTTTAAATATATTGGTGGGGGATTACGAAGATATTGATGAGAGATATTATTATCAAATTAGAGAACCTAAAGAACGTAAATTTAGTAAAATAAAGAATGTTTTGGGATCTATTGGTATTAATAATGTCGTTGAATGTAATTCTATTATAAATAATGATCAGAATTACTATTATTTTATTTATCAATTATCTGACTTGAGGTTTTTAGAACTGCCAACATTTTTAAAACCTGAATTTATTGAATTAATGAAAAACAATAAAAATTTAAATGTTGTCTTTTTAAATGAACATGAATCTGAATCAGAAGAAAATTATATTTTACTTAGTGAATCGGTAATAAAACAAGAATTAAATCCTAATCAATTTTATTTTATTAATAATAATTCTAATTTAGACTATTATAAATTAAAAAATAATGGTGTTAATGTTTATTCTTTAAGATTTCTACCTTCCTATTATTCAAAACACATTTTTAAAAATGATATTGATATTGTAACTGATAAAGAATTTTTATTTATGTGTCATAATAAAAGAATTAAACCTCATAGATTTGGAATTCTTTTAGAAATGAAAAAATTAAATATTATTAACAATATCGATTGGTCTTTTCTTTTAAATGATGACCCAAATAGAGATTATTATCAGTTTTTTAAAAAATTATATAGTGACGATGAAATTACTTCTTTATTATCTCACATAGAATATTTTAATGAATTAGGTATCAAAAAAAGTAAATATGAAAATAATCAATTAAATGATAATTTACAAAATGATTTTATTTATACCAAAACATTTGAAAATGCGTATATTAATATCGTAACTGAGACTTATTTTGAGGGTAACCGTGTTCATATTACTGAAAAGTCTTTTAAGCCGTTTAATTTTTATCAATTACCTATTTTTTTAACAACATATGGTCATGTTAAAAAATTAAAAGAAATATATAAATTTGATATGTTTGATGACTTTATTGATCACTCATACGATAATGAAATTGATGATAAAAAAAGATTTAGACTTATTGTACGTGAAATTGAAAAATTAAATGGTATGGATGTGAAAAATTTTTACAATAAGAATATTGACAGATTAATACAAAATAAAAAAATAATATCTGAGATATCTAATGATACTTGTGATATTGAATACTTTAAAAAATTAACAAAGAGTAATGGATAAAATTTTAAACACGGTATATGATTCTTGGGATGGTGATGACATGTTACCCAATTTATGTAATACCACTAATAGTAATTCATTTAGAACAGTAAAAGGATTATTTAATTTCTATGAAGTTATTGATCAAGTAAGAAATTGTAAGATTGAAGACGTATACAATAACCCAAATGAGAAATATTTTTATTTTATTAATCCAGTTGGTAATTCCTTATATTTGTTTCACCAATTTAAAAAAATACCTTTACCTGAAAACGTTGTTGAATGTTTTATGAAATGTGAGAATTTTAACATAGTAATTATAAATGAACACGAGCCAGAAACTAAAGAATATATAAAATTTATTGATGACGATTGTTTAGATAAGGGTTATGACAGAAAACGGTTTTATATATTAAATAATAACTCTAGGTTAAGTCAACATAAGCAATCTTTAAATTCTGAACTTAATGTTTATTCAACGGGATTTTTATTAAAATTTATATCTAAACATTTATGTAAATATGACTCTAAATTTATACCGGAGAAAAACTCTGAATTTTTTATGTGTCATAATCGTAGTCCAAAAATACATCGTTATGTTTTTATTTGTTTATTATTAAAAAATGGTTTAATTGACGATGTTGATTGGTCTATGGTCATGGGTTGGTATCGTAAAACGAATAGATACGGTGGATTCTATGAAGATTTATTAACAAAATATGAGACGCATTTTGTTTATCAAGAACAAATTGCTTATTTGGAAAATGTTGAGGTTAAACGAAGTAAATTTGAGGTAGACAAAGATTGGTTTACGTCTGAGGAAATTTCACCTTCTTTTGAGTGGAATCAGATATATGAATTAAAAACGTATGAAAGTTCATACGTTAATATTGTTACAGAATCAAATTTCTTGTTTAATGAAATTCACATTACCGAAAAGACACTAAAACCATTTTATTTCTATCAATTTCCTATTTTCTTATCCTCAATGAACCACATTAAATACATTAAAGAAATGTATGGTTTTGATATGTTTGACGACATACTTGATCATTCTTATGATAATGAGCCTGATAATAAAAAAAGATTATTTATGGTATATGATGAAGTAAAAAGACTTAGTAAAAATAAAGACAAACTTATTGAGTTTTATAAAAATAACGAATCGAGGTTTGAAAAAAATAAACAAATTGTTATTAATATTTCTAAATTAAATAAAGACTTAGAATATTTTAATAACATAAACAAATAATATATTATGAAAAAAGTATTAATAACGGGGTGTTCTGGTTTGGTTGGAACCTACTTAATAAAAAAATTTTTAAGGGAACGATACCATGTGATTGGTGTTGACATAAATGAACCCAACATTTCAACCAAAAGATTTTCATTTGAAAAAATGGATCTTACTAAAGAAGATAATATTAGTAATATATTAAATAAATATTCTCCTGATGTTGTTATTAATGCATTTGGAATAAAGGGTTCTCCTATTAGAGCTAAAACTAAACCTGTTGATTTCTTATACCCGTCTTTTAAAATTAATACGGAATTGATTCATCAATGTTATAAAAGAGATATATGGTTAGTTTTTATGAGTTCTGTTGGTGTGTATGCTCCCGCTGAAAAATTTGTAGAGGATGATGTATGGAAAACATTACCATCTGAACATGATTGGTTTCCATCTTGGTCTAAAAGGACTGGTGAATTGTTATTAGAAGCGTATAAAGTTCAATATGGGTATGATAAATGGTCAATTATAAGACCTGCCAATATATTTGGTGAATATGATGACTTTAGTGGTAATGGTACCGTAATATCAACTACAATTAAGAAAATATGGGAATCTGAAGGGACAATGGAATGTTGGGGAGATGGTAGTCCAACTAGAGACTTTGTATTTGGTGATGACGTTGCAGATGCAATATATAAAATGTATGAAAATAAAATTAATGATATTGTAAATTTTGGTTCAGGAGAAGAAATTACTATTAAATCGATGATTGATGATTTAGTTAAAATTAGTGGTAAAGATATTACCATCACGTGGGATTCAACTAAACCTAATGGTGATCTTAGAAGACAAATGGATGTGACTAAACAAAAATCATATGATTTATTACCTTCTAAACCATTTGTAGATGCTCTTAAAAAAACATACTATTATTACATTTCACAATTCCCAAATCCAAATTTAGATTTCAATGTAAGAGATTTTTTATCAAAAGGTTACTATGTTGGTAATAGTGGTAAATTATTTAAAGATGTTAATGATTTTAATCGTAATGTTGATTTAGTAATTTCTTCATCTAATGATAAAAGTAATTATTTGTATAGATACGAATATGGTGTTGCTAGTGGTGATGATAACTATAAACGTAGTATTACCTTAGATGAAGTTCCGGCCAGAGATGAATTTATTAAAAATAACGACGCATTTGTGATTCAAAAGTGGTGGGAAACTCATAACATATCTAAAGATATGATGGACGCTAAAATGTATTTTAGAACCTTAATTGATTCATACATACCAAACATTTATCCTGATTTAAAAGATAATATACTACATCAAGATAATTTTACATTATACGAGAATGGTGATTTCATTACTCCTCATCAGGATGGTTATAATGCTGCAAGATATTGTGTTGTTTTAATTTACCTTTCAGATGAAAAAGACTATATTGATGGTGGTGGTAAATTAATCATTGATGATGGTGATACTAAAGAAGAAGTATTACCGGTAAAATATAATTTTAGTATATTAGATTTTAGTGAAAACAATGTTAATCATGCGGTTGAGGTAGTTAAAAATAATTTTAGAAGATTCACTTACATTGATTTTATTTATAATGAAAGTGAATTTAAAACATGGCAAAAAAAAGAACAAAATAAAATATGATGAATAAAAATTCCAAAATATTAATCACTGGTGGTTCGGGATTAGTAGGACAAAATTTAACCGAAAGATTACTTAGAGAAGGATATACCAATTTAAGAGTAAACCTACATAAAAGAGGTGTTAGAACTACCCACGATGGTGTTGATTACACATACCATGATTTACAAACTTATGAAGGTTGTTTAATGGCAACAAAAGAAGTGGATGTGGTATTTCATGCTGCTGCTTCAACATCTAATGCTGTGGACACTGTAGTTGATCCATTAGCTCATGTTACACCAAATGTTGCAATGAATAACTTCTTAATTGATTCTAGTTGGAGAAATAAGGTTCAACATTACATCTTCTTATCATCTAATACAGTTTATCCACCAAAAGGAGATGAACCCGTTGTTGAGACTGATTTCTTATTTAATGAACCATATCCCGTTTACTTCCCTGTGGGTTGGATGAAGAGATATGCTGAGATTCAATGTGAATTGTATGGAAAGTATTTACCTGTTAAAATGAAATGTACTGTCGTTAGACCAGCTAATTTGTTTGGTCCTCATGATAAGTATGATTTCAATAAGTGTCACGTTACTCCAGCAACCATTCGTAAAGTTGCTGACAGAATGAACCCAATTCCAGTGTGGGGTGATGGTAGTGAATTGAGAGATCTATTGTACATTGAAGATTTTGTTGAGGCATTACAAGTTATTATGGAAAATGAAACTGAAATGTTTGAAGTATATAATGTTGGTTCTAATAAAGTTTATTCAGTATTGGAAGTATTAGATATAATGAAAACAATTGCGGAACATGATGCACCAATAGAATTTATTAGTGGAAAACCTTCTATGATACCTACACGTAAAATTGATTCTAATAAAATTAAAGAAAAATTAGGTTGGGAATCAAAAACATCTTTGTCGGTAGGTTTGAAGAAAGGTTACGATTGGTATAATGAACATAAAGAAGAATTTAATAAAATTTAATAAATAAAATGAAAGGATTACTATTTGGGGGTTGTTCATTTACATGGGGTCAGGGGTTATATTTCTATTCGGATTTACCTGGTTTAGTTTACCCCCCAAATGAAACAACATATGAAAGACATCATTTAACTGACGCACATTTAAAATTTAAAGATACAATTCGTCATCCAAGATTGATTGCAAATCATTTTAATACATTTGAAGTTGTAAAAAATCTTAATGGTGGTTCTGAAGATGAAACGTTTGATTTTTTTAACATTATTTTTGACCGTAACACAAAAGGTCGAGAACATTTATCATATGAAAAATATTCATATGAAGATATTGATTATATTATAATTCAATTAAGTCAAGTTTCGAGAAATAAATTTTGGTTTACTTTGAATGGTAAAAGACAATTCTGTGGTGCTTGGGTAGGTGGTGATAACAAGATAAATTTTGGATACAATATTGAAAATTTATTTATATGGATGGAACAAAATAATATGTCTGTTGATGAATGGTTTGAATTACATAAAGATTTACAAGTAAAACGTTTAAAAAAAGAATTGATATTTTATGAAGAAAAGGGAATAAAACCAATTATATTTGCTTGGACGGACGAATTACTTAGTAGAATTAAAAAAGATGATTATCTTTATAGTAAATTTATTAACATTGAATATAATGGGGAACCGTTTGAGACAATAGAAAATTTACAGAGGAGACATGGTAATATGGAAATCAAAAGTGACTTTAATAACTTCACAAATACCCCTCCGATGGATCACCACCCGTCAAAAGAGTGTCATCAAATATTTGCACAAAACATAATAAAAAGAATAGAAAAAGATTTAATATGAGTTCACCACAATACACCCCGTACAAGGACGCACTAACTAATTCAATGACTTACCTTGGTCAACAGGAAGATACCGTTTTTATAGGTCAACAAGTCCTTTGGCACGGTAATCCTATGAGCACCACAATAGGTGAAGTTCCTAAAGATAAACTAATTGAACTTCCCGTTATGGAAGAATCTCAAATGGGTATGTCATTAGGAATGGCAATGGCGGGTAAGTTTGTTGTTACATTCTACCCTCGTTGGGATTTTGTGATATGTGCAACAAATCAATTGGTAAATCATGTTGATAAAATTGGGTTAATGAGTCAAGGTAAATGGAAACCTAATATGATTGTTCGTTTAGGTAAAGGTTCTGATAAACCATTAGATCCGGGTCACCAACATAGAGGTAACTATTTTGAAGAATTTAAATCTATGTGTCCTAATACTAAATTTTGGGATTTAAAGAATTATTCAGAGATTGAATCAATTTATAAAAACGCATATACTGAAGGTGGTATTCATGTTATAGTTGAATATCCTGAGTTATATTACGAATCATAAAAAAAGGGACTTAATGTCCCTTTTTATTTATCCTTCCATTTCTTCATCTTTCTTTGGCCAACTAACTTCCCAATCTTTAAAATCTGCAGCAATACAATCAATTTTATAATCTTTTCTACCACCAACAACTTCTTGTATTTTATTCTTTGCAGTATTCCTAATACCATTTAATCCGTGTGTCAATGCCAACATACTTGGTCCTTCTTTTCCACTTCTTACATTAGATTCATTATGCCAAATGTGTAAATTCATCTGTGCACATACAATAACAGCTCTTAACATTTCACCAGTAATTACAACATCTTTTTCACTTAATATAAGTTGTATATCATGTGTAATGTCTGCAATTTCTTGAGCATACTCTTCTTTGTGTTCGGTTATAAAAACCTCTTTTAATTGTACAATTGATAATCTATCAAGTAATTCCGATAATGTCGGTAAAAATCTTCTTTGTTTCATTATATTAATGATTTATATTTTAGTTTATTTGTTTCTTCATTACAATATCTTTTCATTTCTAAATACGCATCAGGAAATCTAAATAATTTCTCAATCAATGCATTATAATTATATTCAATCGTATCTTCCATTGATTTAAACCACCCAATTTTATCTTCTATATTAACCACCTTTCTAATTGATTCAATTAGATATTGAAGTCTCTCATGTGTTGGTAATGTGTCATATCCTTCATCTATAAAACCATCAAAAGTCTTATATCCAATTTTTCTCATCATATTAAGACTATCTTTATTACCCATTATCATATATGGGTGTCTACAAGCTAATACTTTAAATGTTTTTTCACTTAAGAACATTGTTTGATCACTATCACCACAATGTGCTTCACTAATGACCGTAACAAATGTATCCAAACAAATATCATCATTAAAACGATTAATGTAGAAACTATCATCTAACTCATTATTAGGTTTTTCATAAACTAATAAAGGTAGTCCTTTAGTAATTTCATTCAATAATTCTTCTTCCATATGTTTCCCTTCCCATTGATACCAATGTTTTGGAAAATCATTCATACTAACTAATCCGTCTTTTAATAAACCAGAATGATAAAGATAATTGTAGAACCAAACTCTCTGTGGTCTAATTCTTTTATTTAAACACGCAAACGATTTTAATTTTTCAGGATGTGTAAGTTTATAATTAATATGATCTTGAAATGTTGGTAACGGATGTGCTTTCTCACCTTTAGATCGACCATAACAAGTCATACCCATATCTAATTCAAAATGTGGGTATGGTATAACCTTTAATTTTTCAATTATATTATTATCTTCACACCATTTATCATAAACCACATCTGCAATCATATTACCTGTTACATATATGATACGTTTTGGTGATACATCCCACTCTTGACATTGTTTATGAAAATAATCCCACAGCCATGATGTTTGATAACCTTCTAAACTTTGATCTAACATTAAGAATGCTTTTTTATCTCTTAAATCTTTTAAGTATTTTTCATTAAGATGAAAAAAGAAACTTTTGACTCTTGGGTTATAACCTGTCCAATCATCGGGACTATGATTTACCGAAACTGGTATAATATATCCGTTTTTTTCGTCACTAGCGGGATAATATTGTAATTCACTATGTTTGTCATGTGCTTGAACGTATATCTGTGTTGCAGTTAATAATGCTGAAATACCAAACCTACCAATACCAGATGGATTAATATCATTACATGATGTAAAATTTGCTAACTTTTCTGTGTCCTCAAATAAGAAATCCATTATTAAATTGGTTTATTATAATTTTCTTTATCTGAAACATATACACCTGGCTCAAAATGAGTTATTCTACCATCAGTCATTGCCACATACGGAATTGTATTATCAATTACTAATGAATTGTACCAATCTTCCAATTCAGGGAACGTCTCAACAAAATTCTTATTTCTACGAATATCATATTGAACATAAAAACTTTTAAAATCATGATATTGCATTGACATATCCATTTCACTTGTATTATGACCTCTATTAACAACTTCGATATAATCAATTAATCTTTGAATTTGTGCTCCTTCATTCATATTAATTAATGGATTCTTTTTATGTTTTCTCCACCACATTGATAACTTACCATGTAAATCATGCTTGACGTCATCTGGTAATGTAAGTGGTGACATAAATGCTGGCCATCTTAATATGTTAAAATCTACAACTGGTTTATGTGTTCCGTATTTTTCTTTTAATTTCAACATATCATCTAAAAATTCGGTAATGCTAAATAAACACAAACTATTAATTGTCATCATGATAACAACTTGTCTAATTTTAGCACTCTCAATTACTTTAACTAAATTACTTCTCCATAGTTCATAATTTAATCCATCTCTAATATATTCCGCTTGCTCACCATAAGCTTCACAACTTGTATACAAATCGAATTCTTTGATATCTAATTCGTGAGATATACTAATTAACCTATTCACAGTCGTTTCGTTAAGACCTAGGTTAGAATTGACTGCAAGTCGTAAATTAGGGGATGGGTATTGTTTCATTATATCCATGAACTGCCAAAAATTACGTGACTGTGATGGTTCTCCACCAGTTATACGTATTTCCATTAATTTTTGAGACAATTCAGGCCACCATTTTAAGAAAGCATCCACATATGGATTGTTTTCATTGTATTTACCATAAATCTCTGACCAAGAACCATCTGCGTAATATGCACCTGCACTTGTGGTTTTAAAATTTTGATATGGTCCGTTATCTCTAATATCTTTACCCCATGTTGTTGAGTATCCTGAATTACAATATGAACATGCAAAATTACATGTTCTATCAAAACTAACCTCCATAGTTTGAGGTATAATGTCAGCATCCCAAGGTAATTCATTTAACGCCGCAATATCTTCAGGACTATATATTTGACTTTTATATACCCTATCGGAAATATTATTTCTACCAATATCCTCAATCTTCCAACAGTAAGAACATTCCGCCGGTTTAACACCCTCTAACATCATTTTACGGATTTCCTTTTTGAAATCGGTATTATGTAATGCTGCAGGGTTGGTTTTAATTGCTTCAACATCTATTGGATGTGGTAATGGTAGGTGACATGAATTTGTAAACCCATGACCTAAATGTAAACTTACGTTTAACCATTTAGCAGCACAAAAACTACAACTTACTTTATTTAAATGTTCATCTCTCCAATCACTTAAGTGTTCTGACATATTGGTGTTTTTTTTATAATATAAACTTTATTATTGACATATGAAATTATATAATAAATTCTTTTGGTACCTTTTCTAAGAAATTACTATTTTTAGATTCATCGTATACTATACCTAAATTATTAACTGTTTTAAAATCATATAAACAGACGATATCATCATAAAATCTATTTTTTAAAATTACATCGGTTTCCTTTTCATATATACTTTTAGAATCTTTAATGTTTGAAGTTTTACTTATTAATGAAAAATGATTCATTTCTATTTTAGTAAAACCTCCAAATGTGTTTGGATGTGGACTTGGACTGCAACAACCGATAAATAATCCAGGTCTTTTGTAGTCATCGACAAACTCATTGGTGAAATCAATATGATTGTCCTCAACAAAGTTTTTATAAACGGTTATTCTATTTTCATCTCTAATAATACTAACGGTCATTCCTTTTTCAATATCTTCTTTAGTTACTGATTTAAATACAACATTATTATAACAATCTTCAGATTCAGTGGTTGTCCAAAATTCAAAACATAACTCCCCTTGTGGTTTATTATAGCTTAATCCCATATTTTTACCTGATTTACCAAATATCATACGAACATCCTCACCCTCGTAGTTGTCTTCTATTTTAAAATTACATGTAATAATAAAATTTTCGTTGTAAAAAAAATCAGTTACTGATTGATTTTCAGATTTATTGAATTCGGTCACATATTGATTTTCGTGGTGTGTAGATAAGTCCCATTGAAACTTTAACCAATACGGTTCTCTATAATTTATTGTCATTTTCTATTTTTTTAATAAAGTTAGTTAATTCAGGATAGTACTCTTGGCAATTCATACCTCTTCTTACTTCATATTCTTTTATGAATTTCAAGAAATCTTTTTTATTATCGTCAAATAAACTCATTTCAGTTTCATAGTCTGTCACAAATATATCTCTTAATCTTACAATCTTTTCTATTTCTTGTGTTGAGAATCCTACGTCTTCAATTGTTTGTTGTTCGTAAAAATTAAGACTCCTATATGTTGAGTTGAACTTCATGTATTTAATCCACCTATTAAAATATTCAACATCTATATAATCTTTTAATATTCTAAATGTCATAAAAGATGGGTGACGAAGATATGATGTGTCTAAAATTATTGCTGAGTTCCAATACCTCTTAGTGTTGAAATGTTTAATTTTATATTCGTGTATCTTTTTAATTAATTTCTCATAAGAGAATATACTGAACACATTGAACGTTGACATTACAACAATTGTTACTTTATCTAGTACTGTTAATATCTTATCGATGTTTGAAAATAATCTATCAAATTCTAATCCAAATCTTGTGTATTCGGCTTGTTTACCATAACCCTCACATGATGTGAATAATACAACTTCTTTGACTCTATCTTCTGATATTATTTTTTCAAGTTTCAATATTAATCTATCAATCAATTCATCGTTAACCCCCAAATTACTATTGATTGATAATTTTAATTCTTTATTGGGTGTTTCAGATTCGATAATATAATCCAATACTTTCCATGTGTCTTTAGATAATAAAGGTTCTCCTCCTGTTATTCTAAAAGTATCTAACGTTGAGTATAATTCAGGGAACCATTGCCAAAACGCCTCGACGTATGGATTTTCTTCTGTTTGTCTATATGGTTTAGTTCCTCTATCCTCCATTCTTTTTGTCCCATTATATTCGTGTGTCTCTAAACTATATCCGCCGTATTCATTTATTTCTTCCATCCACTTAGAAGAATATTCAGGACCACAATACGCACATTTAAAATTACACGTATTAGAAAAACTAACTTCGGCATATTTTGGATTATAGTTATCTCTCCAATGTGAATTGGCAATCTCATCAAAATAAGGTTCAGACCACGGTTCTGATGATTTAAAAAATCTATCAGAGAAAGAATCTGAATTATCTTCAACGTTCCAACAATATTGACATTCTGAAGGTCGTTTACCTTCTAACATTTCTTTTCTTGCTTGTTTTTTAACTACACTATTATGTAACGATGTTGGATTTCTTTTAATCTCATCTAAACCTATCTTATGTGGTTCAGGATGGTGACAACTATGTGTCGTACCATTATGTAAGTGCATTGTTACTTGTGTCCATTTAGCTAAACAAAATCCACAACCGACTTTATTTAACTTATCTTTCATTTGATTAAAATCTACCATTTTTTTAAATGATAAAAGATCAACCATTTCAATTGAGGTTTCTTTATTTAAATTATCGAAAATTTCAAGGTCTTCAGTCCTTTTAAAATTAAAATATGTTAGTAGATTATCAGATTTAATATTCTTCTCAAGATCTTCAATACTCATTATACCATAATAGACACTAAAATGATTTAATTCCATTTCTGTAAAACATCTATGACTTTCCAATAAAGAGCTTGGATTGTGGCAACCAAAATAAATTGGTTCTGTATTATAATCTGTCAATAAATCTTCAGTCACCTCAATTCTATCAATTAATTTGAAATTGTGATATAATTCAAAATATGAATTTTTTTCATAGATAATTGAAATCGTTAAACCATTATGTAAATTATTTTGATTTATCTTATAATCTTTATGACAATGAAATTGGGTATCTGTTTCATTTTTTTGTGTCCAATATTCAAAAACAAATTTTTCCACTTCATAATCAAAACTAATACCAAAGTTTTTACCTGGTATACCTAAGAATCCTATTTTTTGATCTTGGGTATATTGTCTTTCAACTTTAAAAGTAATGTTAAGTGAATAACTTTTATTACTTAATACGTTTTGTAATTCTTTTGTTTTTAAGATAAAAGGTTTTTGGTGTTCTATCTTTAAACCCGGTACCCTTATTTTCTTATGTTTAATTCTGTCAGCAACACTACTATTTAAATCACTTAATGATATCTTAATAAGTTTGTCTTTTTGATTTTGAATAATGTTGTATTCCAAATCTTCTTTATGAACCAAATATTTTTCCTTAAAATCAAAATAACATGATAAATTATCGTTTTTTATTTTACTATTGTTATAGAATTTTTCAATATCAACTATATCATTTACACCATTAAAAATACTAAAATGAAGTACATCCATTTCAGTAAAACATCTATGTCTTTCATTGTCAGCATCGGGATTGTGGCAACCCATATATAACGGTTGGGTTAAGTAATCTTCAAATAATGGACCGTCTAATTCAATTTCAAAAAATAAATAAAAATTATGATATAACTCAAACTTTAAATTTTCTTTATCATATATCAAAGTAAATACTATACCGTTTTCAATGTCATTTCTATTAATATGAAAATCTTTGTAACAATGAAAAGTGTCCTTTCCTTTATTCCCCTTTGTCCAAAATTCAAATACAAATGTCTCGACCTCAAAATCGTAACTAATCCCAAAGTTTTTACCTGGCATTCCAAAGAATCCTATTTTTTCACTATCATCGTGAAATTTATCTACCTTAAATTCTATTGTTAACGTTGTACTTTCCGTTAATAATGGATTTATTTTATCGCTATTAATATTTGGTAACTCTAATAACCAGGGTTTTTCGTATTCTAAAAACATTCTATTTTGTTTTAACATTTATAAACATTGTATTTGGGTATATCGTCTCATCAACACTTATGATATCCAATACGTCTAATATTTTATTTAATCCGTCTTCTTTATAATCTATCTTTTTTTGTTGCATTTCAGTAACAAATCTTTTCTCATTTCTTGCGGTCGTTTCTCCTTTTGCCCATTTATCAATTCCATCAACTTTAATAAATCCTTCATCCTCATGAAACATACACTTAAAGTTACCTTCTCTTCTTATTGGAATAATATTATCTACAACTTCGATATTTTCTTTAGTAATTTCAGTATTAAGATTTTCACATATTATGTTATTTACCTTATCTAAATAACCATTCTCAAAATCCATATGTAAAACCAAACTTTTTTCTTTACTAACCGACGTTTTTATATTTTTATAACACTTGTCATATATTTTAACTTCAGCAATTTGACCTTTAAAATATGTTTTTTGGTTGCTACAAAACCCTAATATAAATGGATTGGTGTTATCGTGTTTTTTAAGGTTTTCTCCGACCATGAATGGTTTATTCTCTTTAACATCGTTTACGTTAGTAACTAATTCATTGTTAACAAAGAAATACATTTCTTTTGTTTTATTATCAAATGAAACTGTCACCCACGTCCATTCATTTTCAAATTTCTTAACCCAATTATTATGATAATTTTCGTTTTTATCAAAAACTGTCATGTTAACCGTCCTTGAATTATTAAAGGATAACCCCCATGTCCAAGATTCGTGTTTTCTTAATATTGGGTATTCAATAAATTTCTTTTCTTTGTCACCAACCAACCAAATAGGCACTTTCTCTTGTTGTTGTTCTGCTTTAAATAATACAGAAATAGTATGATTACCAGATAAACATTTACTTATCTTTTCGTTTGTTGGTATAACCACTAATGAATCATCTCCATTAAAATTTACAACCGATTTTTCTTTATGTGATTTAAAAATCTTACCATCTTTATAACCCTCAAAATAACACCTCCAAAAAAGATCATCATCTTCTTGACCCCAATCCCAATATTCGTTTGAATAACCATTGGTTTGATACGCTTGTTCTTTGGTAAATAAAACAACACCTCCAAAGTATTGATCATACCCTAATGTGTAATTATACTTTGATAATTTGGTTGCAATATGAACTGGTGATTTTTCAGGATAGGAGTAATCACAAATTAAATTATCTTTATCGATTGCTAACATATCCACGTCGTGCCAAGCTACATAATCACAACCATCTTCAAAAGCATAATGTGCTGCAATGTTTTTTGTTGCCCCTCTATTAAATAATTTATCATCAACTTGATGTCCAACATAAAATTTATGTTCTATTCCTTTTTCGTTTAAATATTTTGATAAATGTGGTATCAAATTCTCAATGTGTTCCTTTCTATTTCTGTACGGTATACAAATACCTAATTTATGACTCATATTCCAACTGTTACAAATGTTATGTTATTTTCGTTTGTTATTCCGTGTTCTACAAAATTTAAATCTGATAATCCATCGTTATATAATAATTCGTGATTTGTAGATACTTCATTTATAAATCGTAGTTGATTCCATCTAGTAGATTGATCTTTCCATTTGTTATCTAAAAATCCATTTTCTTCGTGAGGTAAACTTTCAAATAGAGATTTTCTCCTATGTGGAACATATAATTCGTATATACTATCTACTATTAAGTCTGTAATTTCACAATTAATGATTTCACCATCATTATTATTTCCTGATAAATCTTTTAATTTATAACCTTTTATTATCTTAGTGTCATAATATAATTTAAGGGAATCCGCAGATTTGTAATCACCAAAATTTTGTGTTAAACCCTTAAATTTATTTTTTGATATTTCCATTATTTCATTATCATCTAAAACGATATCATAAACGGCAAAAGCATCAAAATATCCTTTAAAATATTTTGGTTCATATTCATTGTTAAGGTCACCTGTTCCAATATAAAAAAATGGTTGTTTTTGGTATTGATGTAGTTTTCCTGAAAATTCTACTTTACCAATAATATCCCCGTCTTGGTATACTTTAATAATCTTATCTACGTCATTAATTGTAATGGAAATATTTGTCTTATAATTTTTCTTTATTTTAGAATTGACATAAAGTACATTATGTTTATTATCAAAAGTACAAATATTATATCTGGAAAATGAGTTGAATGATATTGAAAAATCATATCCTGGTATTGTAAATATATTAAATTGATCCACTTCTTTTGTATGGTCACATATTATATCATCAGGATAAAAGGAAATAAATAATGTAATATCCTTATTAAAGTTAAGATTATTTATACCTTTTACGTAAGCATCTTTTCCATTAAATTTTAATACAGAACCTGATGTTCCCATATTGTCTAAATAAAGTGTATTTAAATCTAAATTATTTTTTATACATCTCAATAATAAATCGGTGTCTTCATAACCCCACCCCCAATACTTGTTAGAATACCCGTTTATTTTTTTAAAATCTTTAACATTAAACATTGTAACTCCTCCAAAATAGGTATCGAATAATTCCCTATCTTGGTTTGAAAAATTGGTGGCTAAGTGTGTGGGTGTAATAGAATAACTATAATCTACATCAATCGGTAACATGTCTATATCATGAAAAACAACATACTTACATTTAAGTTTCTCAGCATAAGTAAATCCTATATTTAATAACATTCCTCTATTGAATAATTTAGCATCATCTTGTTCAACTATAATAATTTCATAAGGAATATTCTTTTCATTAAGATATTTTGTAATTCTTTCTTTAAAAATGTCAAGTTGATCGTATCTATTTCTAAATGGAACAACCACTCCGATTTTTTTATTTCGCATTTTTCTTTACTTTCTTATCGTCAGTTTTAATTTCTTCTTCTTCTTTGAATGGAATTTCTTTCACTATTTTATTATGAAATTCAGCCAAATAATATTGGACTCTATTTCCCCATTCATCTTTATCTATTTCCTCAAACCACACAGTTAATGCGTCTAATGAATTAGCGATTTTTTCTAATGCCTTGATTTTACGTGTTTCAAGTTCAAGTTCAATTTTATCTTTTTCTTCCTTTGTCATATTGATATGATTTTTTTAATTAATTTATTCCAATTTTTATAACGGTTATATTCGGGTTTATCTAATCCTAATTCAAACATAAAATCAGGATTTAATAAATCTATTTTAAAATTTGTCTTCTTTAATTCTTTATACATTTGAAAATATTCACTTGAAAATGCGTACTCTTCATTTAGGTTTGCAACATTCATTACTCTATCTATCGATGTTGAATCCCATTTAAAGTGATGAACTTGTACCGAGTGTGTATCCACCGGTGCAATTAATGGATGACTCCATCCTTGCCATCTCCATGTTGTGTGGTCATCGATTTTAGCGTAATGTTGTCCTGCCGTCACATCAACATATCCTTTCATAATACAAATCTTATTTGGACACGCATTACTCATTGGATATCTAAAAAAACCAGCATTAGGAAATTGTTCCCATATAGATATGTCATTAACTAACTCACTAAACTCACCTCCACTACCTATTCTATCAATAAAACCACCTCTTACAATATCCCAATTATTTTCTTGACAATCATATATTATTTTACGTAAATCATCATTAGGATATAAATGGAATTCATCAATATCGGCAATAACATACCAATTATCTTTTTGTTTTGCTTTAGCAAAATTATAAAGTTGTGTTACTTTTTCCCAATCAAATACTCTTTCTTGAACGGTTATAACAACATTAACTTTTTCGTAGTTTTTAATTACTTGATTAATTTCTTCGGTTAAATTTGGATATAACTCCGTTTCATAAACGGCAATCAAAATTTCATCAACATGTTTTTGATAATGTTCAATGAAATGTGGAAGTAAGTTAATTCCGTGACCTATGACTGTTAATAATTTAATCATTTCTTATTAATTACCGTTATACCACTTGAAGATGGTTTGTTAGGTAATATACGAAAATTATATAAATTAATCAAATTATATGATGGGTTTTTTTCTAATTCCTTAACTAATTTTGATGGTCCATCAAATCTATGATGGTCTTTTTTTGAATCTTCAGATATTAATAGATTTTCCTCGTAATTCGGATCGGTATCGTGTATAACGATAATTCCTTTATCAGATAAAATATTTGAATATAAATCAAAATCCAATTTAACTCCCTCATAGGAATGGTCACCATCAATAAATAAAACATCTATCTTTATATCTTGTAAAACAAAGAAATTATAATAAGCATCTTCTGATGTTGATTTAATTAATCGTGGTTGGAATTGTTTGTGATAGTATGAGTTTTCATCCTCTAAATCATTTGGACCTCCAATACCGTTACATGCGTCAACGATATATGTTACACCAATGTCTCCCCAATTAATATCAGGGTTACCTTCAAATATTCCTTGTTTGTGTAAATCAATTCTTGCTTGTGTCATAATACGGGGTATAAACCCACCTCCCGACCCGATACAGACACAGGTTTTTGCTCTCATATGTTGTATCAGTGAATAAACAATAAGACCGTCACCCATATGTTCTGTCGTTGCACCATGTGTCCATCTATAAGGGACTGAATCACCCCCATTTGTTGTGATATTTCCTGTTATGAAATCTTGATTGGTTATCATCAAGATAATATACGAAAAATATTTCTATAAACCAAACCTTGATTTTTGTGCGTTGTAATTTAGTAAAACTTCGGAGTCTGATAATTGTCTATTATATATTCTTGAAAGAGACATACGTCCATTTAAGGGTTGGATAAAATTGGGATCATCATAACTTATTCCTAAATCAACAGGTTTACTGCTATTACATACATTGTTTATGTGGCTTCCATATAATAAATTAGTCCAAGACTGTGAAACGCCATTTCTATGTATTTTCATTGTTGTGTATCCCGCCGACCCTTTTGAAAAACATAAATGATACCATTGACCAGTAGTTATAATACCGGTCGAAGTCAAAGCACCTTCTAAACATTGTCCATACACTTGGGATGAATAATAACCACTAATTTTTCCATCACTACCAACCGATAGTGAAAATACCGGCCAATAATCATTATCGGTATTTTTTTTAATGATTGATGGGTTTGACGATAATGAATTAAAGTACACCCACGATTCTAATGTGAATTCAGACGTTCCGTGGTCAACATCTGTGGTTCTAACATAATCATTAGTCCCATCAAATACAATATATCCACTATTACCACTATTAAATGTTGGACCATTTGTTAACGTACCCGCATTTCCGTTATTACTTAAATCTGTCCATTTTGTAGCAAAATCATAGGATATTGTTCCAATTATATAATCACCTGTATCTGAACAATTGTCACTTGTATATCTGACAATTGTGTGTTCTGCACCACCACTATCAATTAATATTATTCTAGATACTCTCGGGTGATGACTTACTACCGCAGAACCTTCAACATATCTCCAATATCTGCGAGCTCCTACTGAATTTAAACCGATACCTGAACCTGTTTGGAATCCACATGATGTGTTGTTTGACATGACACCAGTGAAGGCTGTTGTCCAACTTGAGTTATCATCACTATATTGTACAGTATAATTTGAACTTCTTAACCCACCTCCATAACTAGAATATATTTTAACACCAACAATTACCGGTGCAGTATTATATGAATTTTTATTACCAGCATCTAAATGCATTACCAATCCATCCATTGATAATTGTTTTATTACTTCACTGGTGGGACCTATTGAAGTTTTGTATAATTTATTTCCGTTTAAATCTAATGGCATAATTAAAAAATATAAATGTCAGATACAATTGTTTTTGCTGGTCCGTTACATGCCCTTCCGTGAGTTGGTCCTGCTGAAGAAATTCCATTTCTTCTACTTAACATATAAAATGAACGTGAAGCAGAATATGCATATCCTCCATGCATAAAATTTGTAGAATCATTATCACATGCACCTGATTTTTTAGTATATTGTGAATACTCAAAACAATTTAAAAAATCAAATATCCTATCTCCACTTGCTGAATCCCAAGTTAACATACCAGATGATGGTGAATATCCATCTGCGTTAAAGTTCCAACAACTTGCATACCCTTCACAATAATATTTACAAATTAAATAAGACCATTTATATTCTGATTTTATTTTAATTGCAAATCCACTACTATCACACCCACTATTTCCATGTTGAAAATCTAAATAATAACCACCAGAATCAGTACCAATCGCGTTTATTGAATATGTACCACTATAATTTATGGTGTCAATCATATCGGCGGTAACTCGTCTAAATGATTTATTCATTATCAATCCATCAGGTGATAATGCAGTAGATGATAAAGTATTTCCAGCTATATTAAATCCCATAATATTTAATTTTATATTCCAAATCTTCCTTTTAATGCATTAAAATTCGATAGTACTTCCGCTCCCGCTAATGCTCTATTATATATTTTAATAACGGCAATACCACCACTAAATTGTCTACCAGAACTTTCTCTACCTATTACCCATGTTGGGTTTGATGTTGATGTTCCTGTTACACCAAATACCTTTCCATAGTTTCCATCTGTCCATTGATGTACGTTTGTGTTATCCCAAACACAACAGAAATGATGCCATCCACCTCTACTTACCGCCGAAGTGCTTTCATGATAACCTTCGGGAGCGTGTGAATACCAATAGTTGGATTGTTTCATTGTATCTTTGGTTATACTCATATATGCCGCACCACCATCTCTTGCTAAAATTATAGTTCCTCTATCACCCGATGTTATTTCACTCGCAGCAGGATATATCCACGCTTCTAATGTTAGAGATGTTGTTGGAAATCCCGTCATACTATTTCCTTGCATATAGTGACCATCGGATGTTAAGTTGAATGCTGTTCTACCTCCAACTGATGTCCATCCAGGTGAACCAATGATAGTTACATTATTTCCATATGTACTTAAATCGGTCCAAGTAGTTCCACTACCTGGATAGGAATTTATATTACCCGCATCTAAGTGACATATTAATCCAGTCTCTATTACATTTTTAGTAAAAGAACCACTACTTAATGATGTTGAACTAATAATATTACCCCCTACATTTATCGGCATTATATTTCTTTTATTTTTAAATTTCTACCAACGTACCTATTATCTAATTGTAATTCTATTTTTTTGTTTTCAGCTTCTTCTAATGTTTCAAATTGAAATTTTTCATCTCCATCTATGCAAGTGCACCAATCAATATACTGCATATCTTCAGGTGTGCTTTCTAATACAGGTAATAATTGTTTTAATATAATATATCTCATATTTTATAAATATTTGTTTTATTAATCTATACTTAACCAAACATATGCAGGTAAAAAGTTAGCTACACTATTTCCCAATGCCCAAGATATAATTCCTGATGTTGTTGTTCTAGGATTATTACCACCCGCCACTCCTAAACCAAATCCTGAGTCAGCTCCACCTGATGAAGTTCTATTAAAGAACGCAGCAGCTTCATCCATTGGTGCACCTATCCATGCTCCCGCTCTACCTGTACTTTGCAAACTACTAAATGTTCCCAAATGTTCTGTTGTTAATCCAAACCCATATGCATTTCCTGTATTAGCTGCGGATGTAGAGTTAGATGAAACATTTGCAAACGAACCCAAACCATAATAATTTAAAATTGTTTCTGCTCCACCAAAATCAGTAAAATTAGAACCTAAAAAATTTGTCATTCCATGATATGTGGTAGAAACTGTTGTTGAAAGTTGAGGGTCTGTACTATCCGGACCTACACCTGAACCATTTCCAACAGATATACTACTAAATACACTATATAGACTTGTTTTTTGTGCGTTCCATTGCATAATAGGAGGGATTCTATTTCCCATTTCATATAATAATCTTGTAAACGGAAAAGAATTCCAAGCACCATATTTTGCCATTCTTCCACTTTGTAAATTAAAATCACTTTGATTTACTAAAGTGTTGTTTTGCCATAATGGACTTCCCGCCGGCATATCATGTATATTGTGACATTTTAATGCTAATACCCAATTTCGTTGTTGATGCCAATTAAATTTAACATACCCTAAAAATATTTGACTTCCAAAGTTTAACCAATATACACCAGGTCTTTGATTATATGTGGTTGATGCTGAAGATAGAGATGTGATTGCCGTTGCTGGTGTATTTTCGGCCTTAATATTTAATGGTGTTGCAGTACTATTCATATAAACACCCGTATTGTCAACTATCAACGGTGTGTTCCAAGAAATTGTGGCATCCGCAGTTCCATTACCCGCAGTACTAAATGAAATTCCACCATTATCTAGTCCTAATGCTAATGCTGGTTGTGATGAGTTTCTATATGCAAATACTCCACTTGCATTTGTATATGCGTTTGATGATAAATAAAATTGATTTTGACTATTTGTATTTGAGAATAATATTTGACCTCTTGGGAGCATTATACCTCCGTATTGTGACGGTCCAACATATGAATAATTTGTCGCACCTGCAATAATATTACTATTTGTAATTAATGGCATCTTTTATGGTTTAGGGTATTGCTGTTTAACTTGTTGTATTGATTGGTACCATTCACCGTTACTTGTTAAACTACCGCTCACATTTAATTCATGCCACAACATATCTAATTGATTACCCAATGATGGGTATATTTGTTGTCTATCTCTTTGATATTGTGTTGCGTAATGTTCAGCTAAACCAACATAGAAACCATATCTTTGGTCTTCTGTAAGTGGTGTTCCATCAACTGGACTTAATAATGGTTCTCCTTTATCTAATTCGTGTATCATATTATATAATTATTTTACTCTTGTTAAAATTGATGATTCGTATCCTGCTGAATTTAATATTCTTATATTAAAATAAACGGTTAATCCATTTTGTCCTGATGTGTTGGTAAATCTTAACCAATTTCTATCAACATTACCTTCTTGATGATGAGATACTGAATAATCTCCCCACGATAAAATCGGTGTGTGTTGTAATCCATATCTTGATACATCAAACTCAAATATTCCATATCTCCAAGTGCCCGTTGTAAAATTAAAAAAATTACAAAGACCTATTGTTCTTACATACCCACTCGTATTACATATTAAATCAACCGAAGAACCATTATTAATTGTTGCAGTTCCTACCCATTCATTCATACCACCAAATTGATTACTCATTAACATTCTTGGTGATGTTATTGACGTTGCACTTAATTCTGGTGATGTTGTTGATATTAAATTTGCCATATTATCTTACTCTTTGGGTTAAATGTGATGATACAAAATCACCGGGTCCTTGTACATTCAATACAAAGTAATATGTCCCATTACCCCATTCAGAACCTATCGTATTGTAAAATCTACAATAATTCGTTCCATATGATGGATTATGTCTAGCCACAGACCACGTACCAGTACTTGTTAGTGTTTGAATATTAAAACCATATTCTGATAATTGAAAATAAAAACTACCACAATGTATTTGAGATTGGAATACTACCCAACTACAAAATCCATACATACGGTTATGAACTCCCGTATTACCAAATAGGTCAACATAGTTTGTTGCACTATTGACCGATGTTGGTATTGATACTCCTCCGCTATACTCCCTCATCATATGATTATAACTCGTATTATTCAATATACGCGGAGATGTAAAACTCGTAGATGCAGTTAATGTACCATTTATTGTTGTATTTTGTAAAGTTGCCATTAAACGTATCTTGTTAAAATTGGTGATGTTATCGCATTGGCGTTTGGTGCAAATAATGTTATATTAACTAAACATGTGGCATTTCCCCACGATACATTATATTGGTTTGTAAATCTTAACCAACTTTTAGAAGCACTCGTTGGGTCTTGATAATATGAAAATGTTATTAATTGGTCGTTAGTTGGTCCTGATGTTGTTTGTAAACCATATTGTGATAATGCAAACCAAACATTTTGAGTACCATTATAACTTTGATATGATAAAAAACTAATATACCCCGTTACCCATTGCCAATTATTATTATTACAAAGTACATCCGTATATGGTGTCGCAGTATAGTAAGGTGAAGTTACGGAAACATTACCACCCCATTGTTGTAAAGCCATTGCATTAGAACAAATTGTACTACTCGCATTTGACGTAGATGTTGCATTGTATGTTGTTACCGTTGTACCTATTAATGTTGCCATTATTTATTTGATTTAAGTTCTTCAATTTCTTTTTTCAAATCTTTTATTGCTTCAATTAAAACCGCGGTAATCCTACCATAAGAAACTGAATCCGGCTCTCCTTCTTCATTTTTTAAAACAACCTCAGGTAATATTTCATTTAATTCTTCCGCTATTAAACCTAATTCTTTTAATCCTGTATCTTTTTTGGTATATGTTACACCTCTCATTTGAAGAACTTTATCTAAACCATATTTAACGGTTTCAATATTATCTTTATATCGTACTGATGAATTTTCAGTGATAGTACCTGAAAATGTGGCATTTTGATTAAATGTCATTTGTGCACTACTATTCCAACTAAATAAACTATTATATTCAGTATTAGCAGCATTTGGAGTTTTAAAAGAACCCGCATTTCTCCAAATATATTCAGTACCATTCCCACCAAATGAGCTACCTGCATTACCTGATACGTCAACATTAAAAGCTAATGTAACAGCATCGGTTTGGTAATTCGTTCCAGTGGACCCTACCAATAATGTTCTATAAGATGTGGAATACCCAAAATAAGAACCTGTTAATGCATTTCTACCACTTATTGTTACTAATCCATTATTATTTAGTGGCATCTCTTATGATTTTTTAGGAGTTGCGATATTAGGGTCAACTTCAGTTAAAGCAAACTTATATACTTTACCCTTCTTATTATTATATAAGAATAAATCATCTTCACCCTCTACTATTGTCCAATCACCAATTCCGTTATTTAAAGATAAATCCGATGTATAAACTGTACTCCAACGAGCGGCCGCCGAACCTAAATCTCTTGTTCCATTTGCCTCAGGTAAAACGTTACCTGCCACCGTTAATGTTGATCCGTCAAATGTTAAATTGGCTTCAGCATTTAATGTAACACCACCGGCACTTGTCATTATTCTATTATCAACCGCATTTGTAATTGTTGTTGTACCACTAGAACCTGAAGAACCGTTACTACCACTAGAACCTGAAGTTCCAGAACTACCGTTAGAACCTGAAGAACCACTAGTTCCTGATGACCCTGAACTACCCGATGTTCCACTAGAACCTGAAGATCCGTTAGATCCACTAGAACCTGATGTACCACTAGACCCTGAAGAACCATTTGAACCTGATGTTCCTGAAGATCCACTAGTACCTGAAGTTGCCGCAGTATATGATGTTCCGTTTATTGATAATGAACCAGTTATACTTAAACTACCCGTAACTTGATGTGTGTCATCTAATGTGTCTCCAAACTTTGTTGATCCTGAAGAATACATAACAGATGATGTAACATATGTCATGAAAAGTTCGTCAGCCGTAATTGCTCCCTTAACTTTAAAAGAACCTGTAATCTCAACATTTTTAGTTGCCGACCATATAGACCCTGTTTGTGCGAATATTGAATCTCCCGATGAACCACTTGAACCATTGGAACCTGAACTACCTGATGTTCCACTTGATCCTGAAGTACCTGAAGTACCACCTGAACCAGACGATCCTGATCCACCACTAGAACCTGATGTACCTGATGTTGCGGACGTATATGATAGACCACCAATTGTAACTCCATTTGTAAAATTAGCTGAACCCGATACGATAATATCGTCACCAAAAACAACACTATTACCACCTGAACTTAATATTTTAGATCCGTCTTGTAGTACAATATTTCCTCTAACATCAACCGAACCCGTCGTTGGGTCAATTAATATATTACCTCCACCTGATGATTTCAATTGAATATCTCCATCCACAGTTTGGAATGTGATTGTATCTGTACCTTGTTCTAAAATCTTAATTGATTGACCGTTGTCAGTTGTAATCTGTAATTCTTGGTTTGTACTACCCAAAACTTTTTGTCCGTCAATGTATAATGATGCACTTGATAAGTATAAGTGTCTAAATGGATTTGACTCACTACCTAAATCAAAAGAACCACTACCCACAGGTACAATTGACCCACTGAATGTTTGTGTTCCTTTAAACGTATTTGAACCTGTTGTTGCAAAACCTAAATTTGTTCCTTGAACACTTGAACTTACTATATTACTACTTAATAGAGCTGAAGATAAATCAACCGCTCCACTTACCATATGTCCTCCTCTAACAACGTTCACACTACCTGAAACTGCAAGTGGGAAATAAACATTAAGATTATTATTATCAACAGATTCTATTCTACTTGGTATGATTATACTTCTACTATCATCCCAAACCGTAACAACAGGGAAATCAATACCTAAATTATGAAATACAGACCATGTTGTTAATGATGCAAATGTTTGTGTTGCTCCACCAATACCATCTCTACCACTTGTTCCTGATGTACCATTTGATCCTGATGAACCCGAACCTCCACTTGTTCCTGAAGAACCGTTAATACCACTAGTTCCTGAAGAACCATTAATACCACTCGTACCTGATGAACCGCTAGTTCCAGATGAACCACTTGTACCTGACGTACCCGCAGTTCCCGCTCCACCAACTGTTACACTTATTGTTCCCTCTTGTGCAAATGGGAAATATACACTTATATTATTTGTGTCTGTTGAAATTATTTCACTTGGGATTACAATACGTCCGTCATTATCAAATACTTGAACTGATGGATATCTAACACCCATTTGGTGATTAAATGACCATGTGGCTGCTGCAACACTAACGTTTTGTGTTTTTGTTTGTCCGTTTAATACAACGGCGTTTAAAGCATGTGATGCCGTTAATGCGTATGATGAACTTGCAATTGTTGTTGTTGAACTTGATACGTATGAATTAAACCATGACTCATCTAACTTACCTGTTCCAACAACTGCACCATTAACGTATAATGATCCAGTAATCTTTACAGATCCAGTAAAATTGTGATTATCATCTAATGTATTACCAAATGCCGTAGATCCTGATTCAAATAATACTGAAGATGTAACTAATGCCGTATGAATTTCTTTTGCTGTAAGTGTTCCTGTAATTGTTAAATCACCATTAACTTTTGCATTATTTGTTGTTTCCCAAACTGAACCTGTTAAAGCAAATAAACTATCTCCTGATGATCCTGATGAACCACTTGTTCCTGTTGTACCACTTGACCCTGCTGTTCCTGAAGAACCTGCTGTTCCTGAAGAACCGCTAGATCCTGATGTACCTGATGAACCGTTACTTCCACTAGTTCCTGATGAACCACTAGTTCCTGAAGAACCTGAAGTTCCTGTGGATCCACTAGACCCTGATGTACCTGAAGAACCATTAGATCCGCTAGAACCTGATGTTCCCGCAGTTCCTGAACTTCCTGATGAACCATTTGAACCTGACGTACCTGAAGAACCACTAGATCCTGATGTTCCTGAACTACCTGAAGAACCACTAGTTCCTGTAGAACCGCTAGATCCTGATGTTCCTGAACTACCTGAAGAACCTGACGTTCCAGAAGAACCATTACTACCCGATGTTCCTGATGAACCATTAGATCCTGAAGTTCCACTAGAACCACTTGTACCACTTGTTCCCGATGTTGTGGACGTATATTCGGTTCCATTTATATTAAATGAACCTGTTAAATTAATTGAACCTGATAAAATTAAATTATTGTTTTCATCAAGTAACATTTGTCTGTTACCATTTCTACTGAAAACTAAACCATCAATATCAGTTGTTGCACCTCTTGCAGCACCTATCGTCCAATTCTCTCCACTCCAATTAAAACGAACACCCGATGCGACTCTATTTGGTGTGTTAAATCCTGCTGCATTATAAATTGAACTATCAGGAACAAATGCTTGAACATTTGCAACGGGGTCCGAACCTGATACTACTAATGATGTTAATGATGTATTCCCTAAAACTCTTAAAGAACCTGACGTATTTAAAGATCCTGTAATATTTTCTGTTCCAATTAAATTGAAACTACCACTAAGATTTAATGAACCTGTGTTCTGAGCATTTGTAGTAACTATTTCCTCAATAGAGGTAGAAGCCGATCCTGATTTGGCAAAGTATAATTTACCGTCGGTTGTGTTTATTGCTATTTCCCCTAATTGTAATTGGGAGTTAGTAGGTCTATTCCCACCAGTGGAACTTCTACGTAGTTTTACTATTTGACTCATATATATGTGTTCTAAATCCTTGTGATATATATCACGGTTAAAGACCTATGTAGGTCTTATGATAAATACTTGTTATAAATAAAAAAGGAGACTTTTTATAGTCTCCTTTTGTTTTAATTTACGTTTTCAATTGAAAGAACTGTTCCTTCCTGTCTTCCAACATATTTGTTTACTTCTATCGTTGTAATGTTTAGTGCCTCTTCTATTGAGTTACCAACGGCACTACAATGATATGTTATTTTTTCTTCACCTACTTGATATTCTACTTTAAATCTATGTCTCATTTTAATTTAATTTTATTTAATTTTATTAAGGTTGTTCAGCACAAACACTTTTGTCCGATACTATTCCTGTATATGAAATTCTTCCTGAATATGGTGATCCTCCACTATTTAAAGAAAACGCATGAGTTTCATTTTCACCGGTATATACGTTTACTAAATTAGGATCTGTAAAGAATTGTTCTACATTAAATGGTTGATCTGCTGTTGCATATACTGTAGTGTAGAAATCCATACCGTAATTTTGACAAGCCAAACTCGATGATGTATAAGATGGTCCTAATTGATAAGCATATGATGTTGCAGGTACAGGTGTTGCAGTTGGTTCTGCTGTTGGTGGGAATGGTGTTGGTGTTGGTGATTGTGTTGGTTCATTTGTAGGAACTTGTGTTGGTTCTGCTGTTGGTGGGAATGGTGTTGGTGTTGGTGATTGTGTTGGTACGTTAGTTGGTACTGCTGTTGGTTCTGGTGTATTAGTTGGTACCGCTGTTGGTATATTTGTAGGTACTGCTGTTGGTACGTTAGTTGGTTCAGGTGTTGCTGTTGCTGGTAATGGTGTTGGTGTTGCTGTAGGTGCCGCCGGACAAGCTGTACAAGCTGTTTGTGCTGTTCCTGTTTGTGCCGAACCATCTCTCATAAACTCTCTTTCATCTGTACCATTAGAAACCCAGAATGTGGTGTTATTAGTCATATCACCATACACGTTACCATACAATGTGGATGATAAACCTTTTATTTGAGTTAAGTTACATAATGATGTACCCTGTACGGTAATATTAACATTACCATATTCACCACCAGTACATGCTGTTGGTCCGTTAACTAAACTAACATAACCACTAAACGTAGTTTCAAATGGAGTTGGTTGTGGTGTTGGTGTTGCAGTTGCTGGTACAGGTGTATTTGTTGGTATTGCTGTTGGTACCGCTGTTGGTACCGCTGTTGGTACCGCTGTTGGTTCTGGTGTTGGTGTTGGTGATTGTGTTGGTACGTTAGTTGGTACTGCTGTTGGTTCTGGTGTATTAGTTGGTACCGCTGTTGGTATATTTGTAGGTACTGCTGTTGGTACGTTAGTTGGTACTGCTGTTGGTTCTGGTGTATTAGTTGGTACTGCTGTTGGTACTGCTGTTGGTACTGCTGTTGGTTCAGGTGTTGCTGTTGCTGGTAATGGTGTTGGTGTTGATGTTGATGGATTAGCGCAGTCGCCGTTTACAGTACAAGGTGTTCCATTATCTACCACAGTCAATAATCCAATGTCGTCAGATATTATATCAGTACCTGACTGTATACATACCACTCTATTTGCACCATTTGCAACCGACCATGAAACTAAACTACCATCTGAACATCTATTATATTCAAATATTATATTTCTATCTCCAGACTCATTATAAACTGTAACACATTCACACGATACCGGTGTTGGTGTTGGTGTTTCTGTTGCTGGTAATGGTGTTGGTGTTGGTGTATCTGTTGCCGGTAACGGTGTTGGTGTTGGTGATTCTGTTGGTGCGTTTGTTGGTTCAGCTGTTGGTGTTGGTGTTGGTGTTGGGGCCGATATTGTAGAACAATCTATTACTGTAGAAATCATACCATCATTATCCACAGTTACAATATAACTAATATTTGCACCTTGCGTTGTTACTAATTTGTAAATATATCCATTAGGTACTAAGTATTGATTTTTAGTACATTCATTTGAGAATAGATAATTACCGGTTTCTAAAGTTGATCCACCGACTATGTAATATACAGTATCAGTATCTGATTGGCATACATCATATAAACTATTTGGATTATACGTTTGTTTCGCATTAAATGCAATTGGAGGTAGTATTGTTGCACAATCATTAACAGATGTCACCATACCAGTATTATCCACTGTTACCAAATATGTTATATCTGAACCATCAGTTGTTATTAATTTATAGAGATAATTGTTTGGAACTACTTGAGTTAAAGTTGAATCGGTGTATAAATAAATTCCTGGATCATTAATACTACCTGAATTTATTGCATATACATTATTCGTACCTCCTGATGTACAAGCACAGTATAAACTTTCAGTACCATCAATTTGTAAACCATTGAACTCCGTTAATGAAACTGGTGTAGAAGTTGGTGTCGGTGTAACCGTTGGTGTTGATGTTGCCGGTAATGGTGTAGGTGTATCTGTTGGATTAGGTGTAGGTGTTGGTGTTGGTCCACTTACATTTAAACAATTTATTAAACTGTATATTTCTCCATTTGGACCTCCATCAATAACGTATTTATTTATCGCATCTTCAATAATGTAGTAATCTCCCCCTATTAAACCAAATATTGAAGTAAGTCCAGAATCACTATATAAAATATGTCCTGTATTTAATGATGGATATTCTGTGTAAACAGTATTATTAACTGATCCATTTTGACACGCAAAATAAGGTTCAAAATATCCTGTGACATCTATTTGATAAGAATATGACACAATTGTTGGTGTAGGTGTTGGTGTACTTGTTGCTGGTATTGGTGTTGGTGTTGGTGTATCTGTTGGTGTTGGCGTATCTGTTGGTACTTGTGTTGGTGTTGGTGTATCTGTTGGATTAGGTGTTGGGGTACTTGTTGCTGGTATTGGTGTTTCTGTTGGTGTAGGAGTTGTAGTTGTTGCATTGATACAATCAACACAATTAGGGTAGAACGTAATTGGAAAACTTCCGTCATCAGGTGTTGCATCAATTTTATTAACAATAGTATAACACTCGCTTAAAGTTGCACCTGTAAATTCTAAAAAGAAAGTATCGCCCGGTGCTAAGGTTGAACTTATTAAATTTGCAATAAGTGTATTTGAACTAGTACATCCTGAGATGGTATAAGTTGTTACCGAAGTTAAATCTTGAGTTGGTGATGGTGTCGGCGTATCTGTTGGATTAGGTGTTGGTGTACTTGTTGCCGGTACTGGTGTTGGTGTTGGCGTTGCCGTTGCGACAATTACCGTTGGTGTTGGTGTTGCAGTTGCACATGGAATACTAAAAGTACAAGTTTGACTAAAATCAGTAAAGTATAATGAATAATCACCTAAGTAGTTATCACTTACATAATTGTAAGGAACAACATGTGAACCTAAGTTAATAGTTCCCCCACTACATGGTGAAAATGTAATTGTAGCAGTTTGACCACTATAATTTGTTGTTAATATCTGAACTGTTGTTGCCATTTTATATCTATCTTTATTTTTATATTATATTATAAGTTATATCACAAGTCATATCAAATGGTACTACATTATATGTAATATCACAAGATGGTACGGATGGTGTTGGTGTTGGTGTACTAGTTGATACTGATGTAGGTTGTGGTGTTGGCGTTGGTGTATCAGTTGCCGGTAAAGGTGTTTCTGTATTTGTTGGTGTAGGTGTCGGAGTATCTGTTGGATTAGGAGTTGGTGTACTTGTTGCCGGTAATGGTGTAGCGGTACTAGTAGGTTGTGGTGTTGGTGTATCGGTTGCCGGTAAAGGAGTAGGTGTATTTGTAACTACATTAGTTGGCGCAGGTGTTGGAGTAGGTGTAGGTGTTCCATTATTAGTATTTGGAACTATTCTAAGTTTTCCTGAAAATTGTATACCCATAGTACTCTATAAATAGTTTATTTTTCTAATAAGACAAAAAAAAAGGAAGATTTTTTAGATCTTCCTTTTAATTTTTTTGTTACGTTTTTTTAGAACGTTCCACCGTCTATTGTATTTGTGAATGTTAAACTACCATCTGAGGTTTTATAACCTAATATTGTTGTCACCACATCACTCGTATCTGTTGTTGGTACCTCACCAAATATGTCGTTAGCATTTTTAAATGTAACATTTGATCTTGTACTACTTATCAAGTCATTACCGTTAGTTGATACTTTTAACGTACCCGCTACTACTGTGTTTCCTGATACCGATTCAACTGTGAATTTATCTGTATTGAATTGTAATGTTGTACCACTATATTTCAATAAACTATCACCGATTGTGTTGTCTGAAGATGCAATTGGGAATGTTCCACTTGTTAAACTTGTTTCACTTCCTAATGCTCCTGCGGTTGTTCCAATTACTTTACTTGAGTTATTTGAACCGTCAACTGTTAACCAATCATTATTAGTTGAATCCCATAACAATGAACCTGATTGATCCGCTGAACCTGAATCATATCCACTGATACCTGCGTATCTTTGGAATGGTGAGTAAGCGTTTACTAAGATAATATTATCACCGATTGCAACTGTACTTGATTGGATGTTTACATTTGTAGAAGAACCTAATACTTGTAAGTTTCCTGATACAAATAAATCTCCACCTAAACTTGTTGCTGAACCTGAACTTACAGTTAATGAACCTGTGATTGAAGTGTTAGAATTAACTTGTAGACCTGCTGCTGTTACTGATGCTGTTACCGCACCACTTGCAATTTTGTCTAATTGTAATCCTGTTACACCACTTGCCGGTATGTTATATAAACCATTACCGTCTCCTATGAATGAACCTGTGAATACTGAAGAAGTAACTGGTTGATTAAACTTAACACTTAAGTTTGTCTCCCAAACTGAACCTGTAAGTGCAAATATACTATCTCCTGAAGATCCTGATGTTCCTGAAGAACCAGACGTACCACTTGTACCACTTGAACCTGCAGTTCCTGAAGATCCACTTGTACCCGAAGTACCTGATGATCCGTCACTACCTGAAGTTCCTGACGCACCATCTACACCACTTGTTCCTGAAGAACCACTAGATCCTGACGTTCCGCTTGTTCCGCTAGAACCTGAAGTTCCACTTGTTCCTGAACTTCCTGATGTACCACTTGTACCTGATGTTCCGTCAGAACCGCTAGAACCTGAAGTTCCACTTGTTCCTGAAGAACCACTAGTACCTGAAGTGCCTGATGATCCATCACTACCTGAAGAACCTGATGTACCTGAAGTTCCTGAACTACCTGATGTACCAGATGTTCCTGAAGATCCATCACTACCTGACGATCCACTTGTTCCTGAAGAACCATTAGATCCTGAAGTACCTGAAGTACCTGAACTTCCACTTGTTCCTGAAGAACCATCACTACCTGAAGAACCTGATGTACCTGATGTACCTGCAGTTCCTGAAGTTCCTGATGAACCGTCAGAACCGCTAGATCCTGAAGTACCTGAAGTACCTGAAGAACCTGATGTTCCAGCACTTCCGCTTGTACCTGATGAACCGTCACTACCTGATGATCCACTTGTTCCTGAAGAACCATTACCACCGACAGTTGCGATTACTGTACCCGTTTGAGCCTCGTTAAAATATACTTTTAAGTTATTACTATCAATAACTTCAATTTCTGTTGGGATTACAACTTTATCACTATTATCAAATACATTGATTGCCGGATATTTGTATCCTAAATTGTGGTTGAATGACCATGTTGTTGATGCTGAACCAACTACTAATGTTTTAGTTTGACCTGAAACAATTACTGCGTTTTCTGCATAAACAGCATAAGATGCTGAAGTTGCAAATGATGATGTTCCAGCAAATTGAGATGTTGAACTTGAAACATATGAATTAAATGCTGATTCATCTAACTTACCTGTTCCAACTGTAACACCGTTCAACATTAATGAACCTGTAATATTAACAGAACCTGTAAACTCGTGTGTGTCGTCTGATGTATCACCAAATTTGGTTGAACCTGATGTATACATTATTGAAGAACTTACGTAATCAATATTTAATTGTCTTGCAGTTAAAATACCGTTAATAAATGTATCACCATTTACTCTGAATGTTCCGTCAGATGCGATAGATGCACTTACTGAACCGCTAACTATTTTATTTAATTCTAAACCTGTTACACCCGAAGCTGGAATGTTGTATAAACCTGCACCATCACCTTTAAATGAACCTGTGAACGCAGATGCCGTTACCGGTTGATTAAATTTAACACTTAAGTTTGTTTCCCAAACTGATCCTGTAAGAGCAAATATACTATCTCCTGAAGAGCCTGATGTACCTGATGTTCCTGAAGTACCCGATGTACCACTTGTACCTGATGTTCCGTCAGATCCGCTAGATCCCGAAGTTCCACTTGTTCCTGATGAACCACTAGATCCTGAAGTTCCTGAAGTACCTGAACTTCCACTTGTTCCTGAAGATCCGTCTGATCCACTTGAACCTGATGTACCTGATGTACCTGCAGTTCCTGAAGTTCCTGAAGAACCGTCAGAACCGCTAGATCCTGAAGTACCTGAAGAACCTGAAGTTCCGCTAGTTCCTGAAGTACCCGATGATCCATCAGAACCGCTAGATCCTGAAGTTCCACTTGTTCCTGAAGAACCACTAGTACCTGAAGTACCTGAAGAACCGTCAGAACCGCTAGATCCTGAAGTGCCCGCAGTTCCTGAAGAACCACTAGTACCTGATGTACCTGATGATCCATCACTACCTGAAGAACCTGAAGTTCCACTTGTTCCTGAAGAACCATCAGAACCACTAGATCCTGAAGTACCCGATGTACCTGAAGTACCTGCAGTTCCAGAAGAACCACTAGAACCTGAAGTACCTGAAGTACCTGAACTATTTGAAGTGTATTCTAATCCATTTAAAAAGAAACTACCAGTTATGTTCATTGAACCACTGATATTAACTTGACTACCAAACGTTGCAGTTGTACCCGTTAAACTAGTAATTGTAACACCACTGATAGTATTACCTTCAATGTTACCTACTAAGTTTAATGAGCTATTACCAACGTTATCGCTGTTTAATATGTATAATTTCTTTTCAGAACTGGCATAGAATGGTGTACCATCTAAACCAGAACCATATGTACCAGCAGCAATCGTTGGTGCGTTAGCTCCTTGATATATCTTGGAGACTGCCTTAAATGCTCCTGCAACCCCTTCGTCACCAAGAGCTGGTGAACCGATAAAGATAAATGGACCCTGTAAGTCACTTATCGAACCGGTTGCGATGATTAATTCACCATTTCTAGCTGTTGTATTTTTGAGGGTTGCTAACGAACCCCTCCTGTGTTTAATGATTTGTGCCATCTACGTGTGTTTGTTTAGTTTATAAATACTTTATTTTTAATCATCTTCGAGTTTTTTCTATTAAATTTCTATATTTTTTTTTTTCACATATTAAAAACCACCTAAATCCAATACAATATTATTTTGTTCTTGTGATATTACCCTTTGTCCTCCCATTGATATTGAAGCAGAGATAATTTGTGATTGAATTTGAGCTTGCATCATTGCCATAGCACCTGATATAATAAGTGATTCTCTTAATGGATCAGTTGATGTTAATGTTGTTGTTCCACGTACTGTTAAATCTCCATCAATAATAACTGAACCTGTTGTACGTAATGAACCTGTAAAATCATGTTTATCATCTAATGTATCACCGAATTTTGTTGATCCTGATTGATAAAGAATTGAAGATGTTACATAATCAATGTTTAATTGTTTTGCTGTGATTGTACCATCAATTACTACATCTGTATTAACTTTTAATTTTCCATCAGCTAATGATGCACTTACACTACCACTAACAATTCTATCTAAGTTAAGTCCTGTAATTCCTGATGATGGAATATTATATAATCCAGCTCCATCACCAACAAACGAACCACTAATTGTTCCGTTGTTTACGGTTAAATCACCTGTGTTAATTGTTAAATCACTATTTGTTAAATCAGCTTGACCGTTGAAGATGTATAAATTAGAACCGCTTGTTAAATAAAGTGAAGAACTGTCAGTCATTATAGTATTACTATCTGTAATACCAAATTCTGATGTAATTCTTAATGAACCTGTAATTTCTACATCGTTTGTTGTTGCCCATACGCTACCTGTTAGAGCGAATAAAGAATCTCCACTAGATCCTGACGAACCATCTGATCCACTTGAACCTGAAGTTCCTGAAGTTCCATCTGAACCTGATGAACCACTTGTTCCTGATGTACCATCACTACCCGAAGAACCTGAAGTTCCTGAAGAACCACTTGTTCCTGAAGTTCCGTCCGATCCACTAGAACCTGAAGTTCCACTTGTACCATCCGATCCACTAGAACCTGAAGTACCACTTGTCCCTGATGTTCCCGCAACTTGTCCAACTGATGTTAAAACAAAAGAATATGCGGTATTACCTTCAGTATACCAAATAACAGTATGAGATGTTGAATCTTGGTTATCAACCAATACTGTAACCAACATTCTATTTGTTGGGTCGATGGTTGTTGTTGGTAAAACTAAATCGGTTTGTACTTCTGTAGATGTAACTGAATCGGTCCAACCTATGTAAGATGGTGTACTTACTAATACTGGACCTATTGGTGTACCTGTAGAATCCGTTAATTGTATACTAACTTGAGCAAATAAATGATCGTTTGATGCTTGTTTTAGGAAGTGTAAATGAAATCTTTGCGTTCCACCTGGTATAACATTAAATCCTAATTCAGGTGTAATAAATGTTGATACTACACTATCGTTAGTATTACCTGGTAAATTAATTGTAACTCCTGTTTGTGAAGCTGATGAAGGATATATATCTAAATCTCTGTATGTGTTAATTCCCGATAATTCTGATTGATTAAAATAATACACTTGACCAGCAGATATACCTGTTGCACCTGATGTACCACTAGATCCTGAAGTACCATCTGAACCTGAAGAACCAGATGTTCCTGAAGAACCTGATGTACCTGAAGAACCATCTGATCCTGAAGAACCACTTGTCCCTGAAGTTCCATCAGATCCGCTAGAACCTGATGTACCACTAGACCCATCACTACCACTAGATCCTGAAGTACCTGACGAACCGTCACTACCACTAGATCCTGAAGTACCACTAGATCCATCACTACCTGAAGAACCGCTAGTTCCTGATGTACCATCTGATCCACTTGAACCTGAAGTACCACTTGTTCCTGCTCCACCAACAGATGCAACTACATGTCCTGCCGTTGCGACGTTGAAATATACTTCAATTAAATCTTGATTTACACTTCTTATTGTTTCAGGGATTACTATGTAACCGTTATCATCAAAAACATTAATAACAGGGTATCTTTCATGTAAATTGTGTGTGAAAGACCACGTTGTTGAAGGTGAAGAAACGTATAATTGTTTATTAGCCCCTGATACTATTACTGCATTTTCCGCAAATATCGCGTATGATGATGTTCCTGCAAATTGTGATGTATTTGAACCTGTATATGTGTTAAACGCCGATTCATCTAATTTACCCGTACCAATTGCTTGACCGTTTAATGTTATTGAACCTGTTATATTAACTGAACCCGTAAAATTATGTGTATCATCAAATGTGTCTCCGAATTTTGTTGATCCTGAAGAATAGAGAACAGATGAAGAAACCAATGTAATATTATATTCTTCCGCCGTTAGTACACCTTTAATTTTTACTGAACCCGTAATTTCAACATTGTTTGTTGTTGTCCATGTTCCTGGTGTTATCTCAGCAAATAAACTATCTCCTGATGTACCATCGCTACCCGAAGAACCTGATGTACCGCTAGTTCCTGAAGTACCATCGGAACCTGATGTACCTGATGAACCGTCACTACCTGATGAACCTGATGTACCTGAACTACCATCCGAACCACTTGTTCCACTAGATCCATCTGAACCACTTGTTCCTGATGTACCATCTGAACCTGAAGAACCACTTGTTCCCGATGTTCCTGAAGTCATTGCTGAGAATGAAACACCATCTATAATTAAACTTCCACTTGTAATATTAAGAGATCCCGTTATTGAAGTATTAGTGTTAATATGTAAACCATCTAAATCAATTGAAGCTGTATTACTACCACTACCGATTAAATTTAATTGTAATCCTGTAACACCTGATGCTGGTATGTTAATTAAATTACTACCATCACCATAGATGTAAGCTCCACTTATTATTCCACCGTCAACATATATGTTTGAACCACTCGTCATGTATAATGACGAACTATCTGTCATTATAATATTAGCATCAACAACTCCTAATTGGGAAGTTATTGATAATGATCCCGTAATTTCTACGTCATTTGTTGTTGCCCAAACGCTACCCGTTAGAGCAAATAAACTATCACCTGAAGTACCATCTGAACCTGATGAACCTGAAGTACCACTCGTACCATCTGAACCTGAAGTTCCTGATGAACCATCCGTACCATCGACACCCGAAATACCTGAAGTACCATCACTACCTGAGGTTCCTGAAGAACCGTCTGAACCCGATGTACCCGATGTACCATCACTACCACTAGATCCTGATGTGCCTGAAGACCCGTCACTACCTGAAGAACCTGAAGTTCCTGATGTACCATCACTACCACTAGATCCTGAAGTACCTGAACTACCATCCGAACCACTTGTTCCTGATGTACCATCTGAACCACTAGATCCTGATGTACCTGAAGACCCGTCACTACCTGAAGAACCTGAAGTTCCTGATGAACCACTTGTACCTGATGTACCAGAAGTCATCGCTGAGAATGAAACTCCGTCTATTATTAAACTACCACTTGAAATATTAACTGATCCTGATATAAAAACCGAACCCGTAAACTCGTGTGTGTCGTCCGATGTATTACCAAATTTATTTGAACCTGATGTATAAAGAATTGAGGAACTTACATAATTAATATTTAATTGTTTTGCGGTTAATATACCATCAATATACGTGTCTCCATTAACCCTAAATGTTCCATCGGATTGAATAGAAGCGCTTACTGAACCACTTACTATTTGATTTAGTGCTAAATTTGTTACACCACTTGCCGGTATATTATATAATCCCGCACCATCACCAAAGAAGGCGGCAGTAATGTAACCACCATTTTCTATAATGATATTACTACCACTTGTTAATATAAGTGATGAACTGTCAGTTAAAAATAAACTTGAATCAAATACACCTGAACCGTTGGATACTATTAATGAACCCGTAATAGATGTGTTGGTGTTAATATTAAATCCATCTAAACTAACCGAAGCCGTATTACTACCACTTGTAATTTTATTTAATTCTAATCCTGTTACACCTGAAGCTGGAATATTATATAATCCCGCACCATCACCAAAGAAGGACGCAGTAATGTAACCACCATTTTCTATAATGATATTACTACCACTATTTAAAACCATTGAACTACTATCAGTCAAATACAAGAAAGAATTAACCGCATTAGTACCTTGACTAACCGTTAACGAACCTGTAATTGATGTATCGGTATTAATGTTAAATCCATCTAAATTAATTGAGGCGGTATTACTACCACTTACTATTTGATTTAACTGTAAACCTGTAACTCCTGATGCTGGTATGTTAATTAAGTTTGAACCGTCTCCATAGATATAGGCTCCACTTATTATTCCACCATCTACATATATGTTTGAACCACTTGTAAGATAAAGTGATGAACTATCTGTCATTATAATATTACTATCTGTAATACCTAATTCAGAAGTTATACTTAAACTACCTGTGATTTGAATATCATTTGTTGTTGCCCAAAAAGATCCTGTTTGAGCAAATAAACTGTCTCCTGAAGTACCATCAGAACCACTTGTTCCTGAAGTTCCACTAGTTCCTGATGTTCCTGATGTACCATCACTTCCTGAAGTACCTGATGTTCCGTCACTACCTGAAGTGCCACTAGTACCATCACTACCGCTTGAACCTGAAGTGCCTGAAGACCCGTCACTACCTGAAGAACCACTTGTTCCCGAAGTACCATCACTACCACTAGAACCTGAAGTACCTGATGAACCGTTCGTACCATCCACACCGCTTATACCACTTGAACCACTAGTTCCTGAGGTACCATCTGAACCTGAAGTTCCACTTGTTCCATCTGATCCCGATGAACCACTAGTTCCCGATGTACCGTCTGATCCACTTGAACCCGAGGTACCTGAAGAACCATCCGAACCACTTGATCCCGATGTACCTGAACTACCATCACTACCTGAAGTGCCTGAAGTTCCTGAAGTACCATCTGAACCACTTGTTCCTGATGATCCACTTGTTCCCGCAGTTCCACTAGTTCCTGATGTCATTGCAGAGAATGGAACACCATCTATAACTAAACTACCACTTGAAATATTAACTGAACCACTGATGAACAATGAACCTGTAAATTCATGTGTGTCATCCGATGTATTACCAAATTTATTTGAACCTGATGTATAAAGTATTGAAGAACTTACATAATCAATATTTAATTGTTTTGCGGTAATAATACCATCAACATTTAACGAACCTGTAATCTGTACGTCATTTGTTGTTGCCCAAAAAGATCCTGTTTGTGCAAATAAACTATCTCCTGATGTACCATCAGAACCACTTGTACCTGAAGAACCCGATGTACCTGATGAACCATCACTACCGCTAGAACCTGATGAACCATCTGAACCACTAGTTCCTGAAGAACCATCCGTACCATTTACACCACTTATACCACTTGAACCACTAGTTCCCGAGGTACCGTCCGAACCTGAAGAACCTGAAGTTCCGTCTGATCCCGAAGAACCAGAAGAACCGCTTGTACCTGCCGTACCCGCAGAACCAAACCCACCTGTTGATAGGTCTTTTATTGAGTCTCCTAAGATATCATCAATCCAATAACCTAAATCGGGAAACGATAATTGATTTTTAGTTAAATTACCCAATTTTGCGACTCCATCAACATATTCATAAAAAATACCATAACTTTCTTCAGTCGGTATATTATCTTGTGCAGATGAATTTATATAGATTTCTAAATTGGTATCTTCAAACTCAATATCTGCATTTTGATTATCATTAACAGTTATAGATTTAACTGTATAAATTTTACCTGTTGGTAATGCAAATTTCCATCCTATTTGTATATCATTTGCATTATATAAATCGTAATTTGGTTCGTTCGTTGGATATGTGGCGTCCTGTGGTGTGATATCAACATTACATATAAATGAAAGGTATACCCCGTTATATGAATCGCCAGAAGTCCAAGTTGTTGAGATTGTTGTACTTCCAAACTTAATTTTACCAATTATTATTTTATCGGGAGTTCCTATTGCCATTCTATTTTTGTCTTTTTTAACTTATTAATCCGAATGTTATTATACAAGTTGATTGAGCCGAACTTGAATATATAGCTCTGTCATACACTAAACCATATAAATCTAACGTTGTCCAATTTGAGGTTGATAATGTTTGTATTGCAGACACAGTATTTGTTTGTGGAATTGTACTTCTACCTACAGGTGGAATACTAACAACATTACCATTTGTATTTCCGTGAACCATAATATTAACCAAAGGTTGTACTTGTTTACTTCCAGGTCTTGTTATTGTTAATCTTGAATTTGAAGGACAACTAAATACCCAACCTAAACCTTCTAACGTTGTTTTATTTTCACCATTAGGTCCCAACACATTCGCAATTGGCGTTCCCGCAGTATCGATATTACCTCCAGTTGTATTTAATGTAATTTGATACATTAATGCGGCACCCGCTGCTCCCACACCTGAGGAACCTGACGTTCCACTTGTACCAGTTGCTCCACTTGTTCCTGATGAACCACTTGTTCCTGATGTTCCCGTTAAACCTGAGGTACCTGAAGTACCTGCCGTTCCTGAAGAACCATTAGTTCCTGCAATACCAGATGTACCTGAAGTACCACTAGATCCGTTAGATCCACTTGTACCATCCGTACCTCCACCACCTCCACCAACTATTGTAACAGTAACATTACCCGCACCATTATCTGTAACGGTTGCTCCATCAAATGTGATTTGATCTACTCCGTTAACTAATGTTGATCCGTCACCAACTTTAAGTGTCGTTGTTCCACCTCCTTCTCCTCCACTTATTGAACTATATAAGTTAATTGACCAACTATTATGATCACTACCTCCCACATGTTCTAAAATTCTTATTACTAATTGTGTACCTGAATAACTAACAACACGTCCTATTAAATAATTTAATATATTACTCGCAGCAATTACAAGTTGACCCGTGGTGTAAGATAAATTACTATCAACTGTGAAAGTAAGATCTTCTCCATCGTATTCGTCAATATCAGTAATGTATGTTGTTGATGATGTTTGATAAACATTTCCAGATGTACCTGAAGTGCCTGATGTACCTCTAGCACCGGAAGTACCTGATGAACCACTTGAACCGTGATTACCTGAAATACCGCTTGTTCCTGAAGAACCACTAGACCCGTTTGATCCTGACGTTCCACTTATACCTGAAGATCCTGATGTTCCCGAAGTTCCTGAAGAACCTGTTAAACCTGAAGAACCACTTGTACCAGATGTACCACTAGTACCTCTTGCACCTGAAGATCCTGAAGATCCCGAAGATCCTGAAGTACCTGACAAACCTGAAGAACCTGATGTGCCTGAAGATCCTGTGGTTAAATCAGTTAAACTTGTTCCTGAAACATATAAATTATCTGCGTAGACCGCATTTAATGGAGTTGTGGATGAACCGAGATCAATTGTGGTACCTGGTGTGACTGTTTCTGTATCAATCTGAGTCCAATTTATTCTTTGTAGTGCCATGTAAAAGTAAAGTCTTTTACATAAATACTTTTATTCCACTAATAGGCATAAAAAAAAGGGTTTCAAACCCTTTTTTTTTATAATGTGTATTTTTTTATGATTTCAATACCTTCATCTCGATTATTAAAATCTTTTCCAGGTATAAAAACTAACCCTTCATCTGTGTTTTCTTTAGTAATATAGATAGTTGGAATTACATTTTGTTTTGTTTGTTCAACAACTTGGTTCCACACTTTTTTATTTTGACTTATCTCTATTTCATTAAATGATATTTGTAACTCATTTAATTCTTTTTTAAGATCATGACAATGTCCACATCCGTTCATAGTAAACAATACTATATTATTAGACATATATTATAATGTATCTAAAATTTTACTATATACACTGTCAACGTTAGCCCCAACTGATCTGTTTATTAATGTATCCCCCTCGTAAATCATAATGGTAGGTACAGTACTAATACCTAATTCCATTACTGCGTCTTGGTTTTCATCAACATTTACTTTAACAAATGTAATATCTGAATATTTGTTAGATAAGTTAGATAATCTTGGTGTTAGTGCTCTACATGGTGAACACCAATCGGCTGTGTACTGAACTAATAATTTTTTTCCTTCTGATTGTAATTGTGCAACTTGTGCGGATGTTACGTATTCCATTTGTTAATTTTAAAATCCTATTTTATTTCCTTTTGTGGATGTTTTATAGACTTCTGTGTCTATGTTATAAATATCAGCTAAAACCATACCTTCCTCAACTACTTGATTTTTTTCTAAATGTTTTAATAATTTATTGGTTTCCTCCACCGATAACTTCTCAAACTTATGTTCGGCAATTAAACGACCCTTACGAAGTAGTGCTTGATCAATTTTCTCTCTCTTCATGTTGAAGGTTGCAATAACTTGAATATTTAAACAATCCCCCAAAATACCGTCAGTTAGATTAAGGATATTAGATACACCTGCCGGTGACCCGTTACCTTCACGATCACTAATAACTCGTTCAGCATCCTCAATTATTAAAACTGAGTTTTTGTGGTCCATCAAGAATGGTATAATAGTTGGTTCAGATAACATCTCCGCCATCGATGGTGGAATGAATAAAATATCTTTATCTTTAACCAAAGTAGTCAAATGTTTAATATAAGATGTCTTACCAGTACCAGGATCTCCGTGAAGTAAAATTATCCCCTTATCGTTATTTTTATTCAATCTTTCAACAATAACCTCATGAATCTTATTAAAATCACTTCCATAATTTAATTCTAAATCTGTAGGTGGAACATATAAATCGTATTCTTCAGTATCTAAATGACCCATATCACTTTTAACAAGTTGAATATTCGCTTTCTTTTTTGCAACCTCATACTTTTTGAATACACTAAAATCAATTTGTTCTTTAATACCTCCCTTAGTTCCATCGTAAGCAAATTCAATATGAACCTGATTTTCTTTTGGTTCTTTATGTCCTCTACTTGACTTGTATGTTCTTACAAAAATTCCTGCAACATCATTCACAAATAAAGATTGTGTTGATGATTCATAAGTTTTAGATTTGATATTAATTTTTATAACTTCGGTGAACCCGTTCTTTTTTATTTCTTCAATAATATCAGGTTCATACAACAAACTTATATCCGTAAACTTTGATGGTAATTTGTCATACTTAATAACATAGTATTGTTCTGTTGGTATTTCATTTCCATAAACGGTATCGTAAATGGAATAATTAGTTGGTAAGTTCTTATTCATATAATATTTTAATTAAGACAAATTGAACCGAAATTGGAGAATTCAATAAACACCCCATTATCGTAATCAAAGTCTTCTTTTTTAAATTGTATTCCGTTTTTAAATTTTGTTTTACTAATGACACTAATCGCCGCAATTGTTTTTCTTAATAATTCAAATTGTTCTCTGTCCAATGTTGCTGTTCCATTTTTTTCATAGTTCTTCTGTGCAATCTCAGTCATATGTTTGTAAAACAATTCTTCATCTGAATTACTTAAAAAAAATTCTTTTGCTTCTAAATTGGTTTCAAAGTAATTTTTAACCGATTGAAGATATATTAAAACTTCAGGCGATAATTTATCCATTAAGGTTTCTGTATTTGGTCCAAAGTTAACGAAACTGCAGTATTTCTTCCAAATATTTTTATTTCTACGTCAACACGATCACCTTTTACTTCTTTAATAATACCACTAAATTCTTTGAATGGTCCTTCACATACTATAATAGATTCTCCTGTATCAAATTTTAATTTTTTACTTTCAATATGTTCTTCTAATGTATCATCTTTCAATATACGTCTAACGTCAGTATCTTTTAATAACATTGGCATCCTATCACCCATCATACCCATAATATTAGGTATTAAAGATATTACCTTCAAATCATCATTTTCTAATTGTTTAAGAGATTCAAAATAAAGATATCCACTATATAATACTTTTTCTCTAATAACTTTTTTATTTTTAACTACAACGAATTCTTTCTCAGTAGGACAAACAAATCTTACAATTTTATTTATTCTACCTAAACCAATATCTTTATTGAATTGTTCAGTTAATGATCTTTCTTTACCGGGTAAAACTTTTACCACGTACCATGCTGTATTCATGTCCTTTATTTTATATCCTTTAATTTATTCTTTAGTTCCGTTTCTAATTTTTTTAATCTTTTTTCTTCTTCTTTTCTTTCTTTTTCTACTTGTCTTGCCTTTTTTAAAATATCTCTTATTTTTCTTTCTTCTATCAATCTGTGTTTTTTCTCTTCTTTACCTTCAACTTGTGGAGCCTTATAATTCATAATCAATAATTCCGTTCCTTCATTTTGTGTTCCGTCTTTCTTAGCTGCAGCCGCTTTCTTAAAATTCTCGGTTCTCCATTCAAATTGATCTTTTGGAAACCATTCAACTAATTGAGGGAAATTGTAATATGATAAACTAAATTTACCTTCAATACTTTTCATACACTCCGCTAATCTAATATGATCGTTAACATCAAAATCGTGATTAGAATAATAGTTCTCAGTTTTCCAATATGGTGGATCCATATAGAAATATGTTGTCGGTGAATCATATTGTTTTACAACATCACAAAAATCTTTGTTCTCAACAAAACTAATACGATCAATGTGTTCTCTATATTTTGGGTTCTTTAACTTATCCATAAAAATTAAAACCTTACAACGATAGGCACCTTTATAATCTGTATATGAAGATGTTTCAGGTTTTGACCCTGAGAATACTTGTGTCAACACATACACATACTTACAAGTTATTTCTAAACTATTCTCTTCTGTTATAACTAATTCAGGATTAAATACTTCTTTCTGATATTGATTAAACATTTGTTCATATTCAGGTGGTGTGTCTTCAACTCCAACCGTTTGACATGGGTACGTTGATAACGCCTGATGTAAAACATCATATTGTTTAGTCCACTTCATTAAGTTCGCATTAAGACGATTAAAGTCATTATAAACGACCGTTTTTAGATTTGGGAACTTGGTCAAATCCATATTAAAAAATACCCAAAACATACCACTAAAACCTTCTACGTATGTTTCAATATCTGTGGGTATATGTGGAACAATCCATTTACCTATTCGTGCCTTTCCTCCAATGTAACTAATCATTAATCATTTATTTATATCAAAAAATATAACCAAAATATTTGATAAAGAGAAATTTAAAGTATATATTTTATTATGGCTTGTAAAACATGTAAAGAAAAGGGTGATATCAAAGATGCTGGTAGTTTTGTACCTACAGGAGTTATCGTATTTGCGATAATTTGGACCTGTTTTGGTATCTATGGTGTTTATTCTTTAATTCATAAATTTCTATGAAAAAGGGAAAATATTTTATAGTTCTTTTTTGTAATAAAAAAAGAGTCAAAGTATTATACCGTTGTATGAAAAGAACCACCGTATATGAATATTGGAGGGAATTTAAAACACAGCGTGTACCTCCATTTCTAAAAGTACAGGGTAGTAAACGCAAACAGGAGTTAGTATATGAGATTGCTTTAATCTTCCCAAATAACCGTTGGGCAACTGCAACATACGTTAAAGATAGTTTGGGTAGGAATACAAAAGCTAAGATTGAAGACGATAAATTTCGTATCAAAGAAATCTTACCATATTGGCAAGAAGAGTTAATCTATGATCTTCAAACAAAGAAAAGAATCAGATATCATGAGATGGTGGATAAAATTCTACCGATAACTGAAATTACTCAAATATTCACTTTAAATAAAAATCTATTTGTTCAGATTGAGGATGACGTTAAAATGTATGGAAATAAAAACCTTAATGACTCTGACAGATTATTTGAATTACTAAAACAGGATCTACTTAAAAAGAAAAAGACGAACTTTATGTTCGTCAAAGACATTACAACCTATCAAAGAAAACAATTATATAAATTGTTAGAGTCTAAAGGATTCAATAGACGTGAATTATTTAGACATTACTCATATTAAAGATAATATCTACTTCACCTATACTAATTGTAAATGTTTCTTCTGGTTTTTCAATTCTTCTTCCGTATTTTTTTTGTATAACATTAAACGCAATTAAAAATTCTTCCTCTTTTAAGTTTAATACAATAGTTTTTGATTCCGTATTTGTGTTTAACTTTTCTAATAAGTCACTTATAATGGCCAATTGATTTAATAACTCACCTTTTTTTTCCATAACCTAATATCTTTAATAATTTATCTATTATAGATACTTTCTTTTTTGGTTTAAACAACTCTTCCTTATTAATTTTTTTTATTTCATCAATCATCCTCGTCTTCTGTATCTCCACTTCCTTCTGATCCTTCTTCATTTCCTTGTCCAACCAATTCAATCCCTGTTGTAATTTCTTGTCCATAATTATCAGTTAGATTTATCTCTTTTAATTTATCTAAAGTTTCTGTTTTAAATAATTCTTGTAATTCTTTTACTTTTTGGTGGAATAACTTTTGTTTTTCTTCTTCCTCCTTATTATATCTAAATATTTCATCCGCACACGCAAATACAACGTCGTAACCTTCTTGAGTTGCTTGTGAGATAAACGATACTAAATTAAATTTATCGTTTTTATCCTGCACTTTTAAAGTAACAGTTCTATATGGTTTTACTATATCTTCATACTTCCAAGATAAAGGTACTTTAATGTCTAAACTAACATTATTTTGTATCTCTCTTAAAGAATGAAAATGTGGTCTTAATGATTTTATTTCTTCAAACACGGTATTAAGTTAAAATGTAGGTTATTATATATGAAGATGCAACTAATAGGACTATTTGTTCCACATTAGATAATTTCATCGGTTCAGGATTTTCTTGAAATAATTTTACAATAAATTCAAGTAAAAATTTTGTAAGATATAATATACCTAATACAAAAAAGAAAAGTTTAATTTGTTGCATCATCATGTTGTTTCATTTCATCAAGGATCTCTTTTCTGTAGACTCCAATTAATTGTTTTATTTCTTGGGCGTATTTTCTTGCTCTAATAGAAGCACTTCTGTTACCCTTTCCATAAACCTTCTCCGTGTCAACTTTCATCTTCATGAAAAGTTCGTCAATTTTTTTTAAGGTTTCCATATTTTATTACGATTTTAATATCAATATATGGAAAAAAATTCACTTTTTCAAGTTTTGTTCTAACAATTTGTATAATTCCGTTAACATATCCAGTTCAGATCTGGTTTTTCGGTGAACAAAGTCAAAAAGTACATAAAAATATTCTGGTATTCTTATTGTATTTTCTAAATTCTTAGGGTAATAATAAGCCTCTAAATAGAAATTCCACATATATTCATATGCGTTACCCCTTTCTTTAAAATAAATTTTTTCTTTACTAAAACTATCCACCGCTTTATCCCAACACCATGTAAAATGGTTCATTTGATCATCGGTTGTTTTAACCGCATCGGGACCTAAATAAGTTTCTTCAATTAAATTATATAGTGAAATGAGAAAATCATAGAAAAGTTCAGTCTTTTCTCTACTAATATTGTATGCTCTATACCATACATCAATTTGTTGTTTGTAATTTTCCGAGCCAATAAACTCTAAATAATTCTCTTTATTTTCCATAACTTCATTATAATACAAATATAAAGATTAATGAAAAGATTTAAAAGGTATTATTGAGTTTTTTCGTTGTATTTAAACATTTTCTTCATCTTCTCAACTTCTTCGTTGATTGATTTAGATTTAACCGGAACGGCTTGTTTGTTATATAACTCTCTATTGTCCTTATCCTTTTGTCTGTCTTTAACTTGTTTTTCAATTCCTTTCGCCGTTTCGGGTGTTGGAATTACATTGCCATCTTTATCTTTAGGTTCTTCTCCAAGTTTAGCACCATTAGATGGTTTAACATTTGTCTTTTCTGTTGTCGGTGCATTACCAGTTGTTGAATGTCCTTCGATTGATTTCTTTAATCTATCTTTAAATTGTTGAGATGGTTCAATATCATAATCTAAATTTTCTAATCCTGCAAAGTTTTTCTTAATTTCATCTTCTTGTTCCGGTGTGTTCTTTCTTGCAACTTTTTCACCTTTACCAATTGCCTTAGGAAATTCAGGATTATCGTTACCGTCAAACTTCATTGTTGCTGCGATTTTCTTTTCAACTGCGGCAATATTAGCCTTGTTTTCTTTACCACTTTCAGTGTGTGATTTTTTAGCGGCATCTAAACCAGGTATTGATTCACTAACCATTTTAGCGATCATTTTAGTTAATTCAGTTTCAGTTAAACGTATTGTCTTCTTTTTTGATTCATACATACCTCCACCACACTCACACATTTCTTTACCACATTTTTCACAACTTTTCTTTTCTTCACCCATTTCATCAGGTGTTTCTTCACTATTATCTACATAACTATGTTTTCTTCTTCGACCTCTTAACATTTCTTCAAAATCATCCCCACCTTCTTCCTCTTCTTCCATATAACCACCACCACATTCATCACATTCTTCTTCATTGGATGGATTTTTTATCTTTCCACTTCCACCACACTCTTCACAACCGTTACCTTTACAAACTGGACACCAACGATCTTTTTCTTCTTTTACGTCATATTCCTTATCTCCAACTTTAAATTCTTTTTCACCTTTTAATTTAGCGGCAGCTAACGCACCACTAAATGCGTTTCCTTCCTCTGGTTGCATTTCTGTATTTTCCATATCGTTTGTTTCTTCTAATTGATCATTCATTTCATCTAATTTATCTAACATATCGTCGTGTGATTCATAAACACCTTTTTCGATAATAAGTTCTTTACCTGGATGCATTTCTTTAAATTTATCCATATCATTTTCAGCCTCTTCTTGACTACTATATGTACCTAAAGGAATACCTTCACATTTGATGTGGTATACTTCTTTATTACCTTCAGCTTCTTCCATTATAGTTTTTCTAACTTCGTCAGTAACTATACTTTCTATTAGTTGTTTGATTTCACTTACTTTCATATCTATATAAATATATCTTTAATCTCATTTAATACGATATTTTCCACTTGTTTACGTGGTAAACCGTATGTTTTTGAGATTTCGTTTATTATTTGTTGTATTTCTTTGTCTTCATTAACGTATTCAATTGCTCCTGTATTACCTTGATTACAATATGGGAACTTCTTACATTTCTCTTTTACCTTAACAAAAACACTATCGGGTCCACCCCATTTAGGGAAATTCTTATCCTTAACCGCCCTACCTTTGTAGATACTATTAGGTCCGTCAATCTTCAATGGGTCTTTACGACCACCAGAGGTTGATTTACCGAACGCAGGGACATCAAATGCACCTGAAGAACTTGAATCTGTTACTTCCCCTAATTCTTGTTCGTTTGGTTCAAAATTAGGTATTTTAGATATTTTTCTTTTAATCACATCTCCGTCTCCTCCAAACGCCGATCCTTCAAAAGAACCTGACGAATCTGCACCTGTTTCTTTAACCTCTTCCGCTTTCTTTTTTGTCATATCCACAACCCACAATTTGGGGTTGATACCTTTACCAATTAAACCAGCAAGTCTTGTATTACCACCTAAAAGGTCATAATCGTTCTCACCAAATTTAACTACCATTGGTATTTCAACTTCACCCTCTTTAAAATGCTTTTCAAATCTTTTTTTCTTTTCATCCTCAAGTGTATCATAATCTAAATCCACATTATTCAATACTTCTTTAATTGAATTAAAATTAGAAATTTCAAAATCTTTAGATGCTTTCTCTAACCACTTGTCCTTACCCATCTTTTCAAATTCACGGTAACGAAGAGCCTCACTCCACTCATGTTCAAAGTTTGGTTTAGAATACTTCATTATTTAACAGATTTTAAAGCAGTTTCCCAAAATGATTTTCTCTGCCATAGGGTCTTGAATAATTCAACTACTACTTTGGTTGATAAATCAATTATTTTATCGTCTATCTTTTTTGTTCCTAACTCGTCTTGGATCATCTTCACGACAATCTTATGGGCCTGTGTTGTGTCCATAAAAGATTTAATCTCTTTCTTTGTAATATTCTCAATTTCTCTCTTGTCTTGATCTGTTAGTGCCATTTATTAGTTAGTTTTTCTCTCTTGTATTAATGGGTTCATTGCGGTTTCAAATGTTTCTTGAAACTTAGCTAATTTTTCTAATTCATTTGCAACATCTTGTTCCAATTTTAACATGTCGGCATTGATATATGCTCCTGACTCTTTACCCGCAATAAAAACAAAACTAATGTCTTGGTCTGTTAATGAACCATCCAATCTAACTTGATCGGGAGCAATTGTGATACCAGGAGTAAAGTCGGCAATTTGTGAAACTTGTTGTTTAAAATTATCGATTAACTGAGATATGGCTGTTTTTTCACTATCTTGTAATGTTAAATCTGCCTCATCTGAAGAATTCATTTTAATTTCAACATCATTTACTACCATGACGTCATTCTTAAGATTTTCTTCGGATTTATCCACCTCAGGTGATTGGAATCCAACCGCCTCGTTTAATGTTCTATTTGATGCCTTTGATTCTGTTATAGTCCTAATGGTCTTTAACATACCTTTCATTACATCGTAATCATTTTTAGTTTTCATTTGCATTGTTAAAAAAAACCCCAAAGTTAAAGGAAGGGTTTATATCTGTATAAATACTTGAAAAATTGGATTTACATACTATCCCTGTGAAATTTGAAGCATTTTCCAAGTATCCGTGGGATGGTACCACTTGTTTAGTTATTTTATGTTTATCACACAACTCATTACAAAGTTCAGAAAGGGATTTTAATTGGGTTTCGGAGTATACGTCCCAAAAATAATAGTTCCTCCAATTACGGATATGTGGTTCACCTCTGTATGGGTCTCCAATCCAATTATAAAGGACACCAGTGATGGTATCTTTGTTCAACCATCCTAAGTTCTCGACGGCTATTTTGATCTGTTTTTTGTCTATCTGAGGGTCATTAAATGTATTGGAACTATGGTCGGTATCAAACAGTTGATAAACTACACCTAATTTAGATATAACATAATGAGGGACATCTTTATATTTCCCATTTAGACGATATTTCATTTTACTTAAAAAATCATCTAATCTTCTTTGGGTGTCGTATAGGAATATTTGTGTCTTCTTAGACTTTCTACGAGTAATATTTAAATTATCTAAAATTTCTACGTCTTGAACTAACATTTCTCGATATAACTTTTTCTCCTTGTGGTAGTGTGTTTATTTCTTCTTCGGACGTTGGTATGATTGTTTTATTATTTTCCAAATCATATATTACTTGATTTGGGTTGGTATCGTCAGATTCCCAATATAAAGTCTCCTCTTTAGAATCTATTAATTCTAACGTTTGGATTTGCTCTTGGGGGAGTGTATTTTCTATTGTTAACGAAACCAAGTCCACCTTCAATTCCTCCAATGTCGGAGTTAGGGACTCTTCTAATTTTTTTTTTCATCATCTTGTTCGGATGATGTGGTTTCTTTGTTTTCGTAATGTAATCCTTCGTTCCCGTTCTGACCTATAATATCCATTCGTTCATTGTCCTCATCTATTTTTAACTCCACGACTTCCTCAGGTGTTGCAAATGGTTCAGGAACAAAACCATCAAATTCTTGTTCAGGAACTTCTAAATCCTCTTGAACTAAAATCTCAAACTCAAGTATTTCATTATCTTGTAAAATATTCTCCGTTTCGGGTTCTATAGTGGAAAAATTTCTTTGAACTTCTTCTTCAGTGGGTTCTTCTTGTAAAATATTCTCAATTTCTTCTTCCGTAAAGAAAGGTTCTTCGTCTTCTAAACCATCCATTAATGTTTCATCCCAATCAGATACTTCATCATCCAAATCTTCTTTAATCATTGGGTTATCAAATGGTTCATCATATAAACCCATCTCTTCGTCGTTCTTCATTATCTCTGCCAATAATTCTCCTCTTCTTTTATATTCTTCCTCCGCTTTTTTTAATTCTTCATTTGGTGGAGGTGGATTTAATAAAACCTCTTCCAATTTTTTTAAATCATCTTCACTTAAATTTAATCTTACAGACTCATCAATAAAGTTTTTTAAATCTTCGGGATTAGATTCCGATTCTTTAATTGGTGGTGTTTCATTTTCTTTTAATCTATCTTCTTCCGTAAATTTAACTAACATATGAAGAAAGGATAATGAAATGATTGGTAACATACCTCCAGCAAAAAACGCTAAGAATCTTTTATTACCTACTAAGTCAGTTGAATCTACTCCCATTAATTCTGTTAATGGTAACACTAAATCAACCCAATCCCTAAACGACTGTCCATTGATATCTATATATGTATACGCAAAAAATACATTACCTATAAACTGTATTAATGTTACAACGGCAAATGGGAAATAAACTTTCTTACCCATGTTCGCCGAAATGGCGGCTAATGCCGATAATGCTGCAATCTCAATTCCAATTGATAAATAAACGGCCCAACTTACTGGATTGGATATACCATACCATTTTGTTACGTGTGAAATAGAAACAATTGCAACAGTAATGATTGGAATCAAAAATGCCGCAATAATTAATGTTTTAAAATTTTGGTTTAACCAATGTTTCATTTAGATTCTTGTTCTTTTTTTAAGTTTTCTTTAACAATAAAATGTAGTTCCATTAACTGTGGCCCTCTATCTTTTTGTGTGATCCAATTATCATAAAAACCGTGAATTGCTATTTTTTCGTTTTTATGTGTTGTTTTAAGACTATCAATCGTAGATACGTTTTGTTTTTGAATTTTTTCTAATTTAGTCACCCTACTTGAATTGCTACAAGACTTAAAAAAGAAGATGACTGTTAAAAAAATCAGTACCTGTAATTTATATGTTTTTATTAATTCGATTAACTTTTTCATAATATTATATTTTTATAAATAGTTTAATAGACCAAAACTCTCGTTTCTAAGCTTTTTAATGGCCTTATCACGTAATTGTCTGATACGTTCTTTTGTACAACCGTATTCCTCTCCCAAGTCCTCTAAGTTTGATTCAACACCTGTTAGACCATAATATCTCTCAATAATAACTCTTTCTCTTTCATCTAAGACACTTAACATTGCAGAAACTTTTTTCTTTATTTCTTCAGGTGAGTTCATGATAGCGTCAGGTCTTTCCGCTTCTTTGTTTGGAATAATATCTATTAGTTGGTCACCGTCCTCATTAATCTCTCTATATAGACCAACACAGTATGGTAGACCACTTGACACCGGTTCTTCACTATTATTAATAAAGAAATTATCTTCTTGACTTAATTCTTCTTTTTTAGATTTCTGTGACTCTTGAACTAAATTTGATGGAAGACGTATTGTTCTTGCGTTTTCATTTAATGATGCCATTATTGATTGTCTAACCCACCACACTGCATATGAAATAAATTTTAATCCACTTGTGGGATCAAATCTTTCCGCTGCCTTCATTAAACCAATATTACCTTCAGATATTATGTCCATAATATCCATCCCTTGATTTTGAAACATTTTCGCAACCGATATAACAAATCTTAAATTACCTACAACCAATTCATCGTATAAAAATTTCTTTTCATGTTTAGTTATGGTCTTATCGTTAAGTCTTTCAAAAATCACCTCTTGTCTTTCGTGTGATATAACAGGTATTCTACGAATGTCCTTTATATACTGTTGTATTTCCTCGGTGTTGTTTAAGATGGATTTTTTCATGTGGTTGGTGTTTAATTGTGTATATATAAAAATAAGTAAAAAATATTACTTTTCAAAATTGTCTAAGAACTTTTTTTCCTCTTCAGTTAGACTTTCAATCCCATATAGGTCAATTTTATCTAATACGTCGTCTAATTCTAATCTTTCTCGTTGTACCTCAGTATGTTTTTCGTATTCAACTTTAATCATTAATGGATCAGAAGTTGCTGGTTTAAAAATAAAATCATTAATTGTTTCGGGTAAAAATACACTAACTACAGAAGTTTTCTCAATTAAAAAATAAAATTTAACACTATCGTTTTTTGATAACAAATGTATTTCATCGGATAATACCCCGTGGTCTTCATTAGAATCAAACATAACAATTATGTTTTGGTTATTTTCAATAACATATCTAACAGTCCAAATAAATGGTGATTTTCCTAATATTTCTAAACAAAAAAATTCTATATCTTGGTGGTCATCAAAAACACCATATATGAATAACAAATATGATCTCATAGTAGTTTATTTCTTACGATTTACGTTCCAATAAACACCCCCACCAATAAACGGCACTAAAGTTCCATTAGTACCATCAGGACCTATTCTATTAGATACTCCAATACCAATTTTGTATAGATGTTTTGCGTCTTTATCTTTTATAATAAATCCAACACCTATAAGATTGATAACATTTGGTTTATCTAATTTGGCATCAATACCAATATAATAAAGATTCTTTCTCGCATCACCTAAGAACATCGTATCTCTAACTACTTTTTGTTTAATGTCACTTTTAAATGAACGACCCAATACTCTACCATTTGATATTGTATCAAATACAGTTACAGTTCCAACGTTGTTTGGTAATTTAAGAATATCTTTCTTAAACATTTTCATTCCGATTGAATTTAAAATAGAATTAGTGTCGATCGGGTTACTTACCGTAAAAGTATCATGAACCGCATATGGAATTTGTACTTCCACCGGTACTTCTACCTCAACAGGAACTTCAATACCAACTGTATCATGAACGGGAACTTCATATCCCACCGTATCATGTATAGTAATCGTTCTATGTGGCATAATACCTTTTGGGTTCACGAATTCCACAATAGCCACACCAATCAATAATAAAATTATTATATTTCTAATGTCTAAGATGTGTTTCATGTTTATTTAAGAAGATATAAAGATGTCATCATTATTCCAATAAAAGATCCGACCTTATAAAAAAACGTTTTAGTTCTTTGTCCTTTTAATTCTTTTAATAGACTTTCGGATTTTTGTCTTTCTAATCCAAATTGTTCATCTTTCATATTAATAATTAACCCTAAATTGGTTATTTTTTGATCCTTCAAAGTGTCTTTTTCTTTAAAAAAATTAATTTGTTGATCTTTTAAACCAATAGTTTTATTTAATTCTACAATTTCTAATTTTGCTCCGTCATAACGAACTAAGTCTTGGAAAACTAATCTAGCAACTTTTGTTGATAGAGTAACTTTAGTGGTATCTAATACTATAACATTAGTTGTATCTGTTTGCGAATAACTGCTCAAGCTCAATATTACCAATAGTGGTAATAGAATTAACTTTTTCATCTGTGTTGTTTTTAATAATAGTTATGTTTTTTGTAACGTTGTTAATCTCTTTATCTACACTAACAATGTGATTATCAACTTTTTCAATTTGATCGTCTATTTTATCGTTTGCAATGTAAACAGAATCAATATCCTTTTGTATGGACTCAATTTTAGAATTATACCCCGCAACATCAGTTTTTATACCTTGATTTTGAAATATGGTATAAGCAGCTAAACAAGCAATCAAAACTAATAGGATGTTTGTTTTATTAATCTTCATATTATACGTTTTATTATAAATATGAAGAAAGGGGGTTTTATCCCCCTTTAACTTTATTTCTTCTTTTTACCCACGATTTCGTCGATGATACCATAGGATAGTGCGTCTTCAGCATTTAACCACAAATCACGAGTCGCATCGTTTTTAACTTGTTCAGCTGGTTTTCCACAATACCCACCCAATAATTCAAATAGGATATTATTAACTTTTCTCCACTCAACCATACTGATTTCAGCGTCTTGGATGTTTCCAACCGCTCCACCTGAAGATTGGTGTAACATTGTTTGGGAGAACCTCAACGAACCTCTTTTACCTTTGGTACCTGCACCTAATAGGACTGAACCCATTGAAGCTGCCATACCTGTATTGATGGTTCTAATGTCTGATTTGATATAATCCATTACATCTACCATAGAAAGACCTGACTTAACTGATCCACCAGGACTGTCGATGTGCATTGTAATATCGTTACTGTCGATACTGTCTAAGAACATTAACTGAGCCTGAACAATGGTGGACATATGATCGTCTACACCACCCGCAACCCAAATGATACGTTCCATCATCAAACGTGAGAACACGTCCATAACGGTCACATTTAAGCTTCGTTCCTCTAAGATGTAAGGAGTTAAACTGTTTTCTACTTTTTGATTGTAATAGTCCAATTTCAACGAACTAATACCCTTGTCTTTTGCATAAAGACCAAACTGTTGGTAATCTTTTGGTGTCATAAATTTAGTTTATAGGACAAATATAATTAAGATATTCGAAACTAAGAAATTTTTGTTGTAATAAAATCCACAGACGAAACATTCTCCTCTTTTTTAATCATAATGATGTTATCCGACCAATTACGTATTAAAGAATTATGTGATATAACAAGTATATGGTCAAAATAATTTTTAATCTTTTTAAAGAACTCACCTACCATTTCAAGGTTCTCATCTGCAATCTTACCGAACACTTCGTCCATTACAACTATATTGGGCTTGGGTAAAGATGATATCTTAGTTAATACACTACGAAGTGCTAATGAGGATATGGTTCTTTCATAACCAGATCCCGCATTAAGAGGTTTAACAATTCGTGTCTCTGTATCTATCATAATAAATTCAACCTCGTTCTTATCGTTTATATTCATCTCTAAAATGAAATGACAACTATCCACCAACAAACGATATAATTCTTGATTGATTAATGGAATCATATTTTTAAGAATAATTTTGGATATACCATTCTTACCATATACCGTTAAGTATATTTTAAACACGGCAGATAATTCTTCCTCAGCTGTAATCTTTTTAATTAATTCTTCATTAATACCAATCTTCTCATTCATGTTAGTAATGTTATTGGTATGTTTTTCTATATTCGTATTCGTTTGTCTAATGTCTCCGTTAGCGGTTTCTATTTTAGTTTTAAGTGCAATAACTTCAGCATCAATCTTTTGGTTCTCTTCAAGTTTCTTTTTATTACTTTCGTAATTGTCTAATCTTTTTTGTTTACTATCAATTTCCAATTGTTTTTGTTCTACTTCTAATTCATATCTTTCTTTACGAAGTTTATTTCTTTCGTAATTTTCAAATTCAGTTTTTAATTTATCAAACCCTTCAGATTGTTCCTTTAATAAATCAAACTGTATTTGATTTAATTCCATTTCTTTAATGATGTCTTCAATTTCTTTTTTAATCTTTTCAATTTCATCCGTATGATCTACTTCATCTAACGCACGATTACAAGTAGGACAAACTGTTCCTTCTTCAAATTGTTTAATTAGTTTTTCTCTTTGGGTCTTTTCATGTTTGGATACAACATCAATTCCTTGTAGGTTTGCCATTTCACCTCTTAACTCTTTGTGTTGGTCTTCATCGTAGAATTGTGATGGTTCGATTACATTAACTCCATTGGCGTTTGTTTGACTTACATTTTTTTGAGTTAATAAAAAAGTAACTTCTCTTTGTAATAAAACTGGATTGGTATTGATAAGTTCCTTATCTACGTCGTTGTTTCTTTTTAAAAATACTTCGTCTCTTTTCTTTTCTAACTTTGTTAATTCTTTTTCAAATTTACCTAACTCTTTTGTTAATTTAACAATCTCACTTTCAGAGTTAGTTATACTTTCTTTGTATGTTTCATTATCGGATTCTAAACTAACTTTGTTATATGTGTTAGATACTAATTTCTTAGACCAATCATTATACATCTCTTTAGCAATTTCTTCTTTTGCTTTAAGACTTTCTAATCCCATGAACTTTGTTAATATCTGTCCACGAGCTGTTGGTTTAGACTCAATAAGTTCTTCTAAGTTATAACCAGTTGTTAATATAGTTGATAAGAAGTCTTCTTGTGTTCCAATTGCAGACGATATAAATGCTTCCGTCTCTCTTCTTTGTTCGCCGGATAAATTTACAATAGATCCGTCTTCAGCTTTCTTAAAAAATTCTAAGTCATTCTTAACCGTGTATTCACCTGACTTACTCATCTTACGAGATGTCTTTCTCTCAATTACATAATCATCTCCATCAATTGTAATCTCACCACGAACACTCACATCATTCTTATCGGTAAATCTATTAAAGATTTCTCCGTTAGTTTTAGTTTTAGTTGTTGTGTTGAAGAATAGAAACATCAATAGATCTACAGATGATGTAGACTTACCACCGAAATTCTTTGGTGTGGATTCGATTACCGTAATACCGTCCAACCCAGTAAAATCAATAACGTTATTATCTCCGAATGATAGAAAATTAGAAAACTCCACTTTCCTAATATACCATTTATTATATCTAACTTTGTTTTCATTTAATTTGTCTATTTGGGAATTTACTTTATTATCTAATCTTTCCATTAACTCCTCCTTAATGATTATTTCATTGTCGGAAAGAAAATCCTTCATCAATTTCTTTTGGTATTGATGATCTAAGATGTTATCAGATGCTTCTAAAGACTCTAAACGTGTTTGATTAACATTAGTTAAAGTCTTAGTAATTACCTGAACGGTCTTCGCATTATACTTTTTCTCAAAATAAGATTTCACCCTTCTGATTTTCTCAGGAGTGAAATTCTCAGGTACATCTTCCCAAGTTACTTTTATAAAAGGATTACTCATTAGTTTTTATTTCATCAATGAAACCATTATTAATTAATACACCTTGTATTAAATCTGATCTTAAATTAAACGCTCCGTTTGTTGATTTAAAAGATACTTTAGACCAATCGGTATTAGTAAGTAAATTAAAAATATTTTCTTTATCTTTTAATATGACAATACCATATCCGGTTTTTTTAGGTAATGATAAAAAATTATCATGTATCCTCATATTATCCTGACCAAAACAAGTCAATGGAAGATATATGTCACATTTATCTAACATATTTTTATTTCTCGTCGTTGCAATCGTTCCTCCATTAGACAACGAATATAATTTTATATAATCATTACATGTTCTATTATCCTTTCCAATTTTAAAATTTTTAGACCATATTTGAAATATGACATTAACCTTAACTTCTTTTCCATCAGGAAAATAAAAATGAGGATTAATGTTTGAACTGTATATTAAATTCAACCCTTCTACTCTTGATTTAGTCGATCCTTTACCGTCACTATCAAATAGTTGTGGCAATATAAAACCAACAAAATCTGCGTAGTTTGAATGATTTAAAAATCTTAAAGCCAAATTTGATCTTAAACCAAAAGGTGGATTACCTAAAACCAAATATTTCTTATCCGTATCGGGTGACCATTTCAAATAATCTTTAATAACAATATTTTCTAAATTACTTTCAATGTCAATACCAATTCTTCTATCTTCAGGAAATAAATTATAAAAACTACCGTCCCCAACGGATGGTTCTACATATGTGTATTCTAATTCATCTACATCATGTTCTTTTAAAACCGTTTGGAAAAGATCAAAACATAATTTGGCAGTTTCTTTTGATGTAAAGAATTGATCTTTTTCTTTTGGAGTTAATGTTGATAGATCAACAGGTATACCCAACATTTCCGATAAATCAAATTTATAATAATTGGGTACATTATCAAGATCAATCCATCTTTTTATTGTACCGTTATTAACATTGATATATTTTGATATATGTTTTATACCCTCAATCCCTAAACTAATTTTTTCTTTTTTTGTTTGTTCTTTAGTAAAAGTAATGTTAGAGTATTTTTCAATACATTTAAATAAAATATCTAAATTATCCATTAATAATTAAATGTTTTTCTAAAAATCTTTTTATTTGTTCATCTGTAGAATTATATATTTCTATTGTGTTTCCAAATCGAACTCCTTTATATAATGAACTAAGACTTAATGTTAATTTACCAACATCAGTTCTTTTTCTTATACATAATTTAACATTAAAAACTTCGTGTGTTTCAATTGGATATAATTCTGAAGGATTAATAGATGTCATAAATATTTCATTTGGGGTGATAGACATTAATATATACTTATCACATACGTTTTCTTTAAACGTCTCATATTGAAATGTATTATTGTTTGTTCCAACTGTTGCAGTTTTAATTTCAGTCCTAACCGTTGTATTAGATTGTAATGGGTATATTTTCATATCGTAAATACCATCACCTTTATTTGTGTTTCTATCTCCATCGTATTCAACAGTAAACGTTTTGGGGTAATTTTTAACGATTGATTCAACCATTAATTCCCCTACTTTTCCTACTGCATCTGAATTACCTAAACTTTTTATTTTTTCGTTTTTAGACCCTACCCATTTATTGCTGGTTTTAATTTTTTCAATTGATTCTAATAAAACATTACTACAACTATTATTTTTCGATGGTGTGTCTTGTTCAATTATTTTTATTTGTTTTTCAATTTTTTGATTGTAAATCATTATATCCTCATCAGTTATTGTAATATTTGCCATTTTATTTTTATTTTATTCTATTTTCTTCAAAAAACTCAATTATTGAATTTAGGCACCACACCGCTCCCGATGTAAAAACAGCATCAGCAAAAAGATTCCAAAATAAATTTGTTTGGAAATAGTGATTACATAAACCACCTAACGCAAGTGACATTACCCAACCTAAGTGAAAACCCAAACATAGGGGACATGTCATAAGTTTATAAAAGAAAGAAGATTTAGTTTTTACCCATTCTCTCAAGTCTTCAAAGATTGTCGACCAAGAAATTATACACATACATCCGTAAGCGGCAAGGACCCAAAATAACATTATCATAATCATTAAATTTTTTATTATTATAAATTAAAATAACCCCCATATTAATTAAAATACAGGGGTTATTCTATATTAAAAGTTTGTATCTAAAATGTACACACCATCAATTAGGTTGTACACTTCAACATCTTCTCTTTTAAATGATCTCCATTCTTCAGGTTCACCTGTGGTAATCCATTTGGTTTGGAAATTTGCAACATGACATTTAGCGGGATTTGCAAATGTTTCAGGTCTAATTAAAATAACCTGAGAAAAATCCACATTAGTTCTAATGTAAATATTTTTATCCCATCCTTGATTTTTTTCGGGATTCCAATATTTGGACTTCCTCCACCAAGGGATGTTTACGGTTTTAAAACCTAAACCGCTTTTGTTATTAAGACCCTTGTTTTCATCTGAGAAAAAATCACCAGTCCAATTTTTGGAATGTTCGATTTCTATTCCCCAAATAGGGTCTTCTTTGTACAATAAATCAATACCGTACTTATTTGGATTTGCAATCATTTCAAGTTCTAATGTTTCCATTGAGAATTTAATTATTGCATTTCTTGATGAGGAATCATCGAAACCTCCCGTGTTGTAGACTCTTGGTCTACCTGTAGCCATTGTTGACATAAGATTCATTTTTTTATATCATTTATTTATCATTTCTGATTATAATAAAGTATAAATAAATTATCTCGTAAAAAAAAGTAAGTTGCCGGAAATGTTTTATTCATCATACAGTGATCCTAAGTCACTATTTTTAAGGTATCTACCTTTACCTAAACCACTTAAAGATTTGGTTATTTTATCTAAATCAGATTTTAATTTTTCATTCTCCTTCATCAACTTTTCTATCTCTTCGTTGTTGGTTATCTCTTTAATAACTTCCACAATTTTTTCAACAGGAACCTCTTTAATGACTTCCTTTGTAACGGTCTTAGTCTTACCCTTCTTTTCAACTACAACCTCTTTAATGACCTCTATTGGTACCTCTATTCTTACTTCCTTAATTACCTCTTTAATAACTTCAATAGGTACCTCTACAATTTTTTCAACTTCAACAATCACTTCCTTTATTACCTCTTTTGTGACTTCGACTATTTCTTTAGTTCTATTACCATTTGGTGTCTCACCATACTTTAACAAAGAAAACCCTCTATTGAAGGTTTCTTGTGCTAACTTATCTACATTATCTATTTTATTTAATTCACAATATTGAATAAACTCATTATCCAAGATTAACGTGCTCTTCGGTTTCATTTTCTATGTCTTTGATATCGTTTATTCTAAAGTGTAGGAACGGTTGTGCATTTTCTAAATCGTGAAATTCATATTCATTAGATTCTACATCGTATACTCCATACCCATGATGTTTAACTGTCTCTCCAAAATTTTGTTGTATAAGACTACCAACCATTATTGCATGACCTCCATTTGGTAATGTGAACTGTTGTCTCTTGTGAATATCACCACATAACAATAAATCTAAATCAACAAAGTTTAATTGATCATACGCATCTTCAAACTCATAACCTAAGTCTGTCGATAACCCCATAATCGGTCCATGGAACAGTCCAACCGTTAATAAACCTTCTTGTTTTGTAAATTCAGGTCTTACGTTGTGTTGATATAATGAATAAACAACCCATTGAACGCTACCATCGGTATCAACATAATCACCACTATCTTTTAGGTATGTGATGTGTTGATTGTCTAATAATTGAACGACTGGTGTTATACTATCCATACGTTGTGTATTATTCTCCAAGAAGTCGTGATTACCTGGTATTATTACAACCTTACCAAAACGAGTTAACTCTTTTAAAAACCAACTCGTTAATAGTAATTGTTCATTTGAAATATTAATTTTTTGATGTGCGATATCACCCGCAACAACAATTCTAATTTCGTTATGTGATATATTTTCATCTGCCCATTCTAAAAATTTTACACTTAATTCATTTAATAATATTTCGAATTGTTCTCTATACAAATCATGCATTTGAATTGTACGAATATGTAAATCAGCAATATGAATTATCTTTTTGACCATCTTGAAATATATTTTGATAAATCCATTTGTAGGATTGCGTTGTTAATTTGATGTGGAACTTTATATTCAACAAATGTTGCGTCGTCTTTTAATAATACAACTACATTACCTAATAATTTAGTATCGTTATATTTTGTTCCTTCCAACATCTTACGCAACAATCGACCATATAATGGTAATTGTAAATAATAATGACCTAAAGCATTATCATGATAATTGTTAAATGGTGGATATAATCTACCCGTGTAATGATGAACTTCAAAGTTCTTTGGTTGGTTTGTTTTCCAATCTGTAATAACAAATCCAAATCCATCCTTCTCTTTGTTTTGCATCAACCATACTTTATCTGGTTGTCCTGTATATTGTTCTGTTGGGTCTCCTAATACGATTTCAGTATCTAACAACACGCCACCACGTTCTAACATTAAATCAAGAAATTGTTTTCCTGCAATAATCATGTTATCACTCTTACGTTGTTGTTCTTCATTAATTTCAAATATTGGTTGTCTAACTTCTTTGTAGTTATCGAAACGACCAATTAATTCAGATTCTAATTCAAAGTGAACACGACTACCCATATTAGTTGATAGGTCACCGGCTTGTTTCCATTCGGCAAGTAATTGTGCTTGACCTTCAGGATCTCCTTTAGACATCTTAAGTGCCATACCATCAGCATCAAATGGTTTATGAAATTTCTTTACAATTTTTGATACTGATGGAAAGTTCTTTTTAATTTCACCATCAACATCTTTCATATAGTAGATATGTTCTTCTTCTATAAATGTTAATTCTAATTCTTGTCTTCTTTTTTCTAATAAGTCATTTATCTCTAATGAGATGTCTTTTAAATTCATTCTAATCTATTTGTTTCATTTTATATTCACTTAAGTTCCCTTGTAAATCGGCAATATCTTTATCCCCTTCTAATTTAATACTCCACACTTTCCCCATTAGTTTTCCACAATTCAATCTATGGTATAATCTTTCTTGATCATTATACGCATCGGGATCTAGTACTATAACTATTTTTTTTGCATTATTGTAGAGTTTCATAAATAAATGTTCACTAATAAACTTTCCTAACATTGGAATTGCATTAGGAATAAAAATACTATCGAAAGCACCTTCCACAATGTATATTGGTTCGTCCCAATTAATTAAATGTTCATTGAAAATAATTGTTTCCTTTTGTGCTTCAGGATTCATGTATTTTCTTTTTGTCTTCTGTAAATAAGAACGAGCAATAAAATAGTTTAATCTTTTATTTTCATCATAAGATGGAATGATAATCCTACTTTCATATGGGCCACTATAACAAAATCCAATATTGTATATTTGCAACATCAAATCTGTTATGTGTCTATTCTTAATGTAGTTGTAAGCCTGCTTGTATTGTGGGGTCATCTTAAGTCCCATACTAGCATCTTTGAATGGAACAAATTCTTTTGGTAATTTTACAGGTTTATATGTTCTTGCGGCAATTTCCTCATCATCTTCAGGTTTTAATAAAAGATATTTCTTTAATTGTTTTGGATTACCAAACTTCTTAATTAACTTATAGATTGATCCGTGTGTACTATGTGTCTCAGCACATACCCAACATTTATAAACACCGTATTTGTAATTGATTTCAAGGTTTCCTTTACCGTCTCCTTTATCTAAACCTTTAATTTCGTGTGAACACACAGGGCAGTCAAAGGATACCTGATATCTATAATCATTATGATTCTTATAGTCACCAAATATATCTTCTAAAATATCAAATACGGCAGAATAGTCTACTTCTTGGGTGTTCATGATTATAATATAATAAAAAAGTATGATAAAAAAAAATGGGAGCCGGACACCACGCCGACTCCCTCCAACCAAACTTGTATTTCTACAAGTCCCGTCCTAATATAAATATATCTTTTACAGCTCGTAAAGTAAAACTTTAGTTGCCGAATATTTTAAGATGTTTGTTTGTTCATGTTAACATAACCAATAACGCAACATGCAGCATCAGCCATGTCATAATTTTCTTTTTTAAGATTACCCGTTTTACCGTATAACCAATTGATATCGGGACATACATTATTAACGTGTTCCCAAATAACGTGTTTCTTATCAATATCTCTTGGGTATCCACCAAATAAAACATTACGTCCTTTATCATTTGGACCAACCAAATCAGGGAATGCAAATTTTCTTGAGTTATACGTTGAAATGAATGTTGGTAATACTCCTAATACATCGTAACAGTTCTTAAGTATCAATGTGTTATAACGTAATAATGTTCCTATAGTATAAATGTTATTTGACTGCAACAATGGTTCTTCAATAATAACACGAAGAATTCCCATGTCTTTATAACTTTCCAAATGTTTTTTAAATGCGTCGGCCTTTTTAATTAATTCCTCAATCTTATCTTCTGGTTGTGGTTTAATTTTTGGTGAAAAATGTGTTAGTTCTAATAATTTAGAACCCGTCATATCAAATAAAGCAAATCCGATCGTCTTTGTGGAAATATCAAGACCGAGAATCTTTGGTTTGTTTTTGAAATTAATATCTATACTCATAGAGTAAAAATTAAATCAAAATAGTTGAATAGTAAAGTGTTAGAAGTCTAATTTTATTGCAAAAACCTGTGTTCCTGTTCTTTTAATTGGTGTAGATGTTTTAGCAATCACTAACGGTTCTTTTAATGAATCTAATAATGCGACTTCGGTAATATATTTATCGGTTGTAATTTCAGTTTGTGTTGTTCCCGTAAACCTTGTTGGGTTTTGTGATGTTAAGAATTGCGTAGATGGTAAGTTTATTAACATATTCATTTCTTCAATATCGGTTGCCCTAACTAATCTAACACTACCAGGGAATGGTTGTTCGTCACCAAATTGTGGTTGTGTTGTTGATCCTGTTGTGTTCCACAAATAATCAGTTGTTACACCTGACATATGGTCTTCTAAATCAAATGACGTTCCACCAGTGTAATCACTTTTTGTAATTGTAAACGTATAGTTAACCAAATTTATTGGGTCAATATATCCACTAGTATATCCTGATATCTTTGATGTTATATCAATTTTTATCCATCCGTTTGGTGTTGGTGTTGTCCCTGTTTGTACTAATGCATAAAATTTGTCAGCAATAAAACCATCTTTAATACCGCTTGGGGTAGTGTACATATTTGGAAATGCTCCTGTATTAAATTTAAATGTTAATTGTGAAGGGGTTCCGTTCCCTGTTATTTTATTAAAATAATTGCATGGTAATGCATTTAATGTAGATCCACTAGTACTTGTATCTCCAAACATATATGTAAACCAAACAGTATCTCCTGTGGTTGGTAGTAAGGAATTAATCGCTGTTCCGTCACTTGGTACCGATCCCAATTTAGGTGACGGTAACGTATACCGTCTATTAGATCTATAATCTAACATTGCAACCAACTCTTGATCGTCGAATACAACTATTTTGTTATTAATAAAAACTTTACCTACTTTATTAGTTTGTTCATCTAACAAATATCTAAATTTTAATTCAAATCTAGAACCTGTTGTTCCTGAAAATGGTTTAATGTAATAATCAACAGTATCCATTGTAAATTTTGCACCAAACGTATCGGTTGTATTTCTATGATAATGAATAAATGGGATATAAATTTCAAAATATTCTGTATCGCTAATTTCATCTCCGTCTTCATTTGTTACTATACTAATATCACAAGCATTTACACCCGATGGTGTACAATGACTAATATAATCATCATATTTAAAAAATCTTTCAGGATCATTTGTAACATCTCCAAGTTCAGAATAATGTATAATTGCAATACACCTTTGTTCTGACGGTAAAACTTCAACTAATTCATCGAATGAATTTTTAAATGTAGTTCCTGTTATAGTTGTTCCTACAAAATTTGTAAATGTTTGTCCTGATTTTGTATATCCTAATAATTGTTTTGTTGAAACATATTGATTACTATTATAACCACTTAAACTTTCATCTAAATCATTTGTTGGGTAATCTGCCCCGATTGGTTTGTCCGACCATACTGTATTTAATCTCCATGAATTAAGTTGTTGTGTATAATCAATTGGGTTAAATATGTCAGTTGTTGGTGATTCGTCGAAATATTCATTTAATACTACTTGTACATTACCTGTTAGTCCTGTTAAATTAGGGAGTTTACGATCTAGTGTTAATGTATTATCTGTTTTTGATACTACCTTATAGATCATACTATTTGTTTGTCCCGTAATTGTTGTACTTGAAAAACCATCTAAAACTACTGTTATAAAATCATTTGGTTTAAAATTCGTACCATCCACCACAACGAGACTTGTTGTTCCACTTAGTTTACTATATGTTAATGGTTGTGGTGTTGTTTTTACTGTTGGTGCGGTTGAATACATAGATACAAATCCAGCACTACCCATTTCATTTCTTAAAGTTGTAGTTGAACTATTACTAATTGGTGTTCCGTATGTTGTTGAAGTTAAGACATCGCTACCTAAAGAATATGGATATTTTACCCCTGATTCGTTATCAAATGGGGAAAATACTTTTTGTTGTCCTGTTGTTCCTGTTAAACCACTAAAAATTGTATTATAATCATATTCAGAATCTCCAATTTGAAAGAATTCAATATTGAAACTACCTTTGGCAATTGCCTTTCTACCCTCATTTGTTATTCGGGCTGTTAAATATTCTGCGTGATTACTGTTTAAAAAACTCATATGTTATAAATATCTTTATTTTATTTTAATCACAAGGACAAGTTACGTTTGTAAATGATGAGAAGTATATTGCTGATGGATAGTTTGTTGCCATATAAGCACTATCTTTATTCGTGTCTATTCTTGAACAACATTCACTATTTATCGTCACAAAACTTAAATTACCCGCACTATAATCTACATAATATATTGCTGTTAAATCACATCTCTCATACACATCATATGTTTGCGGTGTAGGAGTTGGTGGTAAAGGGGTTGAAGTTGGTGGTGCTCCTGAACAAGCTGTACAAGCTGTTTGTGCTGTTCCTGTTTGTGCCGAACCATCTCTCATAAATTCTCTTTCATCAGTACCATCAGAAACCCAAAATGTAGTGTTATTAGTCATATCACCATACACGCTACCATACATTGTGGAAGATAAACCTTTTACTTTTGTTAAATTACATAAAGACGTACCTACAACCGTAATATTAACATTACTATATTCACCACCAGTACATGCTGTTGGTCCGTTAACTAAACTAACATAACCACTAAACGTAGTTTCAAATGGAGTTGGTTGTGGTGTTGCAGTTGCCGGTAAAGGAGTTGGTGTTGTAGGACAACTACAAGGCGTTGATCCATAAGATATATCCGTAATACTTGCACCAACTGCGAATAATGAACCATTTTGAATACAATCATTTATTACTTGTGGTCCAATACCAAATGTTAAATCAATTGTCTCACCGCAACAATCAATATATCTAATATCACCTCCCGTATCAACCTCAAATTGTACAGATGTTACACAATTAGGTGTTGGGGTTGGGGTTACAGTTGCCGGTAATGGGGTTACAGTTGCCGGTAATGGTGTTACAGTTGCTGGTAATGGGGTTACTGTTGCCGGTAATGGGGTTACAGTTGCTGGTAATGGGGTTACTGTTGGTGTATTTGTGGGAGTTGCCGTTGGTACAACTGTTGGTGTGGGAGTTGGTGTGGGAGTTGGTGTGGGAGTTGGTGTAGTCGGCATTCTTATAGTTAAATTATTATAATCAACACATTCCACACATATAACAGAGTCATCATCTTTTCCATTAAAATTTGATGGTATCACTCTAATTGTTTTTATTCCCTCGGGAACAACTACATATGTACCATTTAAACTTGATCTTGGAATATTGGAATATCCAACTAAAGGAAAATATTTTGACGAGTCAGATCCTGAAAGGGATCCTGTACATAAGGATCCAGAATTGTTGGTACAATCCTCTAAACTTCCCGTACAGGCATACAAATCAACATTTAATATTGATACTCCTAAAGTAAATCCTGTTAATCGTATTGTATATGACATATTTCTATAAATAGTATTATATAGAATTTAAACAAAAAACCCCTTAAAATAAAGGGGTTTTAATATTGTTTTGTTTTTAAATTTTATGTTGAGCAAACATTAATGTCCGTTACAAATCCACTTGCTGAAATTTGTCCTGTATATGTTGCAAATCCACTGTCGGTTCTATAATAAGCGTGATATTCATCCTCTCCACCATAACCACTTGTTAAACCAGCATCAGTAAAGAATTGTTCTACATTGGCTGCATTATTTGTTGCGGCAAATACTTCAGTTAAGAGACTTTGAGGTTCTCCACCACCACCAGTAATAGCAGCACAAGCCTGTCCAATATTCGATTGTGTAACTGATGGTCCTAATTGATATGAATATGATGTTACTACAGGTGTTGGACTCGGAGTAGGTGTTGGGGTTGCTGCTGCCGGTGTCGCCAGCCACGGGGTTGTAGTTGTACAAGTACCTGTACTTGCAATTGTTCCCCCTGTTATAGCATCATTAATACCGGTAATTGTATGACCTGCTGTTAATTGGGCTTTTGTAATACCAGAGGCTAATTCTGATACAACGTTAGCATTTGTTGTTCCTGAAATATTAAACGGACCCGCTGCAGTTCCTGAGGATTCCGATTTTAATGTAAATGTTACTGTCATATTATTTGTTTCTTTTTATAAATATCTGTTTATTTTGTTTTATTAAGGTTGTTCAGCACAAACACTTTTGTCCGATACCTGACCAGTATATGAAATTCTTCCTGAATATGGTGATCCTCCACTATTTAAAGCGAATGAGTGATATTCATTTTCACCGGTATATACGTTTACTAAATTAGGATCTGTAAAGAATTGTTCTACATTAAATGGTTGATCTGCCGCCGCATATGCTAGAATATAGAAATCCTGACCGTAATTTTGACAAGCCAAACTCGATGATGTATAAGATGGTCCTAATTGATAAGCATACGATGTTGCAGGTACAGGTGTGTCTGTAGGTACCGGTGTTGCCGTTGGTGGGAATGGTGTTGGTGTTGGTGATTCTGTTGGTACGTTTGTTGGTACTGCTGTTGGTACGTTTGTTGGTACTGCTGTTGGTATTGCTGTTGGTACGTTTGTTGGTACGTTTGTTGGTACGTTTGTTGGTACGTTAGTTGGTACTGCTGTTGGTACGTTAGTTGGTACTGGTGTTGGTGTTGGTCCACAATATGTACAATCACTTGATATGTTACAAGTATTACCACATTCAACATCAGTTAATAAACCTGAATTAATAATTGGAGCTGTTCCACCTTGTAGACAATGCTGTCTACTTGTACCAGGTAATAAATTAATTGATTGTTCAGTTCCATTACAATTTGTTATTGTATAGTTTCCTGTTGTTCCACCTTCATTATAAATTGTCCAACATATACAAGGTAATGGTGTCGAAGTTGGTATTGCTGTTGGTACGTTTGTAGGTACTGCTGTTGGTACGTTTGTTGGTACTGCTGTTGGTATTGCTGTTGGTACGTTTGTTGGTACGTTTGTTGGTACGTTAGTTGGTATGTTAGTTGGTATGTTAGTTGGTATATTGGTTGGTTCTGGTGTATTAGTTGGGACCGCCGTTGGTACGTTAGTTGGTATGTTGGTTGGTATGTTGGTTGGTATATTGGTTGGTACTGCTGTCGGTACTGCTGTTGGTACGTTAGTTGGTAATGGTGTTGGTGTGCTGTAGATAACATCAACATCAACATTAAAGTTACAATCTGGCGTTGGAGTTGGAGTTGGTGTTGTAGTGTTAGTAGGTGTTGGGGTTGGTGTATTTGTCGCTGGTAATGGCGTAGGAGTTGGTGTATTTGTTGCGGATTCCGGTAATGGTGTTGGAGTATTTGTATTTGTTGGTGTAGGAGTTGGTGTACTATAGATAACATCAACATCAACATTAAAGTTACAATCTGGTGTTGGAGTTGCGGTATTTGTTGGTGTTGGAGTTGGGGTATTTGTTGGTGTTGGAGTTGGGGTATTAGTTGCTAATTCTGGTGTATTTGTATTTGTTGGTGTTGGGGTTGGTGTTGGTGTACCATATATAATGTCCACATTTATTTCAAAATCACAATTTGGTGTAGAAGTTGGTGTACTAGTTGGTGTTGGAGTATTTGTATTTGTTGGTGTAGGAGTTGGTGTACTATATACAACTAAAACATCAACATTAAAGTTACAATCTGGTGTTGGTGTAGGTGTTGCAGTGTTAGTAGGTGTTGGAGTTGGGGTACTATAAAATATTTCTACGTCAACAGCAAACTCACAATTTGGTGTGGCTGTTGGGGTTGGTGTTGGGGTTGGTGTACTAGTAACAACTAAAACATCAACTAAGAAATTACAATTTGGTGTAGGTGATGGAGTAGGTGTTGGTGTACTAGTAACAACTAAAACATCAACATTAAAATTACAATCTGGTGTTGGGGTTGGTGTTGGGGTTGGTGTACTAGTAACAACTAAAACATCAACATTAAAATTACAATCTGGTGTTGGGGTTGGTGTTGGTGTATTTGTTGCAGGTGATGCCGTTACTGTTGGTGTTGGGGTGGAAGGTAATGGTGTTGCAGTTGCTGGTAATGGTGTAGCTGTTGGTGTGGCTGTTGGTGTTGGTGTGTTTGTTGGAGTTGGTGTTGGTCCTGGCTCATATATCGCTAATCCTCCACTAAATCTACAATCTTTCACATCATTTTGACCAATTGATACATATCCATAATCTAAATAATTATTTACTGTACAATCATTTGGACCGTATTTGTAAGATGTGAATTTAATTTTTTCACGTCCTTCATTATCTATGAAAAATTCATATGATATTATTTTTTGTTTTGTTGTTCCTGTAATCGATGAATTACCAATTTCGGTTCCGTATTGTGTGTTTTTACCTTCTCCATCTATAGTTGATCCAGAATAGGTGTTAATATATGTAATTGTATTTTGTATCGCCCTTTTCCACAGTATTTTTAATTGTTGGTCTATTTCACTATAAACCGAAAGGTTATTAGTTGTACCTCCACTATATAATTTAACACTAATACCATTAGTTGTAACGGTATTATCGTTATTAAATGTTAATGTTGTTCCAGTTAATGAAGTTGCTCCACTGATTAAAACATATGTACATCCTGTAACATTTGTTGTTGTGTTTAATGCAGAAGCATTTTCAGGGTCAGTCATACCTGAATAAACTATACCGTCAATTTCAAATATTGGATAAAGTTTAACATAACCATCGTGTTTTGTTTCCCCATCTTCATCAATTTCAATAGAAAAACCAAGATCATCGTCAGCCTGTTGTATTAAATAATCAAAATAACTTGTAAATCCTGTTGGTATTTCTAAATCAAAATTAATGTGGTCTTCCGTTTCTGTAGGTTGACATCCATATCTATATTGATATTTTGATCTACCAAAAATATTATTTGAAATTAAATTACCTCCCGTCCATAAAGTTGTTGCAGGAATAATTTGATCGATAACACTTGTCCAATAAGGACTCATTTTTTCAATAAACAAATTAATGTCAGGAAATGTGTATGCTTTGTTAGGTGAAAAATCTCTAGTAATATAATCTTGATAGATGTCCTCTAATGTAATATAATTCTTCTTATATTTTATTAAATTAGAATTTTTAATTTGTTGATGTATCATTAAATCGACATACTCAGCGAATGTTACTCCTGTTTGTGGTGTTAAACTATTTGTACCGAATGTTGTACCTGTTGGACCAAAGTCTCTAGATTTACGATATATGTCATAATCAACCGCTTGTGCTGATGATAAATAAACTTCAATATTTTTTCTATTTAATAATAAACCAGAATTATCATTAAGATTTTCTGTTTGATTATTATCAATAATATTTTTTAATTTATATCCTGAGTCTAATCCTGGCAATTTTCTATAAACGTCAAAATAATCTTCACCATAGGTATATGCACTATTTTTAGTAACAATATTTTTAGTTCTTCCTGTTACCGTTGAATTATCGATATCAATCACTAATGGTGATTTATGATCTGTAGTATTATCATACCAACCAGATCCTTTTTGGAAAAAATATTCTGTTGATCCCGTAATTCCTTTAGGTAATAACGTATCTCCATTAACGGGATAATTTTCAGAATTAAATGTTGTTGTACCTGTAGTTATACCAGTATAATATCTATATGGAAGATATGTTACACCATTAATAGTTCCACCTGTTGGTAAGAATATTCCTGTTTTGTAAGTTTTAGTTCCCGATATAACATCATAAATGTCACCTTTTAAATCAAATGATTTAGGTAAAGATATTACCTTGTAAACATATTGATTAATTTTAATCATTGGTTCAGGAGCACCTAAAAATCTTAAAAAAAATTCTAAAGATTGTCTTGTACCTTTTGATTTATAAATGTAAGCCAAGTTAACTAACAACCTTCGATAAAATTCATATTCGGCGTCTATTAAAGACGTTCCCGATACTAATCCAGAATATTGTTGTGATGTCTTAGTGTATAATAATTCATCTAAACCTTTCTCATCAATTAAGTTAATTGTATCTAACCCTAAAGTATTTGCCAAGTTTTTTAACAATACATCGGGTACGTTATTAATACCGTCATAACTTACATTTCTCATGTAAGCAATATTATCAATATATTTTTTTACACTATCAAAACTTTGTCCATATAATTGAAATAATGATTCGGCCTTTTTATCGGGACTATCAAATTCAAACAATTGAGGTGATGTTAAAAACCTAACAAATAAGTTAGACTTATAATCATCAATTTCATCTGCTATATTACTTAAATTTGTTAAATAACTATCATATTCTAAACCTGTAATTTTAATGTTCCAATCTTCCTTATCGGATAACGGCCAACTATAATTTACTGAAATTAATTCGGTTTTTGTTTCGTCAAAACTATCTCTTGGTACCTTAAAACTTGAAGTATATTTTGGAAAAGTGTCTCTGTTTAATAAACTTTCCTCTAAATCATCTAAACCTTTAAAGAACTCTTCAACAACACCATCATTTGGTTTAATTAATATATTTTCAGAAAACCCCGTTAAGTTATCAAATGGTTTACCACTTACCTTTAATGAAATTATATTATCACTATTAGGTTCAATATATGAAATTACATCATATGTTTTTCCACTTATTGAAATTAAATAGTTTTTAAAAGAAGTATAAAAATCTCTGTTTTTATTAATTGAAGGTAATATGGTATTACTTTTCGGTGTAACCATAACAATCGAAAATGGATTGTATAGTTTACTGTACTCAACTTTAAATTGAGTGGTGTTACTTATATTATCATATGTAATATTATTAGCGGTAAAATTCGTTACTTTAATTAAACTATTAGAATCAATTAAAATAGCCGCAGGAAAATTATTAATTATATTAGTTGTCGCAACACCTAGTCTACTTTTTAATGATCCAAATAAAGATTTAGCAGCATCATTTTTAGAACCTTTAAATTTTATTTCTTTATTTTTACTTGTAGTACCACTCGTAGTTGTACTTGAAGTTTGTCCTTTTAAATCATCTAATGTTAAAAAATTAGAAAACGGATTTGTTTTAAAATTCTTTGTATCTCTTTGTATTACCTCACTATCTAACGCAAAGTTCGTATTAGTCAATTGACCGGTACCCGTGGTAATTTGATTACCGACTAGATTGTCACTGAATGTATCGGCACCACTCGCAGCTTGACTTGGAATTTTACGTAATTTTGCCATTAGATATTAGTGATTGTATCAAAGTTTAAATTTTCATCAATATCATTACGGTTTTCTCTAACCTCATATAGAGTTTCGTTAAAGTTGTCTTTAATTTCAAATAAGTTATATTGTTTATAGATGTTATTATCTTTATCGTAAATTGTGTAAATACCTGGAGTAACCGCCTTAGTTTGATTACCGTAAAGAGCATTTGCAAGTGTTGACGCATCATGTTCAACCATATCAATTTCGATAGTTGTTGGGTTCATATATGTATTTGATAAAATAACCATTTGACCTGGACTACCAATAAATGGAACGGTATTTGGTTTGTTTGACGGTGCAGACGATGGTGTAATTGTTAAAAACATAAAGTTTGTTGCACCTTCACTATATTGATATCTTACTGACTTTTGTGTTGAACTATTTAGATTCGCCGTAACAGGAGTACAATAAAAAGAAGACGTAACAATTTTATAGAAATTTGGTGTTTTTTGTTTGTTATTAGAATTTATATATTCAATCCTATAACCAACTAAACCTTGTGGTGTAAATTTATTTCTATCTTCAGACTTAACATTTGATAAATCCAAGATTAGTCCTCTTACTGATGGTAATGATGCTAAAACACCACAATCCATAATTGTTGTTCTAATTTGTTTTGGTCTGATATGAAGTGTGTATATTCCTAAATCAGGAAAATCTGTTGCATTTAATTTAAGATTATATAAACCTCCTAAGATTTCCACACCACTTTCTCCACCGGTATTTCCATTATGTAAAATAGGTGTTAATACCTGATTTGGGGTTAATTTCTTTAATACTGTTGGAGTTGTTGAGATCCGATTGGGTGCATAATGATAAAGTATTTCTACATCATCGGGTGATACATCCGCCGGTCTAACTATTCCATATGATCCTACTGCCATATTCTTTTATTATAAATATAAATCTTATTGTTTTTTAACTTTAAAAAATCCATTTCCATAAACATCTAACTCACTCATGTTGTCAATTTCACCCAATCTTAGATTAACCTCCATGACACCTTGACGTCCTCTTTCCACAAAAATGTCAGAATATACTGTTGGGTCATCGATAAAACCTAAGAAATGTTCGTTTCTTGTTAACATATGATTTATAACATACTCGGTAGCAAATTCTGTTGTATTACCACTTGTTGTTAAATATGGTACAGTATTTATTGTGTTTCCCGATATTTCATATGTATAACCACTAGTTGGTCCAAACCTATAATTTGGAACACTTCCCGTTATTTGTGTAAATCCATCTTCTCTATCCATATAATATAAATCATCTACCGTATATCCTGTATACTTTGTTCCATCAGATAATGATCCTGAATCAACACCATAAGGTGTGGTTTCACCATATCTCTTAAATTCACCAATTCTGCTTTGACCTATTGCCATAAATTTAAATGTCTTTGTGGGTGTTGCAGTATATCCTGTGTTAGAATATTCATAATCATTTAAATAATTTAAAGATCCTGTTATTTGTGTATATGGTATTGTAAACCCGCTAAATGTCCCTAATACATTAACATTATCAGTAATAGAACCTGTATTAAAAATGGTTATGTTTTTAGTTATTTTTTGATTTGACCATGGAGAGTTTAAAAAAATTGATATATCAAAACTACTTATATTTGATCCCGAATATGTTTCTTTATATGAACCTGTATATGACGATGTATATGGTGTATAATTAAATGACGCGGTTGGAAAATTTGAATATAAAACTCCTCCATTTGAATCTAATGAACCTGTAATTGATAGTGATCCTGTTATATTTTGTTTAACTCCCCAATCTATTGTAAAATCTTGATCAACAATTTTTCTTAATTTATCAGGATTTACAGTACTATAAATCGTAACATGTGATCCTGATATTCTATATGTAAAATTAACTAATTGTTCTACTTGTTCCATATTTCCATCGAATGAAACCATAACACCCATTTCATCCACATCCGATTCTAAATAAATTGGTATCTCATATTCATAACCCGTAAATCCCGTGTATAAATTCCAATTATCTCCATCCCATTTATAATATTTCCCCTTTGTATTGTTAATTGCAACTTGTTCAACCTCTTTCCAATATACACTACCAGATGGTATGTTATTTAAATTACTACCTGTTAATGATTGATACGTTTTACCACTATAAAATAAAACAACGCTTCCTGTGTATGTAATATCAGGATACCATTTTATGTCACGTACCAAATGTAAACTACCTGTCTCATTTGAAGACGGTACCATACCATCTATTGGGACTGACGCACTATACCAAGATTTCCAATCGTTTATTTCTGTATCAAACCAAAAAGTACCAGTTTCTGAATGTAAATTAACATCAGGTATCTGTCTTTTTAATATTGTATATTCGTTTTTTTTCATTTTAGCACTGTTCTGATGATAATCCTGTTATTTGTCCTGTACTATTATTAATATCCCACGTTTCTCCATTAATTTGAACATATTCGTATCCTATCAAAGCATTAGGGAATGTATCAACATATACAAAGCATCCTGTTGTAAAATCAAATGGTCCACAATCAGAATAGAATGTTCTATTATTTGATGCGTCATTACAAACTCCACTAAATGTATTTCCTCTACCACAACCTGTATATGTTGTTAAAGGTATTGTAGTTGCTGTTGGAGTAGGCGTTGGTGTTGAACCGCCAGGAGTTGCTGTTGGCGTTGCGGTTGGAGTTGCAGTTGGCACACCTGAACAAGAGGTACATGCTGTTTGAGCTGTTCCTGTTTGTGCCGAACCATCTCTCATAAATTCTCTTTCATCAGTACCATCAGAAACCCAAAATGTAGTGTTATTAGTCATATCACCATATACGTTACCATATATTGAAGAAGATAAACCTAATACTTTAGTTAGGTTACATAATGAAGTACCTTGAACTGTAACAGTCACCGCCTCATATTCACCACCACTACAAGCTGATGGACCATTAACTAAACTCACATAACCACTAAATGTAGTTTGGAATGGTGTTGGAGTTGGTGGTAAAGGAGTTGGTGTTGCAGTTGGTGGTAAAGGAGTTGGTGTCGCCGTTGGTGGTAAAGGAGTTGATGTTGGTGTTGGTGTTGCGGTTGATGGAAGACATGACGTTTCACCATAAAACACAGATGAAATTGACGCGATTACTCCTGATAATGAATTATTTTGAATACAATCATTAATTACTTGTGGTCCAATACCAAATGTCTCCGTAACTTCACTACCCTCACAATTAAAATATCTAACAGTTCCACCAAAATCAACTTCAAAACTTACTGACGTTACACAAGGACTTTCTGTAGGTGTTGGGGTTATTGTAGGAATTACCGTAGCCACTGGTGTAGGTGTTGAAGTTGGGAAAGGTGTTGACGTTGGTCTAGGTGTCGCCGTAACTCCACCAATAGGTGTCGGAGTTGGGGTTGATACCGGTAATAATACTCCTCCTCCTTTTTCGTAGAATGTTATACTATCAGTCGTTGTATAACCTGTACCTATTCTATCTAATTTTGTTGTCCCCGTATATCTATATATTTGATATGTTCTTTCATAGTGATCAAAATCAATTTGATAATACATATCTTTTTCTTCCGTTATATTATAACTTGTTGTTTGACCTGAATTTATAAAATCTAATATCTCACCTCTATCCGCATTGAAAAATTTTGCTGTCATGAAAAACGTATTCATTCCGTGATAAAATGGTGATTTATTATCATTTGGGTTTTTTATAATTTCATATGTTAAATTTGGATATTGAAATGTTTGTCCCGTCCAACCAATTAATGTGGTACCTGTAGTACCTGTAGTTATTGGTATGTTTACTTGTGTTATATCGTTATTTTCATTTGTAAATAAAATAGTTTGTTCCGTTGTTGCGGTAAAACTATACATATCTAATGTTGTAGTTCCACTTAAATTAGTATCTGTTAAAACACTCTCATTATCAAACCAAAACAAATACATATTTTCTTTGTTTCGATAATTTGAACCTGTAAAAACAGGTACAAATATATTATACCCATAGTTACTACCTGTATGAAAATATTTTTCACCTAAGGGTAATGCTAAATTTTTAGAATTTATTAATCTTCTATTTTGTCTTGTCGGTGGCTCACATGTTAAAACATAATTTGTTATACTACCGGGTGTTTTATAAAACTCTAATCTAAAGAAACTTTCAGTTGATTGTTTTGTCATCAATTGATTTTCTTGTGTTGATATACCAACAGGATTATAATCTAAAACATAATTTGGTGTGTCTCCACTTGTTGCAAAATAAAATTGAAACCATATGTCAGTTTGTGTAAAATTAGGTGGGTAAGTGTTTCCCGTTACAATATATGGTTTATGAATGTATCTAACTGTTTCATAATTTTTAGATGGATTAATAATATCTTTTAAAACTTCATCTTCAAAATCGGCAAGATTATCCTGCCAACCCAAATCGGTTCTAAAACTTTGTTCACTATTAACTACAATATTTAAATTGTTACTATTTTTTAAAATTTCCATTAACAGTTAGTTTTATTTTTATAATTATTAAATCCACCAAATAGATCATTTTTATTTTTATATGATTTTTCATTTCTTAAATAAAAATTAATATCATTTACAACATAGTGTGTATTATTCATATATGGAAATCTTGTTCCATTACCATCTTGATCCACAAATCCATGATCATATAAATCTCTCCATTTCCATAATTTATCATCATTATCGTAAATTGCATTTTCGGGTAAATTGATTAAATCGTTTGTTTTTGAACTTTCGATATATGGAGATAGTTCTCTTAATTTAACTCTGTAGTGTGGTTGGTAATAATACCCGACTGTATTTGATGGTGTTGCTCCTTGATAAAAACTATCTTGATCTTGTGAGTGATAAAATAATCTATTACTTCCACCTACTGTTGTTCCAGAAAAAATTGTTTTGTGTGAAAATTTATGAAACGCCTCACTAATAATTCTTTCTTTTAATTCTTTTCTATTGTATTCAACGAAGGCACCTGTAAGACCTGTGGTTCCTACCGGTATAGTTGTTCCGCCAGTAAATGTTACACCCGTATAATTGTAGGTACTACCTAATATTGTATTTGTTTTACCACTGAACGTTTGTGTTAATCCTGTCATTACCTTTTCAACCGATGTTGTTCCACTAAATTGATTATCCAACCAATTATCATGAAAATTAAATTTAAATCCTACTTTTGGTGGGTAATCAAATAATCCGTTACCGTTTTTAAAAATTATACTTACATAAACTTCTGTTGGTGTGTAACCCAAATTATTGGTTATTCCGGTTAATGAGAATGTTTCTTTAAAATCAAATAATACAGATTCTTGTCGATTTCTTTCTACTAATATATCATTTTCTTGTAATGGATTTTCGAATAATATTTTTCTTTCGTCTTCAAAAATTGATGATTCAAAACCAACTTTATCCATAATATATTGTTGATCTCCTGTTAATGTTTTATGTTTATGAACATAATATTGTGACGTTGTTCCTGAAATATTTTTAATATCTAAACATCTTTTACCTAACACAACTGAGCTTAATATTGTTCCCGACGAAAATTCATTTTTTAATATGTTGATTACATAATTTTCTGAATTATAAGTTTGATTACCAACACTATCGATATAGTAAATTCTATATTTTTCGGTGTCGGAAGTAATTGGTATTGTATAATATTGTCTATTAGATGTTTGTTGCCAGAAACTTGTTGATCCCGTAATCGGTGGTATATTATTTAAATTAGAATTTACTAAAGATTTATAAGTTGCTCCCGAATAAAAAACTAAATTATTAACATCATAAGTTTCAGTTGAATTCCAATTAGTAACTAATTTCCAATTTGTATTTCCTGTTAGTGGTGGTATGTTATTTACATTACTATTTATTTTTGATGTATATATTTTATCAGAATAATGTATAATATTATCTTTACTATAGGTAACTCCTGAAACCCAATTATGAGAAGTATATGTACCTCCCGATAGAATAATATATTCCCCTTGTGATATTCCGTGTTCAACTGGTGATGTTAATATATAATAATTTGGATCTGTTGTACTGTCTACTCTAAATGGTATTCCGTTACCAGCAACAAAGTTAAAATTAGTTTCATCTGATAAAGTATAGTTCATAGTGAATCCACTATCTTGTCCGTTCACATAACTTAAATATAAATTCCAATTTTTATAAGGAGCGTCGATTGATGTTGTGATGGTATGACCGGTGTATCTTCCAAATGGTGTTCCGTCAAATAAATCAATTTTTGGTATTACATTTGTTGTTCCTAATGTAGATCCATATGAAGGGGTTGTCCTTTCTCGTAAAACATCATTTCTTAAAAATGCAAATTCATTATATGGTACAAATCCTAAATCATTTCCCGTTCCGTCACCACATAAATAAAGGTTTCTTAATAGTGGAATATAATCAGTAAAACCATTATACATGTTTCTAAAAACCATTTTTAATTTACCATATATTTTATAATTAAAACTTTGGTTTCTTTCATCATCAAATAATTCGGTTAGATTTAACATTATATTTCTATCACCTTCTCTCATCAATGTCTCATCATTATCTAATTTAACATTAAGATTAAGATCCTGTTCATCTGCCTTAAAATATCTTTTACTCGGTAATAAAATTTGTTTCTTTTTCATTTTTTAGTTTTTATTAAGGAACTTGGTTTTCACATTCAAGTAAATTAAATGCCCCTTTAGGACCAAATAAATCTACAAACTTATCCATTCCCGTTTTACCCGCCATTAGTCCAAAATAAAAATGAAATGGTGTCGAAAGGATTTGTCTATTTCCACTGTAATAATCAATTGTTGGTCTTATGATATAATCAATTGAACTACTCCAAAATTGTGAGTGCCAACCATTTGTTATTGTAATACCTTGGTATGTTGAGTTACCCGATACTGGACCAACTCTTGTATATAATGTTCCTCCTGTTGGTGCCTTAGTATATTGTCCCGACCCACCAGATAATAATTGATTTGTAAATCCTGTTACGTGTAAATAAGTAAAACCAGGATATTCTAAACCATAGTCCTCACTACTATCAAAAGGATTTTCATCAAGATCAACAATATCAAAATCAATTTGATCTGTACCATCTCCATTTATTGTTAAACCACTAAAAGTATAAGTCATTGGTAATAACAAATATTTGTCTGACGAATCATTTGGTGCTCCATTAATATTATAAGCATATGTCATTCCTTGTAAAGGTTGTAATTCAACGGAACCATAATCCCAAGATTGACTATCTTTATATTCATTATATGGGCCAAATCCTTCACCTCCCTTATCCCACAAATAAAACGGTACTTTTTGTGAAGATCCATAAGTATCAGAATCCCAACCCAATCTTCCTGGTTCATTTAAACACGCTCTAATTCTTTCACCATCTTCTTTTAGATCGAAAGTAACCGGTAATGGTCCATATTGAGAGTTTACGGTTTTAAAAACTTCAGGATAAATCTCAGGATCTAACTTATTGAATTGATATGCAAGATATTTTGAATTTTCTAAATCAAATCCTTCTATACCGGCTTCATTATTAATAGATAATAATTGTAGAATATCTCCATCTAAAATTTGTCTTAGACCTATTTTATTTTGAAATCCTTTGTTGGTAAAAAACATATCTAAATTTCCGAGAGCTCCTCCGACATCCATTCTATAATTAATTGCTAATCCAAGTAAATCTCCAATGTCTTGATATGAGGTAGGTCCAATACTTCTTGATACAGAACAATTTGGATCTAATCTTTTATCAATACATATTTCTTTAATAAATTCATCTCTTGGTCCTAAATCTACAAATGTCGTAGGGTGATTTAATTCATTAGGTATAAAATTACCATTTTTAAATTTAGCTGACCTATAATAAAATTTATTAATTCCGTTACCTACGAATCTTACCAATGTCCTACAATATCTTATTAATTTTTCATTATTACTACTTATAGCTCTAGTAACTCCTTTAGCTTTAAATTGTAAAAAATATAGTGATCCAGATAACCAATTATCAATAAAACCATAATTAACGACACCACCACAAAACATTTTACCCACTCGTTTTCTTCTATAGTATTCTCTCAATATACCTGTTAATCTTGCTGGAGTTTGAGTACCTGGAACAATATAAAAAACTCCGTTTGCGAATTCACTTCTTGCACTTGGGGTTGCGTATCCTCCATTATAATTATAACTTTCACAAGCAAAATCTTGAACACCTGTTACGAATGGATTACCTGAATTATATGGATAATATGATTCTGGCACATTTATTGCTCCCCCATAAATTGCGGTGGAGATTAATATATTACCTGCACTTAATTCTGTTTTTAATTGTGCATTAGTTTGAACATATTTTCTTCCTATATTTTCTGGTAAAAGTGTAGCATTATAACCGCAACCTTTAAATTCACTCGTATTACTAGTATTCGTAACAAAATACCCTGTCACCAAATTATCATCATATAATGTATCATAATAACCACAACTACTATTTCCACTATAAGATATGCCAGAACCATTTCCACCTCCAATAGTGGAACTTTCATCTGAACATTCGACGCATTCAGGATAATTAATTAAACTTAATTTTGTTTGATTATTAATAACAAATTCTGTAAGTCTTGATCTTAGAGGTCTATTCCTTTTTGCCGCAACAGAAATTAACGCTTCGACTATAAATCCTAAAATAAAAACTGTAAAATTTAAAAATTGTAATGTTAAAAATTTAATAACAAAATCCAATACTAATAAAAAATCGGCAATTAATAATGGAAATGTATAATTCTTTATACCAAAATTTGATGGTGGTGTTAGTTTATCTCCACAATCTTCTTCTTCACTTGGAATTGTGTCATTTATATTAGCGAAACCGACTTGTCCAATTAAATTTGTGCCGTTATATCTCTGTTGAAATGACGATACTGTATAGACTTTATTATATGTAAATCTATAAAAATAATCTTGTGGATAATACTCACCTCCATCATTATTTAAAATTAATGGTAAAGCCTCAGATGGATAATCACTTAGACTTGTTGAAAACGCATATGATTTATCATTTGGAACATCATAAGAAAATCCACCTAACGTTTCGGTTAATTGATACTCTCTTATGTTTGGTAACAAATAATCAGCATTAAATCTAACTCTCGTTAAATCATTATCATTCATGTTAATTCTAAATCTATAACATCCTGATGTTGGAATACCTCTATTAATATCATTAGTTATTTCATTCTCACCAAATTCATTTGTAATTACATAATCCATGTTCATAACAACCGGTAATACAAATCCACCGTCATCGGGTATATCCTCATTTATATTAACAACTTCTAAACGTGGGTAATTGTTATCATCTTTTTGAGGTGTGAATCTAATAGCTTCAATCTTACCTGACTTAGCAACTAAATCACATTTTCTTCCCATTTTTCTTCTTGGGGTACAAGCTTTATTAATTGCATTTTTACTACTGTCAGTAAAAATACCACCAATTACATATGCTTTAGGTTGAATATTAACTCCGTTTTCTGTTAAGTCAAAATCTGTTCTTGTAATACCAATCTCACATAAAGATTCATTTCCCCAAAAAGGATAAACTTGGATGATTTTATTTATACTAACAATTTGTGGTAAAGAGTCTAAATCTTCAGATTCTTTAAATGAGAATTTGTTTTTAAATCCATCGACATTTATTCCTTGTCTAATAAAATCATACGGTCTTAAAGAGAAACAACCGACATCAGATAAGTCAGCATCCATATGTATTGTTTGTGCACCAATAGGTACACCCCAAATCATAAAATCACCCGCACTATTTGTTTTAACTGTGTATTTGTAATATTTCTCATATACCTCTAAAACTTCTTCTCTCTCTAAAATATTAGTTTGATCGGGAAACGTCCCCGTTTTTGCATGTCCACTATGTTGTTGTCTTGATGGTAATAAGTTATAACGATAATTATTTTCGTCTCTGTCAGTAACTTCCTTATATGGGTAAAGAGTAGAAATTACAGGATCCTCTTCATCTTCTATTGTTAATGGTACAAATATTGATACTCTTACATTACCGAGTCCAAAACCATTGTTTGCAGTAACTCTACCACAGACAACTCCGTAATCAGAGCACATCGAAGTGTAAATCTCTTTTTGACTAAATTTTAAAGATAAAATCTCTAAAACGTCAAAATCTTGTTTTAACTCAACTGTGATTTTTTGGTCAACCCCAATATTGGTTGAAATTCTATGCTTTTGTATCATTCTTATAATAAATAGAAACTATGTGATTTTCTATATATTATAACGAAAAAACATTTTAAAATGTAGCCGTTCCTAATGTTTTAACCCTAACTTTAATATCTTTATTTGGGAATCTAATTTGGAAGATTTGATTTGACTTCATAAAGATCATATTATCGGATTGATTTATCAATCTAGTGTTTTGATCTGTTGTTTGTGATGGCTCCGCAGATGAATACTCACCTCCTATTTTACTGTAAACTCTTGTCTCAATTACATTTATCACACCTGATACGCTACCTACGATTTTGTTTAAAGCACCGATAAACAAAGGATCACCCATTTTACGTTTTTCTATTGCAAAATGTTCAATTGTATCCTGAATTACCGTTTGTATGATATCCGTCTGATTTGCGTTTTTATCTATGTTTAAATCAATTTCTAACCCCATATCGATGACTTCACCACTTACAATATCCAAATAGTCATTAATCATTTTATATTCCGTAAGATAGGTTAAAATGTTCGATTTTAGTGTATAAGAAACAGTATCAGTTAAATTACCTTGGTCGTCATATGATAATAATTTAATTCTAATCTTATTATCTTCCTCCATAACATTAACCTTAGCTGGTGCTCCGTATGTTGATGGCATCGTTTCAATTAATGATTTATAATCATTTAATGTAACCGCCCTATTTTGTGCTGCAAAGTTATATGAAACCATATTACGAATTTCTTCGATTGTTGGTTGGTCCGCACCACCTACTGCAGGTGTTATGTTATTAACTCTAAGTGATTGTACCACACCAGTATTCTTTGCTGGCACAGGTCCTGAAACTATAAATTCAACATCATCTACGTTTGTAATTACATTCACCCCTAAGTTACTATCTTTACCACCACCCACACGATATTGTACAAATAATGTTGTATTAATTTTTGGTGTAGTTCCTAATGATAGATTATTTAAATAACTCGCCAAATTAACTTTCAATTGTCCTGTCATATAGTTGTCCAAATTGTCTAATGGATTAACTGTACCCGAACCAAATGTTAATGAAAAATAACCTTCAGGTGTATATTCTGTTATGAATTTATTATTAACAGGTAAAAACGTTCCTGCGGTAAAATTATTTGTATCCGATACAGACGTTGGGTCTGGCACAAATACTTTATCTTGAATTAATGATTTAACCTCATACCATTTGTTTGAGGTATTAGAAAATTCATTTGATGTTGGATTACTTGTAAAAGTTGTACCGTCCTTATGAATAACAGATGTTACTCCTAATACGTTTTGTTCGGGTAAGTATAATTTTAAGAAAGGTTTTTGATCCGCTTGGTTTATAACTCTTCTATAAATTTTTGTTATACCATTTACAACAGGTTCTCTTTTTGTAATTGTATAAGATATTAATCTATTATTTACATCAAAATTTGGTATCTTTAATCTATTAGGTTCTCCTTTTTTATTAAATGGAACAGAAAAATCAATATCATCAATTGTTTCAAAAACTTGACCTCCTCCTGAAACTTGAGCACCACTCTTTAATATACCCAAATATCTAACATCTTCTTTATCTCCTCTAACATCCACAGTAATTGAAAAATCACATAATGCAACTGATGGTCTAACTCCTGGTAATCTAATACCATATGTTTTTGCAATATGATATAATGATTGTCTTTGTTGTGCAAAATCCAACATAGTTTCCTGCCAAACTCTATCAATGTGAAAGTGTAAGTTATCCGCAACCGCGGCATTAATATCTAATAACACCGAATAAATCGATGCGTCGTTAAAATTTTTAACTAAATCAGGATAGTAATTTTTAGTTAATGTTACTAATTCATTTCTTAATCCCTGAAAATCTCTTGTTGCGTATGATATCTGTTTACTCATCTTATATGTTTAAAATTATAAAGTCGGAAGTTGAAAATGACCCGTTATTAACTGTATATTCTATTTTAACTACCGCCGTATATGGTTTTGTCGATTCATCAGAAACCCTAAATAATCTTTCATCTTCATCTTGTGCAATACTTCTTTGTCGATTTGGATCATCTTCGGCGGATGTTATAGATATATTTGTAATATCTAAGTTTGGTATGAATTTTTTAACTCCTTCTCTGATTTCTTCTTCAATTAAATTATATGTAATTGCGTCATTTTGATCAAAAATATATTGATATATTCTTGTTCCAAAATCAGGTAAGTAATATCTACTACCTTTTCTTGTTAAAATAAGGTGTATAAGATTGGCTCTAATCTCCTTTTCAGGGATTTCAGTCATATTAAGATAATCTCCTTTAGGACTATCTCTAAATGGATAATCAATACCGTACGTTACTGCCATATTCAATAAATATAGATAAACCTAAAATGGTTATGTATCCTCTTTTATTTTTGAGTTCCCTTTTATAATATGTGGGGGGTCATAAGGACAATTTGCGCATCCATTGGAACAACAATGTCCTCTCTTCTGTAAAAAAAGAGAAGTCAGAACCATAAGCCCCGACTTCTCATCTATGTAATAATCTACTCCTTCCTCTAATTTCATTAGATACTTGTCACATCACATTGTGCTCCACTACAAGATTGTGCCGCATAATCGGAAATACTCTTGTATTGTGGTTTATCTAAAATTTCACCGAAGTTTACTTCTTTGAATTGACGAGTAATAGTCTCCCACTTATAGAATAAATGAACGTCTTTTAAACAATAAACCATCTTCTTCAAATCACCTTTAAAGTAATTCTTCGCAAATTTCTTCGCTCTTGAGATCCAATATTTCTTTAATAAGACTTGTTCTCTTGTTCCTGTAATTTGTATTGAATCGTCTAATAAAGTATCTGTTGCTAACCATAAGTTTTGATTAAAATAATGTAAACCATCAATAATCAAACCAGATGCTAATACCGAACCTTTACCATATACCTCAACTAATTCGTCAAGATTTAATACTGACGTAAATGGCGCTTGATTGAAATCTTTATCTCCGTAGTCTGACATGAAACTAACCGCAGTAAATAAATCTCTTTGTTCCCAAATATAATCAACAATTGCATCTTTATCGTCAATAATAACTGTACAAGATGTATTATGATTTACCGGCATATAAGCACATAACTCAGGATTAGTTCCAGCATTTACCCAATGTTGTTGAACCAACTTAATTAACTCAAGGTGTTTAATACCTTTCATATCTTTTTTGAATAAACCAACTTTTGGATTTTCAACAGGAACGAATACAACATAATCTGATTTAGTTGAAGACCATACACTTTCTTCTAATAAGAAAGCCATATTTTCTTCTAACCATTTTGCAGTGTTACTTTCTTTATTTAACTGCATGATACGGAAATACTTTTCAGAGTGTTCAGGGTGAATACCTGATGCAGTTCCTAATACAACTGACGCATTACCTGAAGGTTTTACACAAGTAGTTCTTGCCGCTTGGTTAATTCCAATTACCGCTGCCAATTCTTTATTAGCATCTTTTACGGCTTGTGCTCCTTCTTCTAATAATTCAGCATTAAATAATTTAGGATTATTCATCCAACCTGTAATACTAACACCTAACAAAGCTTCTCTTTCAAAGATTGCTTTACTTGTTTCACCTAAATAAGGAAAATTAGTATAACCCGCTTGTAATGTTCCTAAGAAAGAAGCATCTTTACATGCCTTTAAAAACTTTTCTTTTGTTGTTGCCTTCTCAGCATTGATCTCGGTTAAATTACAACCTTGAATACCGAACTTAGATTTGTTGTCTTTAACATATTGTTCAACTTCATCATATTTGATTTTACCAAAATCAATTGTATCTAATACAGGGATTTTCATAATCTCAAAACATGGATTAAACATATCAAACCAACTGTTCGCAAAAACAAAACCAATATCATTTGCTCCGTCATTTAATTGTACCAAGTAATTGAATTGTTCTTTAACAACTTCACTTCTCAATAAAATAACTGAGTTATTACTACGACCTCTTTGTGGGTTTTCTATTCTCCAATTACCTGTCTTAGCGTGGATCATCTCATCATCATTAGGATCAACGATCATATTCAACGCTGAACGTCTAACACCACCCGACAATACTGCATCCGCTGAGTGACAAATAATATCAAACGCTAAGATAGGACGAATTTTTTCTCCTTCATTAGTTAACCACTTTTCAATTAACGATTCTATTTTTTCTAAAGATTGTTTTAAACCATCAGGACCAGGTGCTTTAAAACCACCGCTGATGAATGAACCTTTCTCACGAATTAAAGAATAATCTAATTTAACTTCATAACCTGCATATTCAGGGAATGGTTGTTCGTCAACAAAGTAAGATGATAACAATACACCCAATGCGTTTGCCCAACCTTCAATTGAATCTTCAATATAAAAAGTTTTAGTCCCTAAAGTTCTTTTTTGAATTCTACTTAAATTATTTACAAAAGGAGTTAATAATCCTCCACCGAATCCACAACCAGATAATGCCAAGTAAAAAATCTCTTGGAATACTCTATTACGTGCAATGTGTCCTGATGTACAGTTAAACATTCTCGTGTTATGTTTCATAATTTGTTCGTGTCTGTATTGTAAGTTTCTTTGTGAAGCTAATACAGCTTGATCTTTCATACTCTCAACGGCAGATTGTAAATATGGTTCAATTGCCTCAGCATAATCCACATATTTTTTTCTGTGTCCGTCAATTATGTTCTCACACGCGTCTTCCCACGTTTCATATCTTTTTTCATCTTCCTTCCATTTGAAATAGTCTGAGTGTAACTTTAAGTCACTCAGAAATTTTTTACCTTTCTGCATTTGTTCTTTTTTCTTTTATGTTTGTTTTATTAATTACTTTCCAGCCACTTGTTGTCTCCTTTTAAATGCTTCCGCCGCTCTATTAGCATTTATCTGAACTTTTTGTTCTTCGTGTCCCAATAATGTATTTTGAGACTCTGTATCAATAAGAAGAAACTCGTTATTGAATTTACAGTTTTGGAATACAACACCATCTCGACCAATACGAGATTTTAATAATGTAAGAGTTGCTAAGTTATGATCTTTTTGTTCTAATGTTTTACCAATAGATAATATAACGTGTGCAATTTGTGCTTTCTTAATTGACCCACCCATTTGATCTCCAGTTACTACTTCACTTGAAATTGATTCACGGTTACCTTGTGTTGCCGTCCATATTGCCATTTCAAATTCTCCTGTCATTGATTCTAAACTTCTCATAATAGAACCTTCACCTTTCCATTCTTCACCATTAGCTGATTTATCAGTTGAAATACAATCTACATAATCTATTACTAATAAATCAACTTTTTTAGTTCCATCAGAATTCATCTTTCTGATTTTATTTTTAATCTCAGAAACTGTAACATTATCACTTGCTAATTTTAATAATTTTAAACTACCTTTAGATTTAGCTTGAGCTTCCTCTACTTTAGCTTTAACTTCTTCTTTAAATTCAGGTTGACTATCAGGTGCAATCTCAGTCCAAATCGTATAGTGTTTTCTTTTAATATTACCCGGATTATCTTCAAAGAAAATCTGAACGACATTATAACCTAAGTTATATGCGGTGTTAGCGAACTTAGTAAGTAAGGTAGTTTTACCAGTACCTGTGGGAGCTAATACAACCCCCAATTCTCCGATCCCTAACCCACCTTTAAGTAAGTTGTCAATTCCCACAATACCTGTCGGTAATGGGTGTCTAAAGTCCTTTTCTAACGCTCCATCAATATCATGGAATACATCCGTCGCTTCATCATTTGAAATACCAACTTGTAATGCCTTTTGGATAATTTCCTCAATCTTATTGTAAGCCTCGAACTCACCACTTTCAATAATACTCTGTACACTTTTTAACTCTCTTTTCAAGTTTTGTTGTTTACAAAAATTAAGTGCGGTATCTTTAACATACTCAATTTGAGAATCATTATTTTTAATTGCTTCTAATGTATCTACGTGAATTTTAGAGGAATCTTTGTTACCACCTTCAGCCATGATTTTCTGTGCCAATGTATTGTAATCAGGAATTTTATTGTAATTCTTATACAACTCCTTTGTATTTTCCATAATAAATCTAAATGAGTTATTATCAAAAAATTTACTATCTAATACATCAATAATTGTTTCTCCATACTTCTTATCTTCAATGATCGCTTTAATAAGGGATTGTTGAAACGAAAACCCCAAATACCCAAAATTCCTTTCTTCCATAGTGTTTATTATATATTGTTTTTTCTTATAATTCGTATCCTAAATAACTTGTCTCCAATTCTTCTGAAGACAAAATGTCTGTCAAATCTGACAAAATTCTCTTCAATCTTGGACGAATGTCCACCGTGTATCTTGCCTTTGGATGATAAAGATATGCGGGGAATAGTCTTTGAATAAATACATCCTCGCCCAACTTAATTTCCATTAAAAAATGTTCTTTTTCTGGAATTGCCGACTCATCCACAACCTCCGAATGAAGGATATAGTTTTGATTCTCACATAGATAGTTAGAACTTTTTATTTTCAAATCTTCCATAAAATCCTCACAAATATTTTTTATATAATAGTGAAGATCCATTGAACGTCTAGCCTGATCAACATGATCTCTAACGTTAAAAAATCTTTGACATACGATATGTCCTTCTAATGACAACAAGAACTCAAATTTGGTTATGTTGTCTTGGTTTTGGTAATCTCTACTCATAGGGTCTTACTTTAATTGTTTTTGTTTTATTATTATTTATGTTTTTTTCTTTTCTTGTTAATCTAAGAAAAGGGTTTATAAAATTTATCCAAGCGTCTTCCGCTTTTGGTAAGATGTTGAAGATTCCGTCTTCTTGCATCATCTTCATTGCATTTTTATATGATCTACCTTCTTGGTCTAACGGTTCATTTATTAATAGATCTATGGTTTCTTTTGCGTCGTCCGTTAAAAACGGTTCATCCAAACTTACTATCCTATTGTTTACGTCGAAGAATTCCTCACCGAGTACACCGTGTTTTGTAACACCTGTCAATAAATTAGCAATTAACTTATTATGTTTGTCTTGTTCAAATAATTGGTTACATCTATCTCTAACCTGATCAACTGTAATTGGTTGATTTCTTAGTTCAGGAACCAAAGACAATAATCTTTTGAGTCCCATTCCTCTTATTCCTGCAATGTTGTCTGATGAGTCTCCACAAATCATTTTAACTAAACGAACATTTTCGATGAGAATTTCTTCGTGTTCGTAAACGATTATATCATTAGGTGAATATAATTTCCTATGTGATGGATTGTAAACTTGTGTGTTTTGTGAAACGAGTTGAGTTAAGTCCCCGTCTGATGAATAAATAATTTTCCTTTCGTTGGGTGAATTTTGAGTATAGTAAGCGATGTTGTCATCAGTCTCACAATACTCAAATTCCCCTTGTCTTACATAAACCTCTTCAAGATATTGTTTGATTCTATCTCTCTGATATAAGTAAGATTGTAAATCTTCTTCTGTTCTAACTCTTTGTCTTCTGTTTTCCTTGTAATGAGAATATATTTTTCTTCTACATTGAGATCCTTCTAATCCGTCCCAAAAGACAACAATCTTATCTAATTGGTATTGTTCAAAAGATCTTCTTAAAGTGTTTAGAAAGTGGTAGATACCACCGATGTGCGTTCCTTTATAAAACACGTTCTTTGCACCGTAATAACCAATAGTTAATAGATTGTCTCCATCAACAAGTAAAACCGACATTTGTTAAATTTAAAGATCACTTTCTTCTGTTACAACTTCTACGTCTGCGATGTCTGTAACATTAACACCTAACATCTTACTGATGTAATCACCACTTTCTTTTTTATACTCCTCGATAGATTTCTTCTCTTCAGTGTCTTCTCTACCTGGCATAAATCCGTGTGATGTAACCAAGATACGTCCATCCTCATATCCTAAACCATTGATGTGGTTTTTCATAATTGAGATTTTCGTTCTTGTTGCAATTTTTACTTTTCTCTTATCTTTTGTGATTGAGATTTTTGTTGTTCCCGCTCCTTTTTGATTACCAAATAAGAATACGATACTTGAGTTTAACCAAATTGCTTCTCCACCTTTTGCTTTAATCTTTGGTTGTCCGAAAGGATTATCAGGTAATTCTACCCAAGGTTGGTTAACAATGATTAATGTGTTTGTATAAGGTTTATCTGTTCTTCTTGACCCTGAAATACGTTGGTTGATACCCATTCCAATTTTATCGGCTAATACCGATGCGTTGTGTTGTTTACCACCTTTACCATCGTAAGTCATCTTACATGGAACCGAACCTACCGAATCCCATAAGATTAATAAATCGTGAGGTAAATCTCCTTTCTCTTGTGCGTCTAATAGTTCGTTGATATATTCTGTAATTTGTTCGATATATTCAAAATCACTATTGAAAAGATAGTCTCCATCTTTATTAAACCCCATTAACTCCGCATGATCCCAACTCCATTTTTGTTCGGTAATAACAAACACAGGAACGACTCCTTTCTTTTGTGCATCAACCGCAGCTTTTACAAGTGCTGTTGTTTTACCCGTATCACTATGTCCTAACAACATATTGATGTGTCCCATTGCAGGACCTGGAATACCACAAGCGTCTAAGAAAGCATCTCCCAAATCAAAGAAACGATCTGGTTTATATTCTGCCTCTTTCGAGAACTTCTTTTTAATTGCTGAAAAATCAGTCTTTTTTATACCTGCCATAATATTGTTTTAAAAATGGGGTTTCTGACGTTATCTCCACCCCTCCGTTAATAATTAGAACGGTAAGTCACCGTCTACTTCTGCGTCATCTTGTGGATCAACAACAGGAGTTGAAGACTTCGGTGCTCCGATAGTTTCTTCTGTTGTTAAATTAGAAACCCATTTGCTACTTGCGGTATCCCAACGTGGAACTTCACCTCTCGCAACCATTTCCAAATAATCTTCACCTTTTTTAGAGTAAACATCTGACCAAGTTAACTCATCATCTAACCACGTTTTTGCAACGTCTGCGTCAGTATGTAATGGACTTGGATCGTCGTTTAATACTGAATTGATAACTGTGTATTCTTTACCTGTTCCCGCTTTTGTTAAAGCCAAAGACAAGATCAAATCACGACCATTTTCAGGATTGGTAACATCTCCTTTATTACGGAAGATTGGGAAGATTTTGTCAATAACACCATCACCTTTGTGATTATGTTTAAATCTCCAAAATTTAACTCCATCAGCTTCATGATCACGATCGATCACTTTAACGATATAAAACTTACGAGAACGGTAGTTACGTGCTAATTCTTTGTCAGAATCTACACCACTCATCATCAATCCTTCGTAAACCTCATTTAATGGAGAACGTTTTCCTTCTTGTGCTGGGTCATATAATTTAACCCATTTTCCGTCCACTTGAACTTCGTGGAACTTTACCTCTACGAATGGTGAAGAACCATCTTTTGTAGGTAAAATACGGATACGTCTTTCTTCACCTTTAGAACCTTTTTGTAATACGGTTGTGAAATAACGTTTTAATCTATCCTCTGAGGATATCTTGTTGTTGTTGCCACCTGTGGCGTTTTTGTTTTTCTCGTACTGTGCAAGTACTGCATCAAATGTACTCATAGAATTAAAATTTAAATTATAAAATCATTTATGTTATAATATACATAAAAAAACCCAGACTATAAAATCTGGGTTGAATTATTTTTAAAGTATTTTTTTGTTACCAACTAATCACATAATCGTTATTGGTACCCATGAAATTGTTCTTAGTCTGAATTTTATAACCATAATTTCTTAATGTGGTTACTATTGCGTCATTCACGTATCTTGGGTCTAAAGTAATTTGATATTGTCCTTGAGCTGTTGCTCCTGATATTAAACCATCGATATATGTTAATGAACCTGTTGCTGTATTTGAAGCTGTTCTTGCTGCTGATCCTGATTGCATCTTAAATATTTTTTTTTATTTTTATTCTAATGTTAATAGATATGTTATTTTATTTAATAGTCCTAAAATCTCATCACGGATATTCAATAAATCCGTATCTGTTGAATCAAACTCACTACTCCATTGGATTAACGCCTCTTTAGATGTTTGTAACATGTTCTTTAAATCCAATTCAGATAAATTTACAACGTTTAATGTTTTATCTTCATTTTCTAATTTAAATCTACCGTACTTACCCATCGCGGCCTCAGCAAACGTGTCTGTCAAATCAACTAATCCTTCATATAACTTGTCAAAGGCTTTATGTCTTGCGTAACCTTTGGTTTGCCAATGGTTAATCTTAACTTGAGCCTGAAGTTCCATTAAGAACTTTATTTTAGAAGCTATATTCATCTTTTTGTTCTTCGTTTGGGTTAAATGATGATCTTAATGCGTCAGGAGCGTAGTTTTCAACATCATCCTTAGTTAATACATATTCGTTTTTACCACTAGCTCTCATTTCACCTTGTTTGTGTGCGAAGAACTCTTGTGGTTTTTCATTGAATGGGTATGAATCTAAAGATCTCATTTCCAATTTTTCAATTTCAGTTTTAGGTTTGTTAGCCTCAACTGTTGCTCCTAATTGGTCAATCTTAGCCATAACTTGATCCATTTGAGCCAATTTACTTTCTAAGTCATTCAATTTGGTGAATACGTCGTCCATTTTATTTATAACCGCAGAATTGTCTTGTTTATTATTTTCAAGGTCGTTTTTGATATTCTTAGTCATATTAACTAAATCTGTAATATCCATTTCTTCAGTATCACCACCCATACCTGCTTCATCCATTGGAGGGGTTCCCATATCATCTGCTGGTGGAGGTGGTACATCACCACCCATGTCACCTGCTGGAGGTGGAGGAGGTACATCACCTGCTGGTGGAGGTGGTACATCACCTAATGGATCTTCTGCTGGTGCTGGTGGTGGAGCGTCTTGCTCCATGATCATTTTCTTACTATACTTGTTGATAGCATTAAAACGTTTTACTTCTTCTAATAATTTTTTCTCTAACATGGCTTAATCTTGTAATAATTGTCTACCGTCATTGGTAATATATCTTTTATTTATTCTTTCAACGATACCGTCTTTTTCTCTGATTGTATAACATTCTCCTGTTACTAAATCACATTCTTCTCTTTCCATACCATCATTAGATACGTTTTTAACCTTTTTAGGGTTTAAAAACTGATCCATGGTATTATTTAATCTATTATTTTCCATAATATTTGTTTTATTACTATAAATATCCCAAGTTTTATTAATATTACACTTTCTCCAATTTAAAATAAACAATATCACCATCTTGTAAATCTAAATCTTTCATCAATTTAGGTGATAGAGCAATTCCATATTCTTTTTCATCCCTAATATTGTCAATTGGACCTCTAGCTATTGGTTTAGTTTTATCTGAACTATCTTGATGATTTACTGTTATATTTTTATTTTTATTTGGATTTAGGAAAAGTGTTTTATAATCTGTTAATGTTTCATTAACATCCATTTTATCTAAAATAAATCTGGTTGAATAGAAATAATTTTTATCACTAAATTGTCTAATATTACCCCAAGTAAACGCTGGATCTTGTTTAAAATTAGATTTAGTTATTAAAGACATACTATCTGTATCGTTCATTGAATAATTTGATTCTCCCATTCTAACCACCTGTGCTCTTAACCATTTATCTCCTTTATATTCAACTTGAACAATATATCTAAATTCATTAAATCCATTATATGGTATTCCATTTACGGTTACTCCCACATCGTCTAAAGTAACCTTTTCTCCCGGTACTTTCTTTTTATCAGGACCCATATCATATGTGTATTGACTACCATCGGCAGTGACAATAGATGCACTTGTTTCCGTAACTTTATCTGAACCATTAACCCTATTGATTGCCTTTTGTTGTAGTTTATCAAATAATGTTCTATAACTTGACATAAATGAATCTGTCAAATCTGGTAATGCCGTGTATGGCATTCTTGATCCTTTAAATTTGGTTACAATATTATTATTTCTAATTTCATGACCAACTTCAGTTATCCAATATGTTCCTTTAAACATAGGGATATTTTTTAAATAGAAAAACATCGTAGGTTGTATCATAACATTACCCATACAAGTTATTTCACATGTGTATGCCGCTTGTCTATAATACTCATATAAACCAATATCAACATTATGTGATGATGAACCTGATTCACTTCTAGCTAAGTTTTCTAATACATAAAATGACTCTGTAGTATTTTTAATTGATGCCTGATCTAAACTAATACCTTTAAAAATACTTTGATTTTGATCTCCAAAACTTACTTCAAATGCAACTACTTTATTTGTTTTAGATAAATCTCCTGTTTGAAATACTTTAGGTAAAGTAATCATAACTGGATTGTTATTGGTATTACCAATATTAAAACTATCGTCAGTAAATCTATATTTTTTATTATCTGACATATCAGGTCTTGTCGAATTTTTACCTACATATTGTACAATAATTTTAGGTGATGATTCTTGATAATCAACTTCTAAGAATGTTCCAAATATATTTTGTGCTATTTTTTTGGATGGTGTTAATTTAGGTGTGTTTGAAAAATTTGTTCCATAGAAATTAATATAAGCTGGTAATGCCCTTAAATCAAAACCCGTATCTTGTAATAATATTGATATTGAACTGAATAAATTTTGTTTAATGTTTTCGGGTTCTCCTAAATTAAGTAATCGTGCTATGTCTATATAATATTCATTACCTATGTCTTTATTGGCCTTATCTAAAAATAAAAACTCTTCTAAAAGTGACCTTTGACCTATAGAATTTCCTGCAATCCATTTATCGTTCATAGATTTAAAGAAATTATATAACTCAACCTTTAATGGTTTATTATTATAACCATCAAAAAAATCTATTTTACTTTTAGATTCTTCAATATTAAAAGATGAAAATTGAGGTATCAAAGTACTAAAGAATAATGACATTCTATTATTTAGACCTGTATTATTTTCACTATTAAAAATAATATTTTTATATAGATATTGTTGGAATGTATATTTGTCTCGTGTTCCTCCATTTTTTATATATCCCGCATAAATGTATATTAACGATCTAAACATCAACACATTTGATTCACTTAGTTTAATATTATTATCATCGAAGAAATCTAAATATTCATTATTATTACCAGTATCCGTTAGATTTAAATATGGTCCAACATATAATTGAATATATTTTGTATCTCCCGATTGTGCGGTCAAATCGTAAGTATCGTATTTAAATTTATCTGTTTTATTAATATCAATAAAACCATTAATTACATGTGGGTCTAACTCTTTTGGGTTTCCGATTGTTATGTTTATTAAATCATTATTTGATAATAATGAAGTTGTAATTGTTTTTAATTTTTCAGACTGTTTAATTTTTAAATTCTGAATTTGGGTATCGATATTATCAGAATCACCATTTTTATCATATGAAAGGTTTACAATGTCTCTTAATACTTCTTGGAACTTACCGTATTTTGTTAAACTAAATGATTTATCGGAATAATTTAAATTAACTTTTTCAGACGCAAAGTTTAAAAAGTGAGTTTCAAAATCTTCTAACATTTGTGGATTAAACGTTGCAATTAAATCAAATACCTTTTTGTTGTTACTACTTAAATTATAAAAATTACCTATTGTTCTATTATACTCTTCTGGTGAAAAAAATGTCTCATTACTATATTTGTTATTAATATACTCATCTTCCCAAATAATTCTAAAATTATTTTGTTCTTCTAACGCAAAAGAATTATCACTAAATGGTGTGTCATTATTTACTAATGATTGTTTTTTACCGTGATGTAAGTTACCACCTGTGGACGGTAATAAAGTATACCCATTATTTCCATTATTAACATATTGTGTCCAATAATTAATTTTGTTGGTTCCTCTACTATCGTATTTTTTTAATTTTAATTTTCCATTTGTAATTGCGGTTGTATAATTTTCAGTGGCACCACTTAGATATATGAAGAAACTATCGTTGTTTACTACATTATAAAAAACATTATCATAATAAGGATGTATACCTACATCAGTATAACCACTAGTGTCACCAGTATATTTAACAGATTGAGTTTCCCCTGAATTAGTAAAAAATGTTAAGTTATTTTGATTATCAAAAAATTGTCTTCCGTTTATATTTGTTGTGGTTCCACCTGATAAAAATCCTTCTTTTAGAACAACATTTGAACTGTTTTTTTGAACGTCTAATATATCTTTACCTTCTAATATATATTTTTTGTATCTGTGATAAATTGATCCCCATTTCAACATTAAAAAATAAGGAACATATTGTGACGTGCTAATTTCTCTAAATAATGATGAAACCATTATAATTGATCCTTCATAATTTACATTATCATCTAAATCAACAAAAGGTAATGAATTTAAAAATAAATAAGCTGAAGCGGTATATCTACCGTTTGGTCCGTTGACATCTGTATCCATAAAATCCGCAAACAATTGTTTATGGAAATATGGGGTGTTTAATATGTTAGTTTTATTATTATCAACATTAATTGGCATTGAAAATAAATTACTTGTATAACCCGATTTTACCCAAAATTTAGAGTCTTTTTTACCTGATATTAATCCTTGTGTTGTATCGATTTCTAAAAACCCTTGATATGTAAAATTATCTACTCCAAATTTATCAACAGAGGTCCCATTAAGATTTAAATAACTTAAATATTTCGTTGAACTGAATGGATATATGTTTGTCCTATAATCATCAACTCTATAATTTAATAAATTATTTTTTAATTTTGGGTATACTTCAACGTCATTAAATGTACGGATCGGAAAATATTGTTTAATGGAATATGATTGTGAATAAAATGATTTTAAATAATCTGTTGTTGGTAAACTATCTAAATAATAATTATAACTCTCAAATGGTGCAATTTTCTGTAATTGTAATAAAAGATCAGTTTGACTTTTGATACTATCTTTTAATAATTTTCTTAGATTATTATCTCCTTTTACCGATTCTAATATATTTTGAAATTCAATATTCGCCAATTCTTTAATTGTATCTTTATTAAATGTATCGACTAAATTATATGTTAATGCCCTTTCATAAATTTCATATACAAATGATGATGGTGTTTTATTTACATAAGGTAATATATTAGTAACTGAATTAGCCGTATTGATTTTCTTTATTTTATTAACATCAGTATCAGTTTCAAATTGTGTTTTATTTTTATCAACTCCACTCTCTTTATTTGTTAATGAATCCACTTTATTTGTTGATATTCCAATATATGTTTCAATAAACTCAACTTCAGGCCATCTAACCGGATTATCCGAACCTAATCTAACATGAAAATCGGGGTCTCCAGGATAAATAATTGTATTTTCTTTACCTAAAATAGTTGATTTTAATTCCGGCCACGGATATATCGACTCTCCTTTTGATTCTTTAGAAAATTCACCTACTACTTTTTTTCTTGTGTCCGCCTGATCAATTGCTCTTCTGTGTACGTCTTTCATTAAACGTATTAGAACTTCAGCATTGGCCAATATAACTGCAAAAATATTTCTAATTGTGGGTTCAAATCCAAAACCGTTCTTTTTATTACGAACAATTTCGTTCATTTTTTTCTCCACATCATTTTCCAATCTATTTCTTTGTTGTTCAAAACTTCTTCTAACGTCTCGAATATCATCGACTAATTTCTCAATTGCAACCGCAACAAATTTTTGGTCATCGGTTGTGGTATAACCACTTATTCCCTCTATTTTGTTAATACCTAAACTATTTTTTGAAAAAACAGAAGTTGTATTATTAATTAAAGATGGTTGTTGTGGTTTACTTGATAAAAAATTAGTAAACATTTGATTTTCATTTATTTTTTTATCATATAATTTTAATAAATTTTCTAATGTTCCATTACCATCACCTATTACTTGTGTTGTTTTCTTTTTGTCCTCGTTATTAACATAAAAATATTGAACTATTGTACCGTTCGGTTGCTTGGAGTTTAATGAATTTACAGGAGTGTTAATTAAATTACTTGATGCCCACGATCTAACTGACTTTTCATATTCATCTATAGTTTCACCAAATTCTTTTGTGGCAGCAAATAATCTCATGTCAACCACTTGATCAAATATTTGTTTTTCCAATAAAGAATCTAAATTAGATGCAATAGTTAAAATTTCTCTAACTGTTTTTACTGGAAAATCTTTTGGTATAAGTCCTTTTAATTTATATTCATTATAAACTGTCTTTAATATTTCGTACCCTCTTGAAGATTTTTTTAATTCTTCTTTTTCTAATCCTAAAGTTTCATTAAAACGAGTTGTTCGTGTTGACTCATTAGGAAAAAGATATGGGGCATTTAATATTCCTTGTAATGGAATATCGGACAACCACGCATATGTTGATCCAACGAATGTTGTACTAACTTCAAAATTACCACTAGATTCATTAAATTTACTTGTAAACTTAACTAAATGAAGTCTATATTTGATCGCTTTACCATAATAACCTTTTACCGTTAAATAAAATATTGGCCAAGGTATATGAAAGAATGCTTTATATGGTGAATTTTCAGGTGATTCAAATAATGTTTTACCTCTTACATCAATAAAATTTATTCGAACTTGTGGTATCGCATTAAATCCTTTAATTTCTATTGAAATACTATCGATACCAAAGGACTGTCCAGTTTTATCTGATTGAAAAAATTCACCTGTTGGATTACCTTTATTATCTTTTTTTTCTTCTGTATTTAAAAATGAGTCAGTCCATGTTGTATCATAGTCTTGTCCGTCTCCATTTTTTAGAAAATTAAGGGTTCCACTTGCAATACTTGTTAATGTGTTAGTTTCATTATCTGATACTAAAATAGATCTTGGAACGATGTCCGCCTCTAAATTAACATACATGATTAACTTTTCCGCTTGTATGTTTCTTGGGTTTACATTTCCATCCGCGTCAACAGTTGAGTTTGGGTCAATATAAATTAAATTATTTTGATCAACTTTTACTTGTATATCTTCAGTATTTGTTACGTTATTTTTCACCATAATATAGATTATACAATTCTACACCTCTTTTATAATCTTGTAAAGAGCTAATTAATGGGTACGGTATTCTTATGAAGAAATTATCTGGTATATCAAATTCTAAACTTCCCGCCTGTGGATTTGCTAACATAATTAACCATCCAAAAGTGGGTCCACCATAATATTCTTGTGACATTTTATCTAATCTGTCTTTACCTTTCTTAAATAAAATATATTTATCCGTTCCTTTAATTGGGATTTCAATTCCCGGTACAATTCTAAATGTACCATCATCTATAAAAAACTGATACCTATCAAAATAATCCCTACTCATTTTCTATAATAGTTTAATTTATCTGTCACATTATTTGATGATCCGAATAACTTTTTAACTTCATCTATAATAGTTATTACAGTTTCTTCTGATTCTCCCATTGGTTCCAAATCAATCTTAATTTGTTTATCATTTTTACGAACAGGATCTTTACTAAATTTAATATTAATTTCCGATGGTTGGTATAGTGATTGATTTAATTTTTTAGTTATTCTGTCCAAAAGATCATTATCCGTTGTAGATAAAGTAGTTCCTATTTTACTAACTATAGATGATTTATCATCGTAAAATAATACTCTTATAATGTCTTCAGCAATTTCAAATGTATATTGTATATTTAAAAAGTTAATTGAAGTATCTAATTTAGAATACATCTTTTCGGTATTCTTTTTTATATGTTCAATACAATCACTATAATTTGAATAGAAGCTTACTTTTCTTTGTTCGTCTGTTGTTCCGTCTAATTTATATATATTCTTTGTTACTTTTTCTTTTTCAATTTTAACATCTCTAGCGTATTTTGTAATAAAATTAACATTATCAATAGATTTAATTAATTCATTTCTATTATTTTCAAAATCTGTAATATTTTTAAATGTTGATAAATCAATCATTTTTGATGGTATTTGTTCTATCACATACGAGTGTAGAACATTAGCAACATCATCTTTTATATTTAATGGAATGGTGTCCTCAAGTTTCAATATCTTTAAAATATAATACTTATCTGATAAGAAGTTAAGGTCATTTAAATAAGTTTTTAACGAATCGGCGGTGTGATTACATAGTGAAGGTAAACTAGAATTGTTAGGATATAATCCAAATAAATTTAAAGTTGTTGCCGCTCCACCGGTTTCCACATCATAAACATTTATTTTACGATAATCTTTATTAAAAACTAAATTTGTTAAATGTTTACCATATTTTGTTAGAGTACTATTATAAAAACTTTCATATGAGACAAAATATTGACTTGTATTTTTATAAAGATTATCAATAACGGTCGTATAATCTAATGCCGATCCATCTATCAAAGCACCAATATATTGTCCTTCAGATACGTTATTTTTACTAGGACTATCTTTTAGTAATGTTGGTGGAAATAATTTATCGTTTAAACCTTGTATGAATTCTTTTGTAAATTCATTTGCATCCATACCTCCTATTTTTGTATTAGTAGATTCAGATCTTTCGTCGTACATTTCAGTATTTGCGTAGAAATTTGACGATAACGCATTTTGTAATCTTTCAATAGGTCTTTCTAAACCTTGTCCACCTAAGAAATTCAATTGTATTGTTACAGTTGCAATCATAGGTTGTATTCCAATACCTTCAGAATTCAAATCCCATACGTTTTCTTCAAATTGAATATTAAGATCTCTAATAACAACTTTTGAATTATAGAAATCACCAACTCTTAACACACAAACAGGTGGGGGTCCAAATGTTGTATTTCTCGCATTTATATCGGAATCATCAGATGATCCTTTTATTGGTATTGTGTTGCCTGGTCTTAAACATTGTTGTAAAAACGTCAATCGTGAGTTCAAACCTTCAGGAGTCATTGAGTGAAATCCAGGATGAAAATATCTTAATTTTTCTTTTAATGAACTATAAATCATTGGAGACGTTTCTTCTAATTTCTTAAAATAAAACTCTTCAGATAATGTTTTCATTATGATTCTTTTCATCAAATCAATAGGTGGTTTAGTTTTGTTAGTACTAACATTACCCGTAGGTGACATTCTTATACTAGACACGTTTGAAGGTCCATCTACATTCGTTTTAGTATCGTAATCGATTGATACTGTAGATTGTCTACATCCATATGATAATGGTGAAAATCGGTTTAAATTTGGAGTTTCATACGTTACTCTACCACAGTCAACATTATCTACGTTTTTTTTCTTTCCGTAATTAATTGTTCTAAAAATTATAGACTTATCTAAACCATCAAAACCTAAATCTAAGTTTAAGGTATAATTAACTTCAATTGGAAACACTTCGAATCCTGGTGAAAACTCTTTCGATGTTACGTTTTTAAACTCCCACTTATCTTTTATAAATGGGTTTAATGTTTCTATAACATATTTAACAATAGAATGTGATCTCCTCATAGATAAGTTATAATCACTAACATCATCTCCTGTAGCTGAAGTTGTAGATCCAATTAAAACAACAATGTCACTATTTATATTTTTATTTTCTATATTTGTTTTTAATTTTTTAATTGCCGCTTTAAAACTATCAAAGTTTGTTTGTTGATTTTCAAAAACTTTTAATAAATCATCTTTAACATTTTGAATTGATTGTGTCGATTCTGGTCCGCTTATATTATCTTTTCCAAATACATTAACTAAATCTGTTTTTTTATTTTGACTAATAATAGTGATTAATGCGGTCTCTAATCGAGCCAATGCAGTTTGTTGATTTGTTGTTCCACTTAAACTTTGGGCAATATCATTATAATTCTGAATTGATTTAAAACTTGTTCCACTATCACTATCTGGATCTGAATTAGGGAATATTAATTTTACCTTTAATGATTCATTTTTCTTATTAGCATCGTTTGTTGAACTTCCTTCAGGATTATTCCCCACTATAGTCGGAACAGCATCTTTTAATCGATTAATGTCATTTGGATTTTTATTGGTGTTTAAATAATTCTGTATTGCAGTAATATCATCTTCATTTAAATTTGCGTATGTTCTTATTAAACTATAAAAATCAATATCTTTTGCTCCCGCAAAAAATGAATTAATATAATCATCCGCCTGTTCATCGTTTAAATTTTTAAAATGTTCTCTAACAAGTAAATTCATAATACTTGGGTGATCCACAACAATTTTAAAATTTAATGTTCCACTTCTTTCAGTATTTTGATATGTATAAATTGGTTCGGGTCTACCTAAAAACGTATTAGATTCCCATTTAGCACTATTTTGTTCAGATACTTTTAAATCATATGGTGGAAACCACATTACTCTACCTCCGTTAGGTCCTCTTTCTGAGAAAGGTAAATCATTTACTGTATAACCTGGTAATGTTGATGAACCCCATGCTAAATTTTCAATTGACAACATATACTTTTTAGCATAAAAATTTTTCTCTCCTCTAACAATATTTGTTGAACCTGGAAATTCAGGGTTAGTCGTTCCGTCCGACATAGGAGCCATATTCAAATTCCATGTATCTGACATAACACTTCCATCAAAACGTCTTATACCTTTTCTTCTAAATGGTGTTTCTTTTCCCTTATAATATGGTTTATCTTCCGTTTCCTTATAAAATGGCATTGTATTACCATAATTAAAATATGGTCTATCTTTAGTCCATACTCTTGCATATTCAACACCTATATCTCTACCTGAATTATCTATATATTTTACACCTGAACCTCTTGATATTAATGTGTCTCCATCTTTAAAATATCTACTTGTTTGATCAATAACGTGACCGATATGTGCTAAAGAATCTCCACCATTTTGTGGTTTTGAATCTAATATTTGTTGAGTAACTTCTAAAATTGAATCTGGTCTAAATTTATATCTTGTAGATAAATCTTCATTAATATTTTGTAAATTTACACCTTTGGTTGTTCCATTTTTACTAGCCCATGTTAATTTACCACCTATTTTACCTCCCTGTGTAATATTTTTATTACTATGAAAAAGTTCAGCAGCAATTGTATCAAACATTAATGAAAGATAATAACTACTTCTTATTGGTCTACCACTAAATAAATCGGTAGTGGCGTTTTTAACATTATTTGCTCTATCATCTCCAATATATGCAGCTCCGGCTGGTGCCTCAACACCTAATATACTTTTAACACCTTGAGCAACCATACTCGGTATTCTACCTAATCCGGTTGACATTTGAGATCTTGCACCTGTTGTATAGTTAGGAGCATAAGCGTTGAAACTTAATAAATCAAATAATCTATACTTTGTGGCATCTCCCATATTTTCAATTAATATGTCGGACGGTTTTCTTGTTGGTAAAGGTCTTCTTTGAATACCTACAATTGAACCTAATACCCCCGTTAAATCTTGCCATACTTTAGTCCCCGTAGAAACGTCTGTAGGTCTTACATTAATGGGTGCTCTTGGGTTTGTTAAGTAATCTCCAGGTATTGTACTAAACGGTAATTGTGTTCCCGCCACGGTACCTAAAAAATCAATTCCTTTACCTAATATACTTCTAGATGCGGTAATTTTTTCATTACCCTCAATTAAAGGTTGTTTACCTCTAATAATGTTTATTAGTGTGTTAGTATTACCTAATAATGCTTCTCCTATTTTATTTTTAGCAACCGTTGCGGTATATAAATTTTGATTAATTCTTGCTAAAACAGGACCATTACTATTGGTTCTAATATTATGTGCTGCAAACTTAAATAATTCGGATTCTGTATCATAACTTCTAGTGGCCATAATACTAATCAAATTTTCGTCCGTCTTTACAAAATATGGATATAAATTTAAATTTGCTCTTCTTGGTAAATCTGCTATTGTTTCTTTAATGAAATATTCCGTTGGTTTAAAAATATTAGATTTTTGAGGAACCAAAAGATCATTCTTTCTATTGTCGTCGACTTGAGGAAGTAATAGATTTGGACTGTCTCCTAATGTTTGAATACTATAATCATCACTTTTAAAGGTTTTAGGAGACGGACTTCTTCCGTAAACAGGATCTAAGGTCCTATTTAACATTCTATCTCTAATGTCCTTAGTAGCGTCAAAACTTAAGTATTTTGGCATTATCTTCTTTTATCTATAAATAGATAATATATGATTTTAATTATTTTTTATTGTGTAACATAATATAAGGAGTTCCTTTAACATTAACCGCTGGTTCCATGTTAAATCCTTTATTTGTAACTTCTATTTGTGATTTTATAACAAATTCATTTGTTCTAGGATTTGATCTTTCGTAATAATCTTTTTTCTCTTTATCATAAGCCTCAAGACGATTTCTTCCAGTTTCATCTCCTGTGAGATATTTTCTTAAATTCTCTGCTTGTTTGTTCATCGCATTCTCTAAAACTGAACTATAACCTCCTATAGTTTTGGCAAACTTATCTATTTCATTACCGAAACTTGTCGGTATACCTTTTAATATTTTATCTGAAAAGTCTGTTGCATATTTTAAATTATCTTGTGCTATTTTTTCTATAGAAATAGTTCCTTTATATCTTTCGTCATTATTCAGACCTTCATTTCTTCCAAATGAACTATCTTTTACGTTCTTAACACTTTTTAGACCTGCACCTTGCATCACATTTAATATCTGTTTAACTGTAGAAAATTGTTCTTTGGCAATTTGCTCAGGGCTCATATTCTCGAACGCCTTCCTATTTTCTTTTAACACATCTATTTGTGCTTGTGTTAATGAATCTAATGTAACTTCTGTTTGTTTACCAAATTTATCCGATAAACTTTCAGGTATGGTAATTGACATTTTACCATCCTTCATTTGTGACATATTTGTAAGAAACTCTCTATCCTTACTATTCATATCAAACCCTTTAGCTAATAAAACGTTATTAGCTAGTATTCTTTCTTGAGCAGCAATTGCTGTTTTATTTAAATCACCGGTTGACATACCTAATTTATCGGCCATCTCTTTTGCTCTTCTTAAATTTGCACCCGTAACTTCAAATTTTCCTTGCTCCTTATTGTATGTCGCTAAACCACCCGCAGCACCAATTAACGCATCTTGTAAACCTTCAACGTTATTTGTTGCCATATACATTAACTTAAGTGGATCATTAAAATCACCAATTGCACCACCTAATACTTGTAAATTTGCAGTTAATTCAATTGCACTATCAGGACTCATAACTTTATCCGCAATCTTAAATACGTCATTCATATTCGTTCTAAATTCAAGAGATTTTTGTATCATTCTATTTAATCCTTGAACACCAGCCGAAAACCCATATTCGTTTAATTTACCTAAATCTTTTTGCAACATTTCTGTTGTTTTCTTTGCATTTAAACCTAAAGAAATTGACGATCTACCTGCCGTATCAATTTTTAATAAAGTATCGGCAGCACCAAATCCCACTTTTTCAAATTCACTCATTGTCTCCGACATATCTCTTAAAGAACTACCAAACGCCCTAGTTGTCACTAAAGAGTTTTCCATTGTTTTTTGAGATAATAAGTTAAATCTACCGGATTTTTCACCCAACCCCGTAACTAATTCCCCCAAATTTTCCATATCAAACCCTAAGGTTGCTGCCATAGGAACGGTCTCTAATATGACATCTCTATATGCTCTCGATAGTTCTCCTGTAATACCTATTTTTTCATTAATAGTTGTATGTAATTGAGACTCTCTTTCTAATTGTTTGAATATTTCCTTTTCAAGTGTTAATAATGTTGTTGCAGGATTTAATAATCCCTTCATGTCAACTTTAAATTCACTACCCATTTCTGATTTTGATGAAACACTTTTTGCCATTGCATCACCGACATCTATTGGGTTTGTTAAACTTCTATATGCATTTTGTGTAGTTGATGTAGTATTTGATTGTATTGATCTTCCGTATCTAGATTGTCTACCGATCCAACTCTGTGTTGCAGGATCATTTCCACCATCATTCATATAAGCACCAACAGCAGAATTTTTATCTGCATAATTGTTTACGTAATATTCTTTATCTCTTACCGCCATACCTATAAATACTATTGAGTATTATTTTCCAACTCAATTATGTAATTTACATAATATCTACGTAAGTGAACCGGCATTGTTAATAAATCGCCGTAAGAAAACCCTTTTTTAATTAAAAATAAAATTTCGTCTAACTGTCCTTTCTTATATTCCATAGAAAGGGCGAAAAAACTCTACCCCAAATCCAATTCTAACTTGGACATCTTCTCCTGATGGGGTTCTTACTGTTTGGGTTAAATCTAACCCGGGTTTATTATCTTTTACAAATTTCCTAAAATCTTGTGAATCTTTAATTGGCATGGTTTCAATAAAACCTCTAATTTTTAACGCATCTCTCACTCCACCAACAGATTTAATCATCATCTCAAGTTGTTTGGTTATAACAGGTGCAACACCATTACCATTCCAACTCTCTTTAATTTTTTCAATTTCATCTTCTTGTTTTTGTGTTAAAAACTTGAACGTGATTTCTGTTTTACTTTTTTCTAAATAATGACCGTATTCTCCGTTTGTATCTTCTACTAAATTAAAATCTTTTATTTTTAATGAACCTAAATCTACCTCAACGGTAAATTCATTTCCAGTTTTATCGTCAGTAATTGTTAAATTATAATCAGAACCAAATGCCGTATTTCTTAAAAATATTAAAATTGCTTGTCTATCTTCCTCAACAATTTCTTCTATGTTTAAATCTTTATCTAAAATTTTTCTTTTTAAAAGTTCAGTAATAACGGTATTTGTATTTAAAAAACTTGGGGATGATAAAATGTTCTCATCTGAAGCCGTTAAATAAGCCACTCTTACCGATTTTTTCTTATTCGTATAATGAATACCTTTACTTGGTAATTCTATTACATCATAGGCGATCGCCGGGTCAATTCTAGTTTCTTCCATAATACTATAATTTACTTAATAACTACTTCAAAGTAAAGTTTTTAAAAAAGAAAAACCGATAATCTTTTGAACTATCGGTTTTCGTATATGAAAATCTGTAATATTAGTATATTAAAATACATCTATCCATTCTCAAAGAACATGTAATATTAGCTAATTCATCTCTGTTATAGTCTAATTCACCAAAGTTCAAGTCAGTTAAAAAACAGTTTTCTAATAACCATTTTTCAACTACTACTCCTGTTGGGTCTAACATCTCCAATTCAATATCCTTTTTATAACCTGCAGCATAACCCATACGACCTGTTACAGATTCAGCATGTAAACGGAACCATTCCATTAAAGCTTGAGAAGCTGAAGGTCCAATTGGATCTCTAAAAGTCATTTTAATTTCATTCCACTCAAATCTACCTGCAACATATGTTGATGTGTTCAGGAAAGGAATTGCAACTGAATTGATTTTAGCACTTGGTCTTGACGCGGCAGATACATACCATTCGTTTATACCCAAAGATGAGTTGAATCTTACGATAAATCGGTTGACCCTTTTCGGTTCGTAAGGTGTCGGCATTTTCATTAATAAATCGGCCATATTGTGTGTTTGTTAAGTTTTGTTAGTTATTTACTTTCTAATAAATATATCCAAAAGGAAAATAATTTTATTTTGAATTAATTATCTCAAAAAGGTTGTTTATGTCAATTATTTTTCGTAGTTTTTTACAGGCCCCAGTATCTAGTTCCAGTTTAATACTCTACTTTAATAAATAATATATCATTAATAAATACTAGTGTATCTAGTTCCAGTATTCTGGGTAAAGTATAATTATTTTTTTGTTATACATATGTTCCACGTGGAGCATTAAAAAAGGGCACCATTTCTGATACCCTTCTTATTTTTATATCTCCTTTTAGATTAGATATTTTCAAATGAAGCTCCTGTTGGTGTAATAATGAATTCCACATCGATATATTCAAGAGAACGAGTTGGTTTAATGTAAATCTTACCTCTCATTGTGTTTGCGTCGATATCCTCAGGATCGTTAGAAACTGTTACACGGAAGTCATACAAACCTCTTTCTTTCTTAATTGCGTCCAAGATAGGGTTTACCAATCTTAAGAATTCATTTCTTACTTGGTCATCGTTTTGTTCAAACAATAATCTTACAGAAACTGCAGAAATTAACTTTCTTGCTCTTAATAACAATCTTCTTACGTTGATTCTATCTAAAGCGGATTCTCTAACTTGTAACGTTTTGTTACCCCAAATAATAGTACCTGTATCAGAGAATGTAGCGATTGGGTTAATTCTGTTCTTATATAATACGTCTCTATCATCTAAAGTCAATTTTTTAGTTGCTTTGATCGCATTTACTAAACCTCTACTATAACCCGCAACCGCGAACCAAGGATAAGACACGTTGTCAGTTAAGGCAATGTTCTTTACAACCTCACCTGTTGGTGGGATATATAATTGAGTTGCATTATCTGTATCTCTTACTTGAATCCAAGGCCAATATGTTGCAGAATAGTTAGAATCTATACCCGCGTCATCTAAAGCAGATACAATAGAATCTGTTGCAGTTGCCCCTGTGATATTTGGTGAGTTCATAATATATAATGAATCAGCTCTTTCAGTTTCAATCATATCAATCGCTTGATTAACTAATGAACTATGATCTTGGAAGTTAATACCAGGTGTTGCAAATACGTTAATATCTACAGCTTCAGGATTTGAATACGTCTCAATACCTTGTAAGTAAGCGTAATAGTCAGAATTACCTACTGAATCACTAAACACTCCTCCGGGGGTTGTATGTCCTAACTTATAGATAGATTTACCAAAAATATAACGATCGTCGTTAGTTCTTATTGATCTATATATATCCCAACCATCCCTACCTCCATAAACTGCAAAAGTGAATTTACGGAAATTAATATTAGTTAATTTATTATTACCATTATTATTAAGCTCATCTTGACCTTCTAAATCATATGGTGTTGTTTGGAAAGTTGTTGTTCCAGTAATTGTGGAGGCGTTTACAGACAAATGGAAACCAAATGTTTCTGTTGTTGCCATCTCACCTTTATATTTTAATAAATCTCTATCGAATCCAACAGCGTCAGATAAACCTAACATAACTTTTCTTACCTTATCTCCACCTTCAATATTAGGTGAACCATTCACATCGTAAGTTTCAACATCACCCGCATCGTTATATTTTGTTTTGAATATTACATTACCTAATCCCATATTAATTCCTGATACAGTACCAAAGTTTTTGTTGTTTGCAAAACCTCTAAAACCAGCAGGAATAGCATCTACAGGTGCTCCGTCCGCCATAACCAACATAATTCTTTTAGAAACTAACGCGTATTCACCATCAGATGTACCGATTTTCTTACCTATATAACCTGGAGTATCTGGATTCATAGAACATCTTGAATATTTTTCAAGAGCTACTTGATTCTCATCAGTATCGTTAAAATCACGAACCACTAAATCAAACTCCATAGTTTCTAAATTAATATTTTGAATATTGATTTTTACTTCAAAGTTAGCAGCCTCTCCGTCGGAGATTGTAATAACTTGAAATAAATCAGCAACATTACCACCACGAACTTCAGAAACAACCATCGGTGAAATTGTTGTATCCCATGGTTTTAAGTAATTATATGAATTAGAATCTTCTTCTGATTCATATGAAACGTCCATAGAAATACCTCTTACTAATCCTCTTTCAAAGGCGGTTCCTAAATAATTAGGATATGATTCATGTACATATACCGGATAGTCACCTTTATCTTTATCAAATACATCAGTTCCTAAAACTTTAGAAATATATTTTGATGATGATCGATTTAATGAACAAACAAATTGTTTAACTCCACTTGTCGTACCTGTTACGTTGATTGAAAACTCACCCATTGGGTTTGTATTCATATCAGATCCCGTAACACCTGATAATATGAATTTATTATCATCCTTAACTTCATGTATTAATGTTTGTCCGCTATATATACCTCTTGATCTTATTGCTGCAACCACTACATTATGGTATTCATCGGCTAAAAGTGCTTCCCAATCAAATTGAGTAATTGACCATTTGTTAGTTGAATTTGTAAATGTGAATAAATAAGAATAAATACCATTTACACCGTCACCGTCTGGAGGAGTGACCAAACCATCAGATTGGTGATGCATTGTATTCCACCATTCTTTTGTATTATTACTATTACTATATTTTTCTCCAGATAATGGAGATACTAATTCTGTACCATTTCCAACAATTGCACTATCTTCTGTTCCTTCCGTATTTCTTCCTATCCAAAAATATTCATTAGTTGATCCGGTAGTTGAACCTTCATAATCACCGTAATTATCTTTTAAATATGTTACAATATCAGTACCATCAACAGATGTTACACCTGACAAATGAGCAATAATTTCATTTAATGAATTTATTGAAGATCCGGTTTCTGTTGTTGTAATTCCTGTTGTTGTAATTGTTACACTACCAACTTCATTAGTTACGCCAGAATACCCTTCTAAAATTACACCACCTACGGTTTTAATACCGAATGTTTTATATGGTCTATAACCTGTAAGACCCAATACTCTCGTTACGAATAATTGATTAGATTCTTGTAAATATGATTTTGCAACATATCCTAATTCATATTTTGGATTACCGTCACTGAACTTTTCAGGTGAAGTAGATCCAAAATACAATTTGAATTCGTCAAAATTTGAAATTAAAATAGGTTCGAAAGCTGGACCTTTTAAAGTCTCACCAGCTAAACCTAATGTTGTAACACCTACACTCTGTGCTACAAATGTTAAATCGAGCTCGGATGTATAGACACCTGGAGACACGAAAACTCTGTTATTACTTGCCATTGATTTTTGTTTGGTTAATTAATTTTATTACTTATCTTATAAATATCTTTGTTTTTATCAAAGATTTCCCAACTTTTCTTAAAAAGATAGTTATTTATCTTTTAATATCTTTTATATGGAAAACACTCAAAAAAACGTTAAAATAAGTGGGAAACACCACGAAATGTTAAAAAATTACTGTGATAAAAATGGTTTAAAAATCTATAAAGTTTTAGAAAAACACATAGAAGAACTTTGTAAACCTAAAAAGAAGGACATATACGGGGATGATTAATAAAGATAAACAAAATCTAAAGTGGCACCGAATACAGGAGCACTTGTTAGTGTTATTTGTTTTTGTCCTGTTATTTCATATCCCTCATCACTAAATTCAATAAGTCCATTTGTGGTAACACTAATAACACTATTAATCTTTTCTTGTAGATCAAAAACTAAGTTGACTCCATTGAAATTAAAACTTTCACGACCAACCTGTAATTCATTACCGTTTTGGTCATACATTTTGTTATTTCTACCTTTATAGTAACTTACAACAATTACATCACCTTGTAATGGGGTTCCGCTAAAATTTATGTTTGATAATCCCCCAAAATGAGAATGTGAATAATGTACGTCTTTTTCCTGTACAATTCCATTAATTGATACGTTAAATAAAACTGTTATATTCTCACCTACACTATATATTGTACTAGTACCATTTGATATTAATGTGGCTAACGTTATATCAATTGTTTTAGATATATATTTTTTAGTTAAACTACCTCCACCTTTCATCGATTCATTTACGATAAAAGCTCGACTAATAGCTGGTTTAACCTCGAATTCATCACTATCAATTAAAAACCCTAACATAGTACATTTATATGTTTGCATATAAAATCTACGACCATCAATTGTTTCCATAGGTGTATTGTCTTCTATTGTGTCTAAAACAATTGGAATATAATGACCTTTAACTTGAGTGTAATCTTGTCTAGATGAAAAATTTTGTAAAACTAATTTATTAAATTTATTTAAATCTCTAAACTTATTACAAACAATAGTAATATCATATGTAATATCACATGGAATCGGTTGTGGTATTTTATAAATGTCCGCTCCCATAGAATTACCATTCCAAGTTGGAACTGTTGCATAATGAAACTGATGTCTATCAGGAATAGTTCTTTGTATTGACGGGTTTGTACCAAACTGTACGTCAGGTTTTCTAATGATTGTAATAAATGGTAATTTTACATTACCGTCAGAATCTGAAAATTCCCAATTGTTTGAAAATTCACCCCATCTTTGAATTGTTAATATTTTATCAATAACAGGTATTTGTACACCATCAGAAACAACTTTAAATGTATTTTTTACATAATCCAACATACCCCTATCCAAATCATCATGTAAAATAGAGTCAGGTAAAAAAGAATCGGATTTTGTAATCATATCCAATAACTCCTCTCTTCTTTTTAATATACCTTCACCTTGGTAAGTATCCTTACCACCGTAAACGTTGATCATGTTTTTTCTTTTAGGTATTCCCATATTAAACTCCTCTAAATTCACCTTCTTGTGTTGGAGCACAAACTATACTTCTATAGTGTGGTTTGTACCCAAACATTTTATGTTTATTATCCGATGTAATTCTACCGTCATTTGTAACGGTATAATATCTTAATCTTTCTTCTGAATCCGCATAACCAATATAATCACCATATCTAATATCAACACCCAATTCATTAAGGTGTGTAATATAAACCGATAATATCATATTACCTGGCTCATTATATCTCATAAGACCTTTTGTGTATGATGAATTTTTTGGTTCATCAATTTTAACCAACGCATTAAACTCAACGGGAGGAAAAAACTTAATTTCATCCATTCCCGCCTCGGCGTATACGTCGTCATTGTCGGTCTTTTGTCTATCAACACGATATAAGACCAATTTCATATTTAAATCCCCGTGTAGATACTCCTGACCCATCTGAATGTTAATATCAAAGTCATCTTGGGAGAAGAATTTACCTAAACGAGTAATTGGTAGTTTATTGTTCATATCCTAATAAATAGTTTAATCTTCCATTCTATTTAGTTATATTATATATAATAGATGGAAAAGAAAATACCTGAGGTTGAAGCAAGGGAAATATTAAATGAATATGACGGATCTAATAATGTTTTATTAGAATACAAACGTAAATTTGTGGAAGTTAAAAACTTTAAATTAACTCGTCCACAGTCGGAATACGTTATCAAATATAAAGACACCTCCCCTAAAGTTGCTCGTAAACACATCAATATCGTTTCCACATTTGGTGAGAAATTAATGGAAGAAATGTTATTACCATTACCACCCGAAAAAGTGTGGTGTGAAAAATTGTTATGTGAATCCGATAAAGCATTTCATATTTGGGGTAAAGTAATTGATAGTCAACAAAACCACGCAATGTGGTTACCTAAGTCTGCAATTGTTCAAGAAGAAAAAAAGTTAAATCGTGTAATTGATTATAGTCCGTATGATAATCGTCCCCCTATGGAACACCAGAAGGTCGCCATAGAGAAATTATTAGCAAACAATAAGTTTATATTAGCTGATGATATGGGTCTCGGAAAAACGACAGCAGCGGTTATTGCGTCAATGGAAAGTGGTGCGAAGAAAGTTTTAATTGTTTGTCCCGCATCCCTTAAAATAAATTGGGATAGAGAGATTAAAAATTATACAGATAGGAAAGTTTTAATTGTTGAAGGTCGTAAATGGGGGTCTACTTTTGATTACTACATTATCAATTATGATATATTAAAGAATTATCACACCACAGAAAAAAGTGAAGATAGTGATGACTATAAATTATTAGTAAATGAAAAGTTTGATTTAGCAATTGTGGATGAAGCACATTACGTTAGTAATAGTACAGCAAACAGAACTCGTTTATTAAATGACGTATTGGAAACCATACCACGAGTTTGGTTATTAACAGGAACCCCAATGACATCGAGACCAATTAACTATTTTAATTTATTAAAGATTGTTGACTCACCTTTAACATTAAATTGGCAATCATACGTTCGTCGTTATTGTAAAGGTTATCAATTCACGGTTGGAAATAGAAAAGTGTGGAACACAAGTGGGGCAAGTAATTTAGATGAATTAAGAGAAAGAACTAAATCATATGTTCTTCGTAGAATGAAAACTGACATTTTAGATTTACCTGAAAAAATTGTTACACCTGTATTTGTAGAATTAAGTAGTAAAATGTATGATGAGGAGTTAGAAGAGTTTACAAGAATTAGTAATGACAATAAAGATAAAGAAACATTAAGTGTAACATTAAATCGTTTAATGAAAATTAGACAACTTATTGCTTACGAAAAAATTCCATATACTTGCGAGATTATAGATAAATGTTTAGACCAAGGAAAAAAAGTAATCGTATTCACCAACTTTACAATGTCATTGGATATGTTACATGAAAAATACAAAAAGAACTCTGTAATATTAAATGGTAGTATGTCTAAAGAAAAGAAACAAGAGAGTGTTGATAGATTTCAAAATGAAGATAAAATAAAAATATTTATTTCTAATATCATTGCTGGTGGTGTCGGTATTACATTAACTGCGGGTGAGGTTGTTGTAATGAATGATTTATCATTTGTACCTGCTCATCATAGTCAAGCGGAAGATAGAGCATATCGTTACGGACAACAGAATAGTGTATTAGTTTATTATCCCGTGTTTGAAAATACGGTTGAAAAAATAATATACAATATATTACAAAAGAAAAAGAACGTCATTGACCAAGTTATGGGTGACGGAGAATATTCCGAATCGTTCAGTAAAGACCTACTTAAAAGTCTCTTTTAATTCTTTAATTTTATCAGTTAATAACTGATCTAACTCCTTATCTTCAATATCAGGAATATTAACTATGATGGTTTTAGGGTCTAAAGTATAGTCTATAAAGTTAGTTTCCCCCTCTTTTTGTAAGTGGAATACAAAATCGTTAATCCCACAGATACTGAATAATTCGTTTAGTTTCTCGTTCATAATAGAAATATAAGATATTTATAAGAATAAATCAAATTATGTCTCAAATTATTTCACAAGCGGAAAAGGATAAATTATATACTCAGGTCTTTCATCTATTAGGTATGCCAGTTCGTGGTATTGAACTTACCGAAGAACAAATGGATACCTTCATGGAATTGGCTTTATCTGAATACGAACAATACGTTAGTGATTGGTTGATTGAATCTCAGTGGTCGGCACTTGCGGGATTAGATATAGATACACAATCATTATCAAGAGCTTTTACAACAAGAAGTTTAGATTACGAAACACAATATACTCACTCATACTCCAAAATTGTAGGTTTACAATCTGGTGGTGATTGGGAACTAAAAAAGGATTATTTTACACTTTCAGGAGAAACTCAAGTTTATGAAATTCCCGCTGGCCGTGAAGTAAATGAATTATTATGGTTTGCTCGTGCTGAATTAAGTGATTCATTTGTTGATCCGTTTATGGCGGGATTTGGTGGTCTTGGTGGATTAGGTTTCGGTGGTGCCGGTGGATTTGCACAAATGGGTAATGCTGGATCTTACTTTATGACTCCCGCATTTGACTTATTATTAAGAATGCAAGATAGAAGTATTAAAAATAGACTAATTGGTGGTGATTTAACTTATAGAATAACTGCAGGTCCTGAAGGTAAAAAATTAGTTCATTTATATAATGTACCGGGTGGTAAATTTGATTTTGGTTCAATAAAACAAAAAAATTATAATGTTTGGTATTGGTATTATGATACTATGGATAGAGATTCATGTCTTAAAGATAATAAAGACGTAATTAAATTACCATCTGATGTTGATACTGAACAATTGGTATGGGAAAACTTAAATAAACCAGCTCAAAACTGGGTTAGAAAGTATTTGATTGCCTATTCTAAAGAAGGTTTAGGTCGTATTTGGGGTAAATTCTCAGGTGATTTACAAGTTCCTGATAGTCAAGTTAAGTTAGATTATCAATCTTTAATTACGGAAGGTAAAGATGAGAAATCTAAATTAGTTGAAGAACTTATGGCTAGATTAGAAAGACTCCGCCCCGACAAACTTCTTGAAAGAAAAGGTGCCGAAGCGGAGAATCTTAATAAGGCACTTAAGTTTAGAGCAATGCCTTCATCTATTATTGTAATCTAACTTTCAATTGCGTGAAAGGCGTAATCGTGACCATTTGTTTCAATTATTTCTTCTTCATTTGATTTAGTACTTTCAGCTTGAAGTGTAACAACCTTTCTATTATGTTCCACCCAATATTGGTCAGCAAGTTCTAAACTATTTTCTACATACATAAAGTAAGGATCACGTCCAACTCTATTCCAAAATATTACTTCACTATCAGATAAAGTCATAACCTCATCTAATTTATCTTGACCTTCTTCTTTTAACGGAAAACCATTAACTAAATCACATTGAGACTTTGTAAAGTATTGTCTATCTTTTGGATCTTCAATTAATATATCTTCTCTAATTGCCGGATTAAAAACAACCAATAAAGGTTCAACACGTTTGTTAAAATTGTTAAGATAACGAGGAACATTATACTCACCTTTTAAATCTGGGTTATTTAATATTTCCTTTTCATCAATCATATAACAATTGACCTCGATATAATCATTTGGCATCGGATAACCATTCTTTGCTGTAAATTCTTCTTGTTGTTTCTTTGTTGGTTTTGTAATCTTCTGTACGTCACCTGATGATTTTTTTGTTCCATTATTAACATAATAAATTGTATCACCTAAACCTGCGGGATAATCACTATTCATAATCAATTCCATATGTGCTTGACGAGACATTAATGAACCAGCCTTAGTAGTTTTCATAACATACTTTTTATATTCATTAATACTTTGTTTAACACGTGCTTTGTTTGCAATCTTTGATAATGGAATTTCTTTTTCGTAAATCTTTGTCACATAATCGTAATATAATTCCACGAATGAATGACCATCACCATTTAACAAATATTTTAATCCTTCATCTAAAAACTCAACAATATATGTTTGTAATTTTTTAGATTTAATTGTGTTACCTGTCAATTTAATTTTCTCTTTTCCTTTCTTTATTATCTTAATGATATAGTTCTTACGAGAAACATTAATACAAGCTGGCGCAACATAGTCAATATCTAAACCCATTTCACCTCTCATAAAAATATCATTAAACTCCGCAGTATGTGCTTCAATACCCGTATATTCTTTTCCTTCGGTTACTAATTCATTTAATCCTTTACCGACATACACAGCATCTTTTGCAGTATCGGGCGTTTCAAAGTTCACACCATCCGTATCCATTACGAGAGGTTTATAACCCTTCTTCATGTAGAACATAATCATCATACGTAAACACTGACGACCAATACAGGTAATGGTTTCACCTGAATTCATTTCACCCCAAGGGAATACGTGTGGTGCCGATAAACTACCAAAATACGCATTGATAAAAATCTTAATTGGTAATTGTTTACGATCATATACCTCAGACATAACAGGATCACTATTCTTTAATTCACCCGCTAAGTTTTTATATTTAATACGAATGTTTCTAAAATATTTTAACATTGATTTCTGAACTCCCATAACATCACAATCAGGAAATACATCATATACTAATTGAATAGATGGATAGAGTGATGAATAGTCAAACTTAACAATATTCTTTGCAAATCCCACATTTAATAAACGAGATAATCCACCTGTGAAAGCACGTTTCTCATCTTTTGCTGGTATTGCTAAATTGTGTTCGTATGACCACGCTAACATGATAATTTTCCATAGTGTTGCAGTTCCCATTGTTGCAATTCTTTCATACGTCGTAGGAACTAATTTTGAAAGTAAAAATGTTGATTGAGAGAAACTATCATCTACAATCATAGTCTCATACAAATCATCATCAAGATATTGTTCTACAATTTTTCTTCCCGTCCATATCTCAAACTTGCCAGGATATTTCTGTGTTAGATTTTCTGTGCCAGGTTCTCCAATTTGTTTATAACCACCTGTCTTTGGATTCACATAATAACTTTCGTTCTCCAAATATATTTTTGAAATCTTTGCACCATCAACGTATACACGATTAGGTTTTTCTTTCTCCAAATATGTTGTAATATATTTTAATCCCCAACTTTTAATTTCAGAGTTAATAGCTTGTGCTCTACGAACTGAATGTGCAATATCAATAATATTAAATCCCCAAATAACGTGTTGTTTATATGGTTCAATTTCATTTGCAAGTTTTAACATTCCTTCCTTCTCTTTCATTCCTTGTGTTGTAAAGATTTGTGTTAAACCATCAACATCAACACCAAGAATTTCTGCACGTTTTAATATAAAAGGCCAGTCAAAAAACGCTGAATTATAACCTGCAACAATGGTTGGTTTTAAATCTTTAATATACTTGAAAAATCTTTCTATACATTTCTTTTCACCGTCTTCGCCAAACGCTGGAATTGTTTCATTCATACCACGATTGTCTTTTACTCCAATCAATATGATAACACAAGTCTCAGGATCAAGACCTGTAGTCTCAATATCAAATACAAATCTATTCACACCACCGTAATCTTCAATACCTTTAAATAATCTTTTTTTCTTTTGTATAAGGTATTGTTCAACGGGGTTTAAGATTGTAAAATTATGTCTAACTTTTTCATCCCATGGATTTAATCCACCCATTCTAAAAAACGAAACTAAATCCGTATATGATTTAATACTTTTAACGATATGGGTCATACCATTTTCTAAACGTTCGTTTCCGTGTGTGTCTAACTTTTCAATTAATATACCAAACTCACCCATACGTTTCTTTTGCATGGCTTTTGAGTTGTTATAAAAATTTAAACCTGTTAAATCACCCACCCATAAAAACGGAGTAAATGTATCAGTTTTAATAATTTTACCCTCAATTGGGTCCTGAATAATCTTGTAGATTGTGTTGGTTGGGTAGTCGTATTCAACTCCGACGATATACATTTCATCGTCGCCACCATTGAGGAAGCCTTCAATAACTTCCTGAGAGATAACCTCTTTCATGTTTTATATTTTTTTAATGTGACGTATTAGCTTGTGGAAAACCACAGTTTGCCTTGTTTACATTATAAATATAATTAAAAAAGGGGGTATTAAGAAATATTGATGTATAATTTTTCTTTAATAGGTAGAATAAGGATATTACCGTTATCAAATGTAATAGTTACTTTACCCTCAAACCTTCCCACTTGTGATGTATGTTCGGTTGTAAATCTATGTGTGATATAATATTCGTCAGTTGTATAGTTATACTTCTTTGTTCTATTGGTTAAAAGACATTCAGATCCTAACACCATAGGTTCGCCCGTTGTAACATCAGACATCTCAAAGGTGATTGTTGTACCACTTGCTAACATTTCATTGAATGATGACTTATCGTTTTTACCGTCGTCAATCATTCTCATCTTTAATATTGGGTCAGTTGCCCCTTGTCTTATGTGAAATTCCATATGTTATAAATACATTAAGAACCGATTGTTGTTTATGTTTGTTTTAATTGGTGGTTTCTATTGTTTTCTGAAAATACCTTTCAATTCTTTTACTTAATCGGACTCTTACATCGGTTGTAGTTCTACCCACCACATCGTATGGTAATATAAAACCAAAACTTAGGAAAACTCTTCTTGATTTGAATTCGTTCGTCCAATGTTTGTATAGAGATGCCTCAAATCCGTATAGATCACCTTGATTTATTTTTATAACATCTTTATCTAAAAATAATTCGTAATCCTCTGATAAAACACTAATATTACATTTATAATTAACATGTCCTTCAACTGCCGCGTCATAGTGAGGATTTATCTTTCCCCCACTATTCATATCTACCGCTTGTAAGAAGATATGATTTTTAGGAAATTCAAATTCTTCTGCAATTCTATCAATAATGGTATCAATCAAATCAGGTAGTTTATCTTTTGAAACATCTGATACCGCTTGAAACTTTGTAATATAATTTGTAAAAGGTGTATCCGAAATATCAAACATATAAGTTTTACCTTTTAGTTCTTTTGATAATTCCGAAAGATGATGATTAGCACCATTACCACTATGGTCAATTGAGTCTATCCAATTTATTATTTGTTTGGACTCGGATGGTGTAATAAATCCCCTTTTAATTTTATAATTATTATTTTTCAATTTTTTTCAAATTATGTTTTGCTAAAAACTCTTTGGGGTTCATCGCCTCTATTATAGTTAATTCAGCAGAATCCATCATCTGTTTAGCCTTTTCTTCCGTAACCGCCATTACACACAATTTGTGAGTTGAAGGCGACTCTCCGGTTGGTGATAAATCTATTTTTAAGATATTATCATCTTTCATTTTTTCTCTTGCTTGCTGAACTTTGGAGTCTTCACATAATATACATATTCTCATATTTCTTTTGTTTTATTAGTCTATTGGTTCGGTTATTTGTTGTGCTATATACCATTGACCATTATTATCTAATGCAGTTAATATAGGTGTTCCATCAAACCTTCTTTGAATAGTTTTATTGTAATATTCATAAACCATTGGTGTTGTGGTAATTGTATCTACCGTCAAAACTAAATCAGTAGTTCCACCAAATGAACCAGAAGCAATTGTTATTGTATCACCTGTTAGGTATAGTTTTCCAATAGTTGAAGCTTCAACATTACTAACAAGAGTTGACGCAACAGTGATAGTAAATACTGAATTTACTCCTGCCCCTGATGATGTTCCAGTTACACCTGTATAAACTCCATCGGTTCCGGTAGTTGATGGGTATGAATAATCAATAGGGTTTCCTAAATATGCGGTAAAATCTATTCCATTTAGAGGAGTTTCTATTCTATTAAATTGAAAATCGTTACCTACTGTATTGTTTTCAAACTCATCCCCAATATTATTATTATAGAAATATTCTCCAATTGTGTTGCCATAAAAATAGTTTCCAATTACATTACGCCTACTGTCACTGCCACCAAATCCAAAACCGTCACCGATGTTGTTACTATAAAAACTATTTCCAATTTGATTATATCTAAAATCATCTGTTATTCCGTTATCAAAAAAATTATTTAATATAAAATTATTTTTAAAATTTAATCCTATATCATTTGATTGAAAGGTATTTCCAATGTTATTATTTGTAAAATAATTTTCAATCTCATTTCCCCCAAAGTCGTTCCCAATTTTATTATCATCAAACTGACCCACTATTAAATTCGCCTTAAATTCATTACCAATATGATTGTCCTCAAAAGTTGAACTATTATTAATTGTCCCTAATGTATTATTGTGAAAACCAAACCCAATTGTATTCCTATAAAAAGAGTTATAAATATTATTTGTATAGAAATTATCCCCCACCGTGTTATTATTAAAATCATTTTTAATAAAATTACTGTTAAAATTACCAACTACGTTATCATCAAAACTAGTTTGTATAATGTTTCCATAAAAAGAGGATTTTAATATGTTATTGGCGAAAGAGTCGTCACCAGTGTAAAAATTACCATAGAATGATCCCATTATTAAATTATTATCAAAATCATTTGAGTCATTATCACCTAAATTGTTGTTATAAAACTCATCTTGAATAATATTATTTGTGAAATCACATATAATTATGTTATCGTAAAAATCTGAAGATATTGTATTGTAATCAAAATCATTATCAATTATGTTACCATAGAAATTACCACTAATTGTATTATTTGCACAATCATCATTAAAGGTATTGTTTCTAAAATTACTTCCAAAAGAGTTATCTCTATATGGGCCATCTCTGAAAACGTTGTTTGGAAGTAAGAAAGTATATTCTTCACCAATAGTGTTTGCAACTCTATTACCACAAGTATTGTTAAAACATTCATCATAACTTGTGAATGTATTGTATTCGGTAAATCCTGTGTTAGAAATAATATTGCTTTGTTTGTAAGACATTCGAGTATCAATTTCGCGGTCTGTATAGAAAGTGTCATTGACACTATAAATTGTGCGTCCCGTAACAGTCATACTCGTTTCTGAATCAATAGAAACAATTTGATAAAAATTTACACCATACGCCGTATTTGGATTCACGATACCTATAACTTCTCCGGTAGTTCTACCTGTAAAATTTGTTCCTACACCCGTTACAACACCAACACTATTAATACTTACTTTTCCGTCATAAATTTCCTCGGCACTATATGCGTCATATCTCTTAAATAAAACTTCTCTAAAGTCATAATCAAAGGCATTTCCTTTATCGTCAATTCTGTATGTAATTCTACCAAACGCAGCACCTGCTGTAACTTCAGTAGATGTAAAATATGGATCATATTGTATTGTATCACCTGAATATTCTGGTTGATATGCGTGTTCTGAAATTTTATCAACATCAGTTGCCAACACAAGTATAGGTGCCACATTACCTTGTTTGTAATTACCTGTTTCAATTGTGTTACCATTATGGTCATAATCAGGTTGGTCGTAACAAGTTTTGAAATCTGTGATTAAATAATGTTTACCTGGTGTTAATGTTGCACCTGTTAAAAGAGAGTATAACTCACTATGTGTTACTTCCTCATATATTGAGACACTTAGTAAATTACTTACGCTTACTTTTTTAGTTTCTCCGTTGTTAACTATTGGTAACATATCTCCCGATAAAGGTTCGGTAAGTTCATTTAATTGTGAAATTTTTTGATCTGCCATTTTGTGTTTGTTTTTCTTTTATATAAATAGTTTTATTTTTTGTCTATTACTTAGTATTTTTATTATTAACTACCGAATGTTATTGATATTGGGTCGGCATATACAAATGGATTAGCTGATGTTACTGTTTGTGTGGCAGGTCCCGTTTGTATTGTAAAGATTCCGCCAATAGTATCAGCAAAGAACGTACCTGGTGTTGTACTTGTGTATGTTACAGTGTTAGCACCTTGTGTTATAGATATTGTACCACCATTAGTTGCCAATTCAGTAAATTGAGTTGTGTAGTTGGTACCATTACTATCATCTAAATTGAAATAAATTTCATTAACACCGTTTGATTTATTTGGATTAAATGTTTCAGTTACTTCATTAGTTTCATTATTTCTTATTAAAAATATAGAATTACCATCTGATAACGGTGGTTGTGCATCAAAAATACCTCCTTCATCACTATAGAAATACCACGCACCTATTCCTCCACCTATTGATGTTGGTGTGGGTGTCGGTGTTGGTCCTCCTAATCCTATACCTACAACGACATCAATCGAACCGCCAGACCATGTGTAAGTATATGTTCCATTAGTTAAACCTAAACTTGATAATGTTTGACCTGTAAATGTTTGACTACTTGAAATATTTGCACCTGAAGTATAACCTGTTGGTACAATCAATAAGTATGGTGGTGCCATATTCATGATTACACCAAACGATTGTCCAGTACCTGAACTATGTGGTAATCCAGAACCACTTCCAAAATTACTTGGTACAGATGTGAATCCACTATATGAACTACCTGATGAACCACTAGCCCCACAAACAAATGTTGCATTACTAATACCTAAACCTCCATTTCCAAATGGTCCAGCACTTGATGATACTAAAGTTAATCCGCTAAGGTCAACTGTTCCCGATGCAGACATAACAACATTTGAACCAACTTCAGTTATTGTAACCGTCATTGGTGCTGAACCGGATGTCGGTGTAGGGGTGGGAGTACTTGTTGCTGGCACCTCTGTCGCCGTTGGTGTAGGAGTTGGTGTACTTGTCGGAGTAGGAGTTGGTGTTGAACATAAAATATCCGTACAATCCGTTACTATAGTTGCATTATCTAAATCATAATCATAATAAGGTCCGTCATCATTTCCTGCGATTGTATAACATATATTAGTATCAACATTAAATGTAAAACCAGACAAATTTATATCTGGGTCTAAACTCCTACCATATTTGTTATCACCTAAATTACAATTCAATAAATAATAGTAGTAATAAATTGGTGTTGGTGTAGGAGTTGGTGTACTTGTTGCCGGTAAAGGTGTTTCAGTACTTGTCGGTTCTGGAGTTGGTGTACTTGTTGCTGCTAAAGGTGTTGGCGTTGGTGTATCTGTCGGTACCCCTGTTGGTACTGGTGTTGCCGTTGCAGGTTCAGGAGTACTTGTTGCCTCAGGTGTTGGTGTAGGTGTGTCTGTTGGAACGTTTGTTGGTTCTGTTGTAGATGTAGGTGTTGGAGTTGGTGTCGATTGACCTGAAACTAATATATCTATATAGAAAACCTCCCCAAATGTAAATGTAGAAACAGGCGAACTTTGTACTAATGATAATTTAGTTGAATCTAAAAAATACGAATAATTAAAACTGTCATATACCATAGCGCTATTTGTACCTGAATATATTGCACTATTTCCATTTTGACATAATGTTACAGTAAATGAAGTACCTACTGCATTTCCGAAGTATGTTGTTTGGTCTGTTCCATCATTATCAATTTCATTAAAATATAATACCGAAGAATTAGTACCTAATATATTAACGAGATTTAATGCTGTTGCCGGTATAATATTTGATAACCAAAGTGATTCACCTGAACTTGGTGTTGTTAATAAATTTGACAACACATAAGGTTTACCACTACACGATGCAACTGGTGTTGGTGTTGGTGTCGGTGTATCTGTTGGACCTGATGTTGGTTCAGGAGTTGGTGTCGGCGTATCCGTCGGTGGGACTTCCGTTGCCGTTGGTGTAGGAGTTGACTCAACTGTTGGTTCAGGTGTTGGTGTATTAGTTGCCGGTAATGGTGTTGCGGTCGATGTACAATCAAATGTTATTGATTTAGCAAAAACATCTGTAGGATTATTTCTATCTCTAATTGAAACCCAAAGAGTACCACTAGAAAACGGTGGTACAATACCTGTTGTTACAAAATTGTTTGGATTTGGTAATTCAAACCAACTGGTTTCTGCTAACGCCTCTTCTTCTGTATTAAATAAATTATTACTTCTATCAATTACTCCCGAACCACCACCGTGATTAGATGTACTAATACGTCCACCAGCTGTACAATTATAACTGATAGTGAAATCTAAAGGTCCAACCGTTATTGTAGGAGTTGGAGTACTCGTTGTTGTTGGTGTTGGTGTTGCCGTTGCCGGTTCAGGTGTTGGTGTTGCTGTTGGTGTGGAAGTTGGTAATGGGGTTGGTGTTTCAGTAGGTGCTAAAGTTGCTGCTGCGTAGAAATTAGCTTGTAATGTTGCCGTACTACCTGTTACATATACAATCGTAAACTTAGAATTTGCTGCAGGTAAATTAATTCCGTCTCCTGACCAATACCAAAAATCACTTAAACCATAATCTAAATTAATAGTGTATTGTTGATTTTTAATAACACCCGCACTTACATTTGATGTATATGTTTCACCATCAAAAATAATACTTGGTGATCCTGGTGGTACAATAATAGTTAATACCGCACCTTCAGGTGTTGATGTTGGTGTTGTTGTTGGTGTAGGTGTTCCTTCTGGGGTAGGAGTTGGTGTAGCGGTTGCTGGTGTACAGTTAACACCACTTACAAATTGACTATCGGTAAACTGAGTTAAGAAATATAATCCGCTACCATCGGCAAGAATGTAATACCCATCAAATAGTAATGAAACTGTTTCATTTGAATTTGAACTTACGTAAACATAATCAAAAATTTCACCATCGACATAACCGATAATTGAATCCTGTGCGGAACAACTTGAATTCATTAAACAATCAAGTGCACTACAAGCGGTGGTTAAATCATTAAAAAATGGACCCGTATTATCGGTATTACCAATTATTGTAATTTGATATGGATGATTAATTGGTTCATTCGTTGGTGTTGGTGTACTTGTTGCCGGTACAGGTGTGTCTGTTGGTACGGGAGTTGGTGTACTTGTTGCCGGTAAAGGTGTAGGAGTATCAGTTGGTACCGATGTTGCATCTGGCGTTGGTGTAGGAGTTGGTGTTGTTGATGTAGATTCTAATAAAATATTATCACCATTTTCTTGTAATAAACTATCACCATTCTCTTGTAATAAATTATCACCTAAATTATCAGTTGGTGTAGGTGTAGGTGTTGCCGTTGGTAAATTTGTAGGTGTAGGGGTTGGTGTTGGTAAATCTTCACCATATGTTGTAAAATAACCGTTATCATTTAACCAAGTTTTAGCATCACTACCATTTGTAAACGGTTCTAAACCATTTGTTATTGGTAAAACGTTTAATAAATCTAATAAAGATTGTTCGGTTAAATCTGTTGATCTCCAAAAATTAATATAAGAATCTTCATCGACAGGTGTTGGGTGGTCACCTGTTGGTACTTGATTGGCAATAACATAACCTAACTCTTCATCAGGTCCCATCCACCATTTAACCCCACCTGGATCTTGTGAATAATCTTGATCTGAAACACCTATTGCAATGTTTCCAATTTGTATTGTTCCGTCTATGGTGGAACCTGTGTTGTATGCGAAGGGTCTTGTTGTTGCCATTATGTTATATAAATACTTTTATTTTTTTATAATCCGTATTTTGATTTGTCTGCGTTATAGTTATTCAAAACTTCAGTTGATGTTAATGCACTACTATATATTCTAGTTATACCAATCTTTCCATCAAACCATTGTGCATATTCACCTCCATTGTATGAACCAATGTATAAGTTTGTAGTCGTATTTAATATACTAGTCAAACTATGTCCTACACTACCGATACTTGTACCATTAACAAATGTTTGGAATGTATTTGCAGCAACATTGGTAAAAACGTAAACTATTTGATACCAATTGTTTATTGTTGTTGCGGTGTAATTTATACTATCTTGAATTAAAGTATCTCCCGAACCCGAACCCGAACCATATTGTGCATAAAATCTTGTACCAAAAGTTCTAATACTATAACCCACATTTGTCGAAAGTCCACCTGCATTAAATTTACCAAGTACTACATCGTTACCCGACACCGCCTGATTGACCCAAACTTCTACTGTCCAATCACCACTTCCTGGTTCTAATGCTGCATTATCTGCAACTGAAATTTGTGATGAAGAACCATTGTATGTAAAGTATGGTGATGTGTGTGAGATATTACTCATTGTTCCATGTCTACCATTGCCACTCAAATCCGTAATGGTTGTTCCACTACCAGGATAAGATGATACATTAGAAGGGTCATAATGTAACACCAAATTACTCGTAGTAAATCCGTCCAATGTAACACTTGGTGTTGGGGTTATTGTGGGGGTACTCGTAGGCGTTGGTGTAGGAGTAGGTTCAACAAATCTCGGAGCCAAATAATTATATTGTTGTGTTATTTCAGATAAACTTAATTGTCTATTATAGAAATACATGTTGGCAATATGTCCCCAAGGTTGAGCAACAATATCATTATTACCCCATCCCCAATGTGTGGTTCCACCAGCACCCGCACTGATTGTGCTACCCACTTGGGAACCATTTATGTAGAATGTTTGAGACGTACTTGTTCCAACTACCGCATACTGAACCCAAACACCGGCAGATGCAACATCATATCCCGAACTTTTCAAAGAAGTATCCCAATATCCTAATGTGTTTGATGCGTTAGGGATTGTAATTGGTGTGTATTTTGGCGAGTTTGTGTAAAGTAATGTTCTAAATCCAGCAGTGCTTGTTATTAATCTTGCCCAAGT